AAATAATAAATAGTTGTGGAAGATATTCAGATGAGTGGTAACTACAACTAAGATGAGTATTAGTACTTCAATTTTTGTGTTGTGGAAGATATTCAGATGAGTGGTAACTACAACTTACCTGAAGGTTTTATTTCATGTAGTTTTGTTGTGGAAGATATTCAGATGAGTGGTAACTACAACTCGCTACTATCCAACTTGTAATACTTCTACGTTGTGGAAGATATTCAGATGAGTGGTAACTACAACTTATTACCAGATGTTGGTTATGAGACAATTGTTGTGGAAGATATTCAGATGAGTGGTAACTACAACTATTAACACTCAGTTATTAAGAAATATTCTGTTGTGGAAGATATTCAGATGAGTGGTAACTACAACAATGAATGCATGCAGTGCATCATAAGCAATGTTGTGGAAGATATTCAGATGAGTGGTAACTACAACTGAAACTAATCCGTAACCTTTCAGTCTGTAGTTGTGGAAGATATTCAGATGAGTGGTAACTACAACGGAAGAACATATAATTGCAATCCTTGGCAGGTTGTGGAAGATATTCAGATGAATGGTAACTACAAAACTGGATAAACGTTAAATTATAGAAGGTATTAAATGGATAGTAACTATAATCCACATCAAAATGTAACTCTTCGAATATTTTTTCGTATAAATTTGTATTTATATTGAAAGATTTAATTATAACATATTAAATTAATGATTGGTAACTACACCCTTAGAGAAAACTACAGTTCCCCAAATCTTTTCGAAAAGGTTAATATTTTAACCGAAGAAGAGATTAAGAAATTAGCAAAAGGAATTGAATGGACACTAAAATATTATCCATCTGCAGTTCTTGTGGGTGGAACTGCTTTGGTTCATTATTTACCATCAAGCAGAGATTTAACTCCGGATATTGATTTTTTAGTTGATAATATTTCTATCTTAAAAAATATCGCAGATAATCAAGATATTTTATATCGTCCACTCAGGGATAGTTATAATAATGTTATGGGTATAACTGTTGATGAATTCAATACTGATTATCTTGATGGAAATGTTAATAACCCTGCTGTTAATAAACTTATTTTATCTATTTATAATCTGGCAACAATTGGTGGGTTTACTGTTAGAATAATTAATCCTGAACTACTGGCAATAATGAAACTTGAATTAGGTAGAGAAAAGGATATTAATGATGGTTTTGCTTTAATTCAATCAGGCATTCTTAATAAAGAAAATTATCTTAAATATTTGAATATGTTGAAGAATAATTTACAGGATTATGAATCCTTATTAAGTTATACTGAAATGGTTTAAAATAAAGAAACTATGACTAAAGAAACTATGATTTGGCAAACACTTTCAATGATTATTGCAGGAATGGCAGTAAATAAAAATTTGCCCGAAACTAAAGAAGAATTTTTTGATAAAGTAGTATCAGATACCATGTGTATTGTTGATTATCCAAAAGAAGATATTGAAACTGTTTTAAAAACAACCAACTGTACTGAGTTTGCTGAAATATTATGTGAATTATATACAAATACTTCATAAAAATAACGAATTATAATATATATATATCTATATATCTATATACAAAAACCCTATTAATAAAATAATAGGGTTTTTGTTTTTAAATTTAATAATTAATTTTAAATTTGTATTATGGAAAGATTAAATAGAAAAAAAAGAACATATGATGATTTATCATCGGGTGGAATATTTGATCTGGTTGATAATATAATTAAAAGTAGTTTTAGAATAACTGATCAGGAATATGATTACATTATAGAACACGTATCAGATTTAGAATTAGAATTCTTAACCAAAAAGAAATTAACCTTTTCAGAAAAAAGAGAACTTATTATGATTTTGAATAAATATTTATCTGAATTTAATAAAACTTAAAATTATGGAACAATCAATTCAATTTCTCAAAATTATTGGAAAAGAAAATTTAGTTAAAGCAGCCAATATTGCAACATTAAAAATGTTTGCTTCGTATAAAGAAGTAGAAACTCCCGCAGAACCCGTACCAACTGAAAAAGCAAGTACTATTGCAAAATTAATTAAAAAGAGTGATTTTGGTTGTCAAAAAACTAATGTTGCTAAACTTTGTGAAATATTGACAGGTGAAAAGATTATCGATCTAATAATAGAAGAAAATGATATTAAAAGTGAACAAGAATTTTTATATGTATTATTTGCTTGTTTTGTTGTAAAAAAGGAATTAGATATTTGTTCTGTTGGAGAAATTTGTATGATTGTTGATACAAATGGATATGGAATTACAATTGAAGGATTAAAATTTGAAGGTTTTAAGTCTGGTAATATTCATCAATATAATCTTGAAGCTTATAATGAAGAAGAAATTAAAGATAGTCGTGTTAATTCAACATATCTTCGTCCAGCTACCAGTGAAGAAATTAATACATATCTTGAAGAATTATTTACAATTCTCGACCCTTCAGAATAAATGGAAAAAAAGATAAGTTTAAATAAGGATCAATTCAGAACGTTTCAAACAGCAATTGGAACAACTATTGATTATATTAATTATCCTCATACACATAAAGGAACTACCCTGATTAGAAAAGCCAATGAAAAAGCACAGGAATTAATTAATAATTTAATTAAAACTGAATTATATGATGATATTTTTGGTGATTCTATAATCAAAACTGATTTAGGGAAAAAGGAATATGAATCTTTATTTAAAAATTCCCTTCAATTATTAAGGGATTTAGCTGATTTACAAAACGGTGCGCCTCTTGAAAAATATCGTGATGAATGGGAAGAAACAATACAAGAAGTATATAATTTTTTAAATGAACACGAAGAGAAATAAAATTATATTTTCATTAAATTCTATTAAATTATGGAAAAATTAGAAAAAATAGGTGATGTGGCTTGTTACATACAAGACTATAATTTTGAACATTTATGTAATTTACCTCAAGAAGTTGCTATTGAATGGGTTAAAAATACTTGTCCTGAAACAGAATTAATGACGGGAATGAAAGCTAAAGATTTAACCATTTATAATATTCTTACTACAGGATGGTTAAATAAATTATTTGTAATTGTTGATATTTCTCATGGTGAAAAATATGCAATTACAAATTGGGATGGTATATTTTCATTAAGAAAAGAAAAAGCATTAATTATTAATTAATAAAAATTTTTATGTATAAAAAATTAAATTCTGAATATTGTTTTACTCGACAAATCAAAGAAAATGTTGCTATTAGTTTAACTGTTTATATTAATTATGATAGTAAGACATATAATATTACACAAAATCATCAGGAAGGCATATTCTTTAGAACAAATAATACCTGTACTATTATAAATAAAGAATATATGCTTTTGGGACTTGAAGCATTAGAATTCATTGAAAATGAATTATATGGTGGATATTTTAAAGACGAAGAAGAGTAAGATATTTGAATGGTAACTACAACGGAATATATAATCAACTGAAGAAGATCGTGTTGTGGAATATATTTAAATGAGTGGTAACTAAATGTAACAAAAAAACATTATTTACGTATAATTATTATATAAGTTCTTTAATATATCAAGCGGTAGCTCAGTTGGCAGAGTATCTGTTATCAAAGGAAGTTAGTTAGCTACTAACAAACTATTGGTAGTACTTAAAACGAGAAAAGAAAGTAAAAAGAATTAAAAGTCTTTGGCGACTTGCAAGAGTCAAATTCATAATAGTTTGGATAAAATCAATTTAAGATGAAAAGTATTAGACATGCAGAGGGACGGGGGTTCGAATCCTTCACGCTTGACAAATTTAATTATCATGAAAAATTTTATGTATGAAAAAAGTCGAACTGCTGATGAGTTGAAAAAAATGATCGAAAAAACATTCGAAACAAATACTATCACCAGAGATTATTATGATAAAATCATGCATTATGCGTTAAAAGATTCTCATTTAGATAGAGAAGAAGTTGCTTTACTTGCACAATTTCACAAAATGATTGAGCAAAAAATTATATGTTTTATAAAATAATATATATTATGGATAAGCAATTGAAAAAAAGATGTGATCAAATCATTAAACTTAATATGAGGTTTAATGGTGAATCATATATTGGAAAAGAAGATTATAATAAAGATTTTAATATTCACCATACTGAAATTACTTGTGATACAGATGATATGTGGAATACGAAAATATCAAAAATGACAATTGAATTAAATAAAAGACGAAATAAGTGAAACCTTATAATAAATTCAGAAAAATATTTCAATTAAGATGGTGTGAAAAATTAGGAATTAAAGAATCATTCTATCTAATCCGTTGGACTCTCATTATTTTTGGTTATACCCTTCGTTTGCATCACTGGATTAAATCTGATGATAATCGTTATTTTCATGACCATTCATCATGGTTGATTTCAATTGTGCTTAAAGGTCATTATTGGAACGTAAAACCAATTAAGCCAGATTCAACTCCTTGTATTGATGAAATTAACGGTAAGTTAATGTCAGAAGATTTGCCTCAAAATACTCTTGAAACAAGGAATGAAAAATATTGTTATGTGGAAGGTATGTTTAATTCAAAAAGAAATTTCTTTCACTTAAATAATTCAATATGGTTTTCTAAAGCAACTGATAGACATTGGTTATGTATACCTAAAGGCGGTGCTTGGACACTATTAATTGAAGGTAGACCTCAAATTAAATGGGGTTTTTGGGTTATCAATAAAAAGACTGGTAAACTTGTTAAATGGAGACCATTAAGATATTTTCATAAATTTGGTATAATACAAACAGAAGATTATCAATAAAAATGGGAATTGTTCATGGAAAATATTAATCAAAATGAAATAGTTAGAAATGTTGATAATTTCTTATTTGGTTTAAACATATCAATTAATAAAAAAGATTTATATAATGAAAAAATGACATTCATTAATATTGAGAAAAGTTGTCAAATAATTGCAAATCAGAATAATACCTTATTAGATACTTTTCCTAATAATGTTTATAATAAAATATTGAAACTTAACAAAATTAATTTTGAATATGGTTTTTTAAGTGATAGTACTGTCTCTGTTTTTACCAGTAAAAAGGAAAATATAAGATAAAAATGAATATAATTATTTTTGGCTTAACCGGATATCAAATATTAATTATTTACATCATAGGATTTATTATATCTTTTTGTTTAATATATTTCGATAAATTTTACAGTAAATGTTTATTTAGAAGTATATTCGCTGGATTTTTTTCTTGGATATTTATACTTCTATGGATAATGGGAAATATAACTGAATAAAAAGATATTATTTTAAAAACATTAATAATATCACAATGGAAAATGAAAAAATTACTATACCTGAAGATTTGCAACAAATATGTAGAGATTTTGCTGCAGTAGCAATAAAGCATGAACTTTATTATTTTAATGGAAGTTTTGTTCCTCGAACAAATTGGGGTGGTGAAATAAATTTCAAATGGTCTGCTGGTAGGCATAATGTTGGAGAAAACGAACTAAATATAAGCACTCAACTTTTTGTAAATACTAAGGTGATAATTCCAAAACCTTAAATATGTTTTTAAATAAAGATGTACATTGGGTTAGTGTACATTGCCCTATCCTGAACATTGTAAAAATAAAAAAATCCCGCATATTATTGTACGGGATTTTAAAAAATCATATTTTCCAATTAGGTGGTTCATGTTTGAACCTTTTAATATAAGCTTCATCTAATTCATCTAACATCCTGAAACATCTATTTTTCAATAAATTATATGGATGATGAATAAACTCATAATGATCGAGCCATAATTTTTTAGCTAATTTTGGAGAATGTGAATATTGTAAAATGTATAATTCTTCTAATTTTTCTTCCACTTTAAAAAAAGGTACTGACAAATTTCCAACGTAATCCAGTACTCTTATAATTTCCTCAAATAATGTAGTATGTATTTTATCGTTAATGGTTTTATTTACTATTATATCTTTTATTTTTAATTTCAATTTTTCAATGACTTCTTCTGCTTTAGACAATTCATTTGCATTTGTTGGTAAATTGAAGTCATATATAATAAAACTTTCTTGACATCCCATAAGTTGCTTATTTTCTCTTGCTTATTATTTTTTATACTAACTATCCATTGAATTGGATAATTAGATACTAATGAATTAGTATGTCTAATCCCGACACAATTATTGGTTAATGGTATTTGTGGATTTTTTTCCATAGTTACTTATTTCCTTTAGATTCGATAGTTTTAATTTTATTATTAATTCTTTCCAACAATTTTGGACATTCTTTATGTTTCTTCAACTGTTTTTGTAATCTCTTTACTTTTTTTTCTTTCGATTTTGGAATTCCCATAGTTTTTTTAATTAAAAGTTATTAATCATTTGTAGTTAAATGAATCAAGAATTGATCAAGCCAATCTCCTTCTTCAAGTTCTTCAGGATACATATTTGGATTTTCTTTGTGACCTTTTTCCCACATATCAATAAATCCATTAAGATCATTCTGCAAAGTTTCTTTGAATTTTTGTGCTGTCATATTCTTAAAATAAATCGTAAACTGTAACGTCAACAGTAATCGTTTGTCGAATGATTTTAACAACAGTTTCCCAATTCCCACCAGCTAAACCGCAGCCAATTCTCGGCATGTGTACATCTGCACCAATGGATTTAGCCATACTATCAACCAGTTCTAAACAAGTTTTTAATGCCCCATATCTGATGGGAGAAATACCATTAATTGATTGTGTATCATGTTGTGCAATCATATTGGCAACAATAATATCATTTTCAACTGGAATAAACATTACTTGACCGAGAGTCATTAATTCTTTAGGCATATTCCGGTATGATTCTTCGGGTGCTTTCCACTTCTTGGATAAAGCCATCACAAAACCTGCACCCCATCTGTTTTTATCATTACAGATATGTACAATAATTTTCTTTTTACTTTCCCCTTGGGGATTAGTTGCGTCACCTTTTACGTAGTTTATCATACAATTCAATATTAGTATAAAGTTAAAACAATAATCGAGAAATGCAATATTTCTTTAACAATAGTTCAAACGATACTGTTTCCAGCATTCAGGATTAAATAATGACTTTCCAGTCTTGTACTGATGAAATCTTATTACCTGAGACATATCATCATTTTTCTTGAATAAACGCATTCCGAAGTTATATGGAATTAGTGACCAAGTACTAAACTTAACCAATGTATGGTTGTGTTTTTTAATTACTATTTCTACATTTTCGATTATCATGATTGTAATTTTTATGTTACTAATTAAAATATAATACGATAATATTTTAAGATTGTTACAGAATAAAAATTAATCATTGAATTGAGCTGCTTGAAATTCTACAACAGCATTTATAAATTCTCCCATCTTTCCGGGTTTGTAGTACTTTGGTTTAAGTACATCACAAACATAATCTTTAGATTCACGAAGAATTTTTCCAGTGTTATCTTTATAGAGTTTTACCGCAAGGAGAGTTTTACCTTCTCTAAGTGCTTGTTTAATTTCATCCATCCATTTACTTTCAATATCAAATGTTATTGGTAAATGAAAATTAATTATAATTTTTCCAATTTTTATGATTACGTTTTTATTTAAAAGTTTACTTTATCTGGACTATACAATTCTTTTATTTCTCTCATTTTTTGTTTACCTTCTTCAACGAATTTTTGATCGCCACTATTACGACTTTCATAAATTAATATAGCAAAAAGATAATCCTTTAATTTTCCCTGTGGTATGCTATTATAATAATCAATAGCTTTCATAATTAAATTATTTTCGATCAAATCTAAAACAATTAAAAAGAATTTTCTTTTTCTATATTCTCGAATATTTCTTAAATAAATTTTTCGCTTATTTAAATTGTTTATACTAAACATTGCAAACATTATACTAAGAAAAGGTAATCCCATAAATATTAAAAAAAATGTAATTAATTTTAAATTTTTTTCAGGATTAATAATTGGTTTATGATAAGTACTTACATACAATATTCCAATTATTATGATAATAATAAACATTATCATAATACCATAAGCAATAATCAAAAATGATTTTGCTCTCTTTTTACTTTGACGTTTTTCTTTAAAAATTATCATGGGATTTTTATTTAAATGGATTTACTTTTTTTAATATCGTAAATATTCCTGATGAATCATCAAAACAATCATTAATAATTAAATTATTTGATTTATTATGTTTTATTAAATATTTATTTAATTTTATTTTAGCATGTAATTCGCTATCACAATTTTTAATTCTAATTGTATGAGATTCAATAACATTATTAATATTTGTTATAGTATAATCAATTAAAAATGTTTTCATTTTAATTAAAATCAATTTCTTTCTGTTTGACAGGATTTTGATCAGCAAGCCATTTTTCAATAGTTTCAATATGATTTATTTTCTTTTCAATTGATATATTGATAACATAAGTACTATTATTAAAACAAGAACCTGCTTTAATTTCAGTATCTCCCATTTTATCAATAATTGCATCAGGATATGTTGCTGCTAATTGAAGCAATCTAAAGGTAGTATGTTCTTCCAGAGATTTAATTCCTTTAGTTAAATCATCAAATTCCTTTCGGTAATCATTTGCTGATTTTCTTTTCTTTTCTTTTTTGTCTGTTGATTTCATATATATTTATACGATAAAATGTGTATGTTGTTACAAAATATTATATAAAATAACCCTTTGTACATCATCGTACAAAAGGTTTTTTGAAATATACACAACTATGAATTATTCTTAGGTAATATCAATCAGGCGACCTTCAATAATTTTTAATAGTTCTGACATTGGACGTTCTTCTTCTACGGCATTAATTGCAGCTTCATAAGGTTTTTCGTTACCTTTCACTTTGGCAACCAATTTTTCCAATTCCTTTTGTTCAATATTCTGATAATCGCTTTCTAAATATGACTGTTCAATAATATCAATTTTAGAATTATTATACGTGGCGACTGCAAATGGAAAGTATTCACAAACTCTCATTTTGCTGTGGTCATAATCAGGAACTGCAACCACATGAGCAGGGTTAACATAACATACAAGTATTGGACTGTCACCATTACCAAAGTTTTCAACATATTTGGTTGCACCAACATGTAATCCATTCGAACAATCTTGTCCGGGATTACTGTCACATTCTTTTCTTGCCTGACGTACAGGAACACCAAGACAAATTTCCATTTTATTTTTAAAATATTTACTTTCGTAAATTGTTTGGTTTTTGTTTTCTTCAGAGTAAAAGACTTACATACAGGTCACCAAGTTTACCGATAATTTCAACACCTTTTTCTTTTTCTTTCCAGTTGAAAGCAGTACTGAATTTGGTAATAGCCAGTTCTTTCGGGTTATCAATATTCCGATAAACAATATATTTGTTCGGTGAACAACCCCAATCTTTCTTAACATGTAAGAACTGGTTAGAAATGAAAGCAGAAAAATCACTTTCAACTTCTTTCTTAATATTAACCGCTTTGTAAACAACCATGTAACCATTATCGGTCAACACAAAATCATGTTTAACAATGAAGTCAAACAAACTGGTACGAACACGATGATCAGGATTTATCATCAGAAGTTTCCAAAAATTTACAATAGCATTAAGTGGATAATCATTTTCAACATAATCCCTAATCACTTCCACCAATGCTTCTGGTATTGGAGTATTGAATCCGGCAAGGAAAACTTCACCGTTATCTGGATCGCATTCCAAACCTGCAAGATAAGCCACACGAATTTTTTCATTTATGAACATCCGAATCTTTTTAATATTTTCATCGGAAGGGTCAGCTTTGGCAGCAAGAGTAATTTTGAAAAGCTCATTTGCTTCCTTTATAGTACCACAATTTTTTTCTTGTAATTTACCGTCAATACTTATTTTGACTGTAGTTCCTATAATTATTGCATTAATGACTTTTTTCATAATAGTATTTTTTTATTATTTTAATTATATAGTATTTTACGTATATTATTTATAGTTGTTACAAATATAAGAATAAAAATGAATATAAATTTAAAAATCAAAATATCTTTTATATAATATTGTCAGGTCTTTCATGGCAATTCCCATAAACATACCAATACTTTGTCTTTCACGTCTCCAACCTACTTTTATTTCGCATTGGTGACAACCTCTGATATATTCATCAATAACCTCAAGTTGTTTGGTTGTTATGTGAACAATGGGTTTATCTAACCGTACATTCAGGTTTCCTGCAAATTGAACATTATTTTCATGTATATTAACCCAACCATGTTGTTCAAGCCAAGCATATGGATTAACTTCTTCTCTATATACTTTGGTATCTTCATCATCTTCGTACAATGGAATTATTCCTTTTTCTTTTAATGCATCGGCAATTTGAATATGGAGCATGTTACCAATTTCACCATTAAGAGCATAATAATCACCTTCTGGTGATAACCAACCTGCTGACCAGTTATCCATTATATTAACTGGTTCAATGCCTTTGGAAATAATAATATCAATTTCCTTTACTGCTTCAATGTAATTAATAACAGCATCGTTTTCAATAACTTTATAAGGAAAATCTAAATTGAGAGTTTCTTTTAATGTTGACATTATCTCAATAAGCATTTCCGAACATTCTTCAACCAATTCACTATAATCACCACCCCAAGTCTTGTAAATCCATTCCATAATAGATTTAATTTTCATTGTGGTTTCAATATATTTTTTAGTTACTGAAAATAATTGTTCAATTGATTGAACTTCTTCATTTACTTCCAATTCATCAAGAATAACATCATCATTTCCCGCAATGAATTTGAATATTTGATCATAGTCAAAATCAATACGAAATTTACCTTCGTTTTTTGATATTTTATTTTGTAATTCAAATAAACCCGTTCTAAGATAATTACCATTTCTGATAATATCATTATGCATTCTTTTTAATTGATAATCTACATCAATCATTGGAAATAAATTACCATGTTCAGGTTCACGAGTACGGCAAATAACTTGTTGTGTTTCTTCATCAACTGGAAGTACCATATCACCTTTTAGTATTTGTAAAGCAAGTTCTTCGGGACAACCCATAAGACTGTCAGTAATACTTCTAATTGCTTTCTCAGGGTCATATGAATAAATAAGATGTTCTTGGGCAATATTCATTAATAATATTCCAAATTCATTACCAATGGTAAAATGAAGAACACCAGATTTTTTAGTTTGATTTTTCATTTGTGTATATTGATTATGAAGAATTATACGAAAAAATCCTTATAATGTTACATTATAATTATTCAATATAAATCTTTAAAAAGAATTCTTCATAGTTTTTATTCATTTACCTTTCTACCTAAATGTATTTTAAATGGTTCATTACCTGCCCCCGTTCTCAATCCGTGTAGTATTAACCATGAATGGATTACTTTTCCTTTTGAAGTGGTAGTAAATTCAATTTTTTTTAATTTTCCATATGTATAAGGAATGTCAATATTTAAACGTTCTATAACAAGAGGTAATACGTCATTGTCTTGTAACTCTTTTGAAGTTTTTAACATTTTTATTCCTTTTAATATCCCTTCTTTAAGGGCTTCATAATATTCAACACAATTATAATCAGAAGCATTTAAATCACTTTCATTCATAAGTATGGGGTAATTAACAGAAATATCGGTAACACAATTAAACCATAATGTATTAGTTAACCCATCATTATCCTCAAATTTATGTGGAAGCACAGCAATACTTATTTTATGTTTTTCTCTAAACCAATCAATAACTTGTTGCCAAAGGGGAGCAACAATAAGATTAGTATTTGAATTAATAATATATTTAATATGTTCATCATCTGGTTTTTGATTAACCATATGAATAAATTTTGAATTAATATTACCATTCCAAAAAGCTAAACATGGTTCATTAAATCCCAATTCTTTGAGTATTACATCTATTTCGTATGTTACAAATTCTTTATTCATATTATTTTAATTAAAAATAACAAACCCATTGGATTTTAATTCCTGACCATAAATAAAAATAATTATCCATGCATTATATAATTCATCTGAACAACTTCTCGAATCAAATCTATTTAAAAACATATCATAAGTAATCATTTTAACAACTTCTGGTAATGATGAAATTTTCAAAACAGCATTATAATTTTCTTCAATACCAAACAATTTAGCAATTGTTAATATTGAATTTTCAACTTGTTTCTTTGATTTTTTCATATTATTCTTTTTTTTAACCCAATAATTTATTTTGTTCCTGCAATTTTTCCAAACCTAATATATTTACTTTATGAAGAATTGCATTTTCAATTTCGGTCTTAGCTTCGGAAACAACTTCATCCATTGTTTCTTGAAAGCATTCCATAAAAAATGGTATATTTCTTTCAACTTCGGTTGTAAGCCAATCTAAATGAAATTCCAAATTTCTTACATCTTCTTTACTTAAAGTTTTCTTTTTAACTAAAGTTTTGGCTTCATTTTGTTTTTTGCGGATGATATCGGCAAATTCTTTCATTCTATCTCTAAACTTACGATGAACAAATTCCTTACGATTTTCTTCTTCTGGTAGTTTTTGAATAGATTTTCCTTCAATCATTTCAAGAGTACAACAAACACCATCACCCATATTCATGGAAGTAATTAATTCAGAGAATTGACCTGATGTCATACGTAAACGAACAACAGGTGCACCCTGTTTATGATACCAATCTTTAGTTAATTCCCTATCAATTTCGGAATGATGAATAGTCATTTCAATATAATGATCTTGTTCCAATTCACTACCATAGAATCTTTGGTGACCACTTATTCTTGAAAATGATATTTGTCCAAAACTTGGATGTGTATGTCTTTCACGTTCGTCTTTCATGATTTTATTTTTTAATAGTTATTTTACGTTGTAATTCATAACCTTCGGCTATGAAGAAATTACCATATCCATGTTCAATTTCGGGTCTGATTCTTCCAGACGGAGTTATTCTTTGCCAGTACCAAAAATTTGACATTAGATTATTTACGAAAAGATTACCAGAATTTATAATCACAGGATATGGTTTTTTTCTATGATCATTTTTACCCTTCCAAGGTTGAAAAAATACAACCTGATTAATTTTAGGATTATTAATTTCTTTATTTGTATTAATTAACATAGCTTTATTTTTTATATTTTTTAGAACCGTTTTCAATCGCACTGACAATTTGATATAATTCATTGAAACTGGTTATTTTAATACCTTCATCCACATTTTTAACATCTTCAATAATATAAGAATGTTGAACAAGCCAACCATTTAAAGTATTAATAATTGAATAACTTATATGATCAAGAGATTCATAATTGATTAGTATTTCAAAACCGTTTTTAATTTCATATTTTCTAAAACCATCTTCGGATAATTCAGCAATCATATTTAATATTTCAGTTGCCTGATCTTCATCATTACAAATAAAATCATCAACTTTTTTACCTGAATTGATCTTAGTTAAATAACTATATACGATTGCTTCCATTTAATATCTTTTTACAAAATTGACGTAAATCATTTAAATCAAATAAAATTAAAAAACCTAATTTATCTGATGTTTTATGAAGAATACAATTTTCTTTTCCCAATTTTATTATTATTTCATCCGAAGGTAATGATTCTATAACAGCAACCAAATCCAATACTTCCCAAAATGCGTCATTAATATTTAATTCTCCATTGGAAACTTTATTCCGTATTTCATCTATTTCTTTCATAGTCGTACCGTATTTTAACTATAAGATTAATATCTTTTTGCTGCTCTACATCCAATTGTATGATGTAACATATAAATAAAACCACTTCCCATTCCTCTACCACATGATGTATGACACATAGGACAGAAAATTTCTTTTTCTTGTTTAAGAACTTTGGGTTTTTTTATTTTGTTTATCATTTCTGAATGTTTATATGCAATTATACGAAAAAATCCTGACTCTGTTACAAATCAGGATTCTTATTTTTTCTAAATTTTTCTAATTTTTATTAATAATATTAAGGTGATTTTCAGTACCAATTGAGAAAATATTTTAATATACTTATTGAATTTTATTTTTAGTTAATTTTGAAAGTGATATATTTTTCACACCACTTGCATTTTGACTGTGATATGCTACACTTGCAGTTTCACCAGTAATACTGGTTATTCTTCCAGAACGTGTTCTACTGAACATACCAATTCGATATCTCCAATAAACATTATCACCTATATTAAATTCGTTAGTCATGATTACAAAAGTTTAATTTATTTTGAAGTATTCACATCCTTTATCTGTCAATTCCCAAAACTCACCATTGACATATCTTGGGCATTTTATATATCCTTTAAAGTATAATGCATTCATTGTATTATTATGTATTCTATTGTCGTTTTTGGATATTGTCTTTACTTCTCTAAGTAAGTCAAGAGCTTCTATTTGTTTTTTACTTAACTTTATCATAGGAGTTTAACTTTATTTGAATTTATTTTTTTCTTTTCATTAGTTTGAGGATTAACAATTAAAAGTTGACTTCTGTTTGCTTCAATAACTATATAATAAGGAACATTATTATTTTCAAGCAGGACTACTCGATCACCAATAGTTTTAAATGATTTATCACCTTGTTCTTCAGGAAGTAAAATATTCCTTTCTTTTAATACCCTGCGAATATTTTCATCATTGAATGGTTCGAAATTATAATCTTTCATAGTTTTATTTTCTTTATTATACGAAAAAACCCTGAAACTGTTACAATTCAGGGTTTTTATTTATATTTAGAATTAATTAAATTGGTAGAATGATATTATTTAAAATATTTGTACTTACATGGGTATAAATTTCAGTAGTCTTACTTGAAGAATGCCCTAAACACTTTTGAATTATTCTAATATCAGTTCCATTTTCAAGTAAAGTAGTAGCATATGAATGTCGAAGTATATGAAAATGATATTTTTCACCAATATATTTTTTAACAATTTTATTACAACTTTCAGTAGAATATTGTAATGATTTTTGTCCATTAAAAAGATATTCTATTGGCTTATATTTTATAAAATATTTTCTTAATAATTCTAAATTATATTGGGATAATGGAACTATTCTGTCTTTATTTCCTTTTGATTGAATTATATTAACAATCATTCTTTTAGAATCAATATCGTTTATTTTTAGTTTACAAATTTCACTAATTCTTAATCCTGTTCCATAAGCCAACGATATTATTGCTTTATGTTTAATATTTTGAATTTTATTTATTTGATTCAATAAATAATTTTTATCTATAATTTGTGGTATTTTTCTTTCATTTCTCGGTCTTTCAAAATCAATCTTATTATATTTTTTATTTAATACTTTTTCATATCCAAACTTTAAAGCATTAATTATTTGATTTTGTTGTGAAATTGAAGAAAATTTATAATTAAATAAATAATCACTAAAATCTTTAGAAGTTATATGTTGTGGATATTTATTAACAAAAATTAAAAATTTTTCAAAATAATGTGAATAATCTCTTATTGTATTTTCTGAATAATTAAAATATTTTAACCTTTCAATATAAATTTTAAAAAATTTATTATATAAATTATTCATAATTAAATAATTAAACCGTAAATTTTATATATAATTGTTAGGTGTAATTGCTAAGAACTCTTCATCAACCGCACACCGTTTATTATATTGTTGTAAGCCTTTTCGATAGCCAAATCAGGGGAATTACCATATCCACTTTCGTGATTATCCCATAGTCCATTATCTTTCTTTCGTGTAAAATCTGCTTCCCAACACGGTTGTTCTATTATATCACACCACGTTCTATTATCACCAAAATGTAATGTAAATTCCCAACCTTGTTTTATAAGTTCATTCACCTGATTAGAAGCAACTACACCTAACAACGTGTATAAAACATTGCTTGGTTTAGTACTTACTTGTTGTTTCTGTTCTTTTTTCATATTTATCTATTATTTTAAGTTTTGTAATTCTATTCGCAACGTTTCATACACGCAGCCGTTAGTTGCAATTTAAAGAAACGCAACCCGATGAAACATTTTGGTGTCAATCAAAGAATATAAATATACTATCGGTAATAATAATATATTAAACTTTGTTCCTGCTTCAATATAAGTTTCTTTGTCTTTTCCAATTGAGTGGTAAAATCTTTGAAAACTTAAAATCTGTTTCAAGCAAGCCCAACTTTTCATAGCTTGTTTCAGACTACAAGGAAATGAATGTTTGTAAACTCCGAACATTTTAAGTTTTACTGGTTCGTCAAGTTTAATATATTCTCCATTTACTTTTTCATATTCTTTGATTCCGTCTATGTTGTTGGAATAAAGAACAAAACTGCAACTAACAACAGGTATATTTAATGCCTGTTTCAGTGCTAATTTGAATGTTTCTACTTTTTTCATACTTTATCTGTTATTTAAAATTTGTACTATTTAATCAGGCACTAAACATACCTGCGAACGTTATGCTCCATGCCTTAGAGCAGTACTTTTATTATGCTTTCAGGTAAAAACAAAAAAATTAATTGTTATTAAAATTATATCCAATACTATCTGCGTATTTTTTTGAAATTACACCATATTTATGTGGCATAAAATACCCATGTGCGGGTCTTATCTCTTTATTTTGGTTATTAATACTTGCAACTATAACATCTTTTTCAAAATATGGTTCATATCCCATAATTTTATCACCAATAATATTTAATCCCATAAATTTACCATCTTCATTTAATGGCATACCTGCAACTTTATTCATCATTTCAAATAAAAGTTTTTTGCTATTATCTTGTTTTTTCATAATATTGTATTTTAATATAAATAGTATTTTTTTTTGTTTTTTCTCCGTGTTTCAAATTAAAATTAGTTCTTAATAATTCGGCACGAGAGCATAACAAGGTGTATAAGAAAGTTTGCTATCAGCAGTCGTGGTTAATTTGAATGTTCATCTAAGCAAACCTTCTCATACACCCAAACGTTAGGCTTCATTTGCCTCCGCACGCACTTTTATTTCAGTGTACTTCTTATCCATTTTCATTTCAATTTCAACAGCATCTTTAATGCTAAATTTACCTTTTAACTTTAATACCTTTTCGTAAGTTTCAATGATTCTATCAGCAGTCTCATTGTTTACTCCTATTTTTTGCAGTCCTAATGCAATTCTTAGGTAATTAATTTGTTCATCCCTTGTCATTGTTTTTTTTTTGTTTTGCCAACCCGCAAAAACGAAAGCCTAACAATGTATAAAAATAATAGGCGGTTTCTGCGTGTAGGTTGTTTATATTCATTAAATTAACTCTATTCTGTTTTGCGAAATTCAGCGTTTCAAATCGCCTACTATTCTTATACTCACCGTTAGCAAACAGTTTGCTTTGAAACACATTTGCCTTTCCTGTTACATTCGTTAACATTAATCTTGTCTTTACAGTCAATAGATGCAACGCAAACCGATTTGCTAACAAGCGGTATAGCGCAGTTTTTTACTGCATTATCGCTATAATTATCAAATAGTTGTTTAAGCATCTTCCCGCTTATTCCTTTGTGCTTTCTAATGTACGTTTCTACATTTTCCTTAAATCCTGTCCAATCAATATCTTTTTTCATGCTTTTTAGTTATTAATCCGTAAAAAACCGACACCATACCGCCAGCCGTTAGCGTTCATTTGCCAACGCACTCCGGTCTTTTGAATTTATGTTGTGAAATAATTGTATTTTTGGAATAATCAGGATGCCAGTATTCCCAACATTGCATATCTCCGCCCAGCCAATCACGATAAACCCCACATTTTTTACACCGGTGTTGTTTCCGATATTTATTTATTGTTTCATCAATCCATTTATGATTAGCCATTTTGTTCAAGTTTTATACCGCCCACGCTCAAAAACGAAACGCTAACAATATGTATATGTAATACAGCCAATTAAGTTTTGTTTTAAGTTGAAAAATATGTGCAAGGCTGTACTACACATACATTCAACGTTATATTCAATAATTAAGTTTCGGTTGCCAATCAAGTGTTTCATCAAGGTGTGCATTAGTTGCTATATCATACCCATCAAAATGTATTTTATCACATCTTTTACACTTTTTTACATCTCTATTCAATGGTATCATCGAAAAACCACCAACCACTCCTTTTGCATTTTGACTACCAATTGTTTCGTAATCATGCACATCTAATTTACATTTCCAATTTTTCATAAGTTTTATTTTTTAAAAAATCATAATTTTTTTCAATATCTGAACTAAAGTATTATTTGCTTTGTCAATCATTTTATCAAGATCATAAGGAAGACTAATATAACCCATTGCATCCAAATTAGCTTCTTCTAAGAACTTCAAATCATCAATAATACTTGAAATCTTTACTTGTTCCGGGGTTTCCTTCACGTTATCTATATCAAAGTATTTCTTTAATTGATAAGCATAATCTCCAATATTACTTCTTCTTTCGGTTTTGGTTAAAGTGTTCATAAATTTTTCCACCTTGGCAATTTCTTTGCTCCAACTAAGATTTAATACTTTGAATACTTTGGTATTTTTATATAAATTACTTAAATCATCCCATTTTTCAATAATTGATTTTGTTTGAAAAAAGCTGAGAATATTTTCTTCTTTTCTACGTAACATTACATTATAGAATTGATTAACATGTACAGCATTTTTACAAAATTCCATGTATTTCAAATTACTTTTACCTAACAGAACAAACATTATAGTTTTCTTATCACCATTATTTTGGTAATTTCTTTCAAATTCATTATCCCTTTGGTCATAATTAACAACATTTTGATATTCACCAAATAAATAACAATACAATCGATTTGCATCACGTAATTTTCCTTCATCTTCCTGAGTACCGTAGAAAATTCTACCATTGTATTTGAACATTGAATCAACCTTTACACGTGTCTTACTATACTCACCAATAAATTTAATTGGAAAGGTGCTGTTACGTTCTATTTTTGATAGTACATTCTTATTTTTTCTGCTAATGACAAACGTGTCAGGAACAATAAAAGTATCATAATCCAGTGCATGTTTGCGAATAATATTCAAATATTCTTCCTGCATGTCCAGTAAAGATTGAATAAATGCAACTGGTTTACCATTAGTATCTACAGACGAATCCAAATGTACATTGAATAGTTCAGAAATTTCAACACGTTTGAATTCACGTTTCTTAACAATATGATAAAGTTCGTGTAATGTTTTTAAATAACCTTGTTTTAAAACTTTACGATTAAACTCATTATTTACATATAATAAATTCTTATTTCTTTCAAAACTTATTTCTTCATAACCACCTTCAAATTCCCATTTCTCAGTACTATAACGACTTCTTCTTCTACTTGGTTTTTTACCGTAGGAAGTTACATTGAAGAAGAATTTAAACAATTGTTTATCATTAGGCATCTTCATAAAACTGTAACGAAAATTTGTGAAATCAACTGCATTTTGACTGATCATTTTACCAGTCTGTATGCTTGTGCCATTTGGGAAATTTAACCTGCCGAAATCATTTTTTACGAGAAAATAATCTTCCAATGTTACAATATTTGAATACTGTTTGGCAATAAGTTCTTTTATCTCATTTACACAAGCAGTAAGCTTTTTCTTTAATGTTCTAATCGTGGTTTCATTATAATCCAATTGCTCACGATTGGCAATAACATTTATGTCTCCTACTTCAAGTTTTAATGCAAGTGGTAAAATATAATCATTCGCATTTAAACCAAGTATGTTATAGTCAATTGGATAAGCAACCTTTCCTAAACAAACATGAATCAAACTTGAATTTTCGTTACCACGAAATAAGAAATTTTTACCACGTACAATCTGATACTGAGTGTTTAATGTTTTTTCATAATTATTTTCATAATCTTTATTAATTTGAAATCCTTCGAAAATAATATTTTCGAAGTAATATAACTGTCGAACCATTTCTTTTTCGAAAGTCTCTATGTCTTTTTCTAATACCGGAATACGTACTTCTGTACCGTTATGATCAGTTGTTGCTTCTTGATGAAGTAAAGAAATCATTGGAGATTCTTTACCTTCATAGATACAATAATAATACTTTACTTTATCAAATATTGTAACGACATAAAAAGAATTGTCGTATTCACCTTCACCATGACCAGTTGAACGTTTATATGCTAAAGGAGTTTTACCACCAATACCAAAACCACCGATTTGTGAATTATCAACACGTTTTGTTGATTCAAAATAAACACCATATATATTATTGACACGATCAGGAGACATGCCTACACCAAAATCAATAAATGATATGTAATGTGTATTAGCTTCCTTATCAAAAGATTTTTTTATAATAACAGGAGAATTTACCTTTGCTTCAATATGTGAATCAAAACAATTACTGGCTATCTCACGAACAACAGTACCAATAGGATTACTATAAATGCTCTTGGTGAAAAGTTGGAAGACCATACTTGTAGCATCTTCCGAAAGACGCATTTTTTGAACACCTGTGGTACTTTGAGTATGTTGATTGCTAAGTTCTTTTAAATTCAGTTCCATTTTTCGTGTGTTTTATTGGTTACATGGAATGATACGAAAAATAACTATTGTTGTTACAAACATTATTCTAATTCTAAATATAATTCAATATTTAATTCAGAACATAATTCATTATTTAAGTCAAAATATAATTTAAGAAATAATTCATTATTTAAATCAGAATCTAATACATTATTTAATTTAGACAATAAATCATTATCCAATTTAAAACTTAATTCACTATCTAATTTAGAAAATAATTCAGACATTCAATTTAGATAATAATTCCAAATCTAATTCATCATCCAATACAGAATATAATTCATTATTTAAATCAGACCATAATTCAAAAAATAATTTAGAATTTAGTAAATAATGAATTAAATAATTCAGCATTTAATTCATTATTTAAATCAGAATCTAATTCAGACCATAATTCATTATCCAATTCAGACCTTAATTCAGAAAATAATTTATTATCTAAATCTAACAATTCAGAAAATAATTCATTATCCAATTCAGAATATAAGTTAGAATTCAAATCCAATTCAGAAAATAATTCAGAATCCAATTCAAAGAATAATTCCAAATCTAATTTAGAAAATAATGTTGATTCGATCAATTTAAATGAAAAATTTAATCTTTTACTTTTTCCATAAATTTACTCAATGGATTAAATTTTCTTTGAATACCAACAAAATAAATTCCTTTTTCAATTGTTGATGGATTATGATCACGTGGAGATAATTTAACTGGTGTATTCCAATTATTTTCATCCAATAGATTTTTATCAGTATGGTTAAGTATTGAATCTTCTTTAACATCAATAACAAAACCATCTTCATATTCATACATATCATAGTTACCAGATAATGCATGAACATTTCCACTTATTTCAGATGCAGCAATAAATTGTTTTTTTAACAATTTTGCTGATTGCGGTATACTATTAATACCATACCATTGAGTATCACCCTGATGCCCTATTTGTTTCAAAATTTCCATAATAAAAAATTTAAGTTATATATTAAAATTAAGCCAATAATTCGTACTTTAATTCAAAATTTAATCCAGAAAATAATTCAAAACATAATCTAAATGATGAATTAACTTCATTATCTAAATCTAAATTTAATTTAGACCATAAATAATCACTTAATTCAGTATCTATTTCAAAATCTAATTTCAATAATAATTCTGAATCTAATCCAGACCTTAATTCATCATCCAATTCGGTATCTAATTCAGAATATATTTCATCATCCAATTCAGAATATAATTCATCATCCAATTCAGAATATAATTCAATATCTAATTTAGAAAATAATTCATTATCTAATTCAGACCATAATTCATTATCCAATTCAGACCTTAATTCAGAAAATAATTTATTATCCAATTCAGACCTTAATTCAGAAAATAATTTATTATCTAAATCTAACAATTCAGAAAATAAATCCAAATCTAATTCATCATACAATTCAGACCTTAATTCTTCATTCCTTAGTTCAAAAAATATTTCAGACCATAATTTAGAATCTAATTCCAAATATAATTCATTATTATTTAATTCAGAATATAATTCATTATCCAATTCAGAATATAATTCAATATTTAATTCATTATTTAATTCAAAATATAACATATCGTTTAATTTAGAATCTAATTCAGAATTTAATTCAAACCATAAGTTCTGACTTAAATTAGAATATAATTCATTATTTAATTTATTATCAAAATTAGAAAATAATTTATTATCTAATTCAGTATCTAATTCATCATCCAATTTAGAACTTAATTCAATATTTAATTCAGTATCTAATTCATTATCCAATTCATTATCCAATTTAAAACTTAATTCAGAAAATAAATCCAAATTTAATCCAGAAAATAATTCAGTATCTAATTCATCATCCAATTTAGAACTTAATTCAATATTTAATTCAGTATCTAATTCATTATCCAATTCATTATCCAATTTAAAACTTAATTCAGAAAATAAATCCAAATTTAATCCAGAAAATAATTCAGTATCTAATTCATTATCCAATTCAGAATATAATTCAATATTTAATTCAGAATATAATTCAATATTTAATTCAGAATATAATTCATTATCCAATTCAGAATATAATTCAATATTTAATTCAGAATATAATTCAATATTTAATTCATCATCCAATTCTGTACTTAATTCAAAAAATAAATCCAAATCTAATTCATCATACAATTTAGACCTTAATTCAGAAAATAATAATTCATTATCCAATTCTGTACTTAATTCAGAAAATAAATCCAAATTTAATCCAGAAAATAATTCAGTATCTAATTCATTATCCAATTTAGAAAATAAATCATTATCCAATTTAGAACTTAATTCAGACCTTAATTCAGAAAATAATTCATCATCCAATTCTGTACTTAATTCAGAAAATAATTTATTATCTAAATCTAACAATTCAGAAAATAATTCATTATCCAATTCAGAACTTAAATCATTATCCAATTCAAACCTTAATTCTTCAAACCTTAATTCAGGATATATGAATGAATTAATTCTCATAATTTTTTAATTATTAAAAGAATTAAAATCATATTTTAATTCCATTGGAATTTCTTTAGGTCGATGAAATTTACATGCATCAATTGCAGATTTAAAATGTCCAGATGTTGATATTAAATAAGTACTTCCAGTTGATGGGCATTTTAATTCTAACCAACAATAAGGTTGATTGGAATTTCCGTTAATATCTGAAAGAAATGAAAATTTTTCATTAGTATTCCATAATTTGATTATTTCAGAATAACCAGAAGAATGATTAATTGTAACTTCATCAATTATTTTGGCATCTAAAAATTTCATTAATTCATTATCACCAAATTTCTCAGTAATTAATGATATAATACTTGCTTTAATATCTTCATTTTTCAACTGAATAAATTCATCAAAAGTATATTCTTTATTAATAATTTTTTTGAATATATTTTCAGGTAATTTTCTACCATTAATATAATACATACCGTAATTTTCCCATTCAATGGCAGGTGAATCTATAGAATGAAATCCAATTTTATTTCTTCTAATATATTTAGGCATCCTTAATACTAAAACATATGTTTGAGTAAAATAACATCTCGATATATTATTTTTTGAATTATCATATAACCAATTTAAAATTTCTTCATTTTTATGGCTTATTTTAAATTCATCCTGAATAAATTTATACCACATTAAATATACTCTATGATAAGTAGAACATAGAAATAAATAATGTGATTTTGTTTCTATATCATAATTAATATCAATGTTTTTAAGTACATCTAAATTAATTTGATCATTCCCTTTATTATTTTTTTTCAAATAAATTTTATATACAATCTCTTGGACTTTTTCATTTTGAAGCATTGCAAATTTTTTCTTATAATCATTTGGATTATTTGCAATAATAATTACAGGTTTATCCCGTTTTATAATCGAATATATTTTTTCAATATATTCCGTTGTTTTTTTCCTATCAAAATTAGAATATTCTTTTCCTGAATATAAATCATTAATACATAAATCTTTATATTTTTGAATATTTTCTCGTATTTCAGGGGTTAAATCATCAATTGTTTTCATTTGAATATAAGTATTTAGTAAAATATGAATTTATTAATCATAAATTAAAATATAATTTCATTATTGTAAATGTATAGAAATTTTGTCTATAATCCCAATCATCATTTTCGTAGGATTCAATTAAAAATTTTTTTGCTTTCTTCTTAGATTTAAATCCTTCTTTGGGATTATTATCTGCTTTCGCAATATTGTTACTACCAACATTGCCAGTTTCCCATAACTTCATTATAAAATATGCCGAGTCCATTTGTGAAAATTTTAATCACAAATATAATCAAATATATTGAAATAAAAAATAGTATTTAATCCACCCACCTAAAAGCAGCTACTTTTAAAAAATTTATTGTTGTAGTTAATAAATCTACTGATGTTGAATTACCAGTAATTTCACCAGTAAGTCTTGCATATTTACGGACAAATCCATCCTCTTTAATATAACCATTTTTCTCATTTTCTTTTATTTCAAGAATAGCAGCTTTTAATTCACTATCTGAAACATTATTAAATAATTCTGTAACTTTACTCATAGCTTTTAAATAAAAATGTCAACAACAATTTTCCGGTTCATAGTTCTTTGCCTTCTCCCATTGAAATAACCACCATTTATTACATACATAGGAGTTAAAAAAATTACGTTTGCTTTCTTACACTTAGGTAAATCAATATAAAACCTTGTACTACACTTATAATATTTGATTTTTGGGGAAATATCATTATTGTTAACATCTGTTGTTGTTACACAGACATCATCTGCCCAATTAGGAATATTAAAAGTTAATCTTTTTATCCTGAATATGGCAATGTGCCAATCAATATGTAAATTCAAAAATCTGAATGCTTTCATAATGTGTTTTTAAACAAAATCACTTTGTCTGTAATTATGTTGTTCATAATATAGTTTTTTATAAATTATTTGCTTTTTCAATCGCTGCATCCTTTATAAAATCTAAAGTTTCACTTGGAATGCTTGTGTTCTTCTCCCTGAGAAATAAATATGCTTCCATGATCTCTTTTTTTAACTGGATTTTTGCACCTGAAAGTTCTTTGTTTTCAGTCTTTAATGGACACCATTTTGATGTGTTAATACTGATAATTCTTTCATCCTGAGTTAAAGTAATACCATAAGTAAACCTGTTATATAACCAAGCAATCAGCTTGTAATCATCCTTAATTGAGGTTTTAAAGGTTATTAGGGTATGAGCACCAATCCAAGAAATGTTTTCAATTTTATTTAAAAACCCTTCGGTAGATATTTCTTTTTGTAAATAATTTTTAAAATTTTTAGCGTTCATAATACTGTGTATTAATTATAGACTTCCACATAATGACATAATTGCACGTTCATAATGATAATACAATCTCTTAATTAAAACTTTATCATCAAATGATTTTTTGAATAGTAACAACATATTATATGAGGTTTCAAGTTCTTCAAAATTACTTGAAGTCTCAATGCAATTCTTAACCTTATTATATGTTTCGAATTTTGTCATAAATTTTATACGAATTTTAATTAAAATTGTTACAAATATTATCTAACTACAATACAATATTTTTAATTAAAATGTTTCCATGTAGCATTATTAAAACATGTATGATGCCCATATTGTTTAATTAAAACAATAATTGCCTGACCTTCCGAAACAGGTACATGAATATCTTTAAAAGCATTTATAGGTTGTACATTCCTTGTATGATTTTTATCAAACAACTGAAAATATTTCTTTTTAAATACCTGTACATCTTCTAAGGTTTCAAGTACTATACCAATTTGATCATCTACATATATTGCAGTTTTCATAATTTAACTATTATCCAATGAAATATTACGTGACTTAGCAGATTTTTGAATCAGTTTCAACCCTGCCAAAATCATCAGGTATTTTTTCCCAAACAATATATAAAATGTCTTTAAAATCCCCTTCTTCACTTACAAGATAACCTTTCTTACAAAGACTACCAATTACACCGGAAGTAGATCGGGGTTTAAGCTGTAAATCTCTTGTAACATCAGAACCATCAATACAACTATATCCGGGTTCATCTTCTCTCCAAGTAGATAATTCCTGACAAATATAATCTAATACTTTGTTTTCAAATTCGGTTAATCCTTTAATTGTTATCATGATTATTATAATAAATAGACTATTCCAAATGTCCATGCCCTGACCATCCAATACCATCTGCAATTACACGTCCAGATGGGTCAACATATATTTCACCTTTTTTAATAAGTTCATCATTGACACGTATTGTTGCTGCTCCATTAATAACAACATTATGAGACATTAAGTAGGCATATATTGCTCTGGCAATTTCTTCACAAGTTAAATCTATTTGAATACCTTTTCCGTATTTTGTTTTTCCTTTTCCAAATTGAATTTCCATTTTTTATTTTATATACGTGGAAAATAAATATTTGTTACAATATTTTTAAAAACACTTGACAATCATTATATGATAATATATATTTACATAAAAATATTAATTATGGAAGGAACATCAATAGAAAAAAAAACATTAATAAACTCTCATGAAAGATTATTGAAAACTATTGGAAATTTTCAAAGTTTAGCTGCAACAACTAAAATAATGGTTGAAAAATTTGAAAGAATCGAAGAATTAATCCAAAAAAATGAAGAAGTAGATTGTGAAAAAGAATCAATATTAAATATTGTTGATATTTTTAATAGGGATAACGAAAGATTAAATAATTTATTTAATGTAATTACAAATGACGTTGAAAGAGTTTTATCAATGATTGAATAAATAACAAACCTTATATAAATATATAATGAAAGTTATTAGAATAAATAGAAATGATTTTGAAAGTATATATGATTTACTTACTGATTACTTATATAGTAAGTCAACAGCAGATATGTGTATTTATAATGCTTTGAATTTTATTAAATTTAAAGATATATTATCTAAACCATTTGAAGATTGTATAATGGGTGAAGGATATAGATTAATTCATTATTCAATACCAGCATTAAATGCGTTTCGTTCATTCTATTTATCACCAGTAGAAAAGAAAATATTCTATGAAGGTGTATTACCATTAAGGTATCTTAATGAAATTAAATATGTTGATTATATGAGTTTCGATAAAGAAGATATTGAAATGCTATGTAAAAAATATGATTTACGAAGAATAGAAAAGAAAGTAGAATCATTTGAACCAAAAAAATATAATAATTTTATTGTTGAGTTTCCTATAGAATTTAATATTGAATCAACAATGATTCAAAAGGTTAGTGAAATTAAATTTGAAGATGATTGGAAAAATATTGAAATAGTATTTTGTGATATTATCGAAAAATCTGTAATACAGGGTTTATTGAATATTATTAAACATATCAAAACTAAAGTTATTAAACCACTATTTAATTTAGAAATTAAATTATTAAATGATAAAGGAATAATAATTGAATCTTGGAATATTGCAGTTAATAAAGTAATAAGTATTGATTTAGGTGGATTTGATTATAATAATCTTAATATAAGACAACCAAAAATAATAATAAAACCACTTGATTTATTTAAACAAATTTCCATTCATTAGGTATAAATACTTCAAAACATTCTTCACCAGTGCTATTTATCTTTTTATTTAAAAACGAATCACCAATATTTGGATCATCAATATATGTGCCTATTCCAATATATTTATTGTTTCGCCAAAGATGATAAGTCTTTCCATAAATTAATAAATCTTGTCTTAATCCATCTCCTTGTTTTAAAATATTTTCCACATTAATGATTAAATATTAATTTTTTATTTTAAACTATTTAACATCCCATAAAGCTTTCCCAAAGATGCTTTTAATACCCTTTGTTCTTTAGCTAAATTATTGATGGTACGTCTGTTTTGTAACAGTTTATAACGAGTATCAGAAATTTCTTTCTGAACCATACCTACACATTTTTCGTATACTTCTTTTTTTACATTCATTTTTTTATAATATTATACGTGGAAAATAATGATTTGTTACAAATTCCATTTCAACTTATACTTATTGATAAATTTAATCGGAAATTTAGATACCCATCCACATTTAGGACAAACAAATTGCTTACCATTAAAATGTGTACGTGGATTATCACACCCACCTTTTTCATTTCTCGATATATTATTTCCACAATAAGGAGAATATTTATCTTCATTCATGAGATTTTCTCTTACTATAGTTAATTCTGTCATTTGTAGAAAATTAAGAAATTAATATATACGGCATCCCACCCGGTAAAACTGACCACATTTCTTTAGGTAATAAAAAAGATAATTTTCCAATAGCTTTTCCGAGACAAACTAATTCATCCATCGTTTGATGAAGTCCAGTCCATTGATTATTTTCCTTATCTTGGCACATATTTAAAAAACTCATTCCACCACCACCATCTTTTTTAAAACTGTCTGGCAAATCATTAAGCATTTCTATAATTTTAGTTTCATTCGCTTTTAATCGTTCAGGATTAAATCCGATTTTATGCATAATACCTTCACCAATTATATGATTTTCTGTGTTTTCACCTTCTTTAAAAAGACATTCTAAAAATATCTCGTTTACTTTTTTTGCCGTTAAATTCATAATAAGTTTTATTAAATTAAAGATTTATTATATATTTTAATTGCATAATTTAAATCCTTATTTGATAACCATTATTAATTAAAAGTCCTAATGCATCTTTTAATTCCACAGCAATTTCTTTACTTACCAAATCCTGTGTTTCTTGATTTGGTTTATTTACTTTATATTCAGAACCGTTCCAGATTAATTTTAATGGATTTTTAATTGTATGTGCCATATTATTGATTTTAAATTGTTATATAAAATTATTATACGTGAAGATTAAAGAGTTGTTACAAAAAAACCTTTATAGATTGGAATAAAAAAACTACAATTCAAGGGTTAAAATGAAAAAATGAAATGTGATTTATATTACCAAATTATTAATGTAAAAACATATAAAGGTACAATAATAAATATATTTTTGCTGATAATCAGTAGTTTTTAATAAAAATATTATTAGTTCTTACTACCATCAGGAGTATAGGATATTTTAGGTATTTATACGTACTATAAATATACTTTATACGTACTTAAAATATTTTATAGTAAAATATTATATAAATTCATTAAGATTAGGGTATGTTGAGGATCAAATAGTTATACGGTGATGAATAAATCTTTGCATATAGTAATATCATTTTAAGATAAAATATAGGTATATTTGAACTCTAAAAGGTAGTAGGAAGGAAATTTTTAATTTATAAAAGGGTAAAATGTAGTCCCCACACATCGAACTCTGCTATCATTTTAATTTTTATACAAAACTTTTTTATAATTATTTATAATAAATTATAATTTATTTCAAAGACTAAAGTATTTATCAAAAAAAGAATTATGAAAGTATTATTAAATTGGTGGAAGAAGAATTGTGCAGCGTACATTTTATATTGGATAAAGATTGCATTGTCGATTATAGTAGCAATACTTTTAATTAAAATATTTATATTAATTATTATTGCTTGGTGTTTTATTTGGGTATTCATACCAAACAAATATATACCTATCAGGTAAAAGTAGTTTTAAATAAAGATAGTACAATATATTTTTAAATAAAGATAGTACAATCTATACGGACATTATCAGGACATTTATCAGGACATTGTGTACTGATCATAAAACTATAAGGCAGCAAATGAGGTTTAGTGCCGATTTATAGTTTTAAATTTATAGAATAAAAAAACCTGCGGGTCACAACTCCGCAGGTAATATAACCAATAAATCAACACACTTCAATGGTGTTCCAGATTGGAACGTGCCTCAAGAACGAGGCGTGAAGTATTTTTAAAATTCAAAAGGCAAATATTTTTTATTCAATAGTTTGGACATCATTTCTGCAGCTTTTTTACCACCCATTGCCCGGATTAGACAAGTTAGTATTGAACATTTGGATTGTTGTTGCATTGTAGGGATATTTGTTCCAGTAGGTTTAAATCTTTTTGTTCTATCATCCCAAACAATTCCATTAAAATAATTATAGTGATAAAGTGCTACAGTTGTTTCAAAGAGCTGATTAAATCTTTCAATAATTTCTTCTTGAGTATAGAACTCTTTATAACTTTCAGTTACTTCATTGTAGTTAACCAGATCAAGTCCGTATACTACAGGGATAAATAAATTGTAATTTTCTTTTAAACCCATATTATAAGCTTGGTCATATACTTTTGAAACAAATTCGATCTGGTTGTCATTCAAAGGTAAAAGAGGAATAATTAAATATGCATACCCTTTTTTGTCTTTGTATATACTGTTATAAATATCGTCTTCGTAGATTTTATCTTTCAATAAGACTGGTGAATTAACTTTTCCATAGATAACCCAAAAAGATTGCAGTCCCCAAGATTTACAAAGCATTATACCACTTTGGATATCATGTTTTATTTGCTGGTCTATTGGTAATTTTTTTGGCTCTTCTGCAGTTTTATTTAAAGTATTAATTATTTTCACATGTTCCGGGATCAGATCATATCGGTTGATTAATTCATCTGCACCTTGTAGAGACGCAATGTCATCCTTAAAGTCCTGAATAAATCTGGCGTAGTTGTCTGCCTCTTCTTGTGATGTTCTACTGAATGCAACATCAAAGCTTAATTGACCAACTTCTGTCTCACCTTTAAAGGTTTCTTTTAGCTCTTCCAGCGTAATAGGTTTCAAGTGTTTCTGATGTGATTTCGGATTGGTATTAATGTCTTCAACCCAATCAATATTCATTTGCTCTGTGGTAAAATCATTTTGAATACCAACAGTTTCCAGATATTTATTTATCTTTTTCAGATCAGCGTCTGGTTTCATTATTATATGTACTAATTGTCCCATTTTTTGTGTATTGGTTACAAGGTATAATACGAAAAATAGGAATTATTGTTACAATTGCTGATAAATAAATAACCACCTGCTTAGATTAATACAGGTGGTTATTGTAAGAACAAAAAGTTAACAAAACTAAAAGAAGGATAAAGATAGTACAAAAAAGAATTAATTACAAGAATTTTTAAAAAGAAAAATCCCCCGCAGTTTCCGTTTGATTCTTCATAAATGAGTTTCAGGAAATAACGAGGGATTCTTTACTCAGTCGTCTTTATAGAAGGGACGAACCTTCTTCAGAGTAACCATTGCCGTCAGAGTGTCAGATATAGGATAAAAATAACTTACGTTTGGCATTTGCTTGCCATGTTTAATTAAACTATCCAAACCTCTGTTTCTCCTGCTCTTTCGAGACGAAATTAACGGTTGGCATTTCTTATTTTAAATATTTTAAAAATAGGACAAGGGCATTGAACCCTCCAATTATATTCATCACCTGTGATGTACCTATTTTTATTTTTTTATTAATCAAATATACGAATAAATTTTTATTTTGTTACAGTTTTTGGAAAATAAATCATGTTATTGTTTTTAATTAAAATCATATCATGCTTTTTATAGAACTCGGACAATCTAATAAGATCAGAACCATATACGTCTGTTATCCATAATTTGATACGTACATTATATTGATCAGCTAATTGAATTATTTCGGATATTACTGCAGAGCCATAACCTTTATTCCGTAGTTTCTTTTTAATTCTTATGAATAAGAGATTAATATAATCTCCTTCATCATCTGTACAATGCTCCAGTTTAATGTTTTGTACAATGCTTTTATACATTATCGTTTTTAAATAAAAACAAAATTGATTCAGTACATTCTGATTAAGTTCCATAAAAAACCCCCCATACGTTTTATATACGTACAGGGGTTTTAAAAATTCAACCCTATATTTTAATCTCTCGGTATGCGATGATTGTTACAATAATTGCGGAGAATAGTATTTATTGATATGGAAAAGATTTGTTCTAAATGTAAAATACCAAAACCACTTAATGAGTTTCCAAAAAGAAAAAATGGTAAATATGGTTACGATCATTATTGTAAAGAATGTGGAAATTTATATCGTAGAAATAAATATTTAAATGATGTACAATATAGAGAACGTACAATGCGGAGAGGTCGTAAAAATAGATATAACATTACTGATAATGAATTAGATTTACTTTTAATTAAAAATGTTTGTGATATATGTGAAAATAATTTTAAATCCAGTAAAGATAAACATATTGATCATAATCATAGTACTGGTAAAATTCGTGGAGTATTATGTTCAAGATGTAATACTTTTTTTGGTTATTATGAATTATATTCTAATTTAATTAAGAAGTTCGAATATTATTTAAAAAGTAATGATTAATCACCGCATAAATAAGTCGATTAACCATTACTTTCACCGTACAATATGCAATAATTAAACTTCTTTCAGTTCTTCTTCACCGCAGAACCATTGTTTATCCATGCCATTAGCAACAAGATAATAATTACATTTATAATCACTAATGATTTTTACTTCTTCACCGTGATATCCTTTATGATCTTCAAGGTTCTGTACAATGATATATTTTTTGGTTTTATCTAACATAGTGTTTTTATTTAAAGTTTAATACCGAGAGTTTCAAGATTGTTGTTCAGGATAACAATACCTTTTTTACAATAGGTTAAAACAATTTCATTAACCTTTATTTGTAATGCAGATAATGATATATCGGACAATGGACGTTTGAAGTTCATGTATTGATAACTATTACCATTAGGTATACCGAAAACAATTGCAGTATTGAACAACTTTTCCATTTTCTTTTTGGCTTTGTCTTTGAGATGGGTTTCAATTAGTACATCAATTGTCATTTCAAGACTTTGTTCTAATTCAAGACTATGGTATTTAATTTTTGGCAAGGTCTTGCAATATGCTTCGGCTTGTCTTATAAGTTCGTTGTTTTCTTTGGTATTACCATAATAATCGGTACAACCACCCTGACCATTGTTTTTACAGTAACCAACCTTTTTACCATTGATATAAAGGTCAGCACTAAAACAATTTGTTTCTTCGGATAATCGTTCGTCAAAACTGATTTTTTTTAATTCAATTTTCATTTTTGTGTGTATTGGTTATTGAAAAATATAATTAATATCATTATTTAATTTACGTACATTATCAAATTGTGTTACATTATCATTCATGTACAATTTTCTATTAATTTCGATCATTATTGATTGTACATTATTATTCTTACTATAGTATTCAATAGGGACAATTGTACCAACATAAGGAGAATTAATTTCAACTGAATATTCTAACTCTCTAAATTTATTTGCGATATATAGTTTAAGATTTTCAGGGGTATGAACATCATCCGTACCGATACAAATATCCGGTCTGTTAGATGTTTTATCTAAATCAGTATTGAAAGGAACATCAGTAAATGAATGACAATCAATAATAATTGCTTTGCCAAATTCATCTAATTTGGTTTGAGTAAGTTTATTTAATTTGTTGTGATGTTTACGATAATAATTAATAAGTACATCACATTTATTTGAATGAATTTCAGAATTAATTTCATTTCTTAATAGTTCACCATTATCAGTATGAGTATAGAAAAACCCACGTCCGAATTTAGACATTGGTTCAAATAAATCATTTTCAAATCTTTCGACATCACAATAAACCCTACTAAAATCAGCAATTAATTTTGTTGTATTTTCAACATTAAAAATTATATCGGTATGCCAATCAGTTAATTTTTGAATTTCAATTGCAATTAACTCATCTGAAACATAACCAATTTTATCCGGTATTATTGAAGATGAATGAGGTATATGAAATATTAATTCGTTATTATCAAACGGTTTATCACTAAATAAATCTATTTGATTTAATGTATCAAAAGCAATATTTTTATTTACCTTCATATATTATTATACGTAAAATAGTACAATTGTTACAAATTATTGTATTTATTATAAAAAATTTTATGTTAGATATAATTATAAATGAAGTACAAACATTTTTAAATAAAAGAAAATACAATTTAAGAATATCTGAACATTGTAGATTATCAACTTTATTTAAAAATAGTCTTAATGAAAATAGTGATAAAAGAAATGAGGTTATATCTTTAATTAAAAACAATCAATGGGAAAATCAAAACCCGAATCATTTTATAATTCATTAAAACAATCAAAACACCCATTAATGTTAACTGATTATTCTCCAGTTGAATTATCTAAAATGAAACTTTTCAAATTAAAAGGTTATAATATTGGTTTTGCATTAAAACAATTTGATAATAAATATTCAGAAATTGTAGGAGTTCATAATAATGAAGATGTTAATAATATTGGTAATGAATTAATGCAAGCTGCTATAAATAATGGTGGTTGTTATTTAGATCACTTTGACGGTTTCTTATCTAATCTATACCAGAATATGGGTTTTATTGAATATAAAAGAGACAATTACGATCCTGAATACGATCCCAATAATGAATTTAAAAATAAGTACGGTAGTAAAGATATTATTTATAGAGTATATAAGAATTGCATTAAATAAAAAACCCTACTCTAATTTAGAGTAGGATTATATTTAAAGTTATTTATTGTACATTAACAGGTTCAAATATCTGTACATTGCTTTTCATTACAAAACAGCTATTCAGAATTTCATTATTTGCCTCTTTATTGGCAATAACTTTGAAGCGTAAACCTACAATTACACCTTTACCATCTAAAGGTCTGTAATCGGTTAAGTCACCATTAATTACTTTATAACCTTTATATTCTGTAGGCAAAATTTGATTTTTTGTTGTGTTAAATACCATTGCAATATTTTGACCTGATTTAAGTATTGCTTCACATAAATTCCAATTACGACCAGTGTAAGAGAATGTTAAATGATAATTCAAAGGTTTGTTAATAAATTTGTGAGGGTTTTTGGTATAGTCATAAAATTGCACTTCGGGAAACAAATCAAAGATAGTTTTGCCGTATTCGCCTATGTTTGCCCAATCAATATCACTTGTACCATTGAGACGAATAGAAAAGTAATAACCATCTTTTTTGGCTTTCTTTTGATACATTTTTATTTCGGCAATCATCCAATCAATAAAATATTTTTGTTCTTCAAAAAACAAACGGGTTTTCTTAATACGGGCATTTTTAATACGATTGATATTTGAATAAATTTCAATCTTTGCCCGACCTGACGTAGCTAAACAACCTTTGCGACATTCAGGAGTTGAATGAGTGCAAACATTATAACCTGACGTATTTGCAGGTGAAAGGTAAATAACATAAGTATAGTTATTACTTACTTTTTTATTTTTGATCATTTTGGCACTTGAATTGATTTTGCCAAGATAAGCTAAACCAGTTTCTTTCCTTGCATTTGCTAATGTAGTAAATTTCATAATATTGTGTGTATTGGTTACATTAATTTATACGTGTGAATATGTTTTGTGTTACAGTTTTAAATAAAAAGGTGAAAACTAAAATGTTTTTTAGATATGCAAAAACTGTTTTTAAATTAGAACCACCTTATAAATGTATATACGTTTTTAAATAAAAATGGTTACAATTAATTCTTATTTAGAATCATTCTAAACTCAGACTATAAGGCAGAAGTGGATTACTGCACCGTAGTTTCACCCACCCACCCTTTCTATATATTATTATACGTAAAAAAACCCAAAGAGTTACAACTTTGGGTTATATTTTTAAATAAAAATGATTATGTTTGTCGTATTACATTCCACAACTTTCCGTAATTTTGTTTTTGTTTGAAATGATAATAATTAGTATTAGCGTTCCACCAACTTATTAATTTCTTTGCATCTGATTCAGATACATCAGCAATAAACGGTTTTGAAATATCTCTCCTAATAGTAATTAACATCATTACATACTTAGTGAAATTTTGAATCTTTTTTGATCGTTCTCTGCAATTCTGTATCTTACATAAGGAGGCAGATCACCGCTTATTTTGCCTGTTATCCAATCATAAAACAGATTAAATAATTCAGCTTTACTACAATTTTCATAATCGGCAACAACCATAAATTTGTAACCTGCAAATGAACCCTGACCATGCGTGCCGGAACTCTTATAGTCAAAATAAAAAGCATTTTTGCGTATTCTACGACCTTTCCAACCTGTATAGGTTTCACTTCTGCATTCTTCTTTGAACTGCTTTTTAGTCATTCGAGAATAGTCTTTTGGCTTTTCAGTTTTTAGTTCACCGTTAGCAATTAAAAACTCTTCAATTTTTATTTGAAGTTCATCTTTTTCATCGCCTTGCAATAAGACTGCTTTCAATAATTCGACTGCATCTTTATAAGTACTCATTGTATTGTGTATTGGTTATAATTATTATACGATTTTAAATAAAAATGGTTACATTATACATAAAAAAACCCCGCTTTCACGGGGTAATAACCAAAACAATAGCAGGAATATTATAAATGAGTTATCATACCACAGTTCAAACATTCAATATATGCTTTACCACCTTCACGCACTAATTCTGAATCTTTTGGCAAAACTAACCATTTGTTCTTTCCACAAATTTCGCATTTCGCTTCTTCCGAACCCATACGTTCTGAAAGTGTACACCCTTTGAGTAGTACATTTAGTTCCGTATCGGACAATAAAGATATTTGATAAAATAATGGTTTGCTCATAGAATTTCTTTATTTGTGTGTTTAACATTATACGATAATTTTTTACATTTGTTACAGCTCTTTGTACAATGGTATGCACGGTTATATTTAATAATATTATACCGTACATTGCGATAACCATCAAAACTAAGTGTAAGCGGTGTAAATAGTACAATCATGAAAAAACAAAGAATAACAGAAGGAATAAGAAACATCACTATTGGAACTTCTAAATATTTATTATCGGTTTCAAAATTTTCTAAATGAATGTAATCACCTTTTATTAAATAACGTGTGTATTTCATTGGTTATTGTATATATCTGCGAAGTTACTAATAAATACTTGGATTTATACAATAAAAAACCCCTGACTTTCATCAGAGGTTAGAATTAAACAACAATAAGCAAATATTTTAATCCAAAGTCATTAGTTCTTTCTGTCTTGCTTTGCCCCAACCTGAACGTTCAACAAAGGTAGAGTAAGAACCATCAACTGATTTAATTTGTGAGAAGTTACAAAGTAAATACCCTGCAATTTTATTCATTGCTCTTTTACTGGTGCGATTAAAGTAACAATCAAATTTTAACATGCCATTGTATGGTACAAATATTTCACCCAATGCTTCTGGTGACCAATACTTTTTAAAATCTTCGTAAGATTTAATTTTGTCCTTCGGAAATAAATGATCAGGAAATGAACCCACATTTTTTACAAAAGCATTATATTCAAATTGAATATCTTCTTCTGAATAGAAGCGATACTTACGACAAACACCGTTTTCTTTTAGCAGTTCATTCTGTTTCTTGATATTATCTTCGGAACAGTCAATTAATTTAATACTTGTGAATCCTCCCATTGCTTTATATGTATTGGTTATAATTATTATACGTATTTAAATAAAAATGGTTACAATATGCACAATAAAAAAGAGGGTAATTAACCCCCTTTATTTATTTCTCTTCGGTATTTTTATTATTTAAAACATACCATCTGATAGGTTTTGCATTTATACCCTTGTGAAGATTTGCAATTACCTGACTGGTTTTTAAATAAAACCATTTGTTTTTCTTACAATCAAACAAGTAGATATATTCACCACCGCTATCATTGGCAGCATTAATCAAACTGTTAATATTGTGGTGATCAATAGCATCTGTACCCTTTTCATTCCGGTCTCTACCATAAGCAACTGTGTAACCATCAATTTGTGTATCGTAACTATGACCATTAGGTTTTTCAAGTGATTCGTCCAAATGAGATAAATCGCCTAATGTAATGATTTTCAGGGCAGCTTCTTTGTTGTTATGATAATTTAATAATAATCTGCCATTATTCGAAGGATAACCGTCCCAATGACAATAAATACTTTTGATATTACTATCATCTAATTTTACTGCAATTCTACTACGTGTACTCATTTTATTTTTGTATTTATTGGTTATAATTATTATACGATTTTAAATAAAAATGGTTACAATTCGACAAAATTAAAACAACTAATACTTTTTTTATTTCCATCTTCATCCATTATATAAAGGGTTTTACTGTATATTGGACAATCTTTAGGAAGAAGATAAGAGTAAAATATATTATTAATTAACAATACAATTACTTTACCAAGATAATCATTATATATTTGATAACAATCATCTTTAGTTATACGTACATTACATTGTCGTTTCGGGTCTACTTGATTAATATATTCAGTAAATGTCATTACTTATATTCTATTACAATATATCTGACAATATTCTTTAACTTGTAAATAATTCTTTTTGTACCTCATTTTGTCAATAATTCTTGATTCAGGTTCATTGTTAGCATCCATTTAGGACATCAACAATAGCACTTCGATTACCACGTTTTTCAATTCCAAGAAATTCACATATTTCATTAGCTTTACCCATATTATTGAGTTCGTTATCTTTAATAATATTGGTAATTACAATTTGTTGATTGGCTGTGAATTTTAGCCAGTAAATTGATTTTAAAACGGATGCTAACAGGTCAGTATAATTAACCGCCTGTTCAGTATTGTTTTGATTGTTTTTTGATAAGTTATTATTAATATTTTTTTGTAATATTTCTTCGTTATATGCTTTCATTGCTTTGTGTTATTGGTTATAATTATTATACGATTTTAAATAAAAATGGTTACAGTTTCCTGCAACCATTTTAAATAAATATTATAAATCTGTAAGCATTACAACGCTTTCACCAGTTGCATCAGAGAAGGGATCAGGAATGATAGGATATTCATCATCATCTGTACATTGCTCCAAGAATGAACTGTCCATTGCGAACATTCCACCATTTGGGTGCTTATAGACTTCAAGTTGAACTTCACCCTTAGTATCGGGATCAATAACTGTAATCTGATTTACGAATTTTGATATTTGCATATTTTTATTGTTTTGGTACAATTAATTATACGTTTTTATTTAAAAATGGTTACAAAAAAGGGGTGAAATTTCACCCCTTTATATTCTGTACATTGAACAGATTAATATTGTAACATGAATTCCAATACCTTCGAATCAGTTTCCATTTTCTTTTCAGGGGCAGCAACAGTACGACCATCAAAAAGATAATTGTTGATACCGTTGTAAATCAACCAATCATTCACTTTACCACCGTAATAATCATTGGCTTCTTTTTCAACTATACCAAGGATTGTGTTAACGGTATTGAAATTTTTATTTTCAATAATACCCATTCCGGTAGCACGAAGAACTTCGATAATACGATCTTCCGGTTTAGCAATTGCAATACTACCAAGAATTTCGTATTTTTCTTTTACTGCACCATTGATAAGTTTATGGTTCATTGCAAAGTATTGCAGTCTTTCACTTAAAAGCAAAAATGACCTTTTGATACTTTCGGTATGTTTACCAACAATTGAAAGGTTAAACTCTTTCATTTCCTTTACAGGAATTGTTAAACCATTGGTACAAACCAAACGGAAATAACCAAAAATAATACGATATTTGGTTAAACCATTGTAAGAATGTTGAACCTTTAACATTGGGAAAATTTCATCATTCACATCATTCACTTTGAAACTGTTGGTTTTAAACTTGTAATTTGCATAAAACCTAACGTTATCAATGTGAGAATATTCAACATCGAAAGGCACGTTATGAGAATTCATAGTTTTTTCGATCTGTGGAAAAATTCCCGCATTGGGAACAAGTTCGTACCTTGGTGAACACGCATTTAAAAAGAAGTCACCGCCATTAATATGACCAACCACAAGCTTTGAATATTCACTATTCGAAGGCATTGGATTGTCACGCATTTCTACCGGAAAAAGAAGATCATTTAAAGTACAAATTTCTTCACCTTCTTTAAGTTGTCTTGGAATTGTTAAATTTGTTTCCATGTGTATTGTTTTTTAGTTAATTATAGAAATATATGTAATTATACGATTTTAAATAAAAATAGTTACAATGATTTTAAATAAAAATATACTTTAAATGATAATTGTTTCTTATTTAGAATAATTCTAAACTCAGACTTAAAGGTAGGAATGGATCACTGCACCCCGATTTTACTCAGCCTATATTATTTTATACGTAAAAAAACCCGAAAGGTTACAACTTCGGGTTATGTTTTTAAATAAAAATGCTTTTTTAGAATGTATCCCAAGCAAGGTCATGAGAGACAAATAAAATTTCCATTTGTCTTTGTTGAGTAACATCAACATCAAAACTTTGAAAGTTCTCAGTTGTTCTCAGTAAGTTTTCAGGAACTTGACTTGCAATTCTTTCTTTTGCGTTTTTAGTTTTGCAAATTACTGTTAGAAATTCACCCTCATCTTTTAGGGTAACATCAATTTCTCTTTCTTTTTCTATTTCTTTTGTTTTCTTAGCCATTGCATTGTGTATTGGTTATAATGATAATACGTAAGAAAACCAGTAAGGTTACACTACTGGCTATCTTTTTAAATAAAAATGATTATTGATTGTCACAATCAGGGTTAGAACAAACATGTACTTCATTCAGGGTTTTACCAATACCCTCTTTCATTACAGTTTTTAAAATGTATTCGTGGCAGTCAGTACATACTTCAAGTTCATCACCATCAGATGTTTCAAAATATTCTCTGTCAAGAATATCGAGATCAAGACCTTCGACATCAACACTTTCAGTTGTTACTTCACCTGTTTTAGTGTTAAGTTCTGCGGGGGTACGTACTTCTTCACCACCATCCCAAACTGATACAAATGTACCTTTTATAATATCAGATACTTCTTCAACATCTGACCAAGAAAGACAAACACAAACGTTCATAATTCCATAATAACCATCATCAAAAATTGGGTCATTTTCTTCATCAATTTCGCCTTCTAAACCTATTTCTCTGGCTTTCTCAATAAAGAGTGCCTGTGCTTTGTCAACAACTTCTTGAACCTTTGTTTCATCAAATACTCCAAAGGAATCAATAGTATCAACTACACCATCTTTAATTCCTATTACATTAATTATTCTCATTGCTTTGTGTGTATTGGTTATAGTACATTATACGTTTTTAAATAAAAATGGTTACAAAAAACCGTAATCCGGTTTATAATATTTCACCAAAAGTATTATTAATTAACTCTTGAAGTTTAACAGCTTCGGTAATGGTTTCCCGATATGCAATACCTATTGGACAATCTTCATTTGTATAGGTTTCATCGTCTGTACCTACATTGTCGATTCTCTCAATTTCAATCCAAATTTTAAATTTCGTTGCCATTGCTTTGTGTGTATTGGTTATAGTGATTATACGAAAAAACCCTGCAATTGTTACAGGGTTTTTAAATAAAAGTGTTACTTAGAATCTGTTATTTGCCATTCTGTAATTTCAGTATCAATAACATTGGCAGTTTCATCAGAGGCAGTAAATTCATAATCCATATCGGACATTACATTGTCAAGGCTTATTCCTTCTTCAACCTGAATGATTAACCTTACGGTTACGTTTACATAAACTTTTCTATATCCCATTGCTTTGTGTGTATTGGTTATAGTACATTATACGTTTTTAAATAAAGTTTGTTACAATATGTACAATAAAAAACCGGACATTACATCCGGTTTTCGTTTTATTCTATCTATATAATATAAGTCATTATTAATAAGTTTTTTATCGGGGCGGTTCTCTTATTGGAGCAAATTTAATTTTCGGCATACGATTTATTTTTTATTGATACGTAAACAATCTTAGTTTGTTACTGCAATCATTTCATATTTTACATATTTCAGGTTTAATCTTACCCTGCAATATGAAATGAACCGATTGTTTTCAATTGCACCTGCATACATTCTTCTACCAATCTTTTTGAAGTACTGATAGTTTGCACCACTTGTGAAATTAATGGGTTCATTTGCTTTAATTGCAAATTCACCTTTACTTAATTCCTTACGTTTTTCAATAGTTTCTTTACAACGTTTGCGCCATTCTCTTGCATAACCACTTGGGTCATTCTGATCATTTAAAGCTGTTAAAACTTTAAGAATACGTTCAGGACACTCAGATTCGCAAGGTCCTACAAATTCTGTCATTGGTTTGTAAGAGAAGTTATATCCACGTTCTCTTGACCAACGTAACAGGTAAACATAACAAAAAACCTCTTGGGTTTTATCATTTCTTATTGCAGCATAAAGAGTATTTCTCTTTACAATCGCAATATCCAAAATGGTTGCTTCACCACTCATGTTATTGGTGAACCATTCTTTTACTGGTTGATTCATTTGAAAACTCATCCATCCCATTGCTTTGTGTGTATTGGTTATAATTATTATACGATTTTAAATAAAAATGGTTACAAAAAATTCTTATTTAGAATGGTTCTAAACTTAGGATATAAGGTAGGTGTGGATTACTGCACCCAAGTGTTACCCTGCCTATCCTATATTTAATTATACGTAAATGATTTAATAAGGTTACGTTTTTATTTAAAATAGTTGATATATAATCTTTGTTTTTTGATTGTTAGGAATATATCCACTATTCCAATGACCGTAAAATAAACGACCATTTACTTTGCCTGTTGAATCGTGCCAACAAATGAACGTGTCATAATAACCACGTTGAAGCAGTTCAATATAATCGTATTCGGTTAAATCAATTTCCTTCTCAGGTTTGTACCATTCAGTAGTATGATTTTTAAACCATGCAATTGGCTGTATAGGATTCATATATTTAAGTTTTAAACACTTCCAAAAGTTCCATTATCTGAATTATCCCAATATTCACTGTCACCGGGGTCATAATCTTCAAAGTAAGTTCTTTCTTCTCTTAGTACACTTTGTCTTGCTGACCAAGCTGCACTTGCCGGACTGATACGAGTTGTATTGTTGCGTTTCTTCGGGTCAACTGTATTCCAATATCTGTCCTTACAATTGTTTCTTAGTTTAGTCTTGGCATTGCTACAAAAAACTTGGTTATAAGATTTCTTAACAAACCTACGACCACAAACCGGACATTGCACGAAGTCACCGACTTTTACATTCTTTGCAATCTTATATGCTTGGGTCATTTTCATAATAGATTATACGCAAAAAAACCCGAAGGGTTACAACTTCGGGTCTGTTTTTATTTAAAAACGATTAGATTATTCAATACTTTCAAAATAATTGTATTCTAACTGATTGTCAGTATCAACAATATTTGCAACGGTTTCATTGGTGAAAGCATCTACAACGGTTTTATCTTCACCCATTGTAGTAAAATACTTACCACTATTTAAACCTAAAACAAGGTCATTAACTGTTAAACCTTCTTTGATTATATCAATTTCTTGATTAACAGTTCCATTCGCTAAAAATGATATTTTTGCCATTATATTGTGTATTGGTTATAATTATTATACGATTTTAAATAAGAATAGTTACATTATTGTATAACATCAAAACTACCATTCTGAACTAAAACAGGTAAATGATTTCTATTTTCATCAAACATTCTTTGTCTTACCTGTTCAGCAGTAAAAGATTCCTTGACAACTTGACCAACAATCCAGTATTGATACATATCACAAGTGCCAGTACATTTACTATTCCAATCTTCAATAAGATGATCGAAACATTTTTTATCAGTAGTGTAAACCTTTGAAACATGAATAAACATTTCTTTGTCGTTACCTTTGAAGCATCCAAAGTGCTGAGACTTTTCTGAACGTTTTATAACTGTGGCATATTGAAATTCATAAAATCTGCCTGAAGTTTTACGTGCTTCTTCAAATGTGAATATCATTGCTTTGTGTTTATTGGTTATAGTACATTATACGAAAAAACCCTGTAAGGGTTACAGGGTTTTTAAATAAAATCATTATTAGTTCAATCTTAAATAATCGGCAATTTCTTTTTCTCTTTCGGTGAATAATGAGGCACATTTATTGTACCATTTTTTGTCTGCTTCAATCCAAAAAAAGTCAAGCATAATAATATCATCACTTTCTTTTTCTGAATATCCTAAATTGGCACAAAGTTCTGAATGAGATTGTCCCCAATTTTCTTTAAATTCTTTTATTTCTTGTTCGCTAAAATCTGCCATTGTTTTGTGTTTATTGGTTATAGTACATTATACGTTTTTAAATAAAGTTAGTTACAAAGTTTGAAGATATTCTGAATAATACTTTGTGTTACCCTCCCATATTCGAACATTAGCACCATTTAAATTAATTCTTTTGCCAGTGTGATAATGAATCAATTCGGGTCTTAATTTAATACATCTGCTAATTGCTTTACGTGTACCACGACAATCAAAACAGATACGTTTTTGACCACCATAATGCGACCAAGAATATACTTCAATACTTGCATAAGTTCTTTCTTTGTTGGTATGTAAACGACCGATTAAGACTTCATAATAATTATAATCTTTATAAGATATATTACGTTCTTTAAGCCAATATTCATATTGGGGGTTTTTACGAACTCCAAGAATAACAAACAATCTACTACCATTCCAATAGGTGCGACCGACTAATTCTTTTTTTATGAAGTTGTTCATGGTTATACGGTTCTAAGTTTATGTAACTGTTGTACTTTTGCAATTAAGATTTCATTCTTTGCCTCAGTCATAGCTTTTTGAATATCTCTTATGCTTATATCCTGACCACGTTTTGCCCATAATAAGGACATTATCAAAGCATCACTATAATTATTATTTAATAGTGATTTTACATTATCTTTAAGTCTTAAATATTGATAAGTTTGTAACATTGCTTTGTGTGTTATTGGTTATATATTCTTATACGTTTTTAAATAAAAATGGTTACGTTTTATTAATAAAAAAACCCGAACATTACATTCGGGTTTAAAGCAAACAAGCAAAGCAATAAAGCGTTTAAGATATATTAATATACGTTTAACTTAGTTTTATGTTACAAAAAAACCGGAAGTTATCCGGTTTTCATTTATTGTTTTAGCTTACATAAGCGGGTATTCGTTCAACCCTTTCATCAATCCACTCAACCAATTGATCGAAATATATTCCCATTTCTCCGGTGCGTGCTTTGATAGTTCCCTGAGTTGTGGTAAGATAAACATCAAACAAATCCAAACCATTAAGAAATATATAAACATATCCTTTGTGATGATGCCCCTGAACTAACATTCTGAACATCTTAGTATTTCTTATATCATCTACGATAAAATTGTGCGCACCCCAAGACATCATAATTGCACCACTTGAACGAAGTAAACGAATCAATTCAGGTGCATCAAAACTTCTGCAACCTGCCTTTTCAAAGTTTATAACTTCACCAACTTTGTTGTTTGAGTTTTTGATCTTATCTAAATCTTTCATTGCTTTATTGTTATTGGTTATAGTACATTATACGTTTTTAAATAAAAAAGGTTTCAAATTCGGTTAAATTGTTCATAAAATTCTGTACTTGTCAAAGGTTGTGAGTATTGTCTATACTTACAATCAGGACAAGTATAACCATTAAATCCAATACCAGCTTGCCATTCGCCAATTGTGGCATATCTACCGCATCTGCATCTTGCATGTGATGAAGGCATTGAACTATTATTATGCTTGCTCATTGCTTTGTGTATTGATTATACGTTTTTAAATAAAAATGGTTTCAATTTTGAATATCATTTAACATTTTATTTTCATACTCAATGATATTTTCAAGCGATAACCATTCAGGTTTAATAATTAATTCGTTCCATAATCTTTTCATTTCAGCAATATGTTTCACTATATTATCTGCCCATAAATTTCTTACTGAACGTTTACCATATCCTAAAAAATATTCACAATCTGATTGTAATCTGCTTAACATCATATATTGGAATTGTTGAGAATTTTCCATTGCTTTGTGTTATTGGTTATATTAGATTGTACGTTTTTATTTAAAAATAGTTACATTATACTAAAGAAACGTTCAAAATATTCATCTAATTTTGCCTGTGCATCAATTTCGGATAATAACAATTGATTATATAATAAATCTTTGTCATTTTCTTTGCGTACTTCACCAGTATTTAATATACCTAAAGATATAAAGTTATTGTAAACAGTTTTAATATCTTCCCATTGAAGTAAATTATCTTTATTGGCATAACTGTACTTAGCATTGTTGATATTAACCCATTTATCTTTGGCTGACATGTACAAAGTAATTAACAGGTTAGAAGAAATTAGATAAGTTTTAGCTATTTTACTATTGGTAAATTCATTCACAAAATTACGTTTTTCAACGATATTCTTATTTAAGACAATAGTTGAAAATTCAGTGATCAATATTAAAGTAAGAAATATGTAAGTGATAAAATTATTGGTTTCGGTTTTGTTCATATTACTTTCAAACTTGGCATTGATAACAGTTTTTTCATTACTGATTAAATTCTCAATGCGTTTCAAATCATTAATTTTATTCGATTCAAACTTTGTACGATTAGTATTAAGTACATTTTGTAAGTTTTCAACTTTATTTCGTATTCCTGTACGTTCTTCTAAAGTTGCTGCACTTGCACGTTTCCAATAATTTAACTCTTTATTGATAGTTTTAAATTCGTCTGTACTTTCATAAGTCTTACTCTGAACATCATTATAAGAAATTTGATACTTATTATCAATATTATTTATTTCAATAGTTTTATTAATAGTTGATTGATCTTTTATTTCACTTGCTTTATTGGTGAAAAAATACATTCCTATTGTTGCCAGACTAACACTAATTATAAAAGTGATAGAAAATGGTAATAATGCGTTTTTGCTTCCAGAAAATACCTTGCGGATTTCCTTTACTTTAATTACTTCATTTTGAATCAAAAAGAGTACAATGAACACAGATAATAAACTTAATACATATCCGCTAACAATACCCCGTAATTCAAAAATGATTGAAGTACTGAAAATAACTGAAAAGGTATTTGCAATAAATGCAGGAACATAGTCCATAAATTTCATTAATTTAAGACTGTTGTTATTCCTTACAATTTTAGTGTAATTAATTGCTTTCATTTTTTGTGTGTATTGGTTATTTTTTATTTGATTCTACGTAGATTTTTAAATAAGGTTACATTTTTAAATAAAAAAACCCTCTATTTTTATAAAGGGTTTTAAATCAATTTGGTTACATTTTTAATCAACAATTTCAATATCAAAATCAATAATCTGTTTAATTGTTACCCAAACATCAAAATTACCAATTGTAGTCATGTTTCTGTCATAAATTTCACTTTTACCACGATAAATATATCCAATTCTTTTTGGTTCACCATTTTCACCATCAATAAATACGTTGCCTTGTGGTTTACCTTTGTAAGTTAATGACATTCCTTCTTCTTCACACAATTCCTTAATTATTTCATGAATTGTTTTTTCATCAGGATTATATTTAACAATCTTATTTTTGATTGAAGAATCAAACCAAAATTTTCCTGTATAGTCACGATAATCTATTATTATAAGTATTTTCATTGCTTTGTGTATTGGTTACATTAGATTATACGTTTTTAAATAAAAAAGGTTTCAAATTCTATTAAATTGTTCATAAAATTCTGTACTTGTCAAAGATTGTGAGTATTGTCTATGCTTACAATCAGGACAAGTATAACCATTAAATCCGATATGAGATTTACATTCACCAATAGTAGCATATCTACCACATCTGCATTTTGCATGTGAAGAAGGCATTGTATTATTATTATGCTTGCTCATTGTTTTGTGTATTGATTATAATTAATTATACGTTTTTATTTAAAAATGGTTTAGTTTAAAAATTCATCATAGTTAACAAGTTCTTGGTACATTAAAACATCTCTGTTTTCTTTTAGTGTTTTAAGCCAATTTTCAGCGAATCTCTTAATAGCTGACAAAACATATTGCTCTTCTGGTTTAGGTCTCTTAAATGGCACTTTAACGCTCTTCATTGCCAAATATTTCTCTTTGGGATCATTCAAGTTTGGTTTTCTGTAAATAGATTGACCACCGTTACCACCAAAAATTTGTGTGGTTAATTCCAAACAATTAAGTTCTAAATTTAATGAAACTACTTGCACTTTTTGCCCCGATATACCGTTAATATTATAATCAGATACAGCAAAGGCAATTTTAATATACTTACCACCAAAAACTCCGTTACCTTCAGATACTAATCTAAAAGCTGCTTTTGGTAATACTTCATTTAATATGTTTTTAATTTTTTCTACCATGCTTTATATGTTATTAATTATAATTAATTATACGTTTTTATTTAAAAATGGTTTCATTTTAAGCAACAAAAAAGAGGTGTAAATTTACACCTCTTTTTGTTTTGTACATTGCTCGAATTATTTGCACATCGCTTTTAATTCGGCTTTAATTTCTTTAGCTTTAGTCCCTCTCCAACTTGAAGCATTGGAAAGAAAATATAATACTATGCTTTTAGCACTGTCCATACCGAAATTGTCAGTTATTTTGTCAAGACTGTACATTGCATTAAGATATGGTTTTGCACCAAAATACAATTCAGTACCTGAAATATTTCTACGCCAATTTGCATCTATTTCTCTTGCAATTGTGGACAATGGACGAAAATTTGTTTTATTTATCATTGCTTTGTGTATTGGTTATACTGATTATACGTAGAATTTTAAATAAGGTTTCGTTTTTAAATAAAAAAAGCTAAGTATTATACTTAGCTTTGTACATTGAACGAATATTAATATTATAGATTAACATATTCATTCTGCAAAACTTCTTGCAGTTTTACCCTACAACGATTTATCATTCCTTTAACCGTTCCTAATGGTACTTTGCAAATATCAGCTATTTCTTGGTATTGTTTGTCATCATAAAAAAACAATTCAGCCATTCTCCGATAATCAGGTTTTAAACTTTCAATTGCCTTTACTATTTTAATCCTTAATTCAGTATTTTCAACTCGTGTTTCAGTCGATTCACTACCAATGAATTGAAATACTTCTTTTCCGGTTTCTGCATCTGAAAAATCTGATACGTTTACTTTAGTATTCTTAGCATTACTACGATAATAATCAATAACTTTATTATTTGCAATTGTAAATAACCAAGTTTTCATTTTTGCTAATTTAACATTGTAATTTGCGAGATGTTCATTTGCTTTAATAAACACGTCTTGAGTAAGTTCTTCGGCAATTTCATGTTTGCCGTTAATTCTAAAAAGAATAAATTTATAAACTTCTTTATAATAATGATTATAAATAGAATTGATGTTTTTTTCATTATTTGCTTTCATTGCTTTGTGTGTTAAGTGAATACTAAATTTTGCTTGCTTATTTATAGTATAGTATACTTATATTTTTAAATAAGGTTACGTTTTTATTTAAAAATATTATATACCTTAATATATAGAAAATATTTTCATCTTTATTTAAAAATAGTTTATATAAAATGAAACATATTTCTTTTTTTAGAGTATAATCATTATATAATAACTAATAACACACAAAGCAATGAAAAACACAGTAAAAATTAGCAAAGCAGATTTTATTAAAATGCTCTTAACTTGGAATTTAGGTGCGCAACCTGCTTCAATTCAGTATGTTACTGAACCTAAATTGACTGCCGAAGGTAAAAAACGTTTTGGTAATATTACCAAAATTGCCAATGTTGGTGGAATGATAGGGTATAGCTACGAAAACAGCGTAAACAATCAGTTAGAACGTGAAAATAAAGAACGTGAATTTATGGCTCAACCTTTATGGAAGGGCAAAGGTAAACGCTTGTCTCCTGCCCTTGCTACACATATTGAGAACGGCAATTTTTACCTTACATATAAGGCACAACAAACTTTCAAAAGTTTTCACTTCGATATTAACCTGAATTTTGTACCCTATGCAATTTTAAAATCATTTTTCCCTGAAAGTAAAAATTATAGTCAGGGTGTAAATGAAGGCAGCGAAGTACACCACAGAGAAATAAAAATAGACAACGTTCGCAGGGTGAAAATCAAAAAAGTAACTTATGAACTGATTTAAAATATGAAAAAAAGAGGGTTATATTTTAACCCTCTTTTTTTTAACCTATTTCCTTATTTAGACTGTATATAAATAACATATATATTTATTTAGACTGTATATGAATAAGGGTAACCTCTATAACCCCCTATCCATGCACCCTGCAACCCCCTATCAACCCCCATCCTTACTCCCACCTATCCCCCCCGTATCCCCCCCTCCCTACCCCCCGTCAAATGAGGGGTCTGGAGGGTTGGGGGTGCTACACGACTATTTCCACAATAGAGAAAAAAAATCCTAAAAAAATTTTTTACTACCCAAAATTAAAGGTCAAAAAATTTCCCCAAAAATTTTTATGTAATTGAAAATATGTTTATTAGATATATTTACTTAAAGATAATCATTAAGGTGTTAATTACTTATTTTCTCTCGTTTGCAATAAACTCTCGTATATAATTAGAACTCTCATGCTCTTTTAGTTCTTTAATTATTTCATCAGCATTTTTGTAATGAATTGGATTCTGGTTTTTGTTTTTTATTTTAAATTTAGACATTTTTCCATTACTGAAATATTTTCAACCATCATATATTGGTTTGTTTCTACATTATAACCCAATTGTTCGAGAATATTTTTAAATAAATTCCAACTTAATGTACCTTTTTGTTCTATTGACAAAGTTTGTATTCCTTCTTTTATATAAGGTTTTGGGTCTTTAGTTCTTTTACCGTCAATACTATTTATTGCAGCAAACAAAACATATCCATCAGCTTTATGATATGCATCCCGAAGATTAAAACAAATTTTATTCAGATTGGGATTACCAGTTATTACAATTTGAAAATATTGAGCAAGTTCTTTTCCTTTTTCAAAGACATCCCCGGCATGCATGAATTCATTTTGATTTTTCATCATTTTATCTCCACCGAATACATCAAGAATAATAGTATGATCATCGGGAGAATCTACTTTTTTTGAAAGTAAATCTGTCGAGTTAGTTTTGGGTTTCAATACTCTTCTTTTTCTTGTCATGGTAAGTTATTTTTTATGATTAGGATTATTACATTGTTTTCCTTTTTCAACCATCCAATAACATCCGGGAATATTACAAGGATGCCAGCAATCACAAGTTCCTGCTTGTGCTCTGCAATTAGCACATTTCCAATCTACATTATCGAGTAGAACATCCATAGGTGTTCGGATTTTTTTTGGTTGTTCGGGTCTCATAATTTTTTAATTTATGGAACTTTATCAATTAATACAAATCCATTTTCTACTCCAATTAATTTACTTTCCCATTTTTTTGGATCGACATAAACCCTGCCTTTGAAGACATATCCACAATCATAGCATTCGTGATCAAGAAATGGGACACCATATTCAGTAAAACTTTTCAATAATCGAAAGTTTATAAGATGATTACAATTCTTATTTTTTCTAATATTGAACGGATTCATTGGAATAAATTTAATAAACAAAAGTAAGTTAAATTATTCTATTATTTTTAGTTTTTTGGTGAATTAAATATAATATCATCCATAAATTCGAAATATTTTTTAAATGGTTTTTCTGCACCTAATAACCAAAAAATAGATATAAATATTAACGATATTATTATATGAATTATTGCAATAATAGTAAGAGTAAGTAATGGTAATCTTTTCATGGTTTTAATTTTAACCAGTTATTATATTCTTTAACATATTTTTTACCATATTTGATCCATTTATAAAAACTAAAATCACTACCTATAATAATTGCTTTTAGTCCAATTAAACCAAATATTGTAATAACTATTCCTGATAGTATTTCCATAATTAAAAAGGATAATCTTCGATTACTTTAAGAAACATTTCACGAGGTAACATAGTATCCAATGCGGTTTCACATTCTGCCATTATTTTAGCAAATGCTATTAGTTCTGATGTTATTTTATTAAAATATATTGGTTCACCATCGACTTCTTTCCATCCAACTTGATTCTTTTTTATTTCACGATATATTCTTGTAATATAAGAATATGTGCAATTACTGGAAGGTGGATAATTATTTATTTTAATTCTTCCTGTGTCTACCCAAATAGTGTTTTCATCAATTTCATATTTCATGATTAATAATTTTAGTATTTATAAAATACTCCTTCATGTCTAATGGCTTGATAAATTATATCAAGAATAAAATAAGTTATTCCAAAATATAAATATTTTGAAGATAATATAATATTTGTAGCAGCCAATATTATTGCAATGCAATTTAACTTTTGTATAACATTTAAAATAATGTTTAAATTTTTCATTATATATGAATTCTCATTGATTATTTTCAAAAATAATCAATATTTCTATTGCATAACTTCAATTAATAAATACAATCTCAGCTACAAAAATTCAAATTAATTTTTTTATTTTTTTATTAAATTATTAATTATTAGCGTACTTATATTGATTTCATTGAGACATAAAACAATAAATATTTTTTATAAATTTTTATATTTATCATAAAAATCAATTAACATATATACAGTTCTTGCATCTCCACTACTTTCAAACATAAATCTTTTTCTTAACCAATTTACAGCTTGATCAAGAGTTAGTTTATTCCAATCAATCCAACCTTCCGGTACAGATAAACTTTCCAGATGTGCAGTTTTTTCATTTTCTACAATTTCATTTTCTACAATTTCATTTGTTTTATTAGCCATTTTAAATCCAAATTTATACATCAGATTTCCAAATTGTGTAATTTCAATAATACCATCGGGAAATTGTAAATAAAAATCTTCAATTTTTAATACACTTCTATCATCAATAATATCAACTGTAATAGGTGATTTAATCATATTTTGATTTTCCATTTTATTAATTTATTAGTTGTAATTTTTTGACAACTAACATTAACTTATAAAATTAAGTCAATTGATAATTATAAGAATATTTTTTCATTCTTATATTATAAATTTTAATCAAATTTTTTAATTTTTCATTTTCTAAAATTAAACTTTCAATATCTTTTTCTTCTCGAAGAATAGATATGATATGATTATTTATTCTAATACGTTTTTGTGATTCGTATCTACATCTAACTAATTCTTTTAAGCTTAATGTGTTATTGTCCATTCTTCAATTATTATTACAGTGATTAAAATTACAATTTTTATAAAGAATATTTCAAGCATATACTTTAAATCCGGAATCATATGCAGTTATTCCTGCGAATATTTTATCATCATCAAATTCAATTATTTCATTATCAGAATAACATTTGGCAGTTTTAATCCATTCAGTGAATGTTAATCCGAATAAATTTTCAAATTTTATGTCAAATTGTTCACGTGGTTCATTTTGTACCAACACCAATTTTCTTTTATTTACTTCCATTACTATTTTTATCAGGAATACTATTTCCGGGAACTGTAAAAATGGATTTATATTTTTCAAATCTATTAACCGCATCAAGTATTAATGTATTATATTTTTTTGCTTTTCCGATTTTTAATATACTTTTGGCTTCTAATTTTGCCAAGTAAATATCAATATCTTTTACAATAGCTTTGCTGAATACATTACATGTTAAGTGAGAACATTCACAAATCCCTTCATATTTTTTACCGGATACTATATCAACTATAGTATATGATAATTCATCTTCCGGTGTTGTACTAAAACCCCTATCGCCTTTACTTCTCGCATCACCAACATTTTCAATTATATGATAAGTATTATTTTCAGAATTGAAAATGTAATTTCCGTTTTTAATTTCTTCTTTTTTTAGCATATGTTTATTTATTGGGAATATCCTGATCTTTATTTTCATCATTCTGATCTTGAATATCGTTTTTACGATTCATACACATTTCTCTACCATACCATTTTTCTCTGGCTTGTAAAGTTTCATTAAATATTTTTAAACAACCAGTAAGATAATTTGCCAAAATAAAATCTGGAGTATCACTGTCATTTTCAAGACAATGTTTATTAATCAAGTGTTCGAGTTCCTGTTTGAAAGTTTCTTTTACCATATTGTTTTAATTTAAATAATTCATATAAATTTGATCAGTTCTAATAATATCACGTTTAAGAAGTTCCGATAATTTTAATTATGATTCTTTAAATTAATGCTTCGGGTTTGAATGCCTCCGGGTATCGTTTTTTTGCAAGACTAAACCATCTATTAAAATCTTCTTTTTTTTCTTTGGTTCTCATTGTAATACCCATAAACAATGATGAATGAATCCAACCTTTACCAATCACAAAGCTATAAAAATTATCTTCATCTTTATCATCCAGATGAACTTCCTGTCGAAAACCTTTAATACTATCATATGCATTTTTCAATACCACATTAGGAAATAGTTCTTTCACTTCATTAATGAATTCAATTTGATTACTTTGTGAATTTCCATCACTTTCATCACCAAAATACATTAAGTCCATCATAATTTTATTGGTTTAGAATGATATTCCAACAACAACAAATACTTTTTCCTGATCAGGATTAAATACAACCTGTCCAATTATGGGTAATGAAAATGAATCAGTAATCTGAATTATTTTAGTAGTTCCAAGTCCTACGTGACATATATTAAACTCATTATCTGTAGTTAACCAACCGTCACCTGCACCAATACTTAAATTGAAATTTTTAAATTGATATAATGTTTGGAAGTACATATCGTTTCCTTTTGAACCAACTCCCTCGGCTTCATTAAGAATATAATTTCCAGTAAGTGTTAATCCTTTAATTGTATATCCGACATTAATTTCAAATGCTTGGCTTCCGGTGGTATCTGAAACATCAAAAAATTCAAGATCAGTAAGATAATAATCGGTTATACCAATACTTAAACCGAATGAAAAATTATAACTAAAGAATAGATCGGTTTCAGAATAACCTGTTGCATCGAATGATCCCCATGCTCCGATTGTTAATTTTTCTGTAGTAAATTTAACTATAGGTTGAAAGGCAGGACCTGTTCCAAGCTTACTACCTCTAAATATAAAACTACTATAAATGTCAGCATTTGCTGAGAAATTTGAAGATTTTTCTTCTTGAGAAATTGCATTAACTACAATGATTGTAAATAAAATCACAAAGGTTAATAGTTTTTTCATAAGATTTATATTAAATTTTTATTAAAGTAATTCCTTCAGTATCTTCATAAACATCACCATCAACAACCAATTGAAATATTGATTTTATTTCTCTTGGTTTTAATTTTGATTCTTTTAAATATGCTGCATGAACTTCAGTAATCCACATTTCATAAAGTTTTGTTTTACGTTTTGCTTTTATTGCTGAACTTCTTAATTCCAATAAACCTTCAACAGTTTTAATATCTGCAATTTCATTAATAGTAGGGTCTTTTGGTATACCTGCTTTAAGGATATCCCCAATTGATTCATCACCACTTTCTGCAAGTTCATGGAGTTTTTTATTTTCTGGATAAATGTTTATTATCCAATCAATAAGTGTTTGAGTGTAGGTAATAGTTATCATTTTGTTAAATATTTATCATTGTCATCAAATGTTTTCTTTAAAAATTCTTCAGTTCCAATAATAATCCCATCAATTTCTGTGTTATCATTTTCACTATTTTTAGGTAGAAGAAAATTCCAGCCAAGTTCAATACCACACATTGCAATAAGAATAACGGGATGAATTTCATCCCCCTCATTAAATTTTAATTTTTGGTAATTAATTAAACCACTTTCAAGCATTTTTTTTAGTGCAGCTTCTGGTGTCATTTGACTTGTAATATAGTCGTATAATTCTTGTAATGTAAATTCTTTACTCATTATTTAATTATTTAGAAAATTTTTGAAATTGACATACTTTTATATGACCAAGGATAGAATGTTTAAGATTTGTACTTGCTATTGGACAATCATCACAACAAGTATTTTCCCCATATTTATGTACTAAGCAAAAATCAGTTTTTCTAAGAGTATTAACTAATATTGCAAGTTCTTCTTGTTTTTTTAGTAGTTCAAATTTTGGAACTAAATTTTTAAATTCTTCTTCAGTTAAAATATAATGCATAATAAAACAATTAAACCTTAGTGAGCAAATGTAGTAAAAAATATATAATTTACAAATATTATATTAGAATTATTATTCAATATACTTAAAGTATTTATATAAAAAGTTTAGAGTGAAAATAATTGATATTATAAAAGAAGAAATTTTAGACCCTAATAATATGATCTCATATATTCCTCAAGGATATAAACATAATATTTTAGATGAAACTTTTGTGAGTGTAAATGAAATTAAAACATTAACAAATGATATATTAAAAAAGGTTGCTAATAATAATTACCAACAATATAATCGGGATAAAGAATTCAAATATATTTATGGTTTGAGATTAAGTGATATGGATAGTAGTAAATATAAAGAGATTAAAGATTTTATTGAAAAATTGAATGTTGAGATATCGTTTTCACCTAAAAACCCAAGCATAAATAGTTATGGTGAATATGGTAATTATGAAACAAAAAAAAGTCAATATTTTAATCCACATTTATTACGAAATATAACAATATATTATGATTATAATTTAGTAAAAAATAGGATTGATGATGTAATTAAAGATCATGAGGAAGTTGAAGCATTTGATGTATATAGTAAATTATATTATCAAGTAAATTCATCATTAACTCATGAATTACAACATGCGTATGATGATTATCGAAGTAATGGAATGTCTTATAATACCAAACAATTTAAAGCATTTAAAGAAAAGAGTTATAATAAAAATACTAAAATTGCAAGAAGTCAGATTAATGATTTAGAAACGTTAAAAAGATATTTAAATTTACCCCATGAAATATGGGCAAGATTTTCTCAGGCAATGGTAAAATTACGTTTTTATACTATGGATTTTGATAATCAGGGAAAAATTATTGAATATAAAATGTATCCATTACAGGAAGTAATGAAACGATTTAAATATGAATATGAAAATTTTGGAGTTCTTTCTGATAATATGAAAAAAAGATTATATAGAAAAGTTGCACAGTTTTGGCAATATGAAAAAGAAAAAATAGATGAACTTAATTTAGAAAGAAAAAATTTAAGTACTAATAAGGACTAATGCATCTTTCATAATAAAAATTTAGAGGGTATGGCAGGATCATAAGGTAACTATGACATCAACCTTCTCTCGTTGGAATCACTCAGGAATGTCTTCATCGTGTTTACCCGAACATAGTTCAGCTCCCGTGCTTAATAAACCTTATTGTTTGCTTTCAGCAGAAAGATTTAGTGGAGAAGGAGGGAATCGAACCCCCAAAGATTATAAGTCTTCACAAAATCTGATTACGCACTCAGATAAAATTATCAATTATCATCCAATAGTTAGTGTTAACCCCACTATTACTCTTACTGTGTTTAAACACCGCAAGCGACTTTACCGTTTGTCTACTCCCCCAAATATTAAAAAACAGTCATTATCTGCATAACCATAACAAATATATTGCTCTTCTAAACACAAGTCTATCTGGTCTGAATCCATGTGTGACATTTTATAACCTATATTTCAGCATCCTATATGTAACGTTTCGTTCCCAATATTTACGTAAGGTTAATTAGCTTATCTTTCAGTCAAAATGTGAAATTTGCAACAGACTGTCAATATTTTAAATAATGAAGTGGTGTGTTGTTACACCAAATGCTCTTAGGACTGTTATAAGCATTGAAAAAGAAAGTTTAACTAAAGCACTTTCAGACTGAGTTCCTCTCGTACCTTTTCAGTCAAGATCATCACGTGATCTCTAATCTTAATTCCAACATCCTCTCGTATTTGGAACTTACTTACAACATAACTACTAACCTTTCATATTCAAACAGCAACGTTGGATGTTTCGGTATTTCAACCTAAACCGAACTGTATATGAAATTTCCAGTTTTTGTCTTCCGATGGTTTTACGGACGAACCCAATAGTTTGATACCGTCACGCTTGTCAACGCTGTATCAGCATAATACAGTTTAACTTCCATTGGCAACTCATTATAGGATGGCTACTCTCAAGCCTACCTTCCACATCATTAAATCTTTTTCAAAGAACTTAAAACAAAGCCGTTTCTGCTTATTCAACATCCAGACTGTTAAGCTAATCCCCAAGGAAAGGTTTAAGTTTGACCTGCTCACTTTGTTATTATATACAATTTTACGAATAAAATTTGGTTTTGTTACAAATAAAATAAGAAAAATTTAGAAAAAATTAGAGATTTGTGATATTAATGATATTATTTAAAAAATTTTATCAGAAATAGTATGAATTGCTGAACCACTTTCTAAACCAATTGCAACTAAAATTAACATATTCCAATTAATATATGTAAGAATATTTATATCTTTCCAGAAATAAAATATTGTAAAAGGTATTAACCCAATATAAATAACCCGAATTATTGTACCAATTAATATTCCATGAGTAAAAATGCTTCGATGTTCAAACATTAATTGGTATGGAATCCAAATTATCTTCAAAATGAACCAACGATTATATGGTCTACTATTAATATCAAGATCACCATTAAACATTAATGATGCAAAAAGATAAGCAATAAAAATAATACCAGTAATTTTAATATCTTTTGTTGTCCAATATGTAATTCCAACAATTATCGGGGCAGCGACTGCGGTAATAATATCATGAGTTCTTCCGTTTGGCATAATTATAATTTTTATTTAATTATACGATCAGAACTATTATTTGTTACAATTTAAATTTTGGAATATAGTTTATTTTTTAATTTCTTATAACAAACTTCACCCCAATTATTTTCTGTTCTATTTGCTCTTTTCTCATGAGGATGATTAAAATAAATATAATCACTATTGTGACCAAGTTTTTTCATTTTTTTGATATGAGTATTATACTCATAATCAGGTAATAAATAATGTTTATATTCGTGAATTACAGTATAACAAAGTTCTCTTATTGAACATAATGAATTTAAGAAAATAGAAATTGTTCCTTTATAATAATAACCACGTAATCCATATTTATGATCAACATAGTCTGAATTCCCTTTTGATTTATAAACTCTTATTTTAGGATAGGTTTTTCGATATTTTGATTTACCAAAAGTATTTTCACACCAAATTAATATAAGTAAAACCTTATCTCTATCAATGTTTTTGACCATATGATGTGATTTATATATTACGATAACAAATATAGTTATCCAAATTTTAAATAGCAAGGATTATAATTAATTTAATGTAATTAATTAAATATCAACTATATTTAATTATCTATTGGGAGAATCTTAAAAGAGTATTTACCCCTAAATTTATTATTTGCTTCATCTATTAATGTACGATAATAAATTGGTATTGAATCATATGCTGTTGATTGACCAAAGGATGGTGATTCACCTGCTCTTACTACTGCAATAAATGCTTCAGGTAATTTAGTTCCATATTCAAATTGTGCTTGATATGGAAATGCTCCTATTTTAATTAATAATTCGAACATATCTTCATGTAATAAATTACTTTTTTGTGCAATATATAAATCGACATTATTAGTTAGAATGGCTCTAACAGATGAATCAATACCTATAAGATTTCTTGGGTTTTTATATATTGAAACTGGTTTAGGTAATATTCTACTCGCAGATTTATTAACAAAACCAACCAATTCAGCATTTACTTCAATATCTTTTGATTGTTCCGGTGCATGACCTGTGGTTTTTTCAAAATATTTATCAGCTAAACTCATTGATGGTTCATCATCGGTTTGCCAATCAGAATAGAAATTCTGAAATTCTTCATTAATTATTCGAAGAAGTTTTGAAATCTTCATTTAAATGATATTTCAAATAAATACTTCAGTGAACTATAAATTACTTAATACTTATATTATCAATTATTATTTTATTACCCCAACAATGTGAACATATACGTTGACCTGATGTTGAGTTACTATCCTCAATCCAACCAAATCCATCACAATCAGGACAGTTTTTCCATGTAGTTTCGACATTTAATTTTGTTATTACTTCATGTAATGTATTATCTTTCAGTTGATCGGTGACATCTTCAACCATTGAATAATTATCATCTATTTTTTTCTTTAATTCCCAAGTATCATTACTAATTTTACCAATATTCCAACGAATTCGATATGCTTTTTCAGTTACTAATAATATTGTTACTGATGATAGTATATCAGAAATTCTAAATTGGAGTAAATATGTGTGATTTAATTCTAAATTCATAATATTTAATCAATATATCCTATAATTTTTAGGAATTTGGAATTGCAAAGCATTTTAATATCATCTCCTGTTTCATTTTCAATATGAACCACAGTTTTTTTATTTATAAGACCTTCACGATGATATGTTCTTCCTTGTTTTCCAGTTTTAGTTTCCACTAAATATCCAGCATCTTTACTCATAATATGTCATTTTGCTTTTTACTCCCTATGATAGTAACGTGAATAGTAACTTCTTTTGGTAAATTAGTTAACATTCCCGAAGATCGTTTAATTTCATTATAATAAATAATTTCCCAACCTTCTTTAATTAAATTATCGAAAAATTCTTGTATTGTTTCATCAGTAAATGAACCAGTGAATCTTTTATATTTTATGTTTTTTTCCATATAAATATTTAATAAACAAATATAACGAAACGTGTAATAAAAAGCAATACTTTTTGTATTTATATTTAAATAACTATAGATTAAAACTTACTACTATGGGTATAAAAAAAGATAAAGAGGTTATTATATTATCCCACAAAATTGATAGATATAAAAAGAAAATAAAAACATTAAAAAAATTTGGAATTTCAGAAAAAAAAATTACAAATTTAGAAAAGAAACAAGCAAGATATGAAACATGGTTAGTAGAAGTAGCAGAAAAAGGAGATTATAAATAAAAAAATCGGTAGCTAAATACTACCGATTTTTTTATTTATATATGTTTTAATAAATTCATAATCTCTACAATATTCTGAAGAAAATAAAGCTATATCATCGATATATTTTTGATATTTTTTATTCCAATATAAAATAAAATCATCAACAAAATTTTCAACATCTATTATTGAATGAATTTTATTATCTAAAAATAAATTTTTAATAACAACAAGTGTCCATGTTTTTTGATCTATAGATAATTTGGAATATTTTTTTAAAATATGATTAATTGTATGTTCGAAAACATATAGAATATTTAATGTTCTATCTTTTTCATTTAATAATTCAAGAACTGGAGTGTATTTTATTAATAACTCATTCCCATTATTACTTGTTGAACCTGTCATATGCGTTTTTTGAAATTTGACAAAACTCTATTTTACCAATAAATTCGTTTAATGTTTTTGCATTAGTATAACTCATTACATTACGTAAATAATGTTCAAAATTTTCAATCCAACCTTTTAAAAAATATTCAACATTTCTTACTCTTATAACACCTTCAGAAGTCTTAAACACTTTTTTACCCATTGCTTTCTGTGCTTCTTTGGTACTCATTCCCCGAAACTTCTTTTTAATTGGAAATCCTAACGTAAATAACCATTTAGCAATTTTTTTATTTATTTTTATTTTTAAAATGTAATTATCTGCAGCACTTTCAATGGCTTTATTAAATATTGAACCGATCATTACAAAATCCGCACCAAGTGCTAATGATTTAATAATATCAGAATAATCCTTCATTCCACCATCTGCAATTATGGCAGGTAATTTTAAAGTTATATTTCTGTTTTTAAATTCAGTTTCAATTTCTGTTTTAATTGTTTTAATATCATGAATTAATGATGCCATTGGATAACCAATACCCGATTGTTTTGTTGTTAAACATCCATTACCATTACCTATACCAATTCGAATATAATCAACACAATTATTTATTACATACCATCGATAAGTTTCTGGATTAGCAATATTACCAACCATTATAGTAATATCCGGTCTTAATCTTTTAATTTCTTTTGAATATTCAACTATTTTTTGCATATGTCCATTTGCAATATCAATTAAAATATGTGCATTAGAATGAAAAGCATTATAATTATCTTTACTATAAAGTTCTAAATCTTCTAAACCAAAACTAACAAAAATTTTAGGAAATTTATTAATATTTTGACAGTGCTCAAGAAATTGAGCATATTTTATTGTTCTTGGTAATGTAACAAAAATTTTATTTTGTAGAAAGATATTATAATTATCCAAATTTACTACTGTATCCATTGGTGCAGTAAATAATGGTAATTTAGTTGGAAGTATTACATCTTTATATCTACTTGTTACTTTGGTATTTATATTTGGAGTAATTAATATATCATCAAAATCTAACTTTAATTTAATTTCTTTCATCTAACTATATCATTTTCAAATTCTTCTTCATAATAAAAAGAGGCAAACGGTTCATTTTTAAATGATTTAACAAATTCATATTGACCTTCCGGGGAAATATTATCAAGAATTTTTCTTATTTCAGGAGTGTCATTTATTAAATATCCACCAGTCATATATGGTACACCGTTTATTTCAATAACAGCCAATGAAATTGTTTTATTAAGTCTATTTGCAAGTAATTTAACTTTTTGATATCCATTAGAAGATGGAGTAATATGTAATATTTCGATTACTATTTTTAAAAAATTAAAAGAAGTGTGAGTTATGTGATAAAAAATATAATGAAAAATGAGTTTTATTTCTTTATTCTTTAGTCTTAACAAAATGAATCATAAATTTTGAACATTCATATCGATATCATTTTTCGTATAGTTTCTTTTCATTACTGTTTTTAATCAAAAAACAACACACTTCAGTTTATTCTACTTCTTCATCCCAAGGAATATCAGTAGTAAAATTATATACATCAATTTCTTCTTGTATTGCATCAACTTTCTTTTGAAATTCTTTTATGTGTTCATCCCGTTTATTTTCGGACATTTGAACTTTATATTCTATAATATTTGAATCTGCGTATCCAACAATTTTATTACCTTCAGTAACATCAATTTCGTTTAAGAATGAAATTAATGCTTTATTTTCACCAAGAATATAAATTTTAGCTTGAATTTCAACATTAGCTTGATTAATAGCAAATTTTAAATTAATAAGTTTATCAATTTTTTTCTGAAGCTTTTCAAAAAGAGTATTAATATTAAATCTTTCAGAGTTCAAAGAACCCACTAAATAGGAGTTTTTGTCTTTGATTTGATTTTTTATTGTGGAAATTTCACCAGCTAAACGCTTTTTAATTTTTAATGCTTTATAAAGTTTCATATTATTATAAATTAATAAACAATATTAAATAAATTATCATTAATATGCAAGGACAATTTTATTTTTTTTCGTTATAAACAGTCATAAAATTATTTTTAATTCTAATATAATCATTATCAAGTATAAATGTTCTAAATTCTTTTTCAGTGGAAAATGAATTTTTAAATTTTGCCATCATGTTTCCCAATTCTTTACCTTTAAGATCAGGAAGCCATGATATAACAATATCACCATTAAATTTTTGAGATGCTATTTTATTAAGTTTATCTTCTTCATTTAATGTATTTAATTCTTTTTTTAGTGCTGCTTCAATAAAATATTCAGCAATCATTGGAATATATTCTTCTTTATCAATTTTAAATTCGTATCTGGAATTAATATTATTATCTTTGAGATAATTTAAAAAAAGATGGTATGATCCACGTTTACGATTTCTTTTTTTATCAACACTTTTAAGATTTTCCATTTGGAAAATTTCAGAATCAAAATATTTACTATTTATTGTAAATTTAAAAATGTCTTCAATATTATCAAATCCCTGTAAATATCGATCATAATCATATCCACCAAACTCAAAAATAGTTTTGGCATTTCTGGTTAATAAAATATCTGCAGAATTTCTTCCGTTGAAATTTCTAAATTTATAAAATAAACCATTCCATCCATAAGATAATCCAAATCTATGAAAAGTTTTACCCATAATATTTCCAAGGGGATCATAAGAATAATAAACTTTTGCTATTTCCCAACTTGATTCATCAACCGGAATGAAATCAATTTGAAAATTATTAAAATCAAAAGAGTGAACACCACCATTAATGTGAATTATTTGTGGTTTAAAAGTTTCTTCAATATATTTTTTAATATTAATTTTTTTATCCCGGAAATTTTGATCAATTTTAATTAAGACATCAAGATCACCATGATCAGGTTTTGTGTGGTAACATCTTACTGTTTGTGAAGTAAAACTTATATTATATTTAAATCTAACTGGAACTTCTGTTGTTATTCCTAAACCATATGCTAATTGAACTGCGATTTTTGATGCAATTTCAAAAAATTCTTCGGTTGTTTTTCGTTCTGATTCTATACCATATTTTTTTAATGCTCTACCACCCATATAAATTGTTTTTACAATTATACGAAAAATATAGCATTATTGTTATGATTTTTAGAAAATTTTAAAAGTAATTGTATTTTCTCCAGTATCTGGATCAGAAAATGTCCAATTATCAGTTTCTTCAATATTTTCTAAAAATTCTGTAAGTAATTCATAATCTTCATTATATGCTTCTAATAATAATTCTTCAGGACTGGTGGAATCAAAACTATAATTAATTTCTTCATCATCGTCATTGTTGCTTGATGATGAAATTTCTTCAGCATCATCATTAAGATTATATGTCCATACAATACAATTTCCTTCTAATTGAAATTCTCCATTTAAGTCTTCGGATTCAAAATTATTTTGGATTTCTTCAAATAATTTACTAATATTCATAGTTATAATATATTATGTTTTAAATAATTTTTAACCATAAATAGATTTTTTTTATTAAAAAGACTGAGAAATGTTAAATAATTTTAATGATAATCACTCATATCGTAATTACCAGAAATATTGCTATCTACTTTATCATCACGATATCCACTTAATTGACTAAGAGCACTTGATCCACCTTCAACAAACCAACCAGCAATATCTGAACGTTGATGAACCACATTTAATAATTTATCCATAATGACAAGTCTTTGATCTGGATTAGTTGTTCCATGAATTTCTTGTGATAAATTAACCAATGCATTGTATCCATAATCGCTAATATATGCTTGTCCTGATTTTGGGTCTTCTACAAAATAATCATAAAATTTTTCTTTTAAATTTTCATATAGAATTTCACGAATTTTTTCACGTGTCATTCCTTCTTCATAATTATTATTATAAACTTCTTGAAGATATTGATGAATAGTTGTATTACATGGTTCGGGTTGTTCTACTGGTTTTTTTTCTTTATATCCAGATTTAGGACTATCAAATGGTATTTCTAATTGATTGGTGTCGGTTGCTGGTTGTTTTGTAATGCAATTTAATTGTTCATTTACATAATAACCAATATATTCTTCAAAATCATCTTCTGGACTTTGAGAAGTATGACCACACAATTTGGTAATAATTGCAATTTTTAATGCGTTATTTATCATAATATCTGCAATCATATTCAAACCATTAGTATCCCTAATAATACCCATTCTCATATAATCTTCCCAAATTTTTTTTAATCGTGGAAATGGTATTAGTTTCCAACGAATATTTCTTGAAAAATTTTCATTGTTTTTATATAGAAATTCCTGAAATATATTTCCTTTAATTTCATCTTCTAAATTAAAATATTCGTAATCAACGTCTTCATAATTTTCTTTAAGAAACTTTATAAATTCTTCACGAATGATTTTTTTCAATGATATTTTCATATGACAATTTTCATATAAATAGTTTAAAAATGTCCATTTTTCAATAAGATAGTATTTATAAGAAATAATAATTATTATTTAAATTAAGAATTATGAAAAAACTTTTAAAATTTATTATGGCAGTATTGCTAATGTTAATACCTGTATCGATATTTGCGCAAACAGGTGATGATACAACTACAGGTTTTGATATTATGTCATTATTTACTAATTTTGCAACTTTTGGTGCTGGCGTTTTGGTTATTACGGGTGTTATTACAACATATATCCTAAAAAATATTTCAACGCTTGGTAGAAGTATTACAAGTTGGGTAATAGCAACAATTGTAGGATTTATTGGTTGGTGGCTACAATTGGGTATTTTTGTTGGTATTGAATGGTATATGGTTTTGGTTGTAGTAATAAGCTTTGCTACTGGTTCAAACATAATTTATAATGTGGACTGGATAAGAAGTTTATTGGCAATGTTAAAATTAGCACCAGCAAAAACAGAGTAAATATATGAAAATAAAAGGGGATCAATCCCCTTTTATTTTATTAACATTGTTCCATTGTAATATACGTCTCCTAAAATTATTTCAATTAAGAATGGATCATTAACACACATATATTCTTCATCCAAATTTGAAGCATTTATGAAAGTAATATCGTCAAATGTTTTAATTCCATAACCACCATGAATGTTACCAAAACAATGAATTTTTGGTCTTATTCTTTCTACAATTTCTTTATATAATGTAGGTGAACCCTCATGACTTTTATTCCAATCAACCCAATCCATAATTGATTGTGGTGGAGTATGAGTTATTACCACATCAGTATCGTCCGGGATTGCTTGCCAATGTTGTAAACATTTTTCTTCCGGGCGATTAAATGCCCAATTATTAAACGGTTTTGAAACAGGTGAACCCCAAAATTTTATACCTTCAATTTCTATACCGCTATCCTCTAAATATATTACATTTTCTGGAACAAGAGTTTTAGCATATACTGATTCTTTTTCAAAAAGAAAATCATGATTACCAGCAATAAATATTTTGTGTTGATATTGATTTAGTGTTGAAAACCAATCCATAAAATTGGCTACTTCATGGTTACGACCAACAGAAGTAATGTCGCCACAATGAATAATAACATCAGCTTCAGGTAAATTTATAAGACGTTTATGTTTGTTGTGGGTATCACTTATTATGACAATAGAAAGTTTTTTCATATTATGAGTTTTTATGTGTAAAAATATTAAGTAAAATTCCATCTAATTTACATAATATTGGTATTAAAAAATATTCTATTCAAAGAAGAAAAACATCTAAATCTTCATCATCTTGCATAAGAATTACGAATAAATTAAACATTAATAAATTGGGTGATTTTATTTATGGTAATTCTAATTATGGATTGAAAAAAAAAGAAATATATTTTAATATTGTTTCATGATGATTTATATATCAAGTATTATTATAATTTACCTTCAAAAACTTGAATTAATGTATATAAAATGGCAATTATACCACCAGTTATTCCTATTGTTCCAATAATCCATTTTTTTATTGCAACGTGTGATAATTGACTATCTTCTAAAGCACGTATACGTTTTGTAATATCTTTACTTTCATTAACATGATCCATATAATCTGCAACAATTATTGCTCTATCATTTATAATTTGCTCATGTTTTTGTACACTACCATTAATTTTATCAAGTCTATGATTTATACCATCCAATTTAGTATCAATTACTTTGAATTGTCCGTTTGCTCTTTCGTCACGAAATTTTACTGCGTCTTCAATTAGTGTACGTAATTCACTTCCTGTTATTGATATTTCTGACATAATATATCCTTTTTTAGTATGTTTTTGATATTTAATTATAAATACTAAAACCCACCAAAAAACAGTATAGATATAATAAAAAATGATAATATTTATTAAATTTTTATTTAAGTATTGGTATTTCTTTTAAAGAATTTAAACGCATATGACCAATATTATATCTTGTATTCCAAGGTGCAGTAAAAAGATAAGTAAAAACACCATGATTATTTAGATCAACAAAATTTTCATAAGAATCATCAATGAATATTTCAACACCTGCTTCTTTAGCCACTTCTACTTTACTTTGTTTAATATCTATACTAATTACTTTTTTAGCTGGAAAGTGATATTTATCAAGCCATGCTTCAGTTATTTCTTTTGATACTGGTCTTGATGTGATATAGCAATGTGGTTCGAAAGGAAGTTCAGTTGGTAATATTAATGGTTTAATGTTTAAATAAAAATCGTCCAACGTTCCTTTGTTACACATTTCATTAAATCTTATGGCTACTTTTCTATCCAAATACCATGAATTTGGAATTGCAGAAATTTCAGGATATAAAGCATTCCAAGAAGCAGTAAAATCTGCTAATACTCCATCAATATCTAATCCAATGTGTGGTTGTTTTAAAAATCTTTTTGGTCTATCATCACCTTGTGGAAATATATAATAAAAAGCATTTATAAAATGTACGTTACATGCTGCATGTGCAATATGTAATCTTCCACTTTCAAGATCATAATCTTCACCTTTTTCAATTGCAGCAACATGTCTTTTAAGTGATGCAAGTACAGATGTCCAAGTAAGACCATTTTCCCAATTTCTATCAAAATATTTTTCTGCACCATCAGTAAGTACTTGTACGAAATCTTCCATTGCATTTGGTTGTACCAAATCATAACGTAATTTTCCTTTATTAAATCGAAGACCACCACCTTTTCCAGTGGTTGCGGTTGTATCTTTATTTTTCTTTTCGTTTTTTTCTTCCATTATAACATCTTTAACTAAACTAATGTTTTTATTTTCCATAATTGTTTCATATTAATCAAAAATTTTTACACCAAATATATCTTCAAGGTCTTTAAATGATGCTTCATATATAATATTTTCAGTTTTAATATCATCACTAATTGAATAAACTTCTAATTCATTTATTTCCATTTGATAATCTTCAATTGTTTTTATTTTTTCTTCTTTTGTTTTTTTCCGAATTGATATAACATAAGTAAAAAATGCACGAAGATGTCCCGGTGGTAAATCTGGATGCGATACTACACGTAATGAACCAAGAGGTTTTTCACTAACTACTTGTCTTAATATCCATCGAGCATCAACACGTAATTCAGTTACATATCCTTTAAGTCTGTCCCAATAAGTATTATTTAAATCAAAATTATTCTCCATTTTTCATTTTTACTACTGAAAGTAATGGTGATTCAATAATTTCTCTTTTCGGGCAACCATGAATTTCCATTGCACGAACTGCAAGAGCTGCAACTTTACGTATTTCAGCAAGAGCTGCTTCTTTATTGAGACGATAAATTTCTGTTTTTGCTTTACCCAAATGATATTCTATATAGTTAATCCATTCAGCAACTGGTTTTTCTTCATCAGGGACATCACCTTCACGAAGGTTTGTATTCCAACGCCAATCTTGATAATCTCTTTCCGTATTGATATGTTTATATACATCAGTTCTATCTAATATTATTTTACGTTTTAAGTTTAAATCATATTTTAGATTATTTTTAATTATAGTAATAAAATTTTCTTGTCTATAAGAATTACTATTAATAAATTCTATCATGTTTTCAATACTATAGAAAACTGGTAATTGTGGATAATCTTTCAATACAAATTTTTCAATTTCATATTTACGTTTAATTGTATTTTCTAATCCAATTATTAGATATTCATTAGTCATTATTTCTGGATTATATTCAAAAGAATATAATATTCCTTCTAATGATCCCCATGAATGACTGTTTGGTACAAGTTGATGCATAATTATTTACGATTTATTTTACGTGATTTTTTTGCTTGTTTATTTTTACGTTTACGTTCAGATTTAAAAGCAACACCAAATGTTTTTTTGGGTTTATATGTTTTTTTAGAATTTTTTAATTTCTGAATAAATAATTCATGTTTTTCTTCTTCGGTAAGTTCTTTATCTACATCATCTTCTGTTTCAGTATTGAGTTTTTCAACTAAATTTTTTTCTGGAAGATTTTCAATTTCAGGAAGTTCAGGTGTTATAAATTTTTCAATTTCTTCTTTTGAAAGTATTGAATTAATACTTGGATCGTTTTTATCTTGCATATTAAAATGTTTTTTTAAATCATTTAATGTTGGTATTATTTCTGAATATGTAAACCCATTTGTTTTTTTGTTATTCACCACACATTTAGAAATATTGTTATTTTAATGTAAATGTAAAATATATTTGTGTGATATGCAAGAAAAAAAAGGGAGACATGCTCCCTATTTTTATATTTTTTCTAAAACCGGAATTTCTTCCAAATATTCATACTTTTCCAAAATTCTATCAATACTTTTTTGATAATTGTTAAGTGGATGATTTTCTTCTGGATAATGATTTTCAATCTGAGAATATTTCTTACCTCTGGCAATGCCATATACTGCATATAATATGCGTAAATCTTCTCTGTTGGTAAAATGTTTATACCGTGCTTGACTTGCTTCCATTTTTCGTTCACCAATAATATGAACGGTTTTCATTTGATTCCTATAGAATTTCTGTAATTCTACTTTGGTTTTAATTTCTTCTTTAATTTTTAAGACATTGATTTTTATTATAGTTTCCATAATAATGTTTTTTATTTAATTGTAATTAATATACTTATTGTAATTTACATTTTGTAATACGTATTTTGCGTTACGTAATTAACGTAATATTAATCCATTTTTTATTTGTATTAATTTCTGATACAATGCTACGACTCACATTAAATTTTTTTGCGATATCCTTTTGAACATCACCATTACTAATCATTCTTTTTATTTCAATAACCATTTCTGGTGTTAATTTTTTAACACAATTACCAGATGTATAGTTGTGTTTTGAATTATCAGAATGTTTCAACCATTCTAAATTTATATCACGATTATCGGTTTTTATACCATTAATATGATTAACATCGAAAGTAATGTTATAATTTTTTTTAAATGTGATTGCTACCAATCTATGTACTCTATGAGTTTTTCGTATATGTTTATAATCGGTTAAACCAACTACAAGATAATCCCGCAAAAAATTTTGTCTTATTATTTTGTTACTACCATGTTTTTTAATTCGACCTAAATTAGAAACATAATATAATCCTTCATAATTTAAAACTGGTTTCCATATTTCACCATTAATATCCTTAATATTTAAATTTTGATAAATTTTCCTCGCATAATTTTTATAATCTTGCTTATTTTTTTCATCACTAATTTTATCGAAACTTAATTTAATTTCTTCAATAGGAATAAATCCATCATATGATAATGTTTTTACGTCACCATAATATTCAATAGTTTCAACATACGGATTATTAAATTCGAAATTAATAAAAATAAATTTACCACGATGCCATTTAGCAATGTTAGTATTTCTGCAAGTACCAATGTAATATGCACCCTCTTTTAAATTCAATTTTTCTATCATAATAATTTAATATAAATACTTCAATAGTGAAAAAAGATACTAATCATGTAAATCACACTATTATGGTGGTCTGATGTCTATCTATGTATCTTTCATAATCTTAATTTTTAAATGCTAAATCTAATTTTTGAGTAATTTTTATCATTTCAGGTGTACCCATATAGCAAATAGAGGTCAACTGGTTATTGATATCTGGTTCATGAAATGATACAACATCAGCACCATTGTCTTGTAATTTGTAATAAAGTCTTTGTAATTTTTCTTCGTTGTCCACAGAAAGTGATACAACATATTCGGATTTTTCAACCCATTCCCTATGGAGTTCGGGATAATGATACGCAAATCGACTACTACTATGTATAGTTTGCGCTAATTGAATTCCTGCCGGAATATCATTTCTTGTTACTGTTACTAATTTAACCTATTTTTTCATGATTCAATTTTTAGTTTGAAATAAAATTATAAATACTAAGAGAGTACAAAATTAATTAAAATTATTTAATATGCAAGTAATTTATTTAAATGTTTATCATTGGCAGCATAAAAATCATCAAGTATAAAATTATTTTTAAGATAATATTCCTTTGTTTATTTGTCATCATGATATTATTATATTTTAATTAAAATAAAGAGTTTTATTATAATGTATATTCACTAATAAATCATTAGATTGTTTAATAACTAAACATTTTATAAATTCATCAAATTTTCTATTACATCTACCAACAAATAATACCCATAGTCTTTCACCCTCAGTATCCCCATATAGATATTTTAATGTACTTTGTGAACATTGATTTTGAAATTTATTTACAGATTCATTCAGAGCACTCCAATTAACAAAAATTTCTATTTTATCTGGTTCATTTTGCTGGAATTCACTTGCTATTATTTTTTTCATAATATCAATTTTTGCGATTCATGCCAAATAATCATATTAGAATTGTTTCCATTTAATAAATTAATTTTTGCGACTGCGACAGGATTCGAACCCGCATAGACCGAGGTTAGAATTCGGTTAGTGACCAAACACCACGCAGCCATATTATGATAATACGAATTTAATAAAAAAACGTTACAAACGTAATACGAAAATATGGTGTAAGTGATAATTGTATTAGAAAATGAATTAAATTTTATGAAAATATGAGAGACCAACACCTTAACCATTCAGCCACAGAACCATTATTTTTTAATCATCCTCAAATTTAAATATATTTTTTCTAATAATTTCATAATTTTCAAAGCATAAACACATTGTTTTGAATTCTTTACCCATTTTAGCTACTTGATAAATGTATTTTTCACCTTCTTTAATTATTTTTTGTAAGTCATTTACATTAATATCCCACTCTAATCGTTCTTCCGGTGTACTATTTTTCATAATATAATGATATCCATCACAAAATCGATTAAATTCTGAAATTGGGTATGTTCTCTTTAATAATTCAAAATCATTTGGCATATTATTATAATAATATGAATAATATGTAAAAATGTTACAAAAAAATTATAAATGTTTAATTATTTCATTAAATTCTTCATCAGATAAATTTAATCTACTTTTTACTTCATTAATAAATGTTAATGCACCATCCATTTCCCCATAAGCATCTTCATAAATCACAAAAAGCATGTCTGCATTTTCTTTTAAAAATGGTTTGATTAGTGTAAGTGATGAGTCTTCATCAATAATTATTGTTGCTTTTCTTGTTTTATACATGCTGGATTTTCTTTTTGCCGTTTAAATACTGTTTTTACTGTAAAATCTCTATTATATTTTTCAGCTCTTTCTTCTTGATAATATATAAGTTCCCAATTATTTTCACCTTCTTTATTTAATTGTTCAACTAAATCAGAATATAGTTGAGAAATAAAATCTTTTCGTTTATATTCCCACATAATTTTTGTTTTACATAAATACAAAATTATGTGGGAATATAAATATTTTGCGGAAGGTGAGGGATTCGAACCCTCGGAGCAGGTTTCCCCGCCCAACGACTTAGCAGATCGCCCCTTTAGACCACTCAGGCAACCTTCCTTATTTATTTTTTACTTGGAAATTCTTTTTCTACATCATTCATCATCTTCAATATTAAATTTTTTATTTTCTTGTCTTTGTGATGGAGTGAAAAAATCTAATTTTTTAATTCCTTTTCCTTTGGATTTTAAAAAATTACCACCCCTACCCCAATGAAGTCTTTTATCTACTTTTCTCTTTTTATTTTCAGATGCCATATTTATTCAGGTTTATAATAATATCCATATACACATCGAGTTCCATGTCTTGAACAATCAAAAATATCATGAATTACACCATCAATTACTGTTGAAAGATGTCTTGATAATCGTACAATTAATCTACCTTCAGGTAATTCATCTGAACGTAAATGAACTTTACAACCAGAACCAATTTTCATACACGGTATCCAAATATATCCAAGTGATTTAAGATATTTATCATATGTTGATTTAAATACTCCAGTTCTGGAATTAGATTTTTTTTTCTTTCTTTTTTCATTTTCACCAATAATATTAAGGGTATTATACACTTCTTTATATGGTTTTTCAGTAACAATTGCAATTGCTCTCGTTACACAATCACCTGTAGTTCCTTTATAACCTGCAGCTTCTCTACCGCCATCGTTATAAACAAATTTTTGTCCAATTCTATAATCGATACCTTCTTTAGTACCCATTTCAGACCATATAATAATTTCATTTTCCATTTTTATTATACGAAAAATTTTTGAAAGAGTTACACTGTTTTATGGTATAGTAATCTAATATTCATCTTTTTAATTTATTACATTTTAGTCCATCCAATTATTTCTTTTTCTTCATCAGTTATAAAATGACAAGCAACAATCCTAAATTTTATTTTTCTCCATTCAATAATTAATGGTTTTATTAAAATAATTCGCCAAATTATTATTATCGTTGGCAATCCAAATATGGAATCATATTTATTCCACCATTGATTATTAACTCCAAACTTTTTAGTTCTAAGTAAAAGATGAAGAAAAAGTTTCCAGTTTTGTTTATAATATATTATTGCTTTTTTATTTATTTTCATATTTCAAAAATAATATATAATATGAGCGTAGCCAGAATTTTGTTTTATCTCATCATTTATCTAAGCACCAACCCGATCTCATAAACCTGCTCACCGTCTCGATCTGTTTGGCTTGCATCCTTGGCAGTTTTAACGCATATTCTCCTTACAGAATTTCCGTAGATACTTATGCTCCTGCCGTAAGCAGTGATGTTCTGAACTTCCTCTTGTTCATTAAAATCGTTTGTTCACGGAAAGTAAACAAAGCAAAATATTGAACAAGCGATGAATCCTCTGTATTATACATTAATCAACTTTTGATGTCGTAAAACCATCATTATAATAAAGTCTCCCTTCTTTTTGAAGTATATTTATTTCTACAGGATCATTAACTTTATATAAATCACCATATCCATCTTCTTCATAAAAACCTTCATCCAACCAATGTCTAAAGAATAAACTCATTATTTATACAGTTATTAAATTCCAACAACCGTCATAATCTTCAACAACGGCAGTTTTATGATCAACCCAATCACCTACGTTGATATATAGTAACATATTTTCATGAATTACAATTGGTTTATGTGTATGTCCACATAACAGAATATCACATTTTTTTAATAATCCATAAGTGATATAATTATTATCCTTATCCCCGGTAATTACTATTGATTTATTAAAAAATCTTTTAAATTTTAAAATACCACTAATCCAATCACCATGTGTTGCATGAATTTTACTACCATGTGATTCAAAATTATAAAATTTCTTTATTTTTATTTTCAAAAATGGTTGAATGATTTTCAAAAGAAAAAAGTGATAATCATGATTACCTACAATATATGTAGTATTTGTTTTTTTTTCTTTAACCAAAGAAAGAAATGCTTTAATAATTATTTTATCTCTTTTAAAATTAGAAGTTTTTTTCATTAAGGCAAAAACATCCAAGATATCACCAAGTAAAATTATGTTATCACAAGGATTATCCAATAAAAATTGGAAATATTCCCGAAATTCTGAATTATTAGCAAATACGTGAGTATCAGAAATTACAATGGTTTTGTATTTCATAAAAATTAAATATTATCTCCAAAGATGAAGATTTTTTAATTCATATACAAATATTCTATTAACAATATAATCAAAAATTATATTTAAAGAACTTGGAGCGGGAAATGGGGATTGAACCCACGACCTTCTGCTTGGCAAGCAAACGCACTACCACTGTGCTATTCCCGCAATTTGCAGAGTTTCCTCTGCAATGTTTTTAAGGCATAAGATGAAAAGTATTCAACTTAGCTTTTAATTTTTCGTTATTAACAAAACACTTATAACCATCTGCTTTTTCATATGCATCAAATTGTGTTCTGGCTTTAATGTAAAACGAAAGGATTTCACCACTCGTAAGGGTGATTTCCACCAACCAATATTTCATTGGCGGTTTCTTTACTACTTTTTTCTTAGAATTTTTCATTCTGATCATAATTCATCAAGTAGCCAGATGAATTATGATGTATTAAATTTCCTCATATTCTACAAAATTAATTAAATTTTTTTAATAAATACTATTATTTTTAGTAGTCTCAATTATTCTAAATTAATTTTAGTACACCCGAAGGGACTCGAACCCCTAATCTTCTGATCCGTAGTCAGATATGTTATCCATTACACTACGGGTGCAAATTGTACTCCTGACAAGAATCGAACTCGCATAATATGATCCGAAATCATATGTTCTATCCATTGAACTACAGGAGCATTATTTATAATATAATTTTGTTTTTTCTGATAATTCCGGGATTAAAATTATTTTTTTAAATTCATTATGTTCTTGAACACTAAATATATTTGAATATAATTCTGTACCAGCACCACCAAATCCACTTATATTCCATACATTCATTTCCCATCTGTAATGAAATGTTGGAATATCATCTTTCATCACAAAAATTTTTGCATCTTCAATAAAGCTTTTATCTTCACCACAACTCACATAATGTGGAAAATAATGTGATTTTACATATTCAGCTTTAATACAAACACCATTAAACGGTACATTTATAAATTTTTTAATAATATTTTCATTATTTTCAGAAAAATCACAATTTTTATTTGTAATTATATCGTATTCATTATTTTCTAAGTGATGTTTTATGTGTCTACTAAGATGATTACTATAATAAATATCATCATCATCCATAAAAAATACAAATTCACCTTTTATTTTATCTTTTGTGAAATTTCGTTTCATTCCTAAAGAAATAAATCTTTCTTTCAGATTATAAATTGTAACACTTGGATTATCAAAATAATATTCAATTGTTTCCTGATCATTAATTATAATTAATTCTTTATTTGAATAATCTTGAGCAAGAAAACAAAATAAAAGTTCTTTTAATAATTTAGGTCTATTATATGTAGCACAAATACAAGTTGCTAATGGTGGATTTTTTATATAATTATTATTTAATATTTTATTCATATTAGAATCTTTCGTACTCCCAACAGGACTCGAACCTATATAAATTGTTTAGGAAACAATTACCCTATCCCTTGAGCGATGGGAGCATTATATATTTTTATATCAAGCTTTAAATATTATAAAAATTTTTTATCATTCATTTAAATAATTTTCCATAATTATTTTTCTACCTTCACCATAAACAATAATGATACAATGATTTGATTCATCCAGAAAAGCATAACCATTAAGATTGATTAATTTATTATTTTTATCTGTAATAGTTAATTTACCTTCCATTTTTTTAATCGTGTGGTACATTTTATTTAATTGAATGTTTGATACTATCAAAGGCAATTTTCATTCTTTTTTCATTATCCAATACTACATCATTAATTACTATGATTACTTCACCACAACAAATAATATAATCTACCCCTCTTGGTACAGTTACTGGTTGATTACATTTAGGACAAATTACTGTTTTCATATTCTTTAAATTATTAGTATCCCCACATGGACTCGAACCATGACCGGAAGTTTAGAAAACTTCTGTTCTATCCTTTGAACTATGGGGACGTTTTTGTAAAGTTAAAAAATTTTAATGGAATTATTAATAATATTTTGAGCCGATAGTAGGATTTGAACCTACGATATCTTGTTTACGGAACAAGTGCAATCGACCAACTATGCGACATCGGCAAAATTAAAACCATCTATTTTTTCTCATGAAATATATACTTAATGTGGATAAAGCAATTGAGAAAATTATTATTGAAGGAAGTGCCAAATCAGATTTTTCCATAAAATTTGGAACATTCATTCCAAAAACACTTGCAACAAAGGTTGGAATCATAATTAATATTGAAATTAATGTTAATTTTTTCATTATAACATTTAAATTGTTTGAAATTATTGATGCAAATGCATCCATCATTCCACTTAAAATGTCTGAATATATTTTTGCCATTTCAAGTGCTTGTTTATTTTCAATCATAGCATCTTCCAAAAGGTCTTCATTAATTTCAGTAGTTATTTTTTTAGAATTTTTAAGTTTAAATAATACAATTTCATTTGATTTAATTGAAGTAACAAAATAAACAAGACATTTTTCCATTTTTAATAATTTTTTTAATTCACTATTTTTAATAGATTCTTGTAAATCTTTTTCAATTTGTGCAGTTTGTTGATTAATTTGTTTTAAATATTTTAAATATATACTACCACAACGAATAAATAATTTTAATATAAAACTATTTGCATCAGTACTGATATTTACTTGTTTTAATTGAAGTATTTCATTATTATGATTACAAATAGTAATAACTATATCATTTATAATAAAAATACCTAAAGGAACTGTATAATATGGTATTCCATTTTGAGTACTTTCAACAGGTATACGTATAATAATTAAAGAATATGTATTATCAATTTCAAATCGGGGCATTTCATCGGTATCAAGTATATCTTGTATACTATCCGCAGGTAAGTTGTATTCTTTGATTAATTTTTCTATTTCTTCTTGTGTGGGTTGAATTACTTTTATTCAACTTCCTTTTTCTACTTTAGATATTTCATCATATCCACCAAAAGTTTTAAAAATTTTAATCATCAATATGTCTCCTTTTTGATTTACATAGATTTTATATTTTTTTTCTTAAAATCACCAGTTTTTGTAATCCACCAATATAACTGTCTTAACCAAATAAAACCAATTACACAACCAACTAATCCAAATAAAATAATTATGAAAACTTTATTAAAATAATATTTATTATGAGTTATCCATTTGGTAAAATATCCACCAATTAGTGCAAGGATTATTATATATAAAACATATTTTGGAAATGTATACCAAAACCATTTAATACCTTCCCAAATCCATTTTAACACTTTTTTCATAATATTTTTTACATAAATACTATAAAAGTTGTTTTGCGCTACGAGTAGGATTCGAACCTACGACCTAATGGTTAACAGCCATTTGCTCTACCAACTGAGCTACCGAAGCATTTGTTGGGATGATGGGGGTTGAACCCACATGTGACCAATTACCGTTTCCATTGTGTATAAGACAAAGCGGATACATCCCAATATTATTTTATTATTCTACCTTTATACCAATCATTTGGTATTATTTCATATTTATTTATTTTTTTATTATTAATACCATTAGTTATCCATATGGTATTATATTGTGAATTATTCTCACCAATACCAATTCCTTTCTTTTTTTCACACATTAATTTTTTTGTTTCTTCACTATGTTTCATATTTGTCCAATCATAACGATATTTTTTTAATGGTGAACCATGTTTTTTTATATTATTATTTCCACCTTTAATACCCCATTCTTTTAATTTATCTTTATATTTAATTGATCTAACATATCCACCTTTTTTTACAGATTCTATCGAAAAAAATCCACCATCACCACCAATTTTTAAATTCATACATTTTTCTTTTGCAATTTCATTAAGATTTACAATTTCTTTTTCTCGTTCAATTAAAGATTTTCTATCTGGAATAAATTCAATAATTTTTGCTTTATGATTTTTTTTACCATATTTATTTATAGAATATCTTAATCTTTTACCTGAACCCAAATAATTATCATTTAAATTATTAGTTGAATGCATTCCATAATAATATCGTTCAGTGATAATATTTGTGGTTTTATAAATAAAATGATATTGTTTTTCTTTTCTTGCCATAATTTATATTTCTCAATAAATACTAAGAAGTACAAAAAACGACCAATGGAGCATTCTATCGGATTCGAACCGCATATCTTGATTACAAATCAAGCACATTACCGGATTATGTTATAGAATGCAATTGAGCGAAACGTGGGAAATCGAACCCCGTCTTCTGGATGGAAACCAGACACTTTTACTCATTAAGCTACGTCTCGCATTAAAGTCCGATGTACATCAAAGGGATTCCGAAAAACAGTCAGGATAAATTAACTGACCTTGTACACCCACAGCAGGATGGGACAGTGTGCGGGTAAACGGGATCGAACCGTTTCTATACCAGCTTGGAAGGCTGGTGCACCACCATTTATGCGTCACCCGCAAGTACAGGGTACTGCACAAGTTATGCAGTGGGGACACCCTGATTATTAATGTGGACGGGGCACTGTGATAAAACAGCGTATCATCCCCGATGTGTGGTACATTAAATTTCATATTTTTCGTAAAATTTAAGCCATTTTCTTATTGAATTATCACTAACACCATATTTACGACCAGTTGTGGAATAACCAAATAAATTAACATCTGAACTTAATTGCTTAAATGAAGGTCTTTCCACTTTTCTTAACTTTTTTGATATTGAAATGAAATCTCTTTCTTTTGTTTTTATTTGTTTTTTAATTCCAATATTTTTTCCACCATGCGTTGATAAGGTTGCATTACAATTTGGACATAATATTTGTAAATTTTCAAACCTATTATCATCATGAATACCATTAATATGATCAAGAATTAAACTCATATGTTCACCATTCCAATTTTCATTTTGTCCACATTTTTCACATTTTCGTTCTTTTGTGGTAACTACTGGAATCGAACCAGTGTTGTCGTAGCTCTTCAGGCTACCGCTAAACCGTCTCAGCTAAGTCACCATAATTGTTCCGGTGTGAGCCTCGTACTCACTTCCCCGCACGCCATTGCAAGTCGTGAAAATGTCTCGGAGAAAAAAATGTATTAATCGCATAAATTTATGTGTTGCCAACCACGTCTGCGATAAACACTCCACTGAACATTAGGGTAGCATCTTATGCACCCGGAACTCGCACACTTTACATCAATCACATTCTGCAAAACATAATTGTTAATAGTATTGTGTGAGAATGAATCAAATTGCAGTCTAATTCATTTGCTGACTTTGAAGGATTCGAACCTTCCAAAAGACGAGATGCATCACAAATCTTTTTGTTCCATTATTAAAGTCAAATTGCGGAAGATAAAGGATTCGAACCTCTGGATCAAATTTCTTCGATCACAATTTTCCAAACTGTTACATTACCACTCTGTCAATCTTCCAACTGTCCCAAATATATGAATAGCACTAAATGCGCATTGCTTTTTCATACTTTTGTATACCGTTTGGGGCGGTTTTGCGGAGAGTACAGGATTCGAACCTATATATCGTTTTCGATGACAGTTTTCGGGACTGTTGCAATGACCGTTCTGCCAACTCTCCAAATATCATGATTGCATCAACATCAAATGCTTCATCGGTGATCAATTTCCAAAGATATGGTTCGTGCCGTAATTACATCAAGTGCGGAAAATGTAGGACTCGAACCTACAAGCCACGTTCTTCACATGACACGGCAGTTTTCAAGACTGCTGCCTTACCAATTAGGCTAATCTTCCAATGTGTGAATTATGTAACATTTAGATTTAAATATATAACTTTTTAATTTAATTAAAAAGTATTTATATATAAATTATATTATTTAAAAATATTTATTATGTCAGTAATTACCATTTTAATCGTATTAGTAGTTGTAGGAATTCTTTTATGGCTTGTTAACTCATATATTCCAATGGATGGAAAAATTAAAAAAATCGTTAATATTGTAGCAATAATTGCTATTATTATATGGCTACTTAAAGTATTTGGTGCATTTGCTTATTTAGGTGCAGCACATATTTAATGATATTTTGGGAAAATTTGAACCCAAAAGTATTATATCTATTTATAGTGATTCTATCTTATACGGGATTCGAACCCGTACTGCCCGTTCATATGGGAGTGCTATCCATTACACCAATAAGATACCCTCACTCTAATGTTAGTTAAAATGATCAGTTTTAATTAACATGTTCATCTCGTCAGATGAAGTTGGGAAGGTGGGAGTTGAACCCACGTGTAACCAGACTACACTTTCAACTGCTTATCAGACAGAGGTGATACATCCCAATGTTCTACATAATGTAATTCTTTATGACAATTTGAACATAATAAATCACATTTATCTAATTCAATCATTATTTTATTCCAACTTAAATTTTGATATTGTGAAATACCAAATGATAGAGTATGGAGTGGGATTCGAACCCACGAGTATACGCTTTTGCAGAACGTTGTTTTAAAACCACTCAACCATCCATACATTATTAAACATTTAGTTAATCTTACGATTATGCAATGATCACCACGTGCAGGTAGTTTAATATGATCATTTTTCCAGCATGTCAAGGAACTTGATTATAATTTATTTTATAATCTATAAATATACTCCGCTAAAGCTACATTTATCAGAGCCGAGAATCAGAGTCGAACTGATGTTACTTGAATACCACACAAGCATTCTACCACTAAATTATCCCGACATATGTAAAGAACGTAAAACAAAAAACCCGATGTTTTCGGCATCGGGTTTGTTATGTTTAACCAAATTTTCTTACGAAAACATTAACCCGATACCAACAATATTTCTGCCATTAATAAATGAACAGAATGTAGTTCCTCCATTACGACTTGATGTCGATATGGAGTCAATTAATATGGTTACTAAAGTTTTCATAAAAATATTTTGTAATAATATGTTTCTTCTAAATACGTTGCAAATATAAAAAATGTTACAATATAAACAAAATAAATTAAGAATATTTTTTAATAAAAATAAATATTTTTTATATTTTATTAATAATTAGATTATTAAATTTTTGATAAATTCATTGCAATACTAATTAAAACACCGATTAATGAAATTATTGCAATAATATATGCCCAAACAATATTTCCACCTTGTTTTATATTTTCAATCTTTTCAAGTTTTTTAATAATATTATCAACTTTATTATTTAAAACATTGTGTAAATCTTCATGATTTTTAAATAAAATTTCAGTTTCAATTCTTGGCATGAAAGTCCTTTGTTGATCAGATAATGTATTTCGGAATTCATTTACAGAAGCAAATCTTTCATTATATGCAGTTTCTTGTTTTCTGACTGCTTCACCTAAAGAAGTAAATTTCTGCTCAAAAAATTCTTTTAAGGTTTCAAGTGTCCAGTTTGATGTTTCTTTTAATTCCATTTTTTTGTAATTTATTGTATTTTGTTACATATATGAATAAATACTAAAATTATAATAAATGGAGTAATTATTAAAATTTTATTTATTGCAAATGTTTAGACAATTATCTTTAATAATTATAGTATCTTTATTTTCATATGATACTAATTTAAGTTGAATATAGGTAATATCTGTAATATTTTCCAATTCAAAATACCCATTTAAATCACTATATGTAGTATCATTATTACTAATAATACGAACACCCGTTAATGTTTCATTAGTATTCTTATCGTAGATATAACCATTAATTTTTGATCCAAATGTTGTAGTTATAAAAAAACTTAGTATTAATAATAAATTGTTCATAATATATTTTTCTCATACCTACTATAATTGTACTCTTTTAACGTTAAGCCAGTATTATCATTACATTAAAAAAACCCAAATAAAAAATTTGGGTTTTTTTCTAACTTAGAATAAATTAGATTTTTTCTTCTTTTTCACTTAAATCAAATGTGAATTCCAAATCTTGTCCATCAAAATTCAATGAAAGTTTATTTTCATCAAAGGATTTAAATTCAGTAAACCATTTCTTTGAAAGTATTAAAGCAAATTTAATCTCTGCAATATCTTGCAAAGCTTTTCTTCTTTGCTTATTAAGAATGGTAGATTTGGTTTGCAAATATGTTTTCAATACTCCTTTTTTCTGATCATCGCCAAGTGAATTATACATATCGGAATCAAGTTGAGCCAGATATTTTTTAATCGCATCTGCCATTACCCATTCGTTTAGTTTTAAAGGCTTATTGTCTTTGATTTTGGTAACAACATCTTCAACCTTTGGTAATGATGATAATCCTTTGATTTTGGTTGCAAGATTAACTGACATATAAAAATCAGTTGCTTCTACTGATGTTACTTTAGGAGTAAATCCGTTAAAATCGGTAATTCCAATTTCTTTTAACCAATTAACACAATCTTCTGATAATCCCATATCAAGAAATGATTTGCTGGTTTTTGGAAACAAGGTTTTTTTATAATAATCATATACCTTCTTATCACCCTGTAATTTTATAAGTTCCCATTCACGTTTTGCAAGTTCATTGGCAGAAATAGCTTTTACCATACTTCTATTAACTATGGGTAAGTAATTGAGTTTAAGAATGATAATCCCGTAATGTTGATCAATATCAGCATTAAGTCCCTTGGACATAATAAGTTTATATAGTTCATCTGAATAATTTACCGGAAGTTTTTCAACATTCACAATACCATCCTTTACAAGTGTAAAGGTATTATATTTGAATGATGCAACTTTATCAATACCAAATTTATTTGCTGGAAGAATAGCTTCACCTTCAATATAAATACGAACTGAAAGATTGGCACGTTCTTCGTTCCAAACTAAATCAGTTAAAGGATAACCCTTATTTGGATCGGCAGTAACAAATTTCATATCAACTTTCTTTTCTTCCAATTCTTTCATAAGTTTATTGACTTCATCAACATTCTTACATTCGGCAAGTTGTTTCTTTTCAGTTTCAGTAAGAACAGTTGCTGCAGAAATTTTCTTTATACCAATACGATTGTATTTGAAATCTTCATGACTTGGATAAAAAAGACAATTACTAAGATTACCCAAATCATTAATTAAATTCATCAAACAATAAGCATTTTCATCCACTTTCTGAATTGCAGCTTTACCACCATCCGGGAATCTTTTGGAAACATCTGCAATACATTCTTTAATTGCAGTTTTAAATGCATTTAATTTTTGTTTACCAAAAGCATTTACTAACATTCTGTAATAATAATTATCACCAAGCGCATAGAAAATTTTTTCAGCATCGTCATTTAAAAGTTTATCTGAAAGTACATAAATTGCAGCATATAATTCAGTGTCAGTACCATTATTTAGTGTACCAATTTCTGTGGAAGTAAAGAAATGAATTTCTTTAACGTCTGAACCAACCATAATTTTACCATCAACAATATTATATAGTAGAACACCACCATCACTAACAGAAAATGCAAAGTCGTACATGAATTTGTCGGTAATATCAACCAGTGTTTTTTTACCACCTTTTGCTGATTGTGATATTTTGCTGTCAAAAACTGGTTCAAATTCATCAAATCCATTACAAGAAATTTTTTCACCACCAAGAATACCTGCCATTTCGGTTAACTTTTGAGTATCGGCATAATAACCATATTCAACAAAAGTTGATGAAGTAATGTCATTTTCAAGCGATTTAAGAGTAGTTTTCACATCGCCCCAAGGACAGTCATTATTATAACCATCTGTCAGGAAAATCATTGAAAATACGCTATCAGGTCTATTCTTTCTGATTCTTCCAACAATTTCTTTAACCAATTGTAATGGTTTAAGAAATGCAGTTAAACCAATTGGTTTTAACCACCTGTCAATAGCGTCATTTAAGTCACTTAATGTTTTCAGGGATTTTACTTCAACTTCTTCTTTTAAAATTCCACTATCATTCCTACCAGAAAACCATACAATTGAAATTGTATCACCTTCTTTCATAAGATTTGAAAGTTTATTTTTTAATTGAGTTCTGATTAGAGATAATTCTCTGCTCATTGATCCAGATACATCAACCACAAAAATGTGATTTGTCTTTTTTGTAACCTCTATAGTCACATTACTATTAATTTCCTGAGTTGTAAGGAAATAGTTGTCATCAAATTTTACAAAATGTTTATTCATACAGTTAAATATTAAATACAGTTATTTATTTGTTCCAATTTTAAAACCATTCAATTTTTTTACAGTGAATACATTCATATGAATCATCATACATTCCATTACAACTAAAATAATAATCATGATTGCAATTTTTTTGTATGGTTAGAATTTCATTAGTAATTCTTTTAACCTCATTTTTGACAATTTCTAATTCGTCAAATAATGAATTAATTTCAGGTATTGAAATATCATTACCCTCATATTTTTCATTTCTATGTACAGTTCTCATAATTTCTCAACAAAGATATACAAATCTATATATTATGTTGCAATCTTTAAAGAATTTTTTAATAAAAACTTAATTATTTAAATTTATCCACATTTTCCATAACCACAAGATTTACAAACTAAGCACCCTTCCACATATTCAAGATTTTCACTTCCACAAACAGGACATTTACCTTTTCCTTTTTCACCATCTTTAATATATTTTTTTATTACACGGGCAACACCATTTTTCCAAGTATTAATATAATCTTCTTTAAAATTTAAAGATACAATTAATTCATATAGTTTAATTATTGGCATTCCGTGTCTCATTATACCGGAAATAAGTTTTGCATAATTCCAAAATTCAGGATTAAATGCGTGATTTAAACCAGTATGAATTTGTTTTTCACCATTATTATCAATATATTCAATATCGTATCTTTTTTTTCTTACTTTAATAAGTTTTCCGTTTTCATCTGGTTCATCAACTTCAAAAATGTTTTTAACTACTTCACATTCAACAACAGTATTTGGTAAATAACTTAAACCATTTTCAAGTTTACCAGTAAAAATTTCATATGGTCTACCATCTTTCATTCCAACAACAGCAATCCATTTTTCTAAACTATTTTGAAAACGATGAATTTCTCCTTTTAATCTTTTTGGACGTTTTGGTGCATGAACATCATGTAATTTTTCTTCAATTTTCTTTTCAGAATCTGATAATAAAACACCACTACGTGAACCATCACGATAAACAGTGATACCTTTACATCCACTACGCCAACCAGTTTCATAAACTTTAGCAACAATTTCTTCTGTTATTGTTTCAGGTAAATTAACGGTTACTGAAATACTATGATCAACATGTTTTTGAATTCTACCCTGCATTTCTACCTTTGCCACCCAATCAACATCGTTTGATGTTGCTTTATAATATGGTGATTTTTTAACAATTTCATCAATTTGTTCATCATTCATACTTTTAACTACATCAACATTATATCCATTTACTTCTAACCATGTTTTGAATTTATGATGAAAAACTCTATATTCTTGCCAAGGTATGCCTTCATCATCAACAAAATGAATTTTTGCTTCTTTTTCTTGTGGATTAACTTTACGTCTACGTTTATAAACAGGAAGAAATACTGGTTCAATTCCAGATGTTGTTTGAGTCATTAATGAAGCAGTACCAGTTGGTGCAATAGTTAACAAAGCAATATTTCTACGACCAAACTCAACCATATCATTATAAAGTTCTTCATCTTCATTAAAAATTCTTTCAATAAATGGATTTTCTTTTTCTTTATCCCAATCATAAATCGGGAATGCACCACGTTCTTTTGCCATAGTTACGCTTGAACAATATGCATTTAATTTAAGTCCTTTATGTATTTCTTCACTAAAATTTGTAGCACTTTCAGTGCCATATATTAATCCTAATGCAGCTAACATGTCTCCTTCACCAGTAATACCCAAACCAGTTCTACGACCTTTAATTGTCATTTCTTTTATTTGTTTCCAAAGATCAATTTCATATAATTTAATAAATTCATCTTCAGGGTCTGAATTAATTTTATCTAATATTGCATCAATTTTTTCAATTTCTAAATCAATAATATCATCCATGTATCTTTGTGCAATTTGCACATCTTTTTTAAATAAATCCCAATCAAAATATGCGTCTTTAGTAAATGGATTTACTACATATCCAAATAAATTAATACATAATAATCTACACGAATCATATGGACATAAAGGAATTTCACCACACGGATTTGTTGAAACAGTTTTAAATCCTTGATCACTATAACAATCTGGAATACTTTCATTCATAATTACATTCCAAAATAAAATTCCGGGTTCTGCAGATTTCCAAGCATTGTGAATTATTTTTTTCCAGAGTTTTTGAGCATCAATTATTTTAGCATAAAATCCTTTATCTAAAGTATAAAGTTTATCATATTCAATATTATTATTAAATAATTCTTCTAAGAATGGTATTGCAATTTCATCATTATAAAAGTTTTTCCAATCTACCGGATAATATTGAATGTATGGTTCATTTTCATTAACACATTTCATAAATTCATCATCTATTTTTACAGAAATGTTTGCACCAGTAACTTTACCTTGTATTAATTTAGCGTCAATAAATTTTTCAGCATCTGGATGTCTAATTGTAATACTTTCCATTAAAGCACCTCTACGACCATCTTGTGCAACTTCTTTAGTTGAATTAGAATATCTTTCCATAAAAGGAACTACACCAGTACTTGTAATTGCACTATTTTTTACTGGACTTCCTGATGGACGAACAAATGATAAATCTAAACCAACACCACCACGTCTTTTTTCTAATTGTACTAAATCTTGATCAAGTTTTATAATTCCACCATATGAATCACTATCTTTTTTATTACCAATTACAAAACAATTTGATAATGATACTACTTGAAAATAATTTCCAATACCTGACATTGGTGAACCTTGTGGTACAATTCTTTTGAAATTTTTTAATGTTTCATAAATTTCATCTTCTGTGAGAGGATTTGGATATTTTGCTTCGATTCTTGCAAGTTCTTTTGCAATTCTGTGATGCATATCATCCGGGGAAAGTTCATAATAATTTTTTTCGTCTTTTAAACAATATTTTCTAATCCACACATCTGTTGCTAAATTGTCATTGTTAAAATATTGTAATGTTGCTTTTTCTACTTCTGATTTTGGAAAATTTTGAGGAATTTTATCGTTCATAAAATAATAATTTTTAATAAAATTTATTAAACCAAATGTACTTAATGGCTTCCATAAATACAAGGTTTTTTTAAAAACCATAAATAATTTTTAGGTATTTTTTATGTGTTTACCGCACACATTTTTAATAAAATTATTATTCAATTTTTTTATAAAAATCATATTTATCTAACAAACTAAAACCATTCTTTTTTTTCCATAACTCATCAATATCAATATAAGTATTAATAACGTTTGAATATAATTTTGAATTAATTAAATCTGTTTTATTTTCATAACAGTGAATACCATCTAAATCTAAATATTTTAATTTATTATCAAACAATGCTAAATTATATGGACTAATATGATCAGTAAGTAATATATTATGTTTGTTTATTGATACAAAAAATTGATCAAGAATTAATGGAAATAAATTATTATTTACTATCCAATTAAATTTATTATGAATGTTAAATTTGTTGGAAATTAAATTTTTGTTATTTATTCTTTCTTGTATAACAAATAAAATATTTTTATATATACCCGCATAATATAATTTTGGTATTATATTTAATTCATATAATTTATCATTTGAATTTAAAATTATTAATAAATTAATTTTAGAAGCAATTGGTATAACATATTCAAAAGTTTTTTTATCTAAATTTGTTTTACAGGGATATAAAAATTTAATAACATAATTTTCCAAAAAAAACACTTTATGTTTATATCTGACATCATCATATTTTCTTTCACATATTTCATATCTATGATCAAGCAAATTTTTAATATTAAATTCTTTTGTAAATTCGTTAAAATATCCATTATATTTTTTTAATTCAACATCCACATGATCTTCAATAGATTTCCAATTTTTACTTTCTATTTGAAAATTTTTTCGTTCTGGAGAATGAAAATTATGTAATTTTGGAGTATTAATATAAAAGTTAATATGATCATAAATGTTTTGATTATATTTTACAATTACCCTTTTTCCCCATTTTTTTCCAAAAGTTTCAGTCCAATCACCAATACATCCTTTTCTAAAATAGTTATGGGTATAAATAATATCCGATTTTTCTTCATTTAATGATTTCAAACGAACATCTTTAATTTTGGGATTGGTTGGTAATTCTAAAAATTTGCTAATTTTTTCTACAGAATACTTATATTCGTTGACTATTTCTTCATATGAGATTATTTCAAAATCTAAATCAAGTAATTCTTTTGCAAAATAAACAGAAAACCAATTTTTATATTGTTCTAATAAAATATCTACAATATTTTTTTCTTTCCCGGTATTGTTTGACAAATTTCTATAATCATTTAAATCAGAATTTTTATAAAAATCCTTGAATGATTTAAAATTGTTAAAAATATAGGGTCTATGATAATATGAAGTTATTACATCTCTAATATCTCGATAAATAAAGATAATTTTGGATGTTTTAAATATTGATTTTAATTGTTGTATTTGATTATTATTTATGTTTTCATTAAAAAAATTATCATAATCATGATAATGTGACCAAGCAAGTTTATTACCTATCATCATTACATTAATAAATTTTTGAACATTTTTATTTGTTAAAAAATCATAATCAATATTATTATTAATTCTTTCATAATTAAAATTATTAACAATTAAATCCGTTAATAAATGAGTACCACTTCTTCTTGCAGATATAATGAATACGTTTTTCAATTTAGAAAAAATTAATATTTTTTATTCTATCTAACAATTTGGGATCATTAATATTCACATAGTTTCTTTTTAATAATTCAAAATAATTAAGAATTTCAAGACCCCCATCTTCAATATAAAATCTTTGTTTATATCCATCTAATGGATATTCCCATCTATTATAAAAATAATGATTCAAATTATAATGTTGATTAATAATATATTCATTATAATAATCATTAAAAATACCAATTTCTTTATGTATAGAATGTTTATATTTTCTTATATCATCAATATAAAGTGCTTTTAATTTTAAAAATTCACCAACTTTATTTAAAAAATATTCTGGATTAAAATAAGCATCTTCATATTTTAACACTATACATTGATCACCAAATGTATGTTGATAAAAATCTAATAAGTTTGATATTTTAATGAAATTCTCGTTTAAATATTCATACGAATTTCTATTTGAAAACGCATAATCCGAAAATTCGTTAATAAACGATCCTCCCGCATAACCATTTTCAATAAATCCAACACGTGTTGCCGTATCTCTTGGATCAGATAAAATAAAAAATATTTTGGCTTTTCGATAAACATTTATTGTTTCTTCGGATAATTCCCAATGTGTTTTACCCCATAAATTTATATCAACACATTCTGGAAAATTTTCTCTAATTAATTCTCTCGAAAAACAAGAACCTGAATGTAACCAACTAACTAAAATATATTTTGCGTTTATTGTTGCATTTAAACGATCACTATAATTTATAATATTTTTTCCGTTTGCCCATCTTACATTTGGGTCAGATTTTTTATATATTTTAAACATGTTTATTCATTTTATGAATAACGATACTATTTTACATCACATAAAAAACGAAAATAGATGTGTTAAAAATATTATGTTTTTGAAGAAGTATATTTTATTTTATCCGTTGTATTTACATTGGCATCATTACTTGCAGTACCTGTTGTAGTAATAATTATATCATCTTCAGATTCATCTTCAGAATTATTATTACCCTGATTAATTAACGATTTTGACATTTTTTTAAAATTACCAGAACTTTTAGACATTCCTCTATAATTTGCTGTTGCAGAAAACATAACATTTGACATATCTACTACACCAGCACCACTTGCGGTATATGTATAGGTATTATGATGACTTACACCGAATGAACTTCCAACAGCAAATGCATCTTGATTTGCAGCAAGATAAATGAAATTCCAATCATTTTTTTCACATTCTTTGATAAGATTTTTCACATTTTCAAGTTTATATTCACGACTTGCATTTTCCATTCCATCGGTTACTACACATACTAAAACTTTTGCTGGTGCTTCATTTCCAAGTCTTGCAAAATTTGCTTTTTCTGTATTAATTGTTTTACCAATTGCATCATATAATGCAGTTGTTCCTCTTGGAATCCAATCTAATTTTGTAAGTTCTTTAGCTTTTTTGATGTTAACATTGTCATAAAGTATATCATAACGATCATCAAATAATGCAACAGTGATTGTTGCTTCGTCAGGTAATTCTTTTTGTTTTTTTAGAAATGTGTTAAATCCACCAATTGAATCGGAGATTATGTCTGCCATTGATCCACTACGATCAAGAATACAAATAATGTGTGTTTTTTCATTTGAAAATTCATCAATAAATTCTTCAGTAACGGTTGTAGTTACTTTTTTAATTTTTTTATTAGCCATTTATACTTAAGCTTTAAATAAAGTTATTTTTACCAAATATAATCATTATTAATTTTGAATGCAAGAGATTTTGCACACAAATAATGTTGGTGATTATAAATACTTTACTTATTTTTTTGAATTTTACTTAAGTATTTATTATAAATTTATTGAATTGATATGAGTAGAATTATTTCAATTATTAATGAAGAAATTCAAAATTTTAATCGTGCCGAATATCTTAAATGGAAAAGGCAAAATGTTACAATAAGAGGTGTTCAAGAATTAAGTAAAGAAAATAATGGAATGGCTTCTTTTGGACAAGGTTTATATACTGCTGCATTAAGCAATCGAGAATTAGCAAAAAAATATGGAAATGTATATTTTGTTGTTGGTGCAATACCAAAACATCCAAAAATTGTTAATAGCTGGAATGATGCTGAAATATTTTTACAACAAGTAGTGGCACAATATGGTAAAAGAAATGGTATTAATAATTATTTTGATGCGAAAAGAGATTTTGACGAGAAAACCAATGTCAAGGAAGAAATGATTAAATTGGGATATGATGGTTTAATTATCAAAGGAAGAGAAATGGTTAATTATACCCCTGACGAAGATAAAATCAGGTATTTTGAAAATGAAAATCAATTAATTCAATATTACGAAGATTTTGTAGAATAAAAAACCCGCCAGTTTCCTGACGGGTTGTTTTTATTATCGTGTACAAAAAATAAATCAACAGTTATTCATAAAAAAATACCAAAAAATCACTATTTAGTGAAAATTAAATTTAGTTTTTTTTATTTATTAAAAAAGCACCGTTGGTCAGAACAATGCTTTTTGTGGATGTGGCGAAATTGGTAGACGCACATTCCTTGGAAGATTGCGACATTATGTCATTGCGAGTTCGAATCTCGTCATCCACACAACGTGCCCCTGTAGTTCAATCGGACAGAACAGTAGCCTACTAATCTTCAGATTCGGGTTCGATTCCCGGCAGGGGTACTTTTTCATATAAATACTGACAAGAAAATCTGCGGACTAATTTATAGATATAATTTTAATATTTGAATACATTTTAATACATTTTCTTTAATTTCTTTTGAAGTAAAACGAATTACAATCCAACCATTATCAATACTAAATTTATCTCTACGTTCATCAATTTTTTTCACCCTTTCCTGATTATGTGTACCACCATCAATTTCAACATCAATTTTTAATTTTGGAAACGCAAAATCATATGAATATATGCCATGTTGATAATTATATGACCAATCCGTAATTAATGCAGATTCCAATGCATTTTTAAATATTTTTTCAGGATAACTCATTTTACTCGAATGATTTAATTTATATGGTACTTTATCTGGATGTTCGTTTAAATATTTTATTCTTTCAATACTAATTCTTTTTTTATCTTCTTCTGACCATTTAAATCCATTTGAATTTCTTGCAATGGTCATATTTGTAATAATTTCGTGATATTTTGGATTTGATTTACAGTGTGTAATATGTCCACCAAGTTTACGACCATTTTCAAAAATATTATCACAATGAGGACATATCAATTTTTCATTTTTTAATTTTCTCGATGTTTCTTTTAAAGGTCTTTGATAATTGGAATGAATTCTACAATGAGCAATATATGAATGACGTTTTTCAAATTCTTTATTACATTTATTGCAACAATACATAATATTAATTATTTTATATAAATACGTAGCATAATAAAAAAGCATTACACTCATATATAAAAATTTGAATAAGTGTAATGCTTTATGTGACTCTGATGGGATTCGAACCCACGTATCCCTGATTAAGAGTCAGGTCCGAAAGCCTCTACGGATACAGAGTCATTAGTGGGAGTGGCAGGATTCGAACCTGCTGCGTTTCTTATGTGCTGGTTTTACAGACCAGTGCCCATCCACCATCTGAGCAGCACTCCCTTTACGTACCTTCGATGGGACTCGAACCCATAATCCTCACTTTAAGAGAGTGCAGCTTCACCTATTAAGCTACGAAGGTATTTATATGTTTTTCAATTACTCCGATACACAAAACATATAAAAGTCTACGGTAGTGAGAGTGGAAGGATTCGAACCTCCACGTCCGAAGAGTCTGATCTACAGTCAGGTGAGCCAGCCAATTGCTCAACACTCCCATTTGAACTATTTAAACTCTTCTTATTCTAATTGGATAAGTCCACAGAAACATCAGTTCATTTAGTTTCAGTTAGTGCACCGGTTGGAATTGAACCAACGTGACCGGATTAAAAGTCCGGGGCATCCCGACACAAGGTCTCCGCTTTGCTACGGGTGCGTATGCTACTTTATTTTCTGGACATTGGATAAAAAGTAGTAAAAAACCCTGTCAGTGACCCCGGAGGGAGTTGAACCCTCGACCCCCTGTTTAAAAGACAGGTGCATCTACCAACTGAGCTACGAAGTCATACAAAAACAAAAAACCCGACTCATTGAATCGGGTTTCGTGTGCATAATGCAAAGATCATTGCTTATCTTTTACAAGTGGACATAATATTCCCGATTCTCATAAACAGTTTCTTATAAGATTTTTTACTGTAATAATATGTTCCAAATGTTGTCATCATTTCTTTTTTATAATTTTATCACCACAAAGGTAATCATAAATACGAGATAATCAAATAATAGTTACAAAAAATTAAAAATAATTATAAATATTATTTAAAATATTAATTACCTCTTTCTTTTGGATAAGAATAAATTTTATTTCTTTTTATAAATATTTTTTTTAACTCTTTAGTTTCAGTATTATTATTACCTAATACGTAAGCATATTTATGTTTTAGTTTCATTACTCGACTTTCACAAGACAATAAATATTCTTTTGATAATTTTTTAATTTGTAATGCAATTTCTTCAGGCATATTATCAAATTTAACACTGTCACCATCTTGCCATTCGCTTTGCCATTCTATTCCAGAATTTTTTGCGAGTTTTTTGTATACTGATCTTGCTCTAAAATATCTATCTGAAACCCATCTACCGCTTTCTATTTTATATTGTTTTTTAGCACCCGATTTTTTTCCAATATAATAAAAATTGCATGCTTGATAAATTGTACCCAATTCTTTTGCTTCAACATCTGAATATGCAACAAAAAGACGATATGGAGTATGTTTCACCATCCATTTAATAGCATACATTATTAATGAACTACCTAAATTTTTGGGTGACCAACTAATGCAAGCACCCCGGCTAATTAATCTTTCAATTTTTTTTGTTATATCACCCAATAATTTTGAGAATACACTTGGCATATCAATAATTACCACACCAGCTAAAATACCTTTATATCTTGCAGTAAAAATATGTGTAGGATATAAACTCATTCTTTGTAAAAATTCATGTCTTACAATAAATTCTTTAATCTCATCAAAACATATTTTCTTATCTTCATTCTGAAAAACAAAATCATCAACTTTTAAATTTTGTGTTTCATTAAGAGTTAATCCAACACGAATTAAATCTTCTTCATAATTTGATATTCTTATTTGATATTGATGACAATATGGACTATTTTTATCAAAAATTTTCATATATTTTTAACCCAATTATTAATATTATAACCATTCTTTTTAATATCATTTTCCCAAATTTTCACTATATTGATAAATTAAAATTCCACAATTTAAACATCTTTTATTGGCTTGTATTTTTCTATGGTTATAGTCTTTTATCATTTCTTTATATAAATCATAGATATTCTAATTTAATACCTAAAAAATTTTCTTTATGATTTTCAAATATTTTTTCTGATTATTATCTTGCCAACAATAATTTTCATTATTATTAATATAATATTTTTATTTTTTTTGCTAAAAACCATTTACCGCCTTGGTATGTGGGTCGATTCAATTCAATGAAGTTATCAATTTCAACTTTTAACCATATTCTATCTTTTTTACTTAAATGTGGGGCAATTGGTTTTTCAATACAATGCCAATATGGTCTAAATTTATATCCGGGTGTTGGATGTTCTTCAGCATTTAACCAAACATTAATCGGTAATATTTTTGTTTTATTTATAAATAATGATGTTATATCACCACATTTCTTTTTTCTAAATAATTTATATACTATCATAACAAACATTAATTTGCTTTAATAACAAATATATGAAAGTAATTTAATACATCATAGAGTATTTATATAAAATTGTCAATTTAATGAATCTAAATGAGATTATAAAAGAAGAACTTCATAGTATAATTAATGAAGGATATGTGTTTAAAGATGATAAATTTAAATTTAAACAAATTATAAATGCCGACTTTTACAATTATGAATCATTTTCAAATGATTATGATACTGATATTTCAACTACACCAATTACGGTTAATTGGAGTGTATTTTTTTGGTTAAATCAACAAGGTATTGAAAATTTTGGAGTTGAAGTTAATAGTGTTGAAGGAATTTATTTATTGAAAATGTTGGATAAACAAACTGATGAAGAAGTACAAGAAACCGAAAAAAATATTGCAGAAATAGAATGGAATTTTGAAATAAATGAAATGACTATTCAATATGGTGGAGGATTGTATATATCTGAATTAGATTTTGATTTTACAAATAAAACTTGTAGAGTTTCATTTAATTAAAAATATTTTTATATGAAAAAACAAAATAGTAAACAAAGACTTTTTGAAATAATGCAAAAACTCGATAAAACATTTAAACCAAATTTAAATGAAATTTTAGATGGTAATAATATTACATATAATGAAATAATAAATAATTTTCCGGGTCATGCTAAAAATACCAATCCAATAGATTCACCACAATATAAATGGTATGTAAGTGTTTTCAATTTTATTAATAATAATAATGATATTACTCAAAAAGTAGAATTAGTTAAATTTTTTCAAAATAATTTTTTAGGGTTAGATTATGGAGATGGTTCTGAATCTAATGAAGAATTAATTAATTGGTGGCTTTCTCCTGATGAACAAGAATTTATAAAAGACGAATTAAATATTAACGGTACAATCGAAAATTCTGATTTGGATAAATATAAGGCAAATGTTAAAGGAGTTTAATTGACATGTTGGAAATTAGTAGCGATACGTGGAATCGAAAATTAAATTTCATGTATTTATATGAAAATAATACATGAAACCATTATTTATAAACTTGGATTATCTAAATGCTAAATCTACCGATAAATTACCTTGTCGATGTTATCAATGTGAAAATACGTTTTTAGCAATTAAAAAAAATATTGCACAAGAATTAAAATATAATAGAGGAAGAATTAAATTTTGTTCATTTAATTGTTCTCGCAAATTTTTATCAAATAAAATAATAATTAAATGTACTAATTGTGCTAAAAATTTTGAAAAAAAAGTAGTTACATTAAATAAATCCGGTAATAATTTTTGTTCAAGTTCATGTGCTGCAACATATAATAATACGCATAAAACCTTTGGTATTAGAAGGTCTAAACTTGAAAAATGGCTTGAAAATAAATTGAAATTTTTATATCCAAATTTAGAAATTTTATTTAATAATAAAGAAATTATTAATTCAGAGTTAGATATTTATGTTCCATCACTAAAATTAGCTTTTGAACTTAATGGAATTTTTCATTATGAACCAATATTTGGTGAAAATAAATTAAATCAAATTCAAAATAATGATAATCGGAAGTTTCAAGCTTGTTTAGAAGAAGGAATTGAATTATGTATTATTGACACATCACAATTAAAATATTTTAAAGAAAAAAATTTAAAACAATATTTAGATATTATTAATAATATAATATTTATTCGATTATTAAACATTTAGTCAATCATAATATGATTGTGCAGTAATTACCACGTGCAGGTAGTTTAATTTAAATTACTTAGCGATACGTGGAATCGAACCACGATCTACTCCTTATGAGAGAGTCGTCCTACCGTTGGACTGATATCGCCATTTCAAATTGACATCACCAAGTAATGTCAATAAAAATTCTTTGATAACCACCATAATATTTTTTCTTAATTTTAATTGGTTTTTTCATCCATTGTTTTGAATTTTTTGAAACCAATTTCCAATTAGGATATCTGGTGTTTGTTCCTTTTCTTTTACCACGACATACTTCCATGTCATCATAAAGATATCCACCATACCATTTAGAAGAATTATTTTCATTATGGTGATAACCACAGTAAGAACAATGAATTTTACCACTGTGCTCAAGATAACTTTTATAAGCACGATTAAATTCACCACGATTTGTGGTAATTTCTACAATTGTTTTTGATCCCATTTTCCTTGTAGTTACATTAGAGTAACTTACAAGGCATTAAAAATTTTTTTCATTTTATGTTATTTATAATTATTAATGTTAATAAATATATTATAATGATATTACTTCCAATAAGTATACCAAAAATAAATACCTTTTCTTTTGTTGAAAGTTTATTTGATGATTGATAAAAACTATTAGCATTATTTTCAACATTTTCCATTATAATATTTTTAGTCCCCAAAGTGGGATTCGAACCCACATAATTTCGCTTTTGAGACGAACACGTATACCAGTTCCATCATTTGGGGATAAATTTTTTATATATCATTAATCTAAGATTTATAATATAATGTATATCTTTTAATAAATCAGTCATATAATGATATGAACCTTGTATATGCCATTTAAAACCATAATACATTTCAAAATCATAAAATCCATGAGAATAATTTATTATTCTAATATTTTTCCTTAATCGTTTAAGTAATTTAGTTTTCATTATTTAGGAATAGTTCTTCTTTGTACCACTTTTTTTGGTGGTATATTTTTTACGTTTCCTTTTCTATCAGAAATTTTAACAGGATTTTTACATCCACAATCGTTATTACCTTTTTTAATTGCCATTGTTATTTTATTTAACGGGATGATTTAATTCACAATATAATTTATCAGTAATTTTAGTTTTTTGATATTTATTATATATTCTTCCACATTTATTAAAAATTTCAGGTTTTTCTTGAATAAAAATATATGGTATGAGAATATAACCATAATAATGACGATATGCTAACTGAATGTCTTTATTCCAAAATTTCCATTTTTTACAAATTTTTAACATTTCTTTCGATATTAATCCACTATTATGATTTTCATCAACATATATGGCTTTTTTTATTCTATCACCAAATAATGAAATTATATTATCGATATTAAATAGACCAACATTTATGGTTTTTAATTTAAAATTAATTTCTGACATATTATTCATATTATTTTATTTGTAGCTCTGGTCGGAGTCGAACCGACACGATCATTACTGATCACTGGTTCTTAAGACCAGCATGTACTACCAATTTCATCACAGAGCCATTATTCGGTTGAATCTAAAATTATTTTATCTTTAAATCCACCTTTATTATTTTTTTTATTTCTTTTAGTTATAATAATTTCATCATTTTTAAAATTATGTGTTTTTTTTATGGTATCAAGTATCTCTAAAACATCTATATATTCTTCAATATTTGGGTCATTTTTAAATTCTGTTGCTTCTTCCAATAATTTTTGATGTAATTTATATATAAATTCATCATCATTAGCAACATGACTTTGAAATTTAATTCCTTTATTTTTTAGTATTTCCGGAATTTTATCCCTAATTAATTTATCATAAATTATCATATTTGTAATAATAATTTTAAGTCTTTTATTTTATATATATTAGTTAAAACACCTTGTCCCCAAATCATTTGAAAATAATATTCTTTAAAACACCAAATTTGGTTTGGAAATACAGAATTAATTTGTGTTACTATAATTGATTCGTAATTATCGACAACATAATCAATAATAAACGCTAATTTATTGTTTGGATATGGTTCAAAACCATTATTGTAACATTTTTCTCGATATTCATTATTATGTTCAGAAATTAATTTATTAATTAATATATCAAAATCATTATTTTCTAACCATTTTTCAAAACGTAAATAACGTTCACCTTTAATAATAAGTTTTTTTCTTTCTTTTTCGAAATAAGTTTTACCTTCATCAGATTCTACCCATTCATCAATTTTTTTAAGTTGATTATTAATAATTAAACTCATAACTAATTAATTTTATACCTTAATATTATTTGATCATAATCTGTATCATAATAAGAACCATTTTCTTTCTTATGTTTTTTAATTTCCACAATATTTAATATAAATAAAGTGGAAGTGCGGAAAAGAATGTGGTGGAGGTGGGCAAATTCGAATTGCCGTCCATACATGCGTTTAATAAGTTTTCTACAAGTTTATTTAATTTTTTCTAAATCAACAAAAATATTTGACTTATTCTTTTATTTTACTTCCTGTATCTCCCTAAAGTCAAACCTCAAGAGACCTGAATAATTTGGGAAGTTTTTTGCCGTTTTTTTGTTTCCTATGCAGCAAATGCAAGTTCAGCACTCTTTACAAATACGCTTTTTCCTTTTGTCAAGGAAGTAGGAATAGACATTATGTCTTCAATTATTGTTTTGAACCTATTTAAAGTTGTCTGATTCAACAACTACTTGCTTACTTTATTCTCCGATCATGCTGTCAAAACCTGTCACCCCCATTATTTTAAAAGAACTTTCCATTTTTTTCTAAACAAATATTTAAATTCATTTGCGTTGACAAAACTTATTTGCATCATTCCAACACCTGTCATTATACCAATAAATACTAAATTCGGATTTTCAATTCCTCTTAATGAATATTCATCAAATATTCTATTTTCAGTAATATCTTTTTCAATTAAACATTTTATAATATATTTATTATTTTCTTTTTTAATGAATTTTCCCGGTATAATATATATTTCGTGTAAATTTTTCATATTAAATCTTTTTTGTTGATTCTTTTCTGAAACTCCATTTATAGTCAAAACCGTGCTGTTGAATTTTATATTTATCAGCGACTTCAATAATTTCTTTTTCTCCAACACCTAACACACCACCTAAAAACATTTGAATTTCTTGAAAAGCTTGAAAAGAATTAAATATTTTGTAAAATACGTAATTCCTCAAAAGTGGATTAACTATGAATTTATAATTATTATTATGCCAATATTTTTTCATTGAATTTCTACAATAATCATTATCGTATACAAATATTGGTGTTTTTAATTCTCGAAATAATTCGATTGCATCATAATTTCTAATATAAAGAATATTGTTTTCAAAATTTCCTTTTCTTTTCCAAAAATTTGAATCTATAATAGTTTTCATATAATCAAAATTATATGTAATGTCTGTCATAAATGGGATTTTTTTAAAACCAAATTCATCATGATATGGAATACCTTCATGATATAATTTCCAACCAATATATAATTTTCCACAAAAACCAATAATAAAATAATTATAATGTGGATATTTTTTTTGAATGTCTTTATTTAGATGATGATAATCTAAATCATTAAAAATGTTTTTATTATTTTTATTCCGTATATTTTTTTGAAATAAAACAGGAATAAGTAATTTTTTATCGTCATATTCTATTATTTGACGATCATAAACAATGGTTTTATCAATACCAGTTGTACCAGCAACACCATCATAATAATCTTTTTTTTTAGCAAGAATTAACATAGTAAGACAAATTTACTCATTATTTTTTAAATAAATACAAGTTTATTAAAAGATTAATTAAGGTTCAAGGAAAAATATTAATCTTCTTAGCCAATCTACATTTCTCAGTGTAATTAGATCATCATATTTTTGATATTGATGATATTTTTCAGTTTCTTTTTCAGTAAATTTCTTTTTTTGTAAATAAAATTCTTTAAAAAGTCTTTTATGAAAGTAATTATAGTGTACTTTTTTCCACCACCAACATTCCCGATATTTAATTCGTATTTTGAAGATATACCTCTCTTTCTTATTAAATTAAAAAGTTTTTTTCTGATATTGTTTTTTAAATCAAGAATAAATGGTTCAGGAATTTTAATATTTACTTCTTCAAATTGTTTTAAAATTTCATGTATTGTAAATAATCCTTCAGATATACCTTCTGACCACATTTTTACATGTAATCCCCATGATTTTTTCCCTATAATTATTCCTTTTAATATATTTGGATGTCGAGTTGGGATACCTGTTGAATAAATTTCCTCTTTACTATAATCACCATTTTCAAAAATTTTGAAACAAAGTTTAGAATTTTCTTTAGAAATATCCATTTTTGTCTTTACATCAACACCTGAAAAATCAAGTATTTTGTAACGATATGAAAGTAAAAAAAATATAAAAATTACTTCAAAATTTTCAGAATAATACATCCTCTTAGGATGCTTGTAGCGTTTCGCATTTTCATAGTTTTAAAATTTAGCGCATCTGGAATGATTCGAACACTCATCTTTGGGTTTGGAAGCCAACCTCTTACCATTAGATTACAGATACATATTATATTTGTTTTTCATAAAATTTATTTTGCATATCTGGAGAGATTCGAACTCCCGACCTTTGCTTTTGGAGAGCACTATTCTACCAACTGAACTACAGATATATATAATAATTTTAGTACCCCGCCTCAGATTCGAACTGAGAAACACAGCTTTTAAGACTGCAACGGTTGCCTGTTACGTCAACGGGGCAAATCACTTTTTCTTTCTCAGTCATCCGGTGTTCGTAGACTTCAAGGAAATATAAAAGTGTAAAACTCTACATCGTGGATACATATCGGCTTCGAACCGATGCTCTCCTGAGTGCAAATCAGGTGTTTTAGCCAGCTAAACTAATGTCCCATATTGAATTTCTATGCTTTACCTTCAAATGGTACTATGAAATTCTAACAGTCTTCTTTCTTGTGGAATCGAAGGGCATCGAACCCTCACTCTCCTGAGTGCAAATCAGGTGCTTTAGCCAGTTAAGCTACGACCCCGTGTGTGCCTTTTTAGTAATTCAACCATCATGATATTGCAGTTACACGAAGTATTAAAAAGTGCTACTTTTATCTCTACAAATTACTCGGCACAGGTGGCACAGCAACTGCAAATCACTGATACATTCACCTTTGTACGGATGGTGAGAGTCGAACTCACAAATTTCAGTTTCTTAAACTGTTGCCTATTAACCATTCGGCTACATCCGCATTTTGTCCTCTCGGTGGGGATCGAACCCACAAACTTTTCAGCATATATTCCTAAGACATACGTGTCTACCAAATTCCACCACAAGAGGAAATATAGGTCTACAAACCCATATTAGCGTATTATAGGTCTATAGACCTATATTGGCAATTAACTAACATTTGTTTGTGACCCATTGTGCTCCCTGCTGGATTTGAACCAACGACCTTCTGGATGTAAGCCAGACGTTCTCCCGGACTAAACTAAGGGAGCAAAAGTGTTTCCTGTAGGCTTCGAACCTACGACATCTTGCTTGTAAGGCAAGCACTCTGACCCAACTGAGTTAAGGAAACAATAATAATGTGTATTATGACCAACATTTTGAATGAAATTTCATTCAATAATAATAATTTTTATAGTTTTGAATGAATAATCGTTCATGATTGGTATTCGGTAGGGGAATCGAACCCCTATTGCCGGGATGAAAACCCGAATTCCTGAACCGTTAGAAGAACCGAACAAATTTAATTAAGTCTAAAGACCCTAAATTCAAAAGGAATCTTAAGTGATTCTTCAAATATTTTACCTTGTTCTAAAATATCATCATCATCTTCTTCATATCCCCACACAATTGTTACTTTTTCTAAAGAATTAATTATTTTTTTCAACATATTTAATAAACATTTACTTGAACCAGTATTAATATATTCTAATTCGAAAGTAATTAATAAAGAATTATGAGAATGATCTGCAATAAAAATATTTAAACTTTTTTCAAATTCTTGGAAAAATTCTTCAGCTTTTTCAGTCATACATTTTCCAATAATATTTAGAATACCCCGTTCTACAAAAAATAAAATTGCAGGTGTTGTTTTAGTTGGGTTAATAATTAATTTTTTCATTTCAGTTTTTAAATTAAATCATTTTTTGCCGTCTCAGAGGGATTCGAACCCTCGTTTTAGAAGAGTGACAATCTAATTCCCGCACGCCAGTCGAGCACATAAGACGATAATTGTTCATTAATACGTAAAGAATAATATAATTGTTGATATAATTACATTAATGATAATATTTTAAAGATGAATATATTAATTTTGTACTGCCAACGGGAATCGAACCCGCATTACTCAGATTGAAGGTCTGATGTCCTATGCCATTTAGACGACAGCAGCATGTAATATTCAAAATTTGTTGTCACCGATTTAGTAATTGATCTTCCTGAATCAAATCATATCGAATCGGACTTCTCAATTTTGAATATTTGCCGTCCCGGAGGGTTTCGAACCCTCTATTTTATTTGAGTGACAGTCAAGTTCCTCACCAAGAAGCCTACGAGACGTTATACTGTTTTTTGCACCTACCCAAGCCAAGCACGACCTTGATTTAGTTGGGGACTCGAACACCCGCTTCACCAGTCTCCTACTTGTCTTTCGGAGTATTGCGGTACTGACTGGATTTGAACCAGCAACCCCCACTGGTTGCAGTGGGATTCACACCCGTATAAACTACAGTACCTATCTGAGATTATTTATCACGTGTTATAAATCTCAGTTTCATTTACCTTCACAGTAAACAAAGCGGTGCTGATGGGGATCGAACCCACGACCACCTGCGTGACAGGCAGGTATTCTAACCAACTGAACTACAACACCAAATTTCCAACATGTCAAAGAACTTAATACACTAAAAACAAAATAACCCGACTTTTTTTAGGAGTCGGGTTTTACACATTTAAGAAAGGATAGTGTATTATATATTATTTATCCGACACCATATAACATATCCTCTGCATCATCCCATAATAGGACTGCTATTAAGGCTACCATTAATATGTCGAGTACTTTTTTCATTATTTCTTAATCATAAATTGTAAATCGTTTAAATCTAAATACGTGACAAAGATATAAAATGTTACAATATTTACAAGTTTTTTTTAAAAATAATTTTATTTTTTTTATTTACCTACTTTAGCAATAGCGTTTACAGGGATTTTAGGTTTATTTTCATCCAGTTCTTTTTTGTCTTCATGTTCTTCTTTTTCTTCTTCAGGAGTTTCAGATTCTTCATGTTCTTTAGATTCTTTATCTTCTTTTTTTTCGAAGTTCCATTTTTTCTTACCAGAAGTTTCGTCCTTTTCTTCCTTTTCTTCACCTTCTCCTTTTTTCTTATCGAAATTCCATTCGTTTAAATTTGGTTTAAAAGTTTTATCGAGTCTACACATAACTTCAAAAAGTCTTTGTTTGCTATCTTTTTTCATGATTAGAAATTTATTATAAATACTATAAAAAATATAAAATATTATTGAATTTATTTTTTCGTTTTATCTGAAAAACGATCAAGTATTAAATCTAAAATTATGAGACAAACCAACTCATATTCTTCATTAGTATTATATTTTAATTTTTCTTTTTCTATAGCATCATTAATTAATTTCAACACATTATCACCAATTTTATCTTCTAATTTTATTGTTTCATCATACAATTTTTTATTTAATTTTCGTAATTGTCCAAATGCTTTTGTTTCATTAAGAAAATTTGTTAACTTATAACTATTGTCAATCTTTTGCATTATTTCAAAAACTCTTTGTTTATTATCTATTGATTTCATTAAAATTTTATTATAAATACTATAATGAAATATAAAATATTTTCGATCATTAAATACATCGAGTAGCTATAGAAGTAGAACCAATTGATCTAAAATAATTATTAAATAAGGATACTATATTTATACTTCCTTGATAATTTGCAGAATGAACCAAAATATTTACTGGAGGATTTTCATTATTGCTCATACAATAATTAATTAACCATTTAGCACAATCATATCCGGTTTTAAATTCAAAATTATCATATGTTTCATTATATGTTTCTGAACCATATAAATCTGGATCATAATGTTCATCAGCAAGATCGTGATCAAAACTAATTGTTTCCGGGATTCCGTTTTCTAATATAAATTTTATAAATTCATCATAGCTTCTTACAATTTTCCAATCTAATAAATTATAAATTGGTTGTTTAGTGAAATAAAATGCATCACTTAAACTACGGATATCATCAAGAAAAAGATTATATATCATATATATAATTACGAAAAAATAATGTAAATGTTACATTATTTTAACTCGAACAGTATTTATATTAAAATAATTTATGTACTTAAAAATTTAATCATATGAAAAATAAATATTTAAAAGAAAATTTCGAACCAATTATAATGAATTCAAAAAATTTAACTGAAGTATTAATTAAATTTAATTTGGGAATTAAAGGTAATAATAGAAAAACTTTACAAAAGTATATTAAATTATATAATATTAATATTTCACATTTTGAAACAAGTAATGATAGATATGAACGAACAATTAAATATTATTTACAAAATAAACATAAAATATCATTAGATAAAATATTAGTTGTCAATTCTACATATTCTTCAACAAATGATCTAAAAAATAGATTATATAAAGAAAGATTAAAAGAACGAAAATGTGAAAAATGTGAACAAGATGAAAATTGGAATGGTGAACATATTAGTTTGATTCTTGATCACATTAATGGAATTAATAATGATAATAGGTTTGAAAATCTTAGAATTGTTTGCCCAAATTGTAATGCAACTTTACTTACTCATTGTAGAGGAAAAATGGGTCTAATTAAAAAAATAAAATCAGAAAAATATAAAATTACTTTGAATAGACGTAAAGTAGAACGACCATTATATAAACAATTATTAAATGAAATAAAAAATTTAGGATATTGTAAAACCGGAAGAAAATATGGAGTAAGTGATAATGCTATTAGAAAATGGATAAAATCTTATGAAAAATATAACAATTAAGTTGTTGCCTTTCATGGATTCGAACCATATCTAAGTGAGCCAAAATCACTTGTGCTACCATTACACCAAAAGGCAAAATTAAGAAAGTACAAAAAGTTCAAGGCTGTCCTCGCAGGACTCGAACCTGCAAACCCTAAAGGCATATGCTCCAAAGGCATACGTGTTTATCCAATTTCCACCAGAAGACAATATTAAATCTCGCTGTCTCACAAAGATTCGAACTTTGAACAAATGCTCCAGAGGCACTTATGTTACCGTTACACTATGAGACAATATCACGTAATAATGTGATAAATCAAAATATCACGTTTTTGGGCGTTTTTGGGGTTTCGATCCACATTCTCTCCCCCTTACGGGAGCGATTTAACTCATAATCTAAAAACACCATTTGGTATTAGAGGGGAATCGAACCCCCGTCAACAAGAGCCACAATCTTGACGGACAACCAACAGTCCACTAATACAGTAGAGTAAGAGAGACTCGAACTCTCGACCCCTGCATCCCAAATGCAGTACGCTACCAACTGCGCTATTACTCTATAATTTAGTCGGAATAGCGGGACTCGAACCCACGATCCCTGCATCCCAAATGCAGTGCGATACCAACTTCGCCACATTCCGATTATAATTATCATTATTTTTACCGATAAAATATATTTATTGACAAATTAACCGATAAATTTTGGGTGAAAGATGGGGATCGAATCCACAACCCTCAGAACCACAATCTGATACTCCACCAATTGAGCTACTATCACCATATTTAATAATAATTATATTTATAATTATTATTCTCTTTAGCATGTCTTTTAATATGACAATTAGCACACCTTACATCACATTTTTCTATTTCCAATTTTAATTTATTTATACTCCATTTATCAGTAATTCCTTGTGAAATAGTATTGTAATAATTTTCTTTTTTTAAAGGATTTTTATGATCAAATTGTAATACTATAATATTTTTTTCACCACAATCAATACAAGGATGTTCAATTAAATAATCACAAATAAATTTTTTATTTCTATCTCTATTTAATCTTTGATTATCAAGATAATTATTTTTATTTTTTATATAATGTTTTTTACTATAATTTTTTTGACATTCTTTACATCGATTATTTCTAATTTCCTTATTTTTATTAGACCAACTAAATTCATCTTTAGTTTTCATTTGTTTACAATGTACACATCTAATTTTAATATTTTCTTTCATTTATGTTCGAGTTTAATTATATGATTTGAACATAAATACTAATATTTTTCGAAAAGTCAAAGAACTTGTTAAACATTTAGTTACCATTTAGGTATGCAATTATTACCACGTGCAGGTAGTTTAACTCAATAATCTCAGGAAAGCAGGACTCGAACCTGCGATCTCTTGCGTCCGGGGCAAGCGGATTTCCAACTTTCCAATTTCCTGATGGTAGGGTAAATGGGACTCGAACCCACATAATTCCTGCCTCCAATGCAGGTCGTCTTCCAATTGACTTCACTACCCTATGTAAATGAAAAAACCCCACTCTTTCGAATGGGGTTTTTTCATATTTAACTTAATTTTTTTATGAAAATTTTAAGCATAGTAACCCCATTCAACTTTTTGTGGTTGATGTTGAGGCTGAATATGTACTAAATTTTTCATAATTATTATATCAATAAATGAGTTTTATGGTACAAAGATACCATTTAAAATGATAAATACAAATTATTATGAAAAAATTTTTTAATTGTTACAAAATATATTAAAAATACTTAACTTTATGTAAAATTATTCAATATGAGTTTGGACGTTAATAGTGAAAAAGGGAAAGAATCTGTTAAACAAGAACAATTTATGTTAAATTTTATTGCAGATAAATGGAAAATGAATATAATTCAAACGAAAAAAAATGATAGTGCAAAATGTGATGGATTTTTATACCGAAAAAATATTCTTGTTGGATTATTTGAAAGTAAATGTAGAAATATATCAATTACTGAACTTGAAAATTGGGGATCGTGGTTAGTTACTAACGAAAAAATACAAGCATGTAGATTATTATCTGAATACTTATGTATACCATTTTTAGGTTTTTTATATTTACTTAAAGATAATCTTATAATGTATTGGAAAATAACTGATAAAAATGGTCTTTTTTTATTTAATTTTAAAATAGAAGAAACTAAAACTCAAAAAACAATTAATGGTGGTGAAATTATAAGACCTAATGCTTTTTTACCATATGAACAAGGTAAATTTTTTCAATAAATTATTATTTATATCCTAATTTTGTCATTGCATTTCTTACATATGTTTGCATTTGAGATATGCTTAATGCTCTAACTGGTTTACGACTTAAACCATATCCTGTTCTACTTAGCCATGTACCAAATGCATCTTGTAATTCCTGTGGAGTATCAATTCGTGAATCTGCATATTGTATTGTGGTATTAGCATTTACAACTTTTTGAAGATTAGCAACATCACCTGATTGTGCTTGTACTGGTTGCTGTACTAAATCTTGTTCTTGAAGTCTGGTTAATCTATTGTCAACATAAGCATTTTTAATTTCAGCATTATCTAAAAATACTTTTAATGCTGCTGTCATATCACTTGAACCAAAACCCTGACCTACTTCCCAATCAGAAAAATCATCAACAGTTTTTTGAGCTGCCCGATCAAATAATTCTTTATTATCAAAATATTCTTCTTGTGTGATTAAATTGTTAAATGCTCTATTTATTAAACTATTTTCACTGAATGGTGCACCCTCATTTAAAATTTTAAAGTCAGGATTAATTTTTTGCATTGTTTCAAAAAGTTTTTGTTTAGTATTTACTTTTTCCATTAAAATATTTTATATATAAATACAATATATGTAATAAAAAACTGCACCACGTTATTATTATGGTGCAGCAATTTCACAAAACAATATAGTCAAGTCTTAAAAAATTTTACATAACCACTGTCTGGCATTAATAAAATTTTAAAAATCATTCCTGATTTTTCTCAGACCTAACTTAATTTTTCAATTAAGCAATGACTTTTCTATTCATAAATACTTATATGTTGAATTTTATTAAGAATTTATATCAAAAAAAGAGTATTTATAATAAATTTTATTTGTGAAAAAGAGGAATATCATACAGATCATCAAAGAAGAATTATCAGATTTTGATTTCTTGGGTAATGATGAATATGGAAAAGAAAAAAGGGTTTTTGATTTACTATCTAATGAAGATTTTCAAAAACAATTTATTTGTGATTCTTTATTAGGTAGAAAAGAAAAATTAAAAATTAATGTTGTTGATTCTCGTGTTGGTGGAAATTGGGAAGATTCACCGGAAGATATTTCATTTTTAACATTAGAATATAATACTGAAATTGAATATAAGTATGATCAAACAAAAGAACCAGTAAACTTTTCATTAAGTTTAGATAGTGATAAAATTTCAGTAGATGCCGATGGGTATAATAATCCCGGAAATAGGGGTAAATATGAACCACCTGAAAGTGATACTTGGTTTAATACTATTAATTGGGAAGATATTAATGTTACATTAAATACAATTAGTGGTGATGAAGTTGAGTTTTTATCATTCAAAAGAGCACCTATTGATATTCAAAATTTATTTGTAAGAGAATATGTTGAAGTATATATAACTAATACTACTTATGATCTAAAAAACCGAAATAGTATTAATAAAATTGCAATAATAAATGCTTATTGTTAATTACCATTTCAATATATTACATTTCGACTTTAAACTTCTAACTTTTGCAGGCATATAACAACCACAAAGTGCGCATGTATTATTGGGTCTTAATTTTCCACATTTGTTTTCAACACAAATTGCAATTCGTTGTTTTGCTAATTCTTCAATTTCTGGATTTGGAAATACGTAATTTTTCCAACCATCATAAATTTCCAATAATTTACTCATATTAACTATAAATTATTCTACCACCTTTACTTATTAGAATATTAGAATTTGTTAATGATTCGATGTAAGCATTGTGTAATATTTCTGTAGATGTAAATGCTTTATTATAAATTCTTAATTTTTGAATTCCACCGATAAAGCTTGTGTTAAAGTTTTGTTCAATAGTTAAATTATCTTTTCTTTCATCTTGCACTAAAATATCTGCACCAGTATATGTAAAATCTTTTATAAATAATGCTTCATTTAAATTAAATGAATTATTAGTTTCAATTAAAATACCAATATTTATAAATTCTTGTCCAGTATTATCAGTGGTTCTAAATTTACACATTAAATCTTTCCACCCATTACCATTAATATAATCAATATCATTAATAATATTAATATCGACCGTATCACTATAAACTAAAATTGATGCTTTATTTACAAAATTTCTATTAAATAACCCACCATTGAATAAAGATAAATTAATAATATAATCTCTATTTGATAATATGGAAATTAAATTATTAAATTTAATAAAATATGTAGTAGCAGTATTTCCAGTGTATTCAATTCTCATCACAGTAATTGGACTTTCAATACCAGTACATTCATCAATAATACTAAATGTGGTACTATCAGCACTTAAAGATAATCCCGATAAATAATCATTATTTGGTATTGGATTACATTTTGCTGGTATTGGATTTTCTTGTACAGTAAATCCACTAAGTACATATTCAGTATTTTGTCCAGTATATAGTCCATATGTTTGATAATCATAATGCCATGAATGTTTCAATCCAAATGAACCACCACCCCAACTTATTGAATAAGGTACACCTATTTGTTTTTCTTTATTATTAGTTAATGAATTGAAATAAAACTCTGGAAATTCTTTAATTATCCATTTTGCACGACCATTAACATAGAAAATTAGTTTACCTTTTCTTTGTGGATAACATATAAATAATTCAGGATCATTAACTATATAATCATTAATAATATCATTTGGTGTAAACACCATTGCAATCATAGTGAAACCAGTGTTTGTAATGATTGTAGAAGATGTGTTTGAAATTATTAATCCATTTTTATTAATATATTTATATGATAATCGTCCATCTTCAGTTAATGCAAATGCAATTATATTATTTTCTAAATTATTAATAGCTGAAGTTGCGGAATAAATAATAGTTTCTTTATCTTCAACAGAATTAAAGCTTTTTTTAATTGTAGTAATTTCAGTATATGAATCTAAATAATTATCAAAACTTGTAGTTATACCCGTAACCGTATCACCACTAATAAATTCACCTGAATAATATGGATTATATTTATCTTCAGCACGAGTACCCATCATAAAGAAAATACCTGATGATTCGGGAAATAAATATAATAGTGTTTCTACAGTAATACCATAATTATAGCGTGCTGGAAATAATTCGAAATTATAATCTTCTAATTTAAAAAATCCTTGTAAATATCCTCCATCAAGAATAAAATAATTTCCACTTAATCCTGTTGTTACTGCACTTATAGAATATAAATCAAATTGTGTTGTTACAGTAAGACCACTTGTTTCACCAGATGTTGGATTTTGTATATTATTATATCCCACCCTATACATTGAAAATAAAGTATCTTGAGGGGTCAATGAAATACCGTTCCACATTGCATTTATTCTACCATTATCAAAACCAGTTAAACCAAAATCTATAAGATCAATATTATCAGATACTGCATCATTCCATTTAGTTAAACTAAATGAAGTAAAATCACTATTTAAATCCCACGAATTGAGATTCGATAAATCGATATATATCGCTAAATTATCAGTTATTATGTCGTTTAAGCATTCTAAATTCATTTCACACAAGAATTTAATATAAATACTAATTGTATTTAAATATATTGAAGTATTTATAAAAAATGATTTTTCTGATGATTAAAAGCAGTAAACAACGACTTTTTGAAATGATGGATAGGGTTGCGGGTATGTCATTAATGGAAGTTGATTGGAAAGGTGAATTTAGTGATGTTTCTAAAGAATGTATTAGTGATGAAGCATTAAAAGATTATTTTAATAAAGTTCTTGAAAATCAAAAATTATCATCAGATAAAAGAACTAAATCATTATTATTAGTACATAATAAATCAATACCATTTGATGATATGGGAGATATTGATGTTAATACATTTATTGAAATGATTACAAAATATCCACCACAAATTATTAGTCAAAACAAAAAAATGGAAAAATCAAGTAATGATAATACAATAACATTTAATATTGGTATTCCTGCATTACGTGGTTTGGTTTATGATCAAGACAATAAACAATTTTATATAGTAAATACTTGTCCGGGTGCTGGTATTTGCGCACGCATATGTTATGCAAGACGTGGTAGATATGTTTTATTACCACAAATATTTATAAAACAAACAAGAATTTTAAATTTATTATTAAATAATCCAGAAGATTTTGGAAAATTATTAAAAAATGAAATAAAAGCACTTGCATTAAAAAATAAAGGAAAAAAATTATTATTCAGATGGAACGATGCTGGTGATTTTTTTTCAAAAAAATATTTTCAAATTGCAGCAAAAATTACAATTGATTTAAAAAATGAAGGTCTTAATTTTGAATCATATGCACATACTAAAATTGGTGACATATATAACTTCAATGATCCTAACGTTATTTTAAATTTTTCTGTTGATGCTACTGATAAAGAAAAAAATAAAGTTGATTTATTTGGTGCAAAAACTTCTGAAATAATACCATCAGAATTATTTAAAGACTTATTTATTAAAAATAAAGCACATTTTACTGTCGATACTAAAGGTAAATTAATACCCAAAAACAATAATAGTTTTAATATTTTAAAACAAAGAATATCAGATAAGTATAACGTAGACATCAATACGTTAATTTCTTATAATGAATTATTAAAAATTCCTGAAGGAAATGAAAGGAATTTAAATGTAATTGTTTTACCCAAAGGTGAAGGTGATATTGCTGCACAAAGAAAAGATGTTAAAAGAACATTTCTACTATACCATTAAAGTATTTATATTAAATTATTGAACATGAAAAAACATACAGACACAAAAAAATTGCTTTTTGAAAATATGGGAAAAATAAATTCAAATTTTATTTTGAAAGAAGATATGGAATCTGAAGTAGGTGATAGAACCTATGAACAAAAAGCATTAAAATTAAAATACCTTGTTGATGAATTACTTAAAAATCAGGATTATGATATTCTTGATACTTGGTATAGATTAATGATTAACAGACGAGCAAAAAAAGGTATGGTTGCTATGAGTGAAGGGCAATCTCCTGATTATCAACAAAAAGCTGAACAAATCAAAGGAAAAATAGATTTTCTTATTGATACTAATCATTATGATATACTTGATAAAATAAATACTATAATTGATAAATTATTTCCAGAATCTGATTATGATATAGAACTTACTGAAGAAGAACAACTTCAATCTGAAAAATTTCGTGCAGAAGTGACAGGAAAGGGTGAAAATGTTTGGTCAACAAACGGAATTGAATTTGATACATCTGAATCAGCAAAAAAATGGTTAGATGGTTTATCAGATCGTTGGTTTGGATATGATATGGGACGGGTAGTTCCTATTTCAACACCAACAAGAGAACCCGTAAATATGGAAAGTAATATATTTTATCAAAATTTTAGAAGATAATAAATTATGAACGAAATAAAAAATAATCCAAGATCATGGTCAAGTAGATTCTGGAAAAAAAATAACATTTCTGAAGTATTAAAAGAAGTTGTTGAACCAGATGATGTTGATGTATCATCAATTCAAATGCATGATGAATTATCTCCACTTATTTGGGAAAATAATAAACTTAAACCCGAAATAAGAAAAACTTTATTAATGAATACTAAAAGATTTATTGAATTTTCAGATGCTGAAGATTTGAAATTTAATGATATTATTTTAACTGGTAGTATGGGAAATTATAATTATAATGATAATTCTGATTTGGATGTTCATATTATTATGGATTTTAATCAAATTTCAAAAAATAAAGAATTTGTTGGGGATTTTTTTAAATTAAAAAAACAATTATGGGCAGAAAAACTTCCAATTCAAGTGAAAGGACATGATGTTGAAATGTATTTTCAAGATATTGCAGAACCACATCATTCTTCCGGCACATATTCTTTAATTAAAAATGATTGGATTAGAAAACCAATAAGTAAAATTATTAATGTTGATAGTGCTGATGTACAATTAAAATCTGCAGATATAATGAATAATATTGATGATTTGGAAACCAATCATAATGAAGAAAATTTTATAAAAAAACACGAAGCATTAAAAAATAAAATAAAAAAATATAGACAATCTGGACTTGATACTGGTGGTGAATATTCTGTAGAAAATTTAGTATTTAAAATATTAAGGAATAGTGGATATCTTGAAAAAATGGTTGAAATGAAAAATGATTATTTAACACAAGAATTAAGTCTTGATGAATTTATAGACCCTGCAGTATGAAAAGAATAATAGTAAGAAAAGATCATTTGATCGAATTTGTTGAAAAGAAAAAAGCCGAAAAAATTTTCTATGACATTGTTGGTACTTTACATAGAAACATGAAATTATTGAATGAAAATGTTTCACATATAAAGGCTAATCAATCAATTATTAATAATTATCAAAGAAAGGGTTTAATTACTCCAAAAGTTTATGAAATGCTAATAAAGAACAAAATAATTAGTGAAAAATGTGAAATAATATAAGATTAGTATTTTTTTGTTCTCTAAGAAGTATTTATAAAAAAGTACATTTAAATTAAATAATAAAGACAAATTAAAATCATTCATAAAATGAAAAAACATAGTTCACAAGAAGCATATTACGAAAGACTAAAGAATTTAGCCAATATTAATAAAACTTTAGTAAAAGAATCTCAAATTCGTAATTTGGGTACTTTAATTGATTATAAGCGTGCAGTAGATGGTGTTGCGTATGGTATTATTAAAGAAAATCAACTTTTTTATATTAAAAAGGGTGGTTTAAAACAAGACCCTGATGTATCTGATTTTGCATATATTGGTGGATTAAGTAATATTACTAATTTTCAATATCATAAATTGGCTGAAGCTGATAAACAAAGAAATATGTTGCTTCATGTAATCAGTGAATCCACACAAATAAAACCAAATAAAAATGGTGGTAAAAAAAGACTTAACGAAGATTTGGCTGGTCAAGAAATTGATCAGGCAGAAAAAAAATTAGATAATCTTGATACTGCAACTGCAACTGCAGATGCTTCTACACCAATGAATACTGATGGTGCTGCTGAAATGGACGCTGGATTATCTACAGCACCTATTGTTGATGAACCGGGAGCTGAATTATCTGTTGCTCCTGAAGGTGGTAGTGAAGAAATTCCTGCTGAACCTGAAGGTGATAGTGAAGAAATTCCTGCTGAACCTGCTGATAATATGGGTAGTGGTGAAGAAATACCAGCACCAGAAGAAAATGGTGAAAGTGATGCTGCTACCGTTACTCCTGAAGATCAAAAAAGTATTACTCAAAATGAAATTGAAAAATTGCTTGGTAAAGCAACTAATAAAATAAGAAGTGCTGAATTAACACCGGAAGATGTTAAAGCATATGTTAATACGTTTTTATCTGCATTTAAAAAGAAATTTGACGAAGTTGAAATTGAAGATCGAAAAGAAATGGCAGATAAAATATTAAAAGTTGTTCCATATGAGGATATTGAAGATGTAAGTTCAAGCTTACCACCTGAAGAACAAAGTATTGATGTTGAAACTGGTGGTGTTGAAGAAGGTCAATGTTCTGAATGTGGTGGTTTTGCTCAATATGCTGAATCAAGAGGATATAATGCACAATCTATTCAAGAATGTGATGATGAAGAAATGAGTAATTTAGTTAGTGGATATGCTAATGCACACAATGAAGGACAAAATGATGGTGATTTTAAAGCTGTTGCTATATTTATTACTCCTGAAATTATGGAAAAATTAAAGGGTGAATATGGTCATGATGAATATGCTGATCAATTATCACCACACGTTGATGCAATGAATGAAAGCAGTGATGAAGATAGAATTGCTCAAATTAATGAAATATTTGGTGGTTTAAAATCTTTAGGTAAAGCTGCTTTGGGTGGTATTAAAAAAGGTGGACAAGCTATTGGACAAGCAGTTGGGCAAGCAGGACAAGCAGTTGGACAAGCAGTTGGGCAAGCAGGACAAGCAGTTAAACAACAATATTATAAAGGTGAAATTAATCCTGCTGTTAAAAAAGTTGAAACCGATGCAGCAGTTTTAGGTAAACGAATTGCTAATTTAAATAATGTATTAACAAAAGCTGGTCAACAACCAGTTAATGTACAAAGTATTTTACAAACCATAACAAATCAATTAGGTAAAGGTGGTACAACTGCAAGTATTGGTGATAAAATACAACCATCTATGGCTGCTGAAGGTGTTGTTGATCCGGGTAATGTTGAAGTACAACCAAACATGCTTAAAGAAGATAATGAAGAACTTGAAAAAGACGAATTGGAAATTGGTGGAGAAGATACTGGAGAAGTTGAAAATGACGAATTGGAAATTGGTGGAGAAGATACTGGAGAAGTTGAAAAAGATAGTATTGGTTTTGCTCCTGAAGCACAAACTCTTGGAGTTGTAACAACTAAACCTAATGGTGCAGCAACTACTGGTGTTGATATTAATATTAGTCCTGATAAAACAGTTAATATTTCAATGAATGAAGCAAAACAGAAATTAATTAAACAAATTGCTGATGGTGTTAATACTTATCTTAGTGAAGCAAGTAAAGTAGCAGGAAAAAGTAAACCTTTCGTTAAAACCGCACCAAAAGAAAATAAAATAAATGAAGAAGATAAACCATCTACCGGATTATCAAAAGAAAAAAAATCTAATGTAGTAAAAGCAGCAAAAAAAGGTGAAGATATTGGTGAAAAGGGTAAAAATTTCGATAAGGTAGCAAATAAAGCAGCAAAAGAATATGGTAGTAAAGAAAAAGGAGAAAAAGTAGCTGCAGCAGCAATGTGGAAAAACATTAAAAGAGAAAGCGAAGAACCACAAAATGTTATGAGTGAATCTGAACAAAAACTTAGGAGATATATTCGTAATCGTCTTGAAGAAAAAGCTGGTTTAAAAAAACCAATATTAAATGAAAGTAAAAAATCTGAAATTATAAAAAAACTTGATAGAGTAATTGATGAACAATTTAAATTATTTGAAACATCAATGAAAGAAGGTGGTCAGATTGGTGAAGGTTTTTGGGCAAATATGAAAGGTGCATTTCAATCTAACGCAGGAAAATTTGAAAATTTGAATCAAAATGACCCACAAGCAGTTGAAACAACATTTCAAGAAATTTTTAAAGATAGTCTTAATGGTAGATTTAAACAATTTAGATTGTCATGGGCAAAAAGTATGTCACCAGAAATTAAATATACTTTAATGCAACAAGGTTATGAAACTGATAGACTAAAAATGCCTGATTTTATTCAAGATAGAAATAGTCCTATAGGATTTAAATACAAAACTTTAAATTTGGAAACTCCATTTGGTGGTGGAGGTACTGGTGGAGGTAATTTCTCTGTTGGTGGAGGTCCTAATTAATATTCATTTAGTTAAACGAAATAAAACCCGAAAAATCTTTTTCGGGTTTTTTATTTGTAACAAATAATTAATATCTTCGTACAATGAAGAAAATATTCTTATGAAATTACAAAATATTATTAGAATTTATGGTTCATCTTTTAAATTTTTTTATAATAATAAAGGAAGTGTTAAGGAATATAATAGATTTGTTGAAAATAATGAACCAGAAAAAGTAAAAGATATTACAGTACCATATTATGAAGAATCACTTCATATTATTTATACATATTCTACAATATTTAAATATTTCATCCCCACTCTATCAATAATAATTAGTATATTTATCAAATCATATTCATTATTACTAATAGTAGTGTTGGTTTCTTACTTAATCCATCTTTATTTAAAAAAACAATGGAAAATTACTTGTTCTCGTTATATGTTTGAAATGATCGCTACTGATTATTATATAAATCAAAAATTTCATATTAACAAAATAACTGATTTAAATGAATTAGGTGAAATTTATTTACAAAAAATTAGCAAATAGTTGTATTTATGAGAAAATTTCATAATGGATAATGAAGACAGTAAATTAAAATTAATTTTCGTACATAAAATTGGTTACAATTCAAAAAATGAAGGATTATATGAATTTATGTTTTCATATGATGAAACCAATATCTTAATTGAAGATTGGTGTTGGGATTTAGTACCTGCTTGTGATAATGCATTACCCCCAACAGAAGATTATATTAATACAATTATTAATTTAAAAACCGATTCTTTTGATTTATTTTGTTTACATGAAGCTGTTGATCGTCAATATATGCATGGATATTATACTATTCATGCGCTTGCATATGAAATAATTGATGAAAATGATGACGGTACTTCAAGTGATTATATTAAAATGTTTGAACAGGATATTGAAGAAAATTTACCTTTATTAGTTTTTCATTATGGTATGACTTTAGTAAAAGTCAAAGATTTGTTAAGTGCAAGAAAAATTATTTTAAAAAATAATGAATTTGTTGAAATATCTTCAATAAAATTTTAACTTTGATGATTATTCATCAATATTCATAATATGGTTAAAAATATTTTTCCTGAAATGTTCAATTTTATTGAAAAATCAGAAAAAGAATCACTATTAAAACAAAAAAGTCTTGTTATTTGGTTTACTGGATTATCTGGTGCAGGTAAAAGTACTTTAGCACAAGGTCTTGAAACACTACTTTTTTTTGATGGTATATTAACTCAAGTACTTGACGGTGATAAAATACGCAACGGATTAAATAAAAATTTAGGATTTTCGGAAGACGATCGTGTTGAAAATATTAGACGAATTGCAGAAGTAAGTAAATTATTTTGCGAATGTGGTATTATTACAATATCTGCTTTTATTAGTCCAACACATTATATTAGAAAAATGGCTGAAAATATTATCGGTAAAGATAATTTTTTTGAGATTTATGTTAGTACTCCAATAACTACATGTGAAATTCGAGATAAAAAAGGTTTATATATAAAAGCACGGACTGGTATTATACCTAATTTTACTGGCATTTCTGCTCCATATGAACCACCAATCAATCCAAAAATATCAATAGATACTACAAATTTATCAATCGATGAATCAGTAAAAATTATTTATAACAAAATAATCTCTTTAATAAAACTTTAGTATTTATATTTGCCCATCGCACCATATTAGGGTGAAGAGGGTTTCGGGATACGATATTTCAAGATATTTACCTTATCCTGCGGTTTTATGTCTGATTACCCATGAGGTAAAACAGTTAAGAAAACGTATTTCATGAATGCGTTTTTGGTTTTTATGTTCATCTTACCATTTGGAAGAAGGAAATCGAGACTCGACAATACAAGATTATTGTCGAGTCTTGCAAATTTAAATCATTAAATAAGTAATTGCACTCTTTAATGTTTCAATATTATCTTTAGGAAGACCTAAAATGAAATTACAATTTTTACACAATAATCCCCTTATTTTATTGGTTTTGTGGTAATGGTCAACAGCTAACTTAATTTTAAATTCAGCTTCATTTGTTTAACATATATAATATCATATTCTTCAATAGTAATTCCGTATTTTAATTTAAGGTTGGATTTTAAAGAGTTTCTTTTTGTCTTTGTTTTATCTCTATAAAACGTTTCATTTTCAATAACACGCTCTTTATTTTTTCTGCGCCATTTTTTCGTATATTCGGCATATTGTTTTTTATTTTGTATAAAAATTCGATATATTCATAAATATCGTGCTTTGCGGTTTTTATATGTGAATAGTATTTATTATAAATTATTATAAATGAGTACTAAATCAAAAGCCGATAATTTTGTAGAAAAAGATGATGCCCCTGATCATATTCCCGTAATTCCATTTGATGTTCAAAAAGAAAAAGAAAAAGAAACTGCCAGAAAATTAGCATTAGAATTAAGAAAAAAAATTGGAAATATTGAACCAATTATTATAACTAAAAGTGGTGTAATTAAAAAGGCAAGTGAATTAACATATTATGAACAAGAAGATGAAATTGTTCGTTGTGCTTCAAATCCAATATATTTTATTGAAACATATTTAACAATCTTTGACCAAACACAAGGTAAAGGTGGTATGATAGTGCCTTTTAAATTATTTGATTTTCAAAAAGAATTAATTGAAACATATATTAATAACAGATTTACTATTGCAAATAAATATCGTCAAGCAGGTGTTTCAACAACTACTTGTGCATATATTGCTTGGTATGTTATGTTCAATAGAAATAGACAGGTTGCTATAGTTGCAGATAAGCTTGAAACTGCTCGTGATGAAATTATGAGTGATGTTGTTTTATTTATTGAAGGTTGTCCAAGTTGGTTACGACCTAAAACGGGTAGAGAATCTGAAAAAAATTTAAAAGATACTCAAAAAGATAAAATCTACGATAATAATTCAAGAATTGGTGCATTCTCATCAAAAGGTCTTCGTGGTATGACACCTACTTTGATATTTTGGGATGAAACTGCATGGACAGAAAAAGGTGATAAATTTTGGACAGCAGCAAGACCAACATTAGGTACTGGTGGTGGTGCTATCATGGTTAGTACACCTTCAGGTCTCGATGCAGTTTTTTATAAACATTTTATTGGTGCACGTAAAATTAATAAAGATACTGGTAATAGTGAAAACGGATTTAAAGCAGTTGAATTATGGTGGTTTAATGATCCAAGATATAATGAAGATTTAGTTTGGTTAAAAAATAAAGGAAAACAAAACGAAAAAAAATTAATAGATCAAAATTGGAATAATAAAACCAGAATTCAAATGATGGATGATGGTTGGGAAGCAAGTTCACCTTGGTTTGAAGAACAAATACAAGGTGCAAATGGTGACATGCGTAAAATTGCACAAGAACTTTTATGTTCATTCTTAGGTTCAGGTAATAATTTTATTGCTGAAGAATTTATAAAAAGAATAGAAGAAAATGAAATTAAAACTCCAATTCGTCAAGAATATATAGATAATAATATGTGGATTTTTGAAGACCCTTTACCGGGAGAAGATTATATAATTGCTTTAGATGCATCACCCGGACATGGAGAAGATAATTCAACAGCAAATATTTTGAAAATAACTGAAATTATTGAAGAAAAAATTATAACTAAAGGAGATAAAATAAAAAAAATTAAAATAAAAAGACATAAGGTTGAACAAGTTGCAGAATATTATGGTAAAATAACCCCACAAATGCTTGCTGAAATTGCTTATCAATTTGGTAAAAGATATAATAATGCATATTGTGTTGTTGATATTACTGGTGGTTATGGTGTACAAACAGTAGAAAAAATGTTAGAATTTGGTTATGAAAACGTTCATTATGCTGAAGTTACACACAAACCTTCCAGAGATAGATTACAGGGTTATATTAAAAAAGGACAAAAAACAATGTCTGATGGTTCTATAATTAATGTTGATTTAATTCCGGGATTTTTTATTGGTAATAATCGTGCATCAGTTATTCTTGAAATGCAAAGAGCAATTCATTTGGAAGATGTTATTATAAGATCAATTAGATTATTAGAAGAATTAAAAACTTTTATTACAATTCCCGGAAATCGTGTTGCGGATCATAAACGATCTTTTCATGATGATTCAATAATGGGATTATCAATTAGTTTATATGTATTAAATTTTGATATGGCAAGATTTAAACAAAGTAAAGGAGTTACTGAAAAAATGTTAAATGCAATAATGAATGTTAACGATATAAATGAAATTGAAAAAAATAAAGGATATAAAAATAAACCAATGATTTCACCTAATAGTGTATCTCCGTTAAATCCATACATTTCACATTCTTGGTTATTTAAAGGTTTAGGTGAGAAAAAGAAAAGTTAGAATGTATTTATATTCAAATGACTTTTCAATAAAATTAAAGTATTTATAAAAAAATATAAAAATTTATAAAATGGCTGAAGAACAAAAAAGAGGTACAATATATCAGCAACTTAATAAAATGTTGAATCTTGATGGTTTTGGTTTTCAAGATGATCAACCTGTTATATCAAAATCTGCATCGTCAAACACTACTAAAGTTGTTATTAAAGGTAACACACCTGAAGAAATACATAGGAAGGGATTGGAGTTAGAACAAAAAAGAGAACTTCAAAACAAATTTTTCAGAACTACGGATAGAGGTTTCCAAAAAGCACTTCAATATGAAGCTGCCAGACTTCCAGCATATATTGACTATGAAGGTATGGAATATTATCCAATTATTTCAAGTGCTTTAGATTTAATTATGGAAGAAGCCACAACTATTGGTTTAAACGGTAAAATGCTTAATATATATTCTAATAAAGAAAGAATTAAATTTTTGTTGGAAGAATTTTTTTATGATATTGTCAATATAAATGTTAATTTACCATTTTGGGTAAGAAATACTGTAAAATATGGTGACAATTTTGTTTTATTATATGGTGAACGTAAAAAGGGCATCACTCATCTGAAACAATTAGTAAACTATGAAATTGAAAGGTTTGAAAGAATTCAAAACGGTAAACCAATCATAAAGTTCAAAGAAAGAATGACTGGTGATGAGTTTAACGTATTTGAAATTGCACATTTTAGACTTCTTGGTGATGATAAATATTTACCTTATGGTTCATCAATTTTAAATAAAGTTCGTAGAGTATTTAGACAATTAGTAATGGCAGAAGATGCAATGTTAACTTATCGTATAATACGTGCAGGTGAAAAAAAAGTATTTAAAATTGATGTTGGAAATATTGATGAAGAAGATATTGAAGAATATATTTATAAAGTTGCAACAAAATTTAAAAAAATGGCACAGGTTTCGCCAAATGATGGTCAAATAGATTATCGTTTTAATATTTTGGGTAACGATGAAGATTATTTTATACCTGTAAGAAATGCAAATACTCAATCAGGTATAGATACGCTTCCGGGTGCATGTCTCACATTAGATACTAAAATTGAATTACTTGATGGTAGAAGTTTAGAATTAAATGATATTATCAATGAATTTAATTTAGGTAAAGAATTATGGTCATATTCTATTAATCCCAATACTGGTTCAATTGTCCCCGGAAAAATTACATGGGCAGGTGTTACGAGAAAAAATACTGATGTTCTAAAAATAACTTTAGATAACGGAGAATCAATAACATGTACCCCCGATCATAGATTTCCATCAAAATTCAATGGTGAAAAACAAGCAAAAGATTTATTGATTGGTGAATCTATGTGGGCATTTAATAAAAAATTTGAAAAAATAAAAAGAGAAAATAATGAATATGAAATGATTTATGATCATTCAATAAATGATTGGATTTTTACTCATAGAATGGTTAATGATTATTTTAATCGTGATTTAGAATATGGTTTTGTTAGACATCACGATGATTTTAATAGATTTAACAATAATCCAAATAATTTGGTAAGATTATCATTTAAGGAACATTTTTCTTTACATACCAAACAATCAATAATCGGTGGATTGGCATATAAAGAAAAATATAATAATGATATTCATTTTAAAAATACTGTTAATGATAGATTAATGAAAGGAAGAAGAAAATATCATAATAAATTACAAACAGATGTTCTTTTTAGAAATAATGTTACAAAAAAACAATCTAATTCCGCGAAAAATTTTATAAATAATTTATCAAATGAAGAAAAAGAAAATAGAAGAAATATAAGCATAAACAATTCATTAAAATCAAGAAATAAAGCAATTAATACATTTAATAATAATTCAAATAAAGATGAAATTATTAAATTGAGAGATAAATTAATATCTAAAACAAAATCATTACCCGAAAACAGGAAAAAACAATCTGAATTAGCAAAAAATCTATGGGAAAATGAAAAATATAGAAATGCTATCATTGAAAAACAAACCATTAAATATTCAGAAAAACTACTTGATTTACTAATTGAATATTATAATGAATATGGTAGATTAGATTTAATTTTAAATAATGTAATTAATCTTAAAAATAGTGAATGGTTAAATGAATTTAATAAATTAAACCCGAATAATAAACAGTTAAAAAAAATGACTGAGATTACTCGTAATAATATTGATAAACTATTAAAACATTTTAAATATAAAAATTGGAATGATTTTAAAAATAAAATTCCATGTTATAATCATAAAATAACATCAATTGAATTTTTACCAAATAAACAAGATACTGGTACAATTACAATTGATGGTCAAGAACAATTACATAATTACCATACGTTTGCATTATCTTGTGGTATTTTTACAAAAAATTCTAATCTTGATCAAATTCAAGATATTGAATATCTTCGAGACAATTTATTTGTTGGTCTTGGTATTCCTAAACCTTTTTTAAGTTTCCAAGATGCTGCAGGTGGTGGTAAAAACTTAGCACAATTTGATATTCGTTTTTCTAAAAAAATAAATCGTATACAGCAAGCCATGATTCAAGAATTGAATAAAATGGCGATGATACATTTATATTTATTGGGTTATTCTGGTGAAGATTTAATTAATTTTACATTAACGCTCACAAATCCATCAATTCAACAAGAACAATTAAAAGCTGAACTATTCCGTGAAAAAGCACAAACATATGCTGAATTAACACGTGCAGAAGCAGGTCTTGCTGCAATGTCTCATACAAATGCAAAACGTATTTTATTTAATATGAGCGATAGGGAAATTGTTGACGATCTAAAACAACAAAAGATGGAAAAGGTTGTAATGCAGGAACTTGCAGATGCACCAGTTAGTATAAAAAAATCTGGATTATTTAGTGACATAGATAAAAGATTTGGTGTACCAGAAGAAGGAATGATACCGGGAGTATCAGGAGCAACTGGTGGAGAAATGCCACCAGAAGGTGGAACACCACCACCCGGAAGTGATGAAGGAATGCCACCAGAAGGTAATGTAGGTGGAGCACCATTAGGTGGTGGAGCACCATTAGGTGGTGAAACCCCTATGGGTGCAGCAGGAGGGGGAATTCCACCAATGGCTGAAAATAAATTAAATGATAAAGAATATAATGATCTTCTTGAAAAATTAGTTTTTGGTAATAGTCCAGAACCAGAACATGAAAAAGTTGCTAATAATAAAAAAATAATTAATGAAAATAATAAAATTAATGAAAATTTAAATAGTAATGCGCAAAAAATGATTGATGAAATTGATTCATTATTAAATAATAACGAAAGTCTTAATACTAAACAAAAAATTAATGAAGGTGATTATGTTGATTTTCAAGACATTGAAGGTATAGATTTAACCGAATAATTAACGTATATAATTAATATATTATATAAAATAAACATTTATAAACAAGCATAGTATTTATATTAAATCGAATTATACCATATGAAAAACGCCAACATAGGAATTATTAATTTGATAATTTCGAATAAGTTAAAGGATTCTTATTTTAGTAATACATTAATTGAAGAATCAAAAAAAATTGCCTTTAACTTTTTCAATATAATTAAGAATTCTCCAATTTTACTATTGGAATTTAAAGTTTTTAATAATATTGAAAATAAATATATTGATAATGATATTATAGCGACACGCTATATTGATAATAATATCAAGTTGTTTGAAGTATATACGTTAGTAGAAATTGAAAAAGAACGTGAAAAATTAAATATGTTTTTAAATGAAAGCACTCTTTTAAATTTAAATAATGAAAATATTAAAAAAGTTGCATTATATGAAGCAATTGATCAATTAATTCAAGAATCATTAAATGATTATGATAAAATTGATGTTGATGTAATACATGAATCATTTACATTAATTTTAAATTATATTAAAGAACCAAAGAAAATTTCAAAAAACATATTAGTAGAAAATATAAATTTAATAAATGAAGAAGTAATTGAAATTGCTGTAAATAAATTCAATAAAAAATATGAAATATTAATTGAAGACGATAAAAATTTATTCCAAAAACTTATAAAATCTAATGATGATGAAAAACAAGAGCTTCTTGAAACTTATAAAAATGAAACTCTTACAATATTAGATGGTTTAAATAAAGACAATATTAAAGATAGTATTACAAAAGCAATTCAAAAAATTAAAGAGATGGTATTTATACAAAAAAATGTTGATGATGATATTATAAGCTTATATGAATTAAAAAAGGAACTTTTATAAACCATTTTTTATATTAAAATTAAATGCCCCATATGGGGCATTTTTTTATGTTGTGTGTGAATCAAAAAAACTTTTTTTCATTGCATTGATATCAACTCTACCATTAATTCCATTAACACTACCATTAGGACTAAATTGCCATGCAGTCCAATCTTTCCATCCATTTGCAATTGTTGGATTAGTAAATTCAGGTTCTTTTGGATATTGAGCATGCCATAATGGATATGAACTAAAATTACTACTTGTATGTTCATTAAGCCAAGGTCTACCACTATATATAATGGCATTATATTTAGCATTTTTCAATTCATTTAAAAATGTATTAATCCATAAATCATTGTTTGTTTTAACCTTAGACCAAAGTTTATTATTAGCAATATCATCTTCAATATCTAATATAAGTGGGAAATTGGGTTCAGGTAAATTATTTTTAATTGTATTAATGAAAAATGTTGCTTGTTCCCTCGAATTTGTAATAATTTCATTAGTATTATTACTTATAAATTGTTCAGCATAATGATAATAACCAATTTTAAGACCAGCAGCTTTAGCACCTGTAGCGTTTGTGATTGCTTTAGTATCAATATATTTAGTTCCTTGAGTAGCTTTTATTATTGCAAATTCAGGTGTTGGAAAATCAGGATTATTATTTGTTACCACTTTATTCCAATCTAAATCTGATTGCCAATGAGAAACATCAATACCATAAACAGAATTTAATTGTGTCAATCTTTCTTGTGACATTGTTATTGCACCCACACCAGCAACAAGACTACCGGGACTTGTTGAACTATATGAACTACCGTCAAATCCCATAAATGCTGCAGCATCTTTTACTCTTGGAACTGGATATCTTAAAATTTTTGTACCTGAAAATGAAGTTGTCATTTTATTGGGTACAACAATATGTTCAACATTTAAAATAATATATGCTCCATTAAATAATGGAACATTTTCTAATTGAAAATATTGTGTTGGTTGAATCATTGCATTTCCCAATCCTTCAATAGTGGCTTTATATGATCTATTTTCAAATAAACTATATAAATTTTGTCCTTTTGGAATTGGTGCATCATTTTTATTATCACCAGCTAATCTTGATAATATTTGAATTGATTCATTTGTTTCGGGGTATTCTTTACTATCAATTTTTATATTGGTAAACATTGATTGATTTTGTTGACCAAATCTAACACTAAATGCTCTTACTTCATGATATGGAAAATCTTTATTATTTTCATTTTGATTATCAAGATCGGGTGCTGGTATACATCCATCCTTTGAAGTATTAAAATCATTTGCATTTGTATTACTCAAATCAGTAATACCATCGTCATTAAAATCATTACCATTACCTGTTGGGTAACTTGATGTTCCACCAATATACATACATACAAATGCTGCTCTATCTTTTACAACTCCACTCATATCAATTTTAAATGAGTCTTCCCAATCACTATCATTTATCATAAAATTTTGAATAGGGAAAAATTCAAATCCGTTTGTTGATAATAATTGTGAAATAACTGTAAATACTGTTATGTTTGGATCATCAAATACTTGGGTAAGTATTTCAGCATTAAGCATTGTATCACCAATTGGATTCATTGCTCTATCAACAAAAACAAATGAATCGATTAAACTTTTTCCTTGTTGATTAAAAGGATAACCATAATTACCACCATTATTTCCATTTGTTATTACTGTTTTTTCCGGAATATTAACCCATTTATCATTAATATTTTTAAATGAATAATATGTTTGAGTTATTATATCTTTATCATCAGCTTTTTTATTTTTTTCTTCTTCTTTTTTTTCTGCTTCTTTTTTATTATCAAAAATTTCATTTGCAATTTTTGTGAAAAATTGTTCAAAATAATAATTATTCACTAATTGTTTTGATGTTAATTTCATTGAATTAAGTGATGTATATAATGTTGGGGATGTTTCATCACTTATTAGAAATGTTAGTTGAGTATAAATCGCAACATTTATTCTTTCAATTAATATATCAGTAATTGTTTTTCTATATGTTTCACTAACTTCTTTATCAGGGTCTAATAAATTATTATATTTTCCATTATAATCTTGATTTTTATCGTGTGCGGTTTCATATAATTCATTTACTGAATTAATAAAACTATCAAAACCATCAATATCATAAGCATAAAAATAATTATAAAACGTATTTTTATCTTCTTCAGATAAATATTTATCACAATCACTAATGTCTGCAATAATTCTTTTACCTTGACCCATTATATTTTTTCCATTACCATTCTGAAAATAATCATAAAGCACATTTAAATTACTTGTACTTCTTTTTATTGCAATTAATGCTCCAATGTATAAACCTAAAAATGTTGGAATTTCAACTATTGATGGAATATTAAAAATATATTCATTTAAATTTTTAGAATATAAATCAAAAGGACTTAATGCTGTTCCAAAACTTGAAAATAAAACAATTTCACTTAATAATCGATTATATTGATCACCACCCACATGAATAATTTTTTCATATAAATAATCATCATATAAGTTAAGATAATTAACCCAAACATCGTTTATTGAAGTTACTTTTTTTAATATTCCCGGAGTTGGTTTATAATATTGTATTTCACCTGAATTATCTATTTGTAATGTGGTATTACCTCCATTTTTTATTGTATCTATTGAATTAAAAAATGATAAATATTTATAAGATTTTTCTAAATATCTCGTATCATATTTTTTATTACCATCACCATCACCGGACATATCTCTAATATAAATAATATTTTCAGTAGTAAATTTATAAAAATTAGATTCCAGTTTTGTTTTCCACCAATGATCTCTTTTAATTGCAGTATTTTGCATAAATTTGGCAATTGGTTTATTTTCATTAGTAAGATCAGGATTTTGTTCTTCAACAGTATTATTTATAAAATTAAAACCTTTAAATTTTGAATCTATTTTATCCACATATGCTGCGGTATTATTATCAATAATAACGGATTCACCTTCAAAATTATAACTGCCCGATAAATTTTTCGAAATAAAATCAAAAAATAATCCAATATTTGTTTTATAAGCATCAGATAATTTTTTTAATTGTGAACTTGTTAAATCAGAACCATATGTTGTAGTACTTCCTAACCCACTAATTGATGATATTAAATTAACTGCTTCAGATTCAGCATAAAGTTTAATATATGATTTATTTGGTTCTTTTAATGCATCTTCATTATAAAATCTTTCTGGAATTGCATATTGGGAAATTATATAAAATCTATTAATTGCTGTTTCAAGCATATCTAAATAATTCGTTTTACCTAAATATGGTGTTGCATTACTACCAATAATTTTTGAATCAATTGGTGATAATGGTAACCATACATTAGAACCGTCTTCATTTGTTTCACTTCTTAAATTATTTTGATATTCAAATTCTGCTTGAAGAAAAAATGTTTTAATAAAATTATCAATAAATTTTATTTCAGGAAATGGTTCTGGACATTGTTTACTAAGTTCGATTGGTGCAATTCTTTCTTCACGTATACCACCACAAACAGGTTCACTTTTATTAACAATTAATGGAAATGCAAATATTTTATTTAAAACATCATTATAATAATTATTACCAAGAATTATACTTTTATTTGTTTCATGATGTTTTTCAGAGTTTTCAGCAACTTTATACATTTTAACAAAAAATCTATCAACATCATCACAAATAATTTTGAAAATGTTATAAATTGTTGGTTGCATCCCTAATTTTTCGCTAATAACATTATTAACGTTAGTTATAATTTTTCTATTTAATTCATCTATTTTTTTATTTAATGCAATATTAGATTTTTTTATTTTTAAATAATAATTAGTAATATCAATTCCAATATATGTTTTATTATTTGCTGTAGTAATTTCAGGATTTGTAATATCAGAATCATTAATACGTTCATTACCAGAATCATTATATCCATTAATTAAACGATTTTTTAATGTAGATAATGCTTTTTTTTGTAAATCAGTTTGGTTTTGATTATCTGATTTAACCATCATAATATATAATTTAACATCCATTTCACTTGGAATGCCTTCTGTTTGAACACCTTTTATAATTTCATCATATTGTATTAATTTAATTTGTTCAAGATATGAAATATTACTATTATTTTCATCTTTCGATTTTTTATAATAATAATAGTTTTTAAATCCACCAAGTTCTGCTTCAAAATTTTTAGAATATAATCCAGTTAATGTTGTATTATTTTTATTTATAATTTTTTTAGTGTTATCACTATTTGTAGTTTCTTCACTATTTTTTACTTTATCTTGAATTTCAGAATATAAATTTTGTAGCTTTAATATTAATTCATACGTATTTTGTGGTTTACCTTCTTTAAATGGACTTAATGATGTTGGTGAATTTCCATCTGCAATTAATGAAGCGTTAATCACGTATCTAAATAAAATATCTGTTAATGGTGCATATGTTATTGCAATAAAATTTGCATCAATAATGAAATTTCCACTATCAGCTTGAAATTCTGACGTATATTTTACTAAATGTAATTTATATTTTAATGCTTTACCATAATATCCTTTAATTGTTAATTCAAATATTGGTGGAGGAAAATTAAATAAAATTCTATATGGTGAGTTTTCTTGATTAAAGAAAGATAATCCTCTAATATCAACAAATTGAATATTAATTTGTGGAACAAATGATGAATTAATACCAACTTTTATGCTTGTAATTCCAAAACTTTCAAATTGAGTGTTAGTACTTGTACTACCATCATAATAATTTGTACTGAATTTTAAATAGTTTGGGTTATCATTATCACTGTTTTGATCAACACCCATTAAATTTACAGTTATATTATTTTCAAATCCTGTTTTTTTTACACCTTGACTTTTAGCACCACCATTTGATGTTATTATAACTGTTCTTCCTCTGCTTGTTGCAAACAATTCCGCATAAATAAACATATCTTGATATTGTGGAATTCCATTAACATTATCATTATTCTTGATATTTACTTCATGAGGATCAATCAACTTTACATTATTTGCCATTATTCTGATTTATACTTATAAATACCTAAAACGAAAAAATATAAATCCTATTGATACAAAACAATAGTTTAAACTATTTATATAAAAGATAATTTATTATGAGTAAGATATTGCAAGCGGGTGATATTGGATTTGGAATATTAATCGAACATGATGCCGGAATAATTGGTAATGATGATAGTAGAGATATATTAAATGAAAGTTTTGTATTAAAACCAAATGAACCTGTTTTAATACCATGTATTTTACAAAAATGGGGAGTTAAAAACAAAAATGGAAGGATTTATCCTAAAGATGTTTTAATTCCACAAGTTGAAGCATATCGGGAATTAATTGCTGGTAATAGTGCTGTATCAGAAGCTGACCATCCAGATTCATCAATAATTTCTCTACAAAATATTTCACACATGATAACAAAAATGTGGTGGGGAAAAGGTGATCAAGAAAATGTTTTATTTGGTGAATTAAAAATTATAGTATCTCCGGGTTATATTAAATATGGTGTTTGTTCAGTTATTGGTGATAAAATAGTATTGTATTTACAAAACAAAATTAAATTAGGTATATCATCTCGTGGTGTTGGTACATTAAAAGATATTAATGGTGAAAATATTGTTCAAAGTGATTTTGAATTAATTGGTTTTGATTTGGTTTCAACACCAAGTACTCCCGGTGGATATTTATTTCCCGGAAAACAAAACAATGTTGGATTTGGTGAAAGTTTTGTAAAGAAAAATGGTATTTATCTTAAAGAAGATGAAAACAAAATAATAAATGCAATTGGTAAATTCTTAATCTAAAATAGATGGGAAATATAATTAAAATATTTCTAATATGCAAGAATTTTATTGAAAATTATACTTTTTCGTAATGAGAATGTATTTATTATAAAAATTATAGTATTAGACTACAAAAAACATGGCAAACGATAAAAAATCGATAATTAAAGAAGCTTTAACTGATTATAATGAAATCATGGAAGCTGCAAAGACTAATGCTAAAAACAAATTAGCGGAAGAATTTCCAAACGATTTTAATAATTTATTAAAAGAAGAATTACAAAATAAAAATAAATCAGTAAAAGAGTCCTATAAAAAATTGGATAATAATAAAGAGTCAAAAAATGACGATGCTGAATTAAATAATAAAGAATCTGTTATGAAAAATCAAGAAAAAGAGACCAAAAAGGTCGTAAAAGAAACTGCTGGAGAAGGGAAACCCTTTGATGAAAAAGCAAAAAAAGTAGCAAATGTTGAAGAAACTGTAACAATACAAGATACCGTTGGTGATGGTAATCCATTCGATGAAAACACTAAAGAAGGTGGAATTATTGTTAACAAAGCTAAAGTTGAAGAAGATGTACATATTACCGATACTGTTGGTGATGGTGATCCATTCGATGAAAAAGCAAAAAAACAACTTCAAACTGAAGAATTTGATGTAACAGGTCTTGATGTGGATAGTGTTGGTTCTGCTTTAGAAGGTGCAGATAATGATGACGAAATTTTAACAATGGAGCAAATCGAAGAAGAAATTGCTAATATGGAAAATTTAGGTGAAGAACTTCAATCTTCTCCGTCATTCATGGAAAAGGGTAACAAAGGCGTAGCATACGATCAACTTGTTGGTATGAAAAATCAAATTGATGAAATACTTGCAGGTATGTCGGGAAATAATGTTGAAGAAATGCACGCTGCTGGAGCTACTGATGGTGCTTCAACTTTTGGTGATACTGGTCAGGTAAATGGTTTACATAATCAAGGACCTACCGATACATTAATTGATGAAATGTCAGATGAAATTACAGATGCAGATGTTCAAGCTGTATTGGGTGCTCCTGCTGAACAAGGTGTAGATGAAGCTAAAGGAGTTTCATACTCAAGTGGTACAATTACTCCGGGTAAATTGGGCGACCATCAAGGTACGCACGGTAGATTCCGTCAGCAGGGTGTAGACGAATCCAAGAAAAAAATTGGTGGATTAATTGAAGAAAATAAAAAATTAACTAAAAAATTAAACGAAACCAAAAAATATAAAACATCTGTAACCACATTATTTGAAGGGTATAAAACCGCACTTGAAAAATATCGTAATCAATTGAAAGAAATGGCAATATTCAATACCAATTTGGCTCATGTAAATAACCTTTTGGTAAATGAAGAATTGGCGTTAACACAAGATGATAAAATTAAAATTATCAACGAATTTAAAAAGGTTGATACTATTGCTGAATCACAGAAAAAGTATAAAACTATCTTATCAGAAATGAAAGAAGGTAAAAAAACAATTTCTCAAAGTGTTGAAAGTAAGGCTGCTACCTCTATACAGCCATCCTCAAAACAAAAACTTGAAGAAGTAATAGAAAAAACAGCATATGCAGACAATAAACATCTTCAGAGAATGAAAAAAGTGATTGAAACCATAGAAAGAAATGATAGAGGAAAAAAAATAATTTAAAAAAATTAAAATAAAATAAAATAAAATAAAATGGGATTTTTAACCGAAAGCGCAGAAGTTGGTAATATTGGTCTTAAACAACTTCGTGAACAAAGAGAAATAACTACTAACAGATGGGAAAAAATTGGTCTGTTAGAAGGTTTGGAAGGTAATGTTAAAGAAAACTGTGCGCAGTTATTCGAAAACCAATTATCTTACATGATTAATGAATCTACTGATTCTGCTTCGTCAGGTCAGTTCGAAACAGTAGCGTTCCCTGTAATTCGTAGGGTATTTGCTAAATTATTAGCAAACGATATTGTTTCTGTACAAGCACTTAATTTACCTATTGGTAAATTATATTACATTAACCCAAAAGCAAGCTATAGGGTAGTTAGTGATCAAACTAATCCTGAAGTACCTACTAATGGTAGTTCTGGTATGCATACTTCACCTAACGGTGCTTATGAAAATGCTGCAACTAATGCAACTCCAACTCAGTTTGAAACTCGTTCATTATATGATGCATTTTATGCAACAAAATATAATGAAGAAGGTGATTCATTATTTGATCGTTCAAGAGGTCAGATTACTACTCATACTGGTGCAACAACTGCTTCTACTTGGACAATAGCTGTCGATAAATATGTTACTTTAACTGTTGGTGGTTTTGCTACTGACTCTCAAGGTAAATTAATAGGTCCTGCTGGTGTACCAATGGATACTGAAACTTTCCTTGCTGGATTAAATGTTTATTCTGACACTACTTTAACTGCTCCTGCTGGATTTGAAAGTATTACTGCTGGTGACGGTATTCCTTTTAACGTAAAAGTTCAAAAATATGGACAAGGTATTGTTAACACTTCTGGTCAAATCATTCTTATTGCTGACGTAAGTTACGCTGGAACTGATGGTTATCAAGCATTGAGTGCTTCTACTGTTGCTTCAGGTATTACTTTTATAGTAACCTACAGAACATATAATGATCTTGAAGAAGATTCAAGAATGGCTGAAGTTACTTTCGTACTTGATCAAGTAACAGTATCAGTTGAAACTCGTAAAATGCGTGCTATGTGGACTCCTGAATTGGCACAAGACGTTTCTGCATTCCATAACATTGATGCTGAAGCTGAGTTAACTGCACTTCTTTCAGAACAAATGGCTGCTGAAATTGACCGTGAAATTCTTCGTGACCTTAGAAGAGGTGCTGCTTGGACTGCTCGTTGGGACTATAATGGTCTTCGTAGACAATCAACTACTTATTACGGAACACAAAAAGACTGGAATCAGACTTTAATTACTAAAGTTAACCAGATTTCAGCTCAGATTCATAAATCTACTCTTCGTGGTGGTGCATCTTGGATCGTTGTATCTCCTGAAGTAAGTGCTGTATTTGATGATCTTGAATATTTCCACGTATCTAATGCTGCTCCTGAACAGGATAAGTATAATATGGGTATTGAAAAAATCGGTACATTAAGTGGTCGTTATATCGTATACCGTGACCCTTATTCACCTGCTAACACAGTGTTGATTGGTCATAAAGGAACAAGTATCCTTGAAACTGGTTACATCTACGCTCCATACGTACCTATGCAGTTAACTCCTGTAATGTACAATCCATTCGATTTCACTCCGATTCGTGGTATCATGACTCGTTATGCAAAGAAAATGGTTCTTAATCGTTACTATGGTAGAATTTTCTGCGATGGTTTACAAACTTTTGGAATTGGTGACTTACAGTAATCAATAAATAACTAAAATAAAAAAGGGATCAATTTGATCCCTTTTTTATTTATATAATTTCTGACGTTTTAACATTTTCTTCTTCGTTTGTAAATTCAATTACTTTAATGTGTTCAAAAGCTTCTGCAATTTCTTTATATGCTGTAACTCTTTTTTTCATTAAATCATGGGTATTAATTAATATTTCTTGAATCATTTCAAGGTTAATTAATCCCATATTACTTAATGTACCGGGAATTATATGTGGATAACTAATCCAAATTGGTTGTTTTATTTCACTAAAATCAACCCAAGGTTTATTATATGGTTTAAGTTGTCCAACAAATATAAGTAATTCATTTTGAGAATCAAATTTTACTAAAATTCTTTGTTTTATTTCGTTTTCTATTTTAATAATCCATTCCATATATTTTATTTTTTAATTAGATAATATATATCAAGCCATTCTTTTACGTTTAAATACTGTCCACTATTTCTTAAAAAATAAGTATTTAAAATTAATTTTCATCACACCAATTACGATCAAATATTAGTTCTAAACGACTTCTTGTATACGCTACATATTCAAGATTTTTTTCTTGAATATATTGCCAAGATTTAACATTTTTCATTGGAAGTAAATCCGGTCTAATAATAAATACTCGATCTGCTTCTAATCCCTTAACTTTATGTACTGTACTTAAACAAATGCCCTGAATCTCATCAGTAAAAATTGTTTTTATTTTATCTTTCAAATCAAAAATGTTCTCAGCAAGACCACATAAAAATAATAATGTATTTACTTTATCTTCAAGTGCCGAATATCCACTATGTTCATGTGGGTCTAATACACCATCAGTTTTTAATTTTTCTCTAAATTTAGCTAATTCACCATTCCAAAATTTAGTCAAACTATCAATGGTTTGAAATTTTCCGATTAAATCAATAAGTTGAAGACCAATATCTGATCCTTTAATAATTGCTTTTTTATGTTGGGTTAAAAATTCAAAAAATAATTTAACGAGAGGCATTGTAGTTCTACAAAGAACAAAGTCACCACTTTGTGCTTCAGTTAATACGTCACCATCACGTACAACACCATCCGGGGCATCATCAAGTGCTTTAATATCTGAAACAATTTCTTGTGCTTTTTTTATTATGTTTTTTGCACATCTAAAAGATGTTGTTAATGATAATATCTTAGTATTTGTAAACTTTTCGAACCATTCAGAAATTTTATCGTCACAACCATTAAAACCATAGATTGAGTTATGTGTTAAAATTCCATCAGCAACATATAATTCATATTTATTTACTTCAATTGAATAAACATAATCATTAATCTTTTCATAAGATAAATTCTCAATGTTACAATATTTAGGTAAAATTTTAATTAATGATTTTCTATTTTTAATTGTTTGTATTCTAATATTATTTTTATCAAAAATCACAATTTGCATTAATTCTGAAATTATATTACAAGCATTTAGTTCAAACATATGTTCTTTAGAAAAATAACACCCACCACCTTTAAACCAAAATGGATAATCATATTTTCTATTAAAACTATTCAATATATTAATTGCATTATTTTTAAATTTAGATTTATCAAATCTATCATAAAATGTATCAATATATTCTTGATTTATATTACCCTTTTGTTGCCTATAACAAAATATTAATTGTGGTATTTGATATATTAATGAATAATATTGCTCATCTAAATAAGCATCAATTTTATTTTTATAAACATTTAATATCCAAAATTTATCAGCATTTTCTTGTTTAGTCCTATTTGCATTAAAATTAATACCGTCTTTACTCCACACAGGAGTAATACCAATGCGAAATAAACCATTTTTCTCCATTAAATATAAAATGTAATTATATTCACATTTTTTTATTATTCTAACTAAACATTTATGATTTGGGGTATATTTACTGATATAATTATTGAATTTTATACAAATTAAATCACCATTATATTCTCTTCTACTAATATTATTTACGTTACATCCATATTTTTCCATAGATTTACTTCCCCATCTATGATTTTCATAATATCCAACAAAAAATCCCTTATTATGTCTATCATAACTAACTAATTTATCTCCTATAATAATATCTTCAATATTTTTTTCAATACCGTTTGACATTAAAATTTTTGTTCCTTTTGGTTGACACTGAAAACTATCCCCAAATACAAATAATCTACCTACAAATTTACCACTAACTTTGTCCTTTTTTAAAATTTTTTCAATAATCTTAATTTGACAACGATTTAAATCTTGAAATTCATCAATAAACACATAATCTTGAGGAAACATCCAAATACTATTGTCAATTGCTGGAAGATAAATCATATCAGTATAATCAAAAGAAGTTCTATCATTAGTTGCAGTATCTAATACTTTAAGAACTCTTTTAATATCTTTGGGTTTACTATAATTTATTTCATAACGATCTGCAATATATGGGATGAATTCAGGTTTTACTGTCAATGTTAATCGACACATATTAACAAGTTTCTTTATTTGAGTAAGATAAAAGGATATTTCTTCATCACTATTGAATTCATCATCTAAATCCCAAGATTTAACTTTCTTTTGAATAATTTTATCTATTTTGAATTCATCAAATTGTATTTTATCTCCGTATTTTTTCTTAATTGCTGCAGTACCTAAACCATAAGTAGTATAACAACGAACATATTCAGGTAATTTTGTTTTTAATTCTTCCTGAATATGTTTATTGAACGCTAAAAACATTATTGATTTATCTTTAGGTAATAATTTAGCACATTCGACTGCAGTACTTGTTTTTCCAGTACCTGCACGTGCTTTAATTAAAATATTTTCCGGTCTTTTCTCAGTAAATAAAAAGATTCTTTTCTGTTCAAGTGTTAGATTTTTTATCACGTTTTTTCCAATGTTCATTAGTAATTCCATCAACTAATTCATATAATCCAGATATTTCTTTATCATAAACTTCAAGTGGTTGTAGTACATATACTCTTAATCCCTCGGCTCTGTCAAATATTGATTCACCATAAATAATGTTTTTGTTGGGTAATAATTCAAGTTCTTCATAACTATTGACTTGAATATGATATGGAACATCCAACATCATTTTCATTGTACCTTGCGCTCTCATGACATCATATAAAATGTGAGCAACTTCATCACCAACTTGACCAAGAATCGTAATACAAGATTCAATTTTTTCAGAAGTATCTTCAGGAAACTTTTCTTTTCTACGATTGAAAACATCTTGTAGTATATATCTTGCTAATTCTATTGCAAAAAACCTGTCTTCAGGATTATGTTCATAGTCAACTGGCAATTCAATACATGGTCGTCCAGAATCATTTAATTTAATTTCATACTCAATTTTATTCATTATTTTAACCTTTTTAATGTTTTTTCCGTTATTGCAAATGTTGAACCCGGATATGGTATATCTAAAATATCACATGCAAATGTATTCGCATCTACTTCAAGAGGATCAATTTCATGAAAAACATGTTTAACGGTATCAACATTTTTATCATAATAATTTAACCACATTTCTCTATTTCTATTATCAAGACACGATAAAATATTTAAATTATTAAACTGTATATGATGTCTAAATTCATGAAACAATAACCATAAAAATGAAATGACACTATGTTGTTTATTTAAACTAAGACGTAATGTTAATACCCCTGTTTTTTCATCGTATAATCCAAGTTTTCCCCTTTTTTTTAACCAAGGATTATTTCCTGAAATTAATTCTTCAACAACTATTTTAAACGAGAATAAATATTTTAATAAATCAGGTCTTTTTGTTTGTAATAAATAACAAAATAACTCTTTAGGTACATCAATTTTTTCATTGAATGGTACATCATATGTAACATTTAAAACATAATCAAAAATAATATTTTTTTTAATTATAATATTCAGGTTTTTATATTTATCGGAATTTGTTTTTGAATATGGTTTTTCTTTTTTATTCATATAATTAGTATTTATATAAAACTGAAAAAACAAATATAACACATTATGGCATTAATAACAACAGTTGATAAAAATAAATTGTTCCTTCATGTTAAACATGAATTGGGTTTTCCACTACGTCCATTTGAAATTATTGACGAAATGATGGATTCTTATTTAGAAATGGTTATTGAAGATTATTCTTCTATTGTAAATAGTTGGTTAATCCAGCAACAATGGTTTGTAATATATGGTTTAAATTCAGGTAGTGGCGATTTTCTTTCAGCATTCACTACGAAGACAAACACATATATGGAATCATTCACATATGCTTATTCACGTCAGGTTGGTTTAGGTACAAATGCTCCAGCAGCAATTGGATGGGAACTTAAACGTGATTTTATTATTACTCAAGCTAACACACAACATTATATAATACCTGCCGGAAGGGAAGTTAATGAAGTTTTATGGGAAACACCACCAGAAATTGATGGTGGATTGGTTGATCCGTTTGCTTTAAATGCTTGGTCTCCGGGTATGGTTGGTTGGTCATATCTTGGTCGTCCAGCTATGTATGTGCAACCAACATTTTCAACATTATTAACTGCACAGGATAGACGAATGAAACAAAGAGTTTTACAATCAACATTAACTTATCGTATAACCGGATTAGCAACTGGTGAAAAAATGTTACATCTTTATCCTGTTCCCGGAAGTCGTGATGAAATACAGGGTATTTGGGGTAAACATTATGCAGGTAGAAAAGTTTGGTATTGGTATTATGATACTCTTAATGGTGGTGACAGGGATAAATGTTTGGAATTAAATAGTGACATAATTAGATTACCTTCTGATCCTCCAGTAACAATATTACAATGGAATAATATTAATGATGTTGCACGTCAACAAATTCGTGATTTACTTGTTGCTAAAGTAAAAATGGTTCTTGGTAGTATTAGAGGTTTTTATAGTGGTGAACTTGGTGTAACTGAAAAACAATTAACAATGGATTATCGTCATTTACTTGAAGAAGGTACAAAGTTAAAAGAAGATACTATAAAAATATTATTAGATCAATTATTATATATAAGTCAAGATAATTTAACAAAAATTCGTGCAGATATTGCTGAAAATGTTAATAGAGAACGTGGATATCAACCACCAATGTATCCAATAATTGCAATTTAATATGGGAAAGAAAAAACAAATAATTGACCTTGAAGAACAAAGATATGGTTTGTTTATGACTGACAATTCTTTTGATTTAGATGTGATGTATGGTAGAAATTATCTGGAAACCGATAATGCACAAGAAATTATTTTACATAAAATCAACATTATTGAAACCAAATCACATAATTTATACGGACAAACCAAAACTAAAGATAAAAAATTTGTATCACCTATTCGACTTAAAGTAATGGTTACGGTTGAAGATAGTAAACAAGATTATTATGGTGGTAATCCGGGAGGTATTGTTCGTGATGATACAGGAAATATTGTATTTGGTATTTATCTTAAAGAATTGGAAGATAAAAATATTACAATTGATCGTGGTGATATTGTTGAATATAATTTAAGTGGACAAAAAAATAGATTTTATGAAGTTGATAGTGCAAATAATGTAACTGATACCACAAATAAAACAATAGGTGGATTTAAATCTTATTGGAAACGTGTAAGTGGTGTACCTGTAAAAGAAGACGTAGTTCCATTTTTAAGTGAAACTAAAGGAAATTAATAAATGGTAGATAATAGATTGGATTGGAATGCTACTGATACTCTTCATTTTGTAGATCAAGAAAATAAAATGATGATTAATCAAAATGAAGAATGGAATCATTCGGGTGATAATGGAAGAGGTGATTCAATACAAGGAAATTTTGAAGCATTTTATACTTATGGTGACAAAAGATTCATTGAGGGTATTCAAAATTGTTGGGTAAAACATGAAGGTGCACCACCTAAAAAAACTTCTAAATGGTGGGTAATTCAAAAATTATATGATTTTTCACATTTCATCACAAAATTAACACCAAGAGGAAAATATTATTATCAGGGTTATCGCTATCCAACTCATTATGATAAGAATTTATCGAGAGATCATACCACATATACAATTATAGCATATAAGAGTGCTGGATATACTGATGAACAATTAAAGGAATTTGTAACCCATATTCCATTTAAAATATCTGAAAGATTTCGATTTGCTCCGGATATGTGGTTATGGGCAAGAGTAATGGCTAATATTTGGTGGGCAAAACCCTTATATTATTTTGTTGAAATTATTACTATGTCAATCACTGCAATTATTAGGGCAATAGTATTTAAATTTTTTAATATTGAAGATGAATATTCACAAAATGAATGGGAGGAAATGATAAAAAATGGTGAATTAGATACTAAAGAGGAAAAATATACTAAAGTTTGGTGGTTTAATCCATTACCTTTTTATGCTATACATATATATGCATGGCAATTACATTATTTAAATGATTGTGTGGGTAAAGAAATATTATTGGATATTGGAAGAAGAATGTGTTCTAAACATAATTATGTAATGCAAATTCTTTTTAAATTTAAAGATAGACCAACAAGAGAACAAGTTTATGATTATAAAGCAATGAGAGGTGGAAGATGGTCTACCAGTTTAACAAAATTAAATGATAGGGGTTTATATATAATTGAAAATCATTATTCAGCAGAAATAACAGCTAAACTATTAAGGGCAAATGTAATGGATGTAGATTATTTGAGAACTCTTTATGAAAATGAATGGAGATTTAATTAATGTTTGTTGTTAAATCTGATAAATTAATGTTATTCTCAGTAACATATTCCTGATATAAATAAAGTTTATATCGTTCAATCAATGTTTCTTGATAAATTTCATACAATTCATCAAGGTTATTATTTAACCAACTCATTGGTTCTTCACACCATTCAGTAGGTATAATATCTTTTGGTGTAGAAGATGCAAACATTTTAAATGTTGCTTCAATATTATTAATAGTTTTATTATATTCATTTATTTTTTCTTCAATTTCATATTTTGAAAAAAATGTTTGTCTTGATAAATAAATATTAGTTTGAAAATTTGTCCCCCAACTCATATATTTTTAGTTATTAAAATTTTGTTTTATAATTAAATTAATTTTATTGCAAATGATATCAATATTATTACTAATATTATTAAAAAAATCTTTTTCAAAAATTCTAATAATATGGCAATTAAAATTTTCCTTTATAAAAAGTTCTCGTTTTAAATCCTTTTCTTTTTGTTTTTTATTATTGTGTTTATTTTCGTCCCATTCAATACAAATGTTATATTTTTCAATATAACCATCAACCCAATATCTAACAAATTTTTTCTCACCACCATTTAATGCATGTTGTATTGATAATCCCATTTTATTTGAAATTAAATCTAAATATATGATTGAATTTGGATTATAAGCTGGAATATGTTTTAACCAAACCTCTCCATATCTTTCTATCATGGTATTTATAATATTTTTCATTATTTCTTTATTTTGGGTTGGGTTTTCAACACCATAATTTTTTAATGTCGTTTCTTTAGATTTTTTTCTGTTATTATAATTTTCATCACCATATTTTTCAAATTTAGTTCTTTTTATTTTTTTTATAATATCTAAACATTGTGAAGGATTTTCAACACCATAATGTTCTAATGATGTTTTTTTCTTCTTTTTTTTTATTTCTTCTGATTGATTATGACTATTAACTCCATATTTTTTTATGTTGGTTTGTTTTATTTTTTCTTTAATTTCTGGACATTGAGATGAATATTCATATCCATATTTTTCTAATATTTTTTCTTTTAAATTATTCTTTCCTTCGGTTGTTTTTAAAAATGAATCAACACCATATTTCTTTAAATTAGTTTCTTTCTGTTTATTTACCTGAGATTTTAATTTTAAATGATGTTCAACTCCATATTTTTTTAAATTGGTTTCTTTAGCTTTTTTATCATATTCTTTAGTTTGAGTATATGAATTAACTCCATATTTTTTTAAATTAGTTTGTTTTGTTTTTTCTTTAAATTCATCAACCTGCGAAACACATTCAACACCATATTTTTTAAGATTAGTTTCCTTTATTTTATTTTTTTGAGATTTTAATTTTAAATGATGTTCAACACCATATTTTTTAAGATTAGTTTCCTTTATTTTATTTTTTTCTATAATAGAATTTGACATACATTTTACTGAACAATATGTATAATATCCTTTTTTTAGGTTTCCCGAAAAATTACAATCATTATCACAATTTAAACATTTAGGAATTTCTTTTAAGTTATTAATATAATTATAATATTTTTGAGTAAAATTTTTTAAATTAATGTTTGTTGAAAATTTTAATATTCCTAAATATAATTCAGGGTTTATTCTTTTTATGCACTTTTCTGTGTGTCTTATCATTTTCAATTTTATTTTTTAATTCAATTATTTTATGAAGTAATATTTCTTTTTTTTCTTTATTCGGAAAAATATCGATACTTTCTCCATAATCTAAATACATGTTAATTATAAAAATGATAAGATTTTTCTCAAAATCATTGAAATATTTTTTTCTCATACGATATATTACCGACAATAATATTAAAATAATTATTATCAATAATACTATTAATATATATAAATATCATTCAAGAATATTAGTTTTATGTTAATAATGGTGCTTTAATATATGACTGTGGATTATAATTAATTAATTCAAAATCATCAGCTTCAATATTATCAATAGATGTTAAATTTCTATTAATCTTAATTTTTGATTGACAAAATGTAACATCATTAGGAGATTCTTCAACACCAGTTTCACCAATATAATTTTCTTCAATAATTTTTATATATCTATTAACCCATTCTTCTGCTGCAAGTATGTGTGCTTCATATAAATGACAATCAATTGCTGTACAAACTAATTCATTGGGTATCATATTAACAATGTTTGCAATTATATGATTTAATAAAGCATAACTTGCAATGTTATAAGGATTTCCAAGAAAAAAATCATTACTTCTAATATTAAACCAAATATTTAAATAAAATTTCGGTATTTCTGCATTATCTAAATATTTTTCAATATTTTCATCACTATCATCTACAATATCCGAAATTGAAAGATCGTCAATAGTAAGAAGATTAATTCTTTCTTTACGTGTTAATGGAATTGTATAAAATTGAAACATATTGTGACAAGATGGTAGACCAACTACATTATCTTCAATATCTGAAGAATTATGTGCGGTTACAATTATTCTACGGTCATCTGGATTTTTTATTAATAAATTAATACAATTTTGAAGTTGGTCAGTTTTTCCATTAAAATTTCTCCATTGTTTACCATAAACACGGTCTAAATCACCATAATGATAATATAGTTGTGAATGTTGTGAATTTGTTGGATCAAAAATGGAAATACTTTTACTATTTTTTGTATTTTCAATAAATTCATCTTTACTAATTTTAGGAGCCCCCAATGACACATATTTTTCATTATAATATCTCCAAGAATCATCAGTCCAAATGTTACATCTGTTATCAATTAAATATTTATTACAAGTATTACCATGAATAAACCATAATAATTCATGTAATATATTACTAAATTGAATTTTTTTGATTTCCATTAAAGGAAATTCTTTTTGTAAATCAATTCTAATAACTTCAACAAATCGGCTACGTGTTGTACCAATACGTGATGGTCTTTGTTTATGCGGAAATCTTATTAGGTTTTCCAATATTTCTGCATATTGTGTTTGATATGATTTCATATTATATTTTAATAAATAATTTTTTAATTACTCCATGTGATATACTCTATGTTATAACCAATACTACTTTTGTGTTTCAATTATAATTTTAGTGGTAAAATTTTTTAAATTATCTATGGTTTTTAATAATTCTTCTTGATTTTTAGTTTCATCAAAACTATTAATAATGTTTTCATAATTATTTTCCATTTTTTCATTTAAATCTTCTAACTTTTTTAATTGATCAAGAGCAAATCTGGCTTGTGAACCATGTTCATCTAAATCAATCATTGAAGCATTTTTCATTTCACCAAAATAATTATTTTTATTTCCATAGAATAAAAGAGCTTGTTTTAATAATTCAACAACATTTTTATATTGATTAATATCATTCATCGTCTTCGTCATTATCTAATTTATTATTTTCAATAATAATTTTTAAATCATTTATTTCATTTGGATATAAAGTAAATTCTTTACGGACAGGATATTTAGTTTTATTATTTATTTGTTGGTGAAAAAATTTTCCTTGAGAATCTGCTTCTTCAAATTCTTTGTATTTTTCGAGAGAAACATTACCATATGAATATGTGTGTCCTCTACTAAAAGCAATGTAGAGTCTTTGAATATTAGGAAAATAAGTGGTTTTTAAAATATTCTCTGACTCAAACACACATTCAATGTAACCAACATTATTGTCATTTTCTTTGTGTTCTTTCCTTTCAACTATCATATAAAAATGTTATTAACACACAAATGTAATAATTTAACAATTAAACTGCAAGAGTATTTATATAAAAACATTTTAATGGCACTTCCAAAAAAAGTAAAACTTACTCTTGATGTTAATCCACCAAAGGTTGGGACGGAATATCTCAAATATGGTATGGAAAGAATTGAAGAATTAATGCGTTTGACAGATAGTAAAACAAAATATCTACCAAGAACTATTATACTTGAAGATATTGATCAAGCAGTTTTTGATTATGTTAATCAAGATAATATGAAAGCAGTTATTGATGGAAGAATTGTACCAACATTTTATCTTGATAATGATCGTTGGGGTGAATTTAGTAAAACATGGAAATTTATGGATAATGATAATAATGTTCCAACTCCATATATTACTGTTAGACGTATTGATAAACAACCCGGAACTCGTCTTGGATCAAAATATCGTATTCCGCAACCACGTAAATTTAGATATATGAATGTTCCAATTCTTGATGAGGGAGAAATAATATATTTACAATTTAGAATGCCCGAACCTGTAAATGTTGATTTAACATATGAAGCAGTTTTATTTACAAAATATAGAGTTGATGTGAATCAATATGATGAACAAGTACTTAAAAATTTTGCTTCACGTCAAGACTATTTGAATATTAAAGGAAATCCAATACCTTTACATTTTGAAGGTTTTGCTGAATCAAATCCTATTGAAAATATTGATGGTGATAGATTTTTTGTTTCTAAATATGCATTAAAAGCATTAGCTTTCATTCAAGATGAAAAAGAATTTGAAATAGTTAAAACTATTAGAAAACCAAAAATTGGTTATAATTTAATTTAAGTTGTTGCACCACTAATATATACACCAGTTTGATAATCAAAAACATTATTAGGTGGAAATATTTGTTTTTTTAGATCAAATTTCTCAATTGCATTATTAACCTTTTCTTCAAACATATTATCTGTAGTTTCATTCAATTGATATAATTTAATTGTATATGTTGGGGTTAAAAATCGCCACATTCTATTTGATAGATTTAATTCGGCTTTTACAAATAGTTTTTCAGGTGTTTTTAGCATTCTATTATCATAATTATAATAAAGTAATACTTTTCCTTCAGCAGCACTATAAAAACTAAATTTAACATAACAATTTACTATTGAAGAACCCGTAATTGAATTAATATATGATAAAGGTACATTCCAATAATATAGTTGATTTTTTTTCGTTGGTGATATTATATATTTTGGTAATGGCACAATACCCGATTTTTCCCCTTCCAATATTTTTGTTAAATATGTTGTAAATATTTTTCTTTGTTTATTTATATCATAAGTGTCGTAAAAATCTAAAATAAAAAAACTATTTAATGTCATATCATTATATGTGGTATTATTTATGTTACTTACAAGATTTGTAAAAAAATTTAATTGTAATAAATCATTTTGTAAAAAATAAAATTGTATTGTAGTATCACTAATACTTTTATTATATATAAATCTATAAATTTCACCATCAATAACAGGATTAATTAAATCAATTCCAGTTACTTGTGTTAAACTATCAATTTCTTGTTGATATCCAACAAAACTATCATAAATATTTAATGGGAATTTAATAAACAAATCTTGTTCATTAAATTTAATTCTTTGTTTAATTATTGACATGGACTTCCTATATTATTTGGATCACTCAATGGTGTAATTTTAATAGATTCTGAGTTTATTGTAAAATTAATTGTATTAAACATCTCATAAGTATCACCACTTTCTAAATCAGGTGCAACATCTAATATTATATTAGAAAATAAATATCTTCGTTTATTAACAAAAGGATAATTAACACCAATTCCAGATAATGGATCAATATATCCCTGTTCTAATATTTCTCTCCAAACAAAATTACCATTATTATCTAAATTTGTTGCATAGATTGGAATATTTGAAGCTATTTCATATGAAGTGTTACTGCTATTTGCTTTACTTAAATTATCACTTAAATATCTTAATTTAAATGGAATAAATGGATTATATTTCCAAACTATAGTTTTTGTTATCGATAAATTGGTCTTTATTTTTACTTTTGTTATAATATAATATGTTTGTTCTATTAATTGTGTTTGATAATAATCAGATTTAGAATATTCAATTAAATCCCCATAAATTAAATCACCAATATTTAAAATATCATTATTTAAAGTACTTCTTGTAGTTACTGCAGAATCACCATATATACTATTAAATGATTTGATTTGAAGTGATTCATCCTTTCCAATTGTTGGTACATATTGTGCATATAGAAATAATTCTGTTATTGGAAATCCAAAAGCGTCAAAATAATTTGAAACATCAATGTCAGTAAGAAAATTAAATGCATATGTTTGTTCACCATATATATTTTTAGAAAAACCTGCAGGATATAATTCAAATTGGCTTGGAACTGCAATTACTTCATAATATCTGATATATTGTGTTGATTTTGTGGTAATTTTTGTATATCCAGTTGCTGGTTTTAATAAATAAAACCTAAATGAATTTTCAATGGTTTTACAATTACCTGATAAGGGAATAAAAAAATCTTCAAAATATTGATAATTTAAACTTAAACCATTTAATAATGATAAATATTCAAAACCACCATAGATTCTATATATTGGATTTGCTTCTCTTTCAGCATCAAATATTTCAGTAGCACTTAATACATTTTTAATATCATATTCAATAATATTGGAACTTTTATTTAACAATTCCACTTTTTCGTAATTATCAATATCAACACTATTGATATTTTTATGACTGTTAAGTAATATTTTAACTGAATTATCCATATAATATAAATACCTTAAATTTTTTTTATAAAATTTGTAACCATTTTATTTTTTGTTCGTATTATCAAATATGTTTAACTAAAAAATTATGAATATGAAAAAAGTAAATTATTTAATAGTATTATTATTTTCTCTGATGTTTTTAAATACATCATGTGAAAAAGAAGAAATTGGAACTCCTGATGTGCCTGTTGATACAACTACAGTTGCACATGGAATAACTGCTGCTGATTTAGTTGGTGATTGGAATTTTGTATCACTTGATTTTAATGGTGATATAATTACTGAGTGTAATCAAAGTCTTTGTTATGATGCACAAAATCCAAATGGTGGTTATTTATATATTACACTTAATTTGAATATAACCAATGATATTATTACAACATTTAGTGATTGTACATATAGTGGTGATCCTTCGAAAAATTTGAAAAAAGAATGTGATTTTACTGTAGCAAATAACACAATTACACTTAGTCTTGTTGGTATAGTACAAATGAAATTTGAAATTATTAATGCGAATGTTTTTAATGGAGCAGAATTAAAATTGAAACTTACTGAAGGTATTAATTCAAAATATCCGGTTGGTGGAACATATACCCTTCGAAAATAATAATAAAAAAATAAAAAAACCCGTTCAATTGAACGGGTTTTTTTATGTTATACTAATCCCAAAGAAATTAAATATTCAATACAATTTGCAGTATCAAATCCCTTATAAAAATATGTTTGAGTATCTGGTTCAGCAAGACCATATCCACCTTCCTTTCCACCATTGTCAGGACATGGTTTTGACCAAATATTAATATATAAATTATTATTTAAGCCATTTTGTGGTATATTAATACCATTACGATATATACCTTTTAATGGAATATCAAAATAATTATTAGTGAAACCTTTAGATTCAATATTATTCATTTCTTTTATATCTTCTTTAGGTACGTTAATAAAATCAGTCCAATGTAAATCAGAACGGGCATACCATTTTGTATTAACTTGACCAGCAGCAATAGGATCATTATTATCAACATACATATTAATAAAATATGGTGATGGTGTAAAATTATAGTTAGAATATGCTCCACCATATATTAATGTTCCACTTGGATTGATTCTATTAACATAACTAATTTGTGGAAAATAAACAGATAAATTTAACCAATTCGCACCAAAGTGTTGTTTACTACCACCATATAAAACATTAGGAACTAATCCATATTTAGTATTTCCAGTAATATAAGTATTAGATGTCTCAATGAGACCAACATTATTATCAATAATACCAAAAACATCATTAATATTATCTTGAGGATTGAAATAAAATCCTTCTGTTGGGTTACGTGGTATTCTTGGTGCATCACCATTATTATATAAAACCCCATGAAATCTTGAAATACTATATAATCCACCACCGCTAAAAATAAAATGTTGATTTTTCCAAAAAACATTTCCAAGATCATATAAATTTAAAATATTATAATTATTTGATAAACCATAATAATCACCATGTTGTGGAAATTTAAATTTATATCTTAATTGTTTAAAATTTTTATCGTTATCTATTGGACTAATATTATTTAATGGAAGGTCATCTTCAGAAATTTCAAGAGTCATAAATCCTCTAAATTTAGTGTAAATTCCGTTTGAAGATGAATCTGGTACGGCTATTTCATTACCCCCCTCATCAATAATTACTTTATTTCTATTACAATTAATAATAAAAACAAAATCACCGTCTCTTTTATATGAAGAATATTCTGTTGAATCTAATACTAACATATCTTTATCTGGATCAACATTTCCAGAAATTATCTGATTATCCGATATTGTTGATGGATAATAATAAATTTTTTCCGTCACTTTTGCGAGTCTTTTTGATTGAATACCCCTATTAATATAGTCATTGGGATTTGTTCCGGTTATATGATATAATTCTCTAAAATTTCTTGCTGTATCATACACACTTCCCCACATAGATTCTGCACCATCAGTAAAAGCACTCCCAAAAATAATAAAAGTATTTTTTAATACAGAACGAATTCTAAAGTTTTGTTGTGTTATACCAATTTCAAAATTTTCTGAATCACCCCAAAAAGGTATTATTTCTACGCTAATTTCTTGAGTTTCTATATGTGGTAAATCATTTAAATCATCACTTGATTTTATTTTCGTATTATTATCGGTAAAAAAATTGGGTGAATATCCTAAATTAGTTACCATAGCAGCAGGTGACATACTATATTTTCCAATATCTGTTATATCCACACTTAAATGTATAGTTTGTGTCCCAATTGGAACACCATATATCATATAATCACCACTATTATTTGTTATTGCGATATGTTTATAATATTTTTTATATATGTTTAAATATATTTCATTTGTAACAATTTCTTCTTTAATTGGAAATGAACCAAATGGTTGTTTTGGACTAATAATTTTTGTTATAGGGTCTTTCTTACTAACACGTGGTAATAAATTATATCTTTTACCTTCAAAATTTTTATCTCTTGGTGTTCGATAAGGATATATTCCATATATTTCACCATTTGTTGCATCTTCATCACTAATTGGAATAAAAACACTTATTTTGGCATTAGGTATACCAATACTATCATTAGCAGTAACTCTACCAACCAAAACACCATAATCTGCATTAAAATTATTATAAATGTCTTTAACATCAATACTCATTGAAAGAAATTCTAATGTATCGATGTTTTGTTCAAGTCTAACCTTTACGTATTTATCGGTATTTACATCATTCGTATTTAAATAAATTTGTTGTGAACTATTCATAAAAAAGTTTTTTTATAAATACTAAAACTCAGAAATACATATTAATTTAAAAAAATTGAAAATTATTAAAAATTTTTTTCGAAAAATCCAGATCAAAAAATTGAAAAAAATTGAAAATTTGAAAAAATCCAGATCAAAAAATTGAAAAAAATTGAAAATTTGATTTTATGACTAAGAATTACAGCTTGATATTAATTAAACTAAAACGCCTTTTCGATATTTTTTTAGTATTTATTGAAAAAGATTAAGCATTGCTTATTGAATAGAAAAAATAATAAAAAATTTAAATAATTAATAAAATGGCAGAATTTGTATTTACCTCTCCGGGTTATAAATTTAGAGAACGTGATTTAACATTCGTTACACGTAATGTAGGTATAACAACTTTGGGTCTTGTTGGTGAAACATTAAAAGGTGCAGCTTTTGAACCTGTATTCATTGAAGATAAAGGACAATTTTCATCAAGATTTGGTACTCAAAGCACAAAAAGATTTTCAAGTGGTTTACTTCAATATCAATTACCATATGTAGCAAATGCATATTTGGAAGAAACTAATCAGTTATGGGTAACCAGAGTTTTAGGTTTATCGGGATATGATGCAGGTACTGCATGGGCACTTACTTTAAGTGCTGGTGTTGATCCTGAAACAACTGGTACGACTACAGTAAGTGCATTTACTGCAAGTTTTAGTGGTGGGTCGTATTTAGGTGTTTCATTAAATTTAGTTGGAGATACTGGTGTTTCGTTTAGTGGTTATACTAAAATAAGTGCAACTGAATTTGAAGGAATTTCTTACGCATTTAGTGCTATAACCATGACAGGTACAAGTGGTACTGTTAATGTGATTGCAACCACATTAAGTGGTGAGTCATATAGTGAATATGAAGGTATGGTACTTGCTGTAATAAGAAGTAGGGGTTATGTTAAAGATAATGTAAATGCTCCTGCAACAACCATATTTGACACAACATCACTTACAATGAGTGGAAATACTACAATAATTGATACTGGTGATATGTTCGGTCAATTTATATTAAGGACATATAGTACTGCAAGTACTGAAACATATACTGTGACATTAAATCCAAATGCAAGTAGTTTTATTACAAGTGTTGTTGGTTTAGAACCAAAAGACAAAGCTACTAAAATTTGGGTAGAAGCAGTTTATCCAGACTTAATTAAAAAATTAGATGCTGAAGGAATTGGTTATGGTGTTAATACCACTATACTTAATTGTACTTCTGATGCTTTCACTAATTATAAAACACAATTTAAAACTCCTGAGACTCCTTGGATTGTATCTCAATTAAAAGGTAATAAAGTAGATAAATTGTTCAAATTTATTAGTATATCAGACGGTAATGCTGCAAATCAGGAAATTAAAATATCAATTACTAACATAAATCCTATTTCATTTGAATTTGATGTTATTATTCGTGATTTTAATGATTCAGATGATAATGTAAGAATACTTGAAACGTTCTCAAGATGTAATTTAATTCTTGGAACAAATGGTTATATAGCGCAACGTATTGGTACATCTGATGGTGAATACGATCTCCAAAGTAAATATATTATGATTGAAATGGTGGGTGAAATTGCTCCAGATGTATTTCCTGCTGGTTTTGAAGGATATTTTTTCAATCAATATAGTGGATTTACTGGTGTTGCACCAAAAATTTATTACAAAACCGAATATAATGATGATGAAAGACCTAAAAAAGTTTATTTGGGTGTTTCTGAAAATGCATATGATGCAACTGGTTTAATTGGAACTGGCGTAAATCAAAACATGTTTAATTTTAATGGTCAAATTAGTACAGGTACACATATTAAAACCGATGGTTTCCATATGGATTCTGGTGCTACTGGAACTTATGATGGTTATATGTTTGAAGTTGGTGCTGGTAAATTCAGAACCATTGAAGACGTTGTTGATCCAACCAATCCTTATTATGAAATGATAACAAGGAAATTTACTTTAGTTCCTTCTGGTGGTTTTGATGGTTGGGACGTTAATAGATTATCACGTTCATATGGTGATTTATATTCACTTAATAAAATATATGATGGTGTTAGTCCTAACGGAAGTCCAGTAAATGATTATCAAGCATGGCAAACAGCAATCAATACTTTTTCAAATCCAGAAGAAGTTACAATTAACTTATTTGCAACTCCGGGTATTAATTGGAGTGATCAAAATACTTTAGTTAAAGAAACAATTGAAATGCTTGAAGACCAAAGAACCGATACTTTATACATTATTGATTCTCCAGATAGTAATATTCCGGTTGTAATTGGTGAATCAAAATCTGATGTTTTAGCTGCAAATGAAATTGTTGACTTACTTGATTCAGCAGATATTGATTCAAACTATGCTTGTACATATTTTCCTTGGATTCAAATGAGGGATACTCAAAATAATGTTAACATTTACATTCCACCAACTGGTGAAGTTGTAAAAGCAATGGCATTTACAGATAATACAAAATTCCCTTGGTTTGCACCTGCAGGTTTAACTCGTGGTGTAACAGATGCAAGGAAATCGAAATATAAATTAAGCCTTGAAGCACGAGATGCTCTTTATGCTGGTAGAATAAATCCAATGGCAGATTTTGCTGATGCAGGAACTGCAATTTTTGGACAAAAAACTCTTCAAGTAAAAGAAAGTGCACTTGATAGAATTAATGTTCGTAGATTATTGCTTCAAATTAAAGTTCTTATTGCAAATATTGCAATTAGACTTGTATTTGATCAAAATGATCAAGCAACCATTGATCAATTTATTTCAAAAACTACACCAATTCTTGATACAATTAAAAGAGAAAGAGGTTTACAGGAATTTAATATTAAAATGGATGATAGTAATAATTCTAATGAATCTCGTGATAGAAACGAATTATTTGGTGAAATATTCTTGAAACCAACACGTGCTCTTGAATTCATTGGTATCACATTTACAATTACACCATCTGGTGCATCATTTGCCGATGTTGGTGCGTAATTAACATTCATAAATTAAGAGAATATCAAAGAATAAGTATTTTACCGAATCTTTAATATATTTTTTTAAAAACGAGTATTTATTATAAAAATAAAATTAAATATTAAATAAAACAGAACATGGCTGGAGAAATGATAAGGGGTATCCCATTCGAATACGAACCAAAAAGAGTTAATCGATTCTTTGCTGAATTTGCCGATGAATTAGGAATTGAAGTATGGAAAATTCTAAAATTTAAAAGTCCTTCAATGAAAATTAATAGCGTTCCTATTCCATATATGAATGAACAGAACTATGTTGCTGGTCGATATACTTGGGATACAATGTCGATTACATTTATTGATCCAATCGGACCTTCCACATCACAACAACTTATGGAATGGGTTCGATTACATGCAGAATCACTTACTGGTCGTATGGGTTATGCTGCAGGATATAAGAAAAATATTTTATTAAAAGCATTAGACCCTACAGGTATTGAGGTTGAAAAATGGTTTTTGGAACAATGTATGATCACATCAATTGATTTTGGTGATAAAGATTATGGTAATGACGAATTAACCAACATAACCTTGGAGGTCCAACCTTGGAGGTGTATACTTAACATGTAATCAATTACTTACAAATAAAATAATTATAAACCGCAAATATTTTATATATTTGTGGTTTATTTTTTATATGAAAACTGGAATTTATAAAATTTTAAACACTATCAACAATAAAATATATATTGGTAGTGCTATTGACATTAAAAAAAGATGGCGAGACCATAAATGGTATCTTAAAAAAAATAAACACCATAATTTACATTTACAATCATCATGGAATAAATATGGAGAGAATTCATTTGAATTTTCAATATTATTAGAATGTACTGTTGATCAATTATTAATTTTAGAAAAAGAAGAAATTAAAAAATACAATTCTTTTAATAAAAATTATGGTTATAATGTTAATGATCCTGAACATAAATTTTTAAATAGAAAACATACTGAAAAAACAAAACAAATATTATCATACCAAAAATTAGGAAATAAAAATCCAATGTTTGGTAAGTGTGGAATAAAGCACCCAAAATTTAACAAAAAAATGTCAATTGAAAGTAGACTTAAAATGTCTATAAGTCATAAAGGAATTCCAACAAATAGACAAACTAACGTTAAATTATGTAAAGAAGATATTATTGATATTCGTAATAAATTTTTTAATGAATTTATTTCACAACCTAAAATTGCATTAGAATATAATGTAAGTTATACTACAATAAATAAAATAATTACAAGAAAAACTTGGTTATGTGTTTAATTAATTCGATTTTTATTTAAAGGTGGCGAACTGTTACGTATACTTTAATCAGATGGCTGCTTCCAAGCCAATGAACCACCATTAATTTAATTCAGCAATTCTATTTTCAATAATTTTTTTCACGTAGAAACTTCTATCTTTACATTCAATTATTTGATAATTATCATTATTATGTGAAAACCATACTATATATGATTTACCAAGTTTAATATTTATATTTTTTTCAATAATTTGTTTATATAATTCCAATTGTAATGAATATATTTCTAAATCACAATCTTCCAATAGATAAAGATCATTTAATAAATGTCTACTGATTATTTCAAAAGTAAAATCTTTATTAGTTTTCCAATCCCAAATTTGAAATTCTTTCATTTTAATATTATAAAATAAAATATCCATCATTCCGGCAATCATAGATTCTTTATCATATGCCACAAATTCAGTACGAATTGGAATTAATTTATTATGAACATCTTTATAAAAATTATCTACATGTTTTTTTGTTATTTGATATTCATTATAAACAGGATCAAAACCAAATTCTTTTAATATTAATTCTTTTGGATATTCATATTTTTTATTTTGGAAAAGATTTTCGGTATAATCATGAATTGCAGAACCTTTAATTGTTCCTTTTTTATTAATAAATTTCCACGCAGCCAATATTTCATCTTGAGATACATGAAATTGATCGGCTTTATAATTTGACCAATAATCTTCGTTAAATTCTTCCTGATAGCGATGAATTAATGTAGTAACAGAAATTAATTCATTATTATGTAAATAATATTTATGGGGTTCATCGAAAAACGTAATATCGTTAAACGTTGTAAAAAGTTCTCCCGGTATTATTAGTGGATGTTTCATTCATAACAAAACTAATGATTTAATTAATTAATTACAATATTTTTTTGTAAAATTGCATCTAAATTAATTTTTTCTAAATCATTAATTATTGCAGTTTTATCTGCTGGTAATACTGAATAACCATGAATATGTGTAATTATTGCTTTACGAAAAATTTCAAATACTTGAACAATAATATCCCCTCTACCAAGTGGATGACCTTCATCAAAAATTCTTTTTCTATCTTCAGCATTTAATTTAGCTGGTTTAAATTGAGGGTTTCCAATATGTGATATTATTCCAATTTTGTCACTTTCAATTATAGTATTACTATAAAATTCTTTTGATTCTGCACCCTTTGATTCATAAATAAGACTAATTTCTGCAGGATTTTTATTATTTAACTTTAATGGATTACCGTTTTCATGTTTACCTGCACGAATATGTACTTCATTTAAACGTAAAATAACATCAGTATTTACTTTACCAATTATTGCAATATCATTTTTTGTTGGAAATACACCCTCTGCATCCGGATATGTTGAAATCGATTTTTCTGGTTGTATTAATCCAACATTTGTAGTTGAAAGTGCAGTATAAATATTATCATATTCAATTCTTTGTATTTGTGATACTATATTCCCAAGCCAAAATCTACTTCTTTGTGGTTGTTTAATATCTTCAATAAAAATTCTAACTACTTCACCAACTTGTGGATAGACATGAAAAAATTTAGGTAACATTGGATAACACCAAGGTAAATCTTTACCTATTGTTTTATGATCTAAATCGGGAATACTAACTTTAATTCTACCACCATCTGTAGGATCATCAATTGAAATAACTTCACCGTAATAAATTGTTCTTGTTACTTGATAAGTATCTGTTTTTTTATACGGATTACTTGTCTGTATTATTGGTTTATCGTATGACATTATTTTCTACTATTTAATTCTTCGATTAAATTAACATAAGATGCTTCAACTTTCATTAAATTTTCTAATTTTTCATTAATTTTCTTTTCAAGATTATCAATAATAAAAGTATCATCAATAATTTCTTGTATTAATGTTTCATGTATTAATTTAGAATCATTAATCATTTTAAGCAATTCTGTTGGTGTGTGTCCTGTTAAATTTTCCATTATTGTGCTACTCCATATCCACTTGAATACATTATTGTTGAACCAAATACCGAAACAGGACCTGTTGGTGATATACCAGCAGCAGAAAGTGTAGTTCCCGGAGGAATAGCAACACTAATGATCATATCTTGTTGAATTGCTTTTACTATTTCTTCAATTCTTATTCTTTCCATTATTTCATCTGGATTAACTTCACCAGATGGTAAAACACCAACAGGTAATCCTGCTTCACTTTTTCTGGAAATTATACGTGATGCGATTTTTGTTGGTGATAATCCGGGTCGTCTTGGAGCACCAATTAAAATTAATGGTGTTGGAACTTTTGGAGTACCTCCAACTGTAGATAGTTTTAATATTTTATCAAAACCACCAATGATTGCATTAATACTACTATAATCCATAATTAACTATTTTTTTATTCTTAATATTACGCAATTAGACTTTTAATTACACCAATATATTGATTTATTTTTTCTATTATTATTTTTTTAACTATTGGTACAAGAAATGCTACCATTAATGTTACAACTATTTTAAATATATATTCAATAATTAATTTCATTGCTTCTTTAACAAGACATTTAATAACGGCTTTATTGTTTTTAAAATCACCAGAACCATCACCACCTTGTAGAATTGAATTAATAATCATAAGTGTTTTAATTTCTATTGATGTTGTCATAATTTTAGTTAACATCAAAGTGATTATTTTAATTAATCTTTGAAAAAAACCATCTTTAATTGTTTGTTTATTTTCTTTAGCTACTGCATCACTTGCAGTACTTTGATCAACAGTGGCATCAACAGCATTTCCGACAGCATATGGATCATTTGAATTAGATATTTGATTAATAACGTTTGTCATTCCACTCATTGGAAGAGATGCACTTATTAATCCACACCCCATATCATAATAAACAACTCCCTCAACCATTTCTTTTGATTTCTGTAATAAATCATCAATATCTTTTTGGGATAAATCAAAACTATCATCATCATTATCAATTAAATTTTCAAGAGTTTTATCTACTTGTAATTCTTTAAATACCTCATCAATAGATTTTTTTTGAATATTAGTTGTAGTACCATAAATTGAATTCATAACATTTGTCATAAATTCTTTTTTATGAATTATTGATGTGTCATCAATATAATCATTATACCAATTACCAATTGTTTTAGATGAAGCAGTAGAAGACGATTTTAATATAACACCATCAGTTGATGAATCATATCTGACTTCTAAAAAACCTAAATATGTTTCGGTTGAACCATTTTTAATGGCATTATAAACAATGCTATCAAAATTTGGTTTTGAATTATTGTATAATAATTTACCAACTTCAGAATTTGGACTTGTTTTTAATTTTCCATAAATATCAATTTTTTTTAATGGTATTATAATTCCAGAACCCGTACTTTTAAAATTATTAGGTAATGGATCGCTGGAATTATATTGAATCATTTGTTTTTTTAATAGATTTTTTAATTGTGGTTCAACATTATTAATAAATTCAGTAAATAAATTACCGATTAAATCTTTTAACCCTACCGATCCAACAAGTGATTTTAAAATATCGAGTAAAAAAGGGACAATATCATTTTTATTATTGATAGAAGTAAAAGTATCAATAGATTTTGGTGACTTATTATTCGTGTTTTGAATATATGAAGTATATGCACCAATTGTAGTAAAAACGTTTCTTTTACTGTCCTTAATATTCATTTTTAGTTTTTAAGTTTATCCTTTTTATCCAATTCTTCCTGAACTAAATTTAATAATTCGGTTCTTCTTTCATCAGTGACTTTCTTTTTATCACCAAAATTAATACCTGTTTCTTCTGGAACATTTTTCGAATTTTTTTCATCAAAAACAACTTCTTTTAAATATCGAAGAAGCATAATTTTTTGATCTTGATTTTTTGCTTCCGCAGCAATAAGTTTAACAATATGATCACCAATTCCAGCAATTTCAGCATTTTCTTTTACTTTAAGTTCCCATTTTGTAAACAATCTGGTAATCTTAGCTTTGATGTTATGTGATTCGTTGTAAATTTCTTGTAATAAATTATTTACACTTTCTTCATCAAATTTTAGTTTTTTTCTGGTTGGTCTCATATTATTATTTTTACATAAATACTTTTATTAATAAATATAATTATAGTTTTAGTACATATGAACTACCAATTAAATTGGTTTCATGCTTCATTGACTTATCAATTGATAATGCCTCATCATGTTTTTGTTTTATATCCGATTCAGTTCCTGAACCAGATAGTATTTTTAAACCTTGTTTCTTAATATTTATACTTGCATTAAAATCTCTATCGTGTATTGTATTACAACTTGGACAAGTCCATTTTCTATCTTTTAGAGTTAAGTTTTGATTAATATAATTACAAACATTACATGTTTTACTACTTGGAAAAAATCTATCAATCTTAACGATTATTTTGTCATTCCAATTAGCTTTATATTCAAGCATAGTGTAAAAAGTTCCCAACGAAACATCCAAAAATGCTTGTGCTAACTTATGATTCTTCATCATATTTTTTACTGTCAAATCTTCAATACAAATTACATCGTGGTTTTTGATGATTTCTGTACTGACTTTATGTAAATAGTCTTTTCTAATATTACTTATTTTTTCGTGTACTATTGCAAGTTTTGATTTTTGTTTTAATTTGGAATTACTTCCTTTTACTTTTTTAGATAATTGTCTTTGATTATATTTTAACTTTTTTAAATTGGTTTTAAGTGTCTTAATGTTTTTATAGACTTTACCGTCTGAAAGTATTGCTAAATCCTTTATACCTGTATCAATACCAATATTTGAATTTGTTTTTTCAAATGGGGTATATTCAACTTCACAAGTAAAACTTACATAGTATTTACCCGTTGTTGACATAGATATTGTTGTAGAAAGAATTTTACCTTTAATTTGTTTGTGAATATTTATTTTAATTCCTTTTTTAAATTTTGGTATATAAAGTTTATCTTTTTCGATATATACTGACTGTGGTATGGTAAAACTTTGTTTGTTGTATTTGTTTTTAAATTTTGGAAATTGAGTTTGTCTTCTAAAAAATTTATTATATGCCGTATCTAAATTTCTAAGTGATGACTGTAAACTTTGTGAGTTAATTTCTTTTAGCCATACAAACTGTTCATTCTTTTTTAAAATAGTCAGGTCATTTGCGTTATCATAATAGTTAAGTGATTTTTTTTCTTCTAAATAAGTTTCTTTTCTAAGATTTAAATAATGGTTAAACACAAATCTACAAGCTCCAAAATGTTTAGCAAAAAGAACTTTTTGCTCATTATTGGGGATAATTTTAAATTTATATGATTTATAAATAAATTTCATTCTCCCATAAATACTTAAATTTTACAAAAAATTTATTATTTTGTAAATACAAATTAATTAGAAATAGGATTTATCATAAATATATCAAGAATTCCATTATATTTAAGTAATTTACTTTCAGGATAACTTATAATATTAGTATTTTTAGGATTAACATCATGTACTATATTAAGATTTTTATCAATTATAACTGCATGTGTTATCGCAGGGTCTTCATTAGAATTATAATATTTTGGAGAATAAACCGATGCAAAGAAATAACCCTTAACCCCTTTCATTTGTTTTATTTTATTAAATCTGGTTTTTAAATGTACAGTTGATAAACCTTTTCTTTTATTAATAATTCGATATTTATTATAATTATAAAGACAACCATCATAATCATAACCATGTTTTTTAATTAATGCATAAAATTCACGAAACCAATCTTGACCTAAGAGATTAAAATTTGGAACATCATTTAATGATAATTCAAATAAACTGGCAACCGCAGCTTGCATACAATTACCATAATCTTTATCAATAATGGTTTGATATATTTTATACATTTTTTATGATATTAACAATATCTCTACTTGATACAATTATACATTTTGATTTAATTTCTTCAATTCTCTTTTTTGGGATATCATAATGATTTTTATGAAACCAATATTTTTTTATTTTTAATATTTTTGCCATTTTATGGAGATTCTCTTCTGAATATGGTGTACAAACAATATGTCGATTATTATCACAAAAAAATAACATAATTTAATCATCCATAAATGTTATTTTTTCTAAAAAATATATTTCTTTAAATGGCTTAATAGCTAATCTAATTTCTTTTGTTGATAGACCAGTTTGTTCTTTTAAAAACAATAAAATTTTATTTTTTGCAAATTTATTTGTAATCCTTTTATTATATTTCCCATCTGGAGTATCTTCCATAAATAAAATATGCCAATTTTTTAATACGTTTGCAATTGCATCACCAACAATAATCTCATTTTTTTTCATTAATATGTCTTGATCGATTTTATTTTCGATTTTATTAACAACATTATCAATAAGTTTATCAAGACTATTTTGAGTTTCACTTTCTATTTCATACGAATATTCAATATTTTCATTAATTTCATCAATATAATCATCAAAAGATAAATTAATTTTCTTTTCAGTATAACTTTTCTTACTATGATCTTTATAGTAGTTTCTAATAATTGTTTGACAATAACTAAATGCTTTAGAATTAAATATTCTATAATTAATATTTTTATTTTCTTTAATTAAAAAATTTAATTTTTCGTTTGCTTCTTCAATATCCCAAAATTTATAATTAACATCCATTTTAATCCATTTATCTGAATCACTTTTATTATATTCAATAATAAACGGTCTGTATTTAATCATATGTTCAATTAAATGAGTAAGAGCATTGGATTCAATCTCACTCATATCATAATTACCAATATGAATGGGATATCTTCTTAAAATACTTTGTATCATTTTTCGGAAGGGTTCAATTAAAATTTGATTATAAATTTTATTTTTTTCTTCTAATGAATTTGAATTAATATAATCTATAACGGCTTTTTCTTCCCTTTCAGCGAAATACGGAGCACTAATTTCATTTTCTTTCATTTTTCATAACAAAACATAAAATTATTTTTCTAACATTGACATATCAATTACTCTATCATTTAAAAAGTTAGATTCTTTAATTGCGGTTTCGAACCAGAATTTTCTTTCATTAACTGACATTATTTTTTGATACGTATCGAATAAACTTTCTTCTCTTCCAATAAGATGTTTATATCCGATTTTAGGTATGCTGAATATTTTATTTGCATTATTTAATGCTCTAAGTAAAAATTCATACATAAAAGTTAATTTAATGTTTGGTTTATAACCACCAAGGAATTCAAATTCAGATTTTTTGATTACCGCACCACTTAATTTAAAATCAGTATATTGCTTTAATGCGTTGAGATTCAAATAACCCATTTCGCCATTTTCACCAACAAATTGTTGTGCCCATACAGTTTCATTGGTTAATTTAATTCCTTCATTTTTATTATTTACCTCAATCATCATAGTTAAAAACACATCTATGTCAGAATATGAATTAATATAATTTTCGGCATTTTTTATAAAAGTTTTACTGAATTCATCATCGAATTCAAGTACAGTGAAATATTCAGTATTTATTGATTTGACTGCAAGATTAACTTGTGTTTGATAATCTGAAGTATCAAAATTATTAACAAGATAAAAATTTTGATATGTTATTCCTTTATCCTGATATTTTTGAATCTGTGATTCAACAAATCCTTTAATTTCATTTTCAAGCGTATTCGGAAACACCAAAATTATCATTGGTATTTTTACAATTTCTTCTTGTGCTATAATTGATTCAATAGCTTTATCTAAATAACTTGATAATTTATCATTATATTCATGAATTGGTATTATTATTGATAAGTTGTTCATTTTTAATATAAATTAATTTAAAAATTATTTTTGTTCTGTTTGTGGAATTAATGCAGCATTTAAAAGATTAATTCTCTGATTAATATATTCTTGATAAATATTAATTAACATTAGTTCAGCATTTTTTTGTGTATATTTTTCAACGATTTTATCCATTGATTCATATAGTGTAGGTAAAATACTATCATCCAAAAATTTAACTAATACTTCACTTGTAATAATTGGAAGATCATAATAATTATCCGTCCAAACACCACCACCTTCAACAATTTTAATTGTATTTCCTTCTTCATCTTTTTCAAGCATAAAATCTGGCATAATGTCTGGTTTTAAACAAATTGGTATAACACCAGATTTCATACATTCAAGTGGAAAAGTACCAAAACTTGAAATTCTGTCAATCCAAACTGCAGCAAAATTATTTTGTAATCTTTTTGCAAAATCAATTCTTCTCATTGGTTGTGGTGGTTTACTTTTTGTAAGCATTGGATCAAAAGTGATCCAATTGTATTGAGGATGTCGATTAAAAAAAAGTTTTACAAATTTTGAAATCTCATTTGGATTTCTACCAACTATTGAAATTATTGGTTTTTGTGGAACATTTGATTTTGCAAAATAATCTGGAATTCCAATATTATAAAATTTAATATTAAATTTATTTCCGTAATATGTTTCAACCCATTCTTTAATCGTTTTAGATGTAGTAATAATATCACTAATCCCAAAACTTCTCCAATCAGTTCCCGGAATTAATGAATTAACCATATAATCTACTGATTGTAGTAATCCAATTCTCATACATGGAAGATTTTTTGTTTGTTCCATAATGTTTGAAAATACTTCAGGAATAATCATAATGTCTTCAGGTCCTACCGTCATTTTAGAATCACTAAATGCCATATGTTTGTGATCAGTTAATTCTTTTTCAATCCAAATTGGTGGAATATAATCACCCTTTTCAACCATAACAACAACTTCATAACCCATATTTTTTACAACAGTTGCATGAAAATAAATTTCATATACACTTGCTGCTGGTGATTGGGATTCTGGTACACAGAATATAAATTTTGATTTTTTATTTATGATGTTTTTTAAAGAAGTTTTTATTTTTAAAATTTTTTCTTCTTCTGCTTTACGAATTTCAGCATCACGTGCTTCATTATTTAAAATTTCTTCGCTCATTTTTATTTGTTTTTATATTTAATTATTTTTTCAAATTCTTTATTTTCATTTAAATCATTAATTTGTAATACTTCTAATGAACCAGATTTAATTTTTTCATTATATGGTCTGATTAATTTTATTAGTTTTTTACCCCAAGGAACACCTAATTCTAATATTTCAGGATCAGTAGTGATTAGGACATCAACATCTTTCCACATATCAATTGATTTATTAACAAATCGATAATTTTTAAAACGACTTGTTATTTTACTTAAAAAAAATAATGTTGGTGGAATACTAAATATATTTTCTACTGACAATGCAGTAAATTCAGCAGTATTACTATATTTTAAAAGAAATTTATTAATATGTAAATCCATGCCTTTATACATCATTGTAGCACTTGCATGAATTTCAAAAACATAATCTTCATACATAAAACGATTATAAACTTCTCTTGCAGTAAGTTTTATTTCTTCATCCTTTTTAAATAAAAAAACATCCGCAGGTGATTCACCTGTTTTATCATCTATTTGATATTCGATTGGATTAATATTTTCTGGTATTTCGTCCGGTTCTTTTAATTCTTTTTGTTTTTCAACCATATCATTCCACCTATAATATTTAAAATAATCATAAACATATGGTTGTGGTTGTGGTGCACCTTCTTCACCAAATTCTTGAGAATAAAATCGATCAAATTGTAACCATTTTGCTCTTAAAATCTCATTTATGTCGATTCCTACTCTAATTTTACTCATTATTTTCTTTTTTTAATTCTTCTAATTGAAATTGAAGTTCATTCTGTAAAATTTTCATCATTTCTGTGTGCTCTTTAATTAATTCATCTTCAGTAATATATTTAGGATCAATACATTCAACTCTTGTATCTAAAGATTGTGTTGGAATAACAATTACTTCACCATCAAATGTTGTTGGTGCTATTTTATTTAAAAGTTTATGTACAAAATTTTCAATATCTTCTGATCGAACACCTGCTACTCCAATATACATTACTAATATTTTTTTTTCCATTTTTTAAAAAATTTTAATTTAGTTACTGTTTTTAAAAATATAATTAGTTATATATATTAATACGTTAATAAATTAAAAATCTTGAATTTTTTAAAAAATATTTTTCACAGTATTTATCAAAAAACAATAATAAAATATAAATTTTTATAAAATGGATAACGAAGGACAAACATCATTTCCACAAAAAGAATCAGTAGCAGATGCTTTAAAAAAATATAAAGAATCAACTAATATGGCTACAGGAACTGCAATTCCAAAACCAACATCATTTAATCAAAATGAATTTGAAAAAACTATGTCAAGGGAAACTGATCCCGATTTAATGACAGTTTATGAAGAAGTTAAATTACCATCAAAAGGAATTTTTTATGAAAATAAACTTTCAGAAGTCAATGTTGAATATATGACTTCCAGAGATGAAGATTTATTAACTACTCCTTCCTTAATTGAGAATGGTACTGTTATTGATGTTTTATTAAAAAGAAAAATTAAAACACCGGGAGTTAATCCTGAAGATTTATTAATTGGTGATAGAAGTGCAATTATTTTATTTTTACGTACTTCAAGTTATGGTACTGATTATACTGTTCAAGTAAATGATCCAAGAACTAATATACCTTTTAAAAACACTGTTGATTTAACTAAATTAAAATATAAAGAAGTTACGGAAATGCCTGATGAACAAGGTTATTATGTTGTTGAATTACCAATGCGTAAAAAAATTGCAAAACTAAGACTTTTAACAACAGGTGAAGAAAATCAAATATTTAAAAAAGCACAAGCAATTCAAGAAGCATATAGTGAAGAATTTAGTCAATATTCAACATTAAAAATAAAAGCACATATTGTTTCAATTAATGAAAAAACTGATCGATCATATATTGATAAATTTGTAGATGCAATGCCAGCATTGGATGCACTTACCATTCGTAAAAAAATTATGGAAGTTTCCCCGGATATTGATATGAGATATCAATTTAATGCTAAAGATGGTTATACTTTTGAAGCAACATTATCAATCGGAATAGATTTTTTTTTCCCAAACAGTTAGCAGGTGAGTATAAGAAAATGATTGATGAGGAAGTCTTCATTCTAACCAAACATGCTAACTTTGATGCTGATTATATTGAAAAAATACCAATTTATAAAAGACGACATTATTTATATTTACTACAAAAAGAAAATGAAGAAATAGAAAAACTTCAAGACCAAGCAAAAAATAAATACAATTCGAGATCAAGAAGATAAAATTCTTGGTCTTTTGTATTTATATCTATAGAATAATAATTTAATATGGCTTTAACTGATAAACAAAAAAATATGCAATCTCTTATCGATATGATGAAAGATTTGCAAGGTCAATATAGGGACAATTTAAGTAATGAAAAACAAATTGCTGAATTACAACAAGTTAGAAGTGATAGGCAAATGACTATTAATGAATTACAAAGAAATTATAATGAATTAACTAAAAGTCAAAAAGATTATTTAAATGATATTATTAAACAGCAAAATGAAGAATATATTACATTAAGAAATTTAACAAAAGAACAAAAATCATATAATGATAATTTAGCTAAAAGTAAAAAATTATATCAGGAAATTGGTGGTTTAGCTAAGAATTTATGGACATATTTAAATCAAAATGATAAAATAATTCGTAGTACCATTCTTAATCTTGGTATATCTGGTGCTAAAGCTGAAATAATGCGATCATCATTTGAACAATCTGCAGTTTTTGTTGCAAAATTGGGTGGTGATCTTGGTGACATTCAAACTATAATGACCGGATATGCAGATGAAACAGGTAGAGCACGTGCATTATCTGCCGAAATGGTTAAAGATATTGAATTAATTGGAAAAGGTACTGGATTGGGTATTGAATCAGCAACAAGACTTGGTGCACAATTTGAATTAATGGGGTATGATGCTAAAACAACAATGGAATATGTTCAAGGTGTTGTTGATACATCAGAAAGAATGGGTGTTAATACCACTAAAGTATTAAAAAATATTGGAGATAATTTTAAAAAATTACAAACATATACTTTTCAGCAAGGTGTTAAAGGTTTTGCTCAGATGGCAATGTATGCTGAAAAATTTAAAATTGATATTGGTGCTGCTCTTGATTCTGCAACTGTTGCAAGAAGTCTTGAAGGTGCAATTGATTTAGCTGCACAATTACAAGTAATGGGTGGAGAATTTGCAAAAACTGATCCATTTCAAATGCTTTTCTTATCACGTAATGATCCTGCAAAATTTACCGAAAAAATTGCAGATATGACTAAAGGTGTAGTTACTTTTAGAAAAATGGCAGATGGTTCATTTGAAAAATTTATAAGTCCTGCTGATCGTGATAGACTTGCTTCTGTAGCAAAATCATTAGGTATGAGTAATGAACAATTAACCGAAATGAGTTTACGACAAGCAGAAATTCAAAGAATGCGTCAACAAATGTCTGGTATGGGTCTTAGTAGCGAACAAAAAGACTTAATTGAAGGTGCTGCTGTTTTTAATGCAAAAACTGGACGTTTTGAAGCAATGATTGCCGGACAAATGCGTGATGTTACTACATTAACAAGTGCACAAGCAGATAAATTTATTGAAGAAAGAAAATCTTTAGAAGAACGTGCAAAACAAGCACAAACCTTTGATGAAGCATTTAAAGCAACAATAAATGAATTAAAAGCTGTCCTATTACCAATGCTTAGAGGGGTTGATGCTGTATTAAAATCAGTTAGACCAATTGCTGAAACAGTTACTAAAGCAATTGAAGCATTTTCACAAAAAGAATGGATGGCTACTGGTCTTAAAGTGGCTGGTGGTATATTAGCTGGTGGATTTATACTTAATAAAGCATTTATGGCTGGAGCTAAAATTTTTGGTTCAAGTAAAGGTGCTGCTGGTCTTGGTGGATTAATTAGAAGTAAATTAGGTGGTGGTACAAGTGGTAGGATTCCTACTTCTGGTGGTGCGGGTGCTGCTCCAAGTTTTGGTTCTGGTGCGGGTGCAGGAATGAAATCTTTAGGTGCGGGTGCAGGTATAGGTCTTGCAGCAGTGGGTATGGGTGAGGGTGTTGGACTTGCTGCTACAGGTATTAGTAAACTTGCGGATTCAATGTCAAAATTAACACCTGAACAAGCAAAAACATTAAAATCTATTGCAATGACACTTGCAATAACATTTCCTCTTGCAGCTATTGGTATTGGTATCGTTGCAGCAGTTGCTGCACCTGCTGCTGTACCATTATTAGCATTAGGTGCTGCATTATTAATGATGGGTGGTGCTATTGGTATTGCATCATGGGGTATTGGTCAAATGGGAATGGGACTTGGTAAACTTGTAGAATCCTCAAAAGATGCTGGTCCTGCGATGTTACAAGTAGGTGCTGGTATTGGTTTTATAGCAGCTTCAATGTTGGGATTCACAGCAGGTGCTGCAGGATTTTTAGTTTTTGCGGGAGTAATGAGAACACTTGCTAAAAATGCTCCAGCTATGGCAGTTGTTGGTAATGCTTTTAAAGAAATTAGAACAGTAATGACAGGTGCTAAAGAAGATTTGCTTGCTGTTCAACAAACAGTTGCAAGTTTATCAAAACTAAATGTTAAAGGTGGTGGCATGTTTTCAGAATTAGCAAATATTTTAAGTAAACCATTAAAAGTTGAATTTACACAAGGTCGAGTTGCGATGGTAAATGAAATTACTCTTACACTTGATGGACAAAAATTTATGCAAAAATCATATAATGTGAATTTAGCAATTCAAAAACACCAATCATTAATGCATGGTAAAGGTGATCAAAATACTTAGAAAATTATTCCGTAAGTATTTATTTAAAAAGATTAATTAATGTCAACAATATTTGCTGGTAGTGTAAATGGTAATAATAATACTCAAGGTGTTACAAACTCAAGATTATTAACTAATTCAAATGATTTTAGAGAAGTATTGATTTCTCGTAATCTTTATGATCTTGATAAAGAATATAATCTTTCAAATCCTACAACCGGATCAAAAATTGTTGATTCAATTAATAGTATTGCTACAATTGTTGCACCATTTAAATCATTTAATTTAGAAAATACTGTATATGGAAGACTTATAGATAATCCAACACCATTAACTAAAATTGGATTGGCAATGTTGGGAACACAATTAGCATATAATGCGTCATCACATATTTCCCAACAAACACTTCCAGTTATTAAAATTTCTAATTTATTTGATGGAAATCCAAAAACTAAATTATTTACAGCAAATAAAGATTATCGGGTAACTACCAGAGCAGATATTGGAACATTTAGTAACTTTATTGATAGATTAAAATTTTGGTATCCAAAAAAAGATAATGATTTTGATAGTCAATCAACAAACAATGATTATATTAAAAAAACAGGTACTGGACAATTAAGCTTTTTATTTCAAGCTGTTAATAAAAATATATTTAAACCTAATAATAATACTGAAAATAATGTTTTTATTACTTATGCTGACAAAGCTAATGAATCAATAAAACCAAGAATTTCGTTAGGTAAAACAACATTTTTTACTTTTGATAACAAAAAATTCTATCCTTACTTATATAATTCAACTGCATTATCGAATTTTGTTGATAGAGCAAATAAAGGTATGTATAATTCATTTAATTTAGATGGTAATACTATACAAGAATATGCTGCTGATGTTGATTATATTAAAAATTTAGGTAAAACTTTTTCACTAAAAAATAAAACAGAAATTAATGAATGGGTTGATGAAAATACAACAACCGAATTTAGTAATGATAATTTGTTAGATAAATTTATTTGGGGTTCTACCGGGGTTAATGATTTAATTGATAAAACAAATAAAGAATTGCGTGGTGATACAGATGAAGTTAAAAATAATTTTGAATCCACAAAAAGAAATATAACAACTAAATTTGACGTAAGAAAGGGTTTATTGGAATATACAAGAAATTTATTAACAGCATCTGGTGGTGAATCTATTGATATCACAAAAAAAGCATTTAAAAAAGGGGATAAATTTGTTGGTTATAATGGTTCTGCACTTTGGACAGCAAATGATAGTAAATATATTGGTGATAATGCTGGTAAATCAGGTATACGTCAACACAGTGCTTTAGATCAATATGATAGATTTGCTAAAGCAATTAGATTTAATGGAAATGAATTATATAATGGTAATGAAAATTCCGTAATTTATAAATCGGTTTTACCAAGAATTCATCCAACAATAGATACAACATCAAATAAAAATATTATTAATAATAGGAATTTAATGTTCTCTATTGAAAATCTTGCTGTAGGTGTTTTTGCAAATGATCCAAATGATGATTATGCAATAATGGATGATGAATATGGTACACAAATTCCAGTAAGTGAATTAGGTGCTTTTAATGGTCGTGTTATGTGGTTTCCACCATATGGTATTAATATTCAAGAAACTGCAATTGCAAAATTCGAATCAACGGTTATGATTGGTAGGAATGAACCAATGTATAATTATATGAATTCTGAAAGAAGTGCTACGCTTACTTTCACGTTACTTATTGATTATCCGGAACAATTAAAAAATAAAAAATTTAAAGGAACAAATAAACAAAAAGAGATTGCTAATTTTTTTGCTTTTGGTGGTGATCCATATATTAAACCTCCATTAAAAAAGAAAGAAACTGAAAATAAAAATCCAGAATTATCAACACCTGAACCTAATTTTAATAAACAAAATGATATTAATATATCATTTCCGAATGACGAACCAAAAATAAATAACGATGCCACTATTTTTGATAGAATGTATAATGATATGGCATATGAAATTGCTAAAGATGTAATACCAAAAAATGGAGACAAAACATTTGGTATTAATGAATTAATTTATATAATATCAGGATTAACTGAAATAAATAATCCACCATATACATTAAGTGCAAGTACATATATTTCACAATATAATATTGGTAATATTGAAGATCAATTTGGTAAAAATATTTTAAATAATTCTCTTAAAGATTTATATGATAATGAAGAAGCAAGAGAATATTATGATGTTACTGTTTGGGCAGGTACATCAAAATTATATACTGAATTAAATTCTAAAGATGTTGTTGCAGGTAATGATTATAATATTGATCTTGCTAAACGTAGAGTAGATGCTACAATAATTTTAGTTAAAAAAAGATTAACAGCAATTTTTGGTCAAACAATTGCAGATAAAATTACTATTAAAGCTGATGATACCATTACCTCAAAAAAATCTAATGGGACTATTGTTAAAGGAAGTAAAGGGGGTTCTGAAGCAAGTATAGATAATGCAACTAAAGCAGCAATTCCGGAAAAAGTAACTAAAGAAGAAAGATATGCAACAATACATTTTAAAAGAAATTCTAAACCATATACACCAAAATTACCAAAAACTAATCAAGATGAAGTTATTGTACAAAATAATCCGATTCAAACAAATTCTATAAATGACAATTCATTAGTTTATGAAGAAAAAACAATTAATACTGGAATATTAAACGGTTTTAAAGCAATAAGTGGTAATTATTTTCAATCCGCTTTTCATTCACAAACACCAGAAGATTTTCATAAAAGATTAACATTTTTACATCAATGTTTAAGACAAGGTGCAGCTAAAAAATATAGTACAATCGAAGAAAATGGAACATATAGAGCAAAAAATTCAGTATTTGGTCGTCAACCAATTTGTATTTTAAGAATTGCTGATTTTATGTATACTAAAATTATAATTGAAACTTTAAATATTGATTATACTGATACTACTTGGGATTTGAACCCTGAAGGTTTTGGTATGCAACCAATGCTTGCAAATATTACTTTAAATATTAAAATTATTGGTGGTCAATCATTAAAAGGACCTATTGATGCACTACAAAATGCAGTATCTTACAATTATTATGCAAACTCAACTTATTCAAATGAAGGTGTTTACGCATTACCTTCTAAAGCTGCTGAAAATCAAGCAGCATATATGGAAGGTGTTTTAGCAACAAAAGTTGCAACATTAAAAGTGGAAGATAAAAAGAAAAATCCTGAAAGATAAAACATAAAAATTATGCCATATACTGATTATAAAAGATATACAATTTTAAAAAATAACGATGGTACATCGAGTATGATGCCATTTGTTTCAATACCAATTAATCCAAGTGATAAATTTGAAAATTGGAACACAAATTTTAGTAGAATGGATAAATTTTCACAAAAATATTATGGTAATCCATTTTATGATTTTATAATTTTATATGCAAATCCAGAATATTTAAATGAATTTGATATTCCGGACGGTGCAGTAATTAGAATTCCCTTTCCAATATCTAAAGCAAAAGCTGACTATGAAGCAAAATTAACTAACTACCAAAATCAATAATCCTTGCATCTTTTATTTAAAATTGGTATGTTTACAGTTATTTAAATTCTAAACATACCAATTTTAAATTAATGAAAAATAAAATTATTGTTGTTTTTTCCTCACATTTATCTGAAAAAGAAAATCAAAAATTCATTAAACATGTTAATGATACTATTGGAGTAAAAAATAAAATAGTTTTCTATACGAATTTTAATCAATTCAGCCTTCCACAAATTTATAACCAAGCAATTCGTGAACATAATGATACTAATTCAATTATGGTGTTTTGCCATAATGATATTATTTTCAGAACTAAAAATTGGGGTAAATTATTATTAACAAAATTTAATAATACTAATTATAGTATAATTGGTGTTGCGGGAACAACATTTCTTCATGAAAATGGTTGTTGGTGGCATGATAGATTAAAAATGTTTGGTATTGTAGAACACACAGATGGTTATAATACTTGGGTAAATGAATATTCAAAACCAAAAAAAGGATTTATTGTACCTGTAGTTTTGGTGGATGGAGTATTCATGGCAGTTGATTGTAATAATATTGAAACACAATTCGATGAAGAATTTAAAGGATTTCATTTTTATGATTTAAGTTTTTGTGTTCCAAATTATTTAGCTGGTTGTAATATTGGTGTCACTACTGATTTTAGAATTTTACATAAATCGGTTGGAATTACAAATCAAGAATGGGAATTAAATCGACAACAATTTACAGAAAAATATAAAGAAGAATTACCTATTGTGTTTGAAGAATGAAATATTTAATTTATAAGGTTTCAGGTGGTTTGAATCATATGTTAGGTCAAATTAATAATGCAATACATTTAAGTAAAACATTAAATAGATTTCTTATTATTGATTGTAATTATTTTCCATTTGAAAATGATTTTAATAAATATATTAATATACCAAATTTTAATTATTCGACTAATTATGATTGTTTATATCAAGACAGTACTTTAAATAAAGATATTTTTGAACCATATATTAAAGCAAATTGTAAAAACTATGCAGATTCTCAAGACAGTTATTGGTTAAATGATAAAATAATTAATATTAATGCCTGTGACAATAATATATTAAAAAGTAATAAAAAAATAATATATTGTAGTTGGATTGATAATGGTGGTAGTTGGGTTTGGGATGGATTATATGCTCCTTGGTATATAAAAGTAAATGAAAATATTGTTAATATGATTTCGAAAAATAAAATTTATTATAATTATATTGGTGTTCATTATAGAAATACTGATATGAAACATGATTTTTGTAATTTTATTCCAGAAATATTAAAACTATTTGCTAAATTCGATACTGTTTATTTAGCTACTGATGATTATTATGCTTATGATAAATTTTATGGAGCACTAAGTAATAAATTTAACATAATTCAATACACAAAACCTTGTAAAATACCTACAGGAAAAACAAACATACATTATGGGAATATTAATAAAGATGAAGTAATAACAGATGCTTTGATTGATATGTATCATTTAATATATTCAACACGTTTCATTCCATCTTGGAATTCATGTTTTAGTCAAAGAATAATGAATTTAAGAGATAAAATAACCGAAAAAGATAAATTTTTTTATTAATATGATAAAAATAGATAGTATTGATGATGGATTACCAATTAGTGTAATTATTCCGTTAAGTAAAAACAGAAAAGATTTTTTTGAAAATATGGTATTACCATTAATCGAAGCAAATAATATTAATGAAATAATAATTAATGATGATGAAGGTAGTGCACCTAAAAAAAGAAATGCTGGTTTTAAAAAATCAACACAACCATTTATTTTCTTCTGTGATGATGATATTCTTCTTCCTGCAAATTATATTGAATCACTATATAATGTTTTAATTAAAAATCCGGGAATTGGTTTTGCATACACGGGATATCGAGGTATTGTTTTACATCCCGAATCACATCCCATGCATGGTAATTTTGAAATACCTGCGGTTGATTTTAATGTAAGTATATTAATGCGGGGAAATTATATTTCAACAATGAGTCTAATTCGTAGAGAATTATTTCCCGGATTTGATGAAAAATTAAAAAGACTTCAAGATTATGATCTTTGGTTAACTATTGTAAAAAATGGCACTAAGGGCATTTTGGTGCAGAATCAGACATTTTATGCATATTACCTTGATTCTGGTATCACTTCAAATACAAACAGCGAGATTGACGCTATAAATGCAATAAGAATAAAACATAATTTGTAAGTAAATATAATAAATGTTATTTATGGATAATAACAAAGGAAAAATATGGACTGAAAAGGAAATTGATTTTTTGAAAGAAAATTATTCTGATGAAGGATTGAAATTTTCTTTTAATAAGTTAAAAAAACCTAAAAGCTCAACATTTTTAAAAGCAAAATCATTAGGACTTAAAGTTTCAAAGGAAAAATCACGGGAATTACAATCTAAATCACAACAAGAAAATAACATAAAAAATTATAATCCATTTGAATATATAAACCCTAATACTCCTGAAGTTGCATATTTTTTAGGATATTTTTGGGCAGACGGTAATATAATTAAAAGAAATACACATAAATCATCAATATCTTTAGTTGAAGAAGATGCAGAATATTTATTTAATAACATCATTAAAAATATAAGAGGTAATGTTTGGAGAATAAGTAATTCAATTTCAGTTTATTCTATTGATAAATTTAATAATAAAAAACAAGTTAAAAATCAAAAATTAATTAAATCATATTCAATTGAATTATTTAATTTTTTAAAAGAAATGGATTATGATATTAAATCAAAAACTAATTTTAATATTATTCCATCTCATTTAAAATCTTTTTTTATTTTGGGATATTTTGACGGTGACGGTTGTATAAATATAAATTATATAACAAATAAAAATATTAAAGCAAGAATTGAATTTAGTTCTACATATAATTATGATTGGTCAACATTTGTTAAATATTTAACTAAAAATAATATAGAACACATTATAAAGAATAAAACAAGTAAAAGAGGTAATTGTTCCATTTTAACTATTAATAAACAAAAATCAATAAAAAATTTTTATGAATTAATCTATTTAAATAAGAATGGAATTGGATTACCCCGCAAAAAAATAAATTTGAAAAACATTATAATTATTTAATACATAAAAATATATGAGAGTTAATTTTATTATGAGGTGTTGTAACAGACTGGAATACAGCGTTTTAACATTAAGAGAAGTAGATAGGTTAGCAGGTTATGATAACTATAAAGTAATTATGATTGATCAAGCATCAACTGATGGAACAAAAGAATGGATAAAATCTTTAGTAAAAGAAGGTTATTATAAAATTAAACCAATTTATTCAGATATAAATCTTGGTGATTTTGGTGGAACTAAACTTGGATATGAAAATTTAGACGAAGATTGTGAATACGTAGTTCAACTTGATAATGATTGTCCTCCAATTACTGAATTTTTTTTGCGTGACATGGTTAAAATTATGGATAAATTTCCAAAAATTGGTCAATTAATGTTAAAAAGAAACGGTGTTGGTGGAAAATTACCTATTTCAAACATAATTGAATTTGAGGGAATTAAATTTGGTGATAGTGATATAGTAACATGTGTAAATATGCAAAGAAGAAAAGTAGTTGAAGACATTAATTTTTGGATAGTAGATGAATCAACATATTGGGATTTTATGTTGAATAATAAAATGAGAGAACGTGGATATGAATTAAAAAAAATAGAAAATATTAGAGTAGTGCATATTGATATATTTCCTGAATTAAATTTAAATCTTCAAACAAAAAAATACTCTTATTATACACAAAACAGACAAGACGGAAAAAATAAAGTTAATTATAATACAACTAATTACAATCAATATGAAGAGAAAAAATATTGACATAAAAAAATTAATAAAAAAAAGAAATGAAATTATATTAACTAAACAAATTTTTCTTGAAAAAAATATAAATAAGTTTAATAAATTTAAACAAAATAAGAATTTAATAATTAATAATATGAATCATATTGATAGGGAAAGGTTGCGAATTTATGGTAAAAATCCACAAATTGTTAATATTAGAATTTCACATGGTGTAGATAAATCAATAATTTATCAAAAAAAGGCATTTGTTGATTATGATGTAGTAATTTGTATTCCTTCTTTTAATCGATATGAAAAAGTAAAAAGATTAATTAAACAATTTTATCAACAACCAACGAAATATACCTTTAAAATTATTTTATTAAATGATGGTTCTACCAATCTAAAGTATAAATCATTAACAAAAGAATTTCCAAATATAATTTATTTAAGTAATGATAAACCAAATGGAAAAGTATTACATTGGTATTGTTATAATCAAATGTGGGAACATTTAAAAAACATCCAATGTCATACTGTATTACAAATGGATGATGATTTTATATTATCAGATAATTTTTTAGATAATATAGTTGATTTATATTTTCAAATAAAAGAAACCCAAGAATATGTTATGGTAATATCACCACATTTATGGTCATTCAATAAAGAAAGTGAATATGAAAGTTGGTGGAAAAGAAATGATTTTGTAGACGGAATTGCATTAATTGATGATAATGTAATTAAATTTATGAATTATGAAATGAAACCAGTAGATGCTGAAATTGTAAGTAAACCGGGAACTCCTGTTCAAGCATGGACACAAATAGGTGCAGCGATTAAAAGCATGTGTGGTTCAATATATAGAACGGATAAATCTTTGGTTTATCATGATGGAAATGATGATTCGAAATTACATTGTGATGTAAGAAAAAACGGTAAAGGTGGTGTTTATACTCAAAAATATATTGGTAAATTATGATAAGTATAATATTAAATGTCTATAAAAGACCTCATATGCTTGAAAAACAAATTGAGGCAATAAGAAATCAATCAATATTAATTAAAAGTGAAAATATTCATGTTTGGTATAATAAAAGTGATGTTGCACAATATTTTCCAATTGATAAAGAAATTAAAACATATGCTTGTAATTGGAATACTAAATTTTTTGGAAGATTTACTATACCACTTTTAATTAAAACCCCATTTATTGCAATATTTGATGATGATACTATTCCACAAAAAGACTGGTTTAAAAATTGTATGGAAACAATTGAAAAATCAGAAACAAATGGTATTCTTGGGGGTAGTGGTGTAATACTTAAAGAAAAATCATATATACCTTTTGAAAAGGTTGGTTGGAATGGTCAACATTTACCAAATACTAAAAGAGTTGATTTAGTCGGTCATGCTTGGTTTTTTAGACAAGAATGGATAAAATATTTATGGTATGAAAAACCATTTACTTGGGACAATGGTGAAGATATTATGTTTTCATTTCTCACACAAAAATATGGAAATATTAATACGTTTGTTCCCCCACACCCTGAAAATAATAAAGATTTATGGAGTTCAGATTTTAAAACCGGAAATGAAATTGGTAACGATATAAATGCTTCATGGAAAAAAGGATCACATTATGAAGAAAGAGGAAATGTATGTAAATATTGTATAGATAATGGTTGGAAAACAGTTAATGATCTAAAATAATATGAAAACATTTGAAGGTGATTTTTATAAATTTTTAAATAAGATTAAGTCTGGTGAACATTTTTCTTTATCTCGTTGGGGTGATGGTGAATTATCAATACTTGAAGGTAAATATATTGACATTCGTTCAAAAGGTAATGGTGAATTTAGATATGACCCTAATTTATCACAATATGATCAAGTAAAAAATAGATTAAAAACATCATATACACATATTGATAATAATTATTATATTGGAATTGCATGCCCATGTTGTGTTGGACAGGAAAAATATTTATATATGAAAGAAAAATCTGGTCAGGATGAAGAACATTTAACATGGGCAAATATTTTTGTTAATGCTAATTATATTAAAACAATTTCCGAATTAATACCTGAATTAAACAATAATGTTGTTAATTTAGTTATTAATGAAAATTCAAAACTTGATAAATTACCTATTATACCTAATAAAGTATGGTATGTTGGTACAGATGCATGGTATGAAAATTATTTATTATTTATTGAAATTGCAAAATATATTTTATCTAAAAAAATAAAAAATGAATTATTTCTTTTTGCTGCAGGTCCTCTTGCAAACGTACTTACATTTGAGTTATGGGAATTTTGTAGTAAAGAAAATACATATATAGATATTGGATCAATTTTAGACCCATATTTACAATTAAAATTAACAAGAGGATATCATTTAGGTGCTTCAACATTAAATAAAGTTTGTATATGGTAAATATTTTTAAAATACCCCCACACAATTATTCAGAAAGAGAATTATCGGTCGTTAATATATTAACCGAAAATCAAAATTTAGAATTGAAATCATTTTTAAATGTTGGTTTTCATAATTGGGAAGATTTTCGTAGACATTGGTGGATTAGAATTTGTAATGAAAATAATGTAAATTGGAAAATTCTTGAAATTTTCAAACCAAATATTTTAGATGCAATTCAAAAGGGATGTCCAGAAGATAAAATAATTTTGGGTAATATTTTAGATATAAATAATTATCCAACTACAGATTGTATGTTATTTTGGCACGGTCCTGAACACATAAAAAAAGATGTTTTTATAAACACGCTTTCAAAAATAGAAAAAAAGGTTAATAAATTAATAATATTTGGAATGCCATTAGGTTTTGAACCACAAAATATTGTATATAATAATAAATATGAAATTCATTTATCTGAATGGCAACCAATAGATTGGGAATTTTTAGGGTATAAAACTATTGTAGTAAAAGATAGGGTAGATTTCCAACATATAACAGCATATAAAGTATTGAATATATGAAAATTGTTTTTACACATAATGTTTATAATAGATTTAAAACATTAAAAGATACAATATTAATTGAAAAAAAATATTATCCAAATGCAATAATAAGTGTTGCATATAATGATAAATTTATTAATATTTTTCAAGAAATTTCTAATTTTTCTATAATAGAATTTGGTGAAAAATCACATAAAATTGGATGTATTAATGGATGTATTTTATCAATAAAAGAAATATTAAATACTGATTTTGATGTTATTGTTTTTTCTCATGATGATGTTAGAATTAATGAAAATTTTATTAAAACTGTTCAAGGACATATTAATGATATTATAACTGGTAGATATGATATTATTTGTAGAATGCCTGAAGAATGGGGTGATAATTATTATATGATGGAAGTATTTTATTTATCAAAAAAGGCAGCAATGAAATTATTTTCTAAAATTGAACCATTAAAAGATGAAAATTTAATACCTAAAGACCTTAACGGTAGTATTTCTCCTGAAGTATGGTTATATAATTTATTTAATAATAGCGATTTAAAAATTAATGAAATAAGATTTCCACTTAAAATAAGAAACGCCCAAGAAGCTATTAAAAGAAATTATAATAAAGTATTAGCAGAAAATTTGGGATATCATCATTTAAATACTGGTAAAAGAGGATGGACAGATTAAAATTAATAAAATGAATAAAAAAGAAGATTTTATAAAATCATATTACGATGGTTTTCAAAAACTAACTGGTGTTAATTTAGTAGACTTTACAAATTATTATAATGAGTCAATATATGGTGGTTATCCGGAAGAACCCGGAGGTAGTATATGGGAAAGTGAAGGGAAATCTATATATGTATTAATTAGAATTTTAAAACCAAAAAGAATTTTAGAAATTGGTAATTTTTTAGGTAAAAGTTCTAATCATATTTTACAAGCAGTTGAAATGAATAGAATTGGAGAAGTAACTTTATTAGATATTCAAGAAAGACTTGAATATAATAAATTACATTCAAAAATTTTTACAAGAATACTTCAAGATTCTTTAATTTATTTATCTAAATCATTTGAATTTGATTTAATAATTCAAGATGGTGATCATACTTATCAACATGTAAAAAATGAAATTGAATTAATATTACAAAACAATCTTTTAAATAGTTATTGTATTTGGGCACATGATTATTGGCAAAGAAGTAAACCTAAAGTATGCAGTGTTTGGATTGCATGGGATGAAATGAAACATAAATTTGATAAATTTGAAGATTTTAAAGACTCAATAAGTGATTGTGGATGTTCAATAGTTAAAAAAGATAAATATGTATAATCCAAAAGAATATTGGAAAAATGAATTGGGTGGTGTTGATTTGTGGAAACATGATGCTAATACATCAATTAATATTTTTAAATCCATAGTTAGAATTAAAACAGTAGTAATTCCTAAAATTACTGAATTAAAAAAGACTGCTGGTGGAAATATTTTAGATGCTGGTTGTGGTTCAGGTTATTGTATTAATGAATTTAAAAATACTGGACTTTGGGATGAATATTATGGTATTGATTTTCAAGAACATCGTATAAAATATTGTATTGATAAATATGGAAATAATATTAATTTTCAAATTGGGGATTTAAAAAATTTACCGTATGATGATTCATTTTTTGATGTAATTTATACTGGTGCAGTATTAATGCATTTACCTGTAGATGATAAAATTAAAGCAATTAATGAATTTAAAAGGATATTAACAAAAGATGGTTTTTATTTTGGACACGAAATAATACAAAAGAGTGAAAATGAAATAATTGATGGTGGACAACATGTAATTAATCCAAATATGAAATGGCTGGAAAAACAATTTTATCCATTATTAGTTGATGAAATTATATTATTTTATGATAATTATAAATTTCAAATAATTTATGCACACAAATAATGAAAATAGCGTTTCACACAAATCAACTTAGTTTACGTGGTACTGAAGTAGCAATGTATGACTATGCTAAATATAATGAAGAAATTCTTAAAAATGAAAGTATTATAATTTCAAAAGACCCTTCAATTTGGAACTATTCACATCCTCTTGCAGAAAAAAAATTTAAAGATAGATTTAAGGTTTTACAATATAAAAATTTTTTAGATGTAGAACCATTTTTAAATAAAGAGCAAGTGGATGTTTTTTATGCCCAAAAAACAGGAATAAATGATGGAATTGTTTCATTAGGTAGAAAAACAGTAATACATATGGTTTTTCAAAATTATCAACCACATGGTGATGTATATGCAGCAATATCTAAATGGTTAGGTAATAGATTTAATATTCCTTATGTACCATATATGTTAGACTTGCCAAATATTGAAGGAAATTTAAGACAAGAACTTGGAATACCTGAAAATGCTATTGTTTTTGGTCGTCATGGTGGTGCTGAAACTTTTGATATTTTATTTGTAAAAAATGTCGTCAAAGAAATTATTAAGACTCGAAATGATATTTATTTTCTTTTCATGTATACTAATAAGTTCGTAGATTCATCAAAAGTAATTCATTTGGATGGTAATCAGGATTTAGAATATAAAACAAGATTTATTAACACTTGTGATGCTATGTTACATGCAAGAACTGCTGGTGAAACTTTTGGTTTGGCAGTTGCAGAATTCTCAATAAGAAATAAACCGATAATAACATTTGGTGGTTTACAAAGAGAATCAGCTCATCTTCAAATGTTGGGTAATAAAGCAATAAAATACTTTTATGATAAGGATTTAAAGAAAATTATTAATGATTTTACACCTAAACCAGAGATTGATTGGAATGCATATCGAGATTATGTTCCCGAAATTGTAATGAATAAATTCAAAGAAGTATTTTTAACATGAAAATAGCAACACACATCGTATTATTTGGTCAAGATAATTGGATAATGAAAAATATTGAAAATGCATTTCCACATGTTGATAAAATTTATATTGCATATAGTGAAAAACCTTGGGGTTATAATCCAAATGCAAGAAATATTTATAAAAATTCGTTTAATTTAAATATTATAAAACAATCAAAATTTATTAATAAAATAAGTATTATTGAAGGTGATTGGTTAACCGAAGAGGCTCAAAGAAATGCCTGTGTAAATAAAGCAAATGAAGATGGAATGGATTATCTAATGATACATGATGCAGACGAATTTTATTTTCATGATGATTTCGAAAAAATTAAAAATTTTATTTTTAATCAACCAAGTTATGATATTTATACTTGTGGGTGGATTAGTTTCTGGAAAACATTTAAATATATAACTGTTGCAAATCTTTCAAATAAAATGGTTGGTCATCCACAAATAGTTATTAATTTAAAAAAAGGAGTAAAATTTGAAAGAAAAAGAAAACCAACTGGAAGTCAGATCATAAATATTCCTAATATTATTTGTTATCACGCCTCATATGTTTTAACTGATAATGAACTTAAAGAAAAATTAAAAACATGGGGTCATCATAATGACTTTAATATTGATATATGGTATGATAATATTTGGTTAAAATGGACACCCGAAATGTTAAATTTACATCCAGTATACCCAACTGCATGGTATAAAGCAATTAAATATACCGAAAAATTACCTGAAGTATTAAAAGAATTTGAATTATGATAATATTAGTATACGGAACAATAAAATATATAATATGCGTTTAAAAAAAGTAAATATATATAATAAATTACTGAAAATAATTAAAGAAAAGGGAGGAAATTTCTTATCGAAAGAATATTTTGGTGTTGAATATTTAAATAATTTAGCAAAAAAGAATAATGGTATTTGTCTATCATCAAGATATCAATCAGTTAATCATAAATACGAATGGGAATGTCAAAATAATCATACTTGGCTTGCAACAACAAAACATATATCAAATGGTACATGGTGTCCCGTGTGCAATAAAGAATCTAAGGGAGAAAAGGAAATTTCAAGAATATTGAATGAACTAAATATAAATTTTATTAAAGAATATTTATTTAATAATTGCAGGGGTGAAAGGCGACCCCTTCCATTTGATTTTTATTTACCTGATTATAATTGCTGTATTGAATATGATGGTGAGCAACATTTTATTTATAGGGAAACGGGTATTTTTCAAAACAAATTGAAAAAAATAAAAGAAAATGAAATAATTAAAACTAAATATTGTAATGAGAATAATATTAGATTAATAAGAATACCATATGGATTTTTAAAAAAATTAAGAAAATTATTAACTATCGAATATAAAAATGAATTCAAGAATTCGGTTGATTATACAAAATGTATATTAATAGTTGCGGGAACTCGTCCAGAGGAATTAAAAACATTTAAGTTAGTACAAACCCTCGAAAAAAATTTTATTCCAGTTTTATATGCATTTACTGGACAACATAAAAATATAGTAAATAGGAACAAATATGATTTTTCATTCAACATTAAAGAAAATAAAGAATCAAACAGATTAGATTCGATTGTAGTTGGAAACATTAATAATTTTGGAAAATTTTTAAATAAACATCCATATATTACTCATGTTATGGTTCAAGGGGATACTACTTCAGCATTTGCAGTAGCATTAACAGCTTTTCATAATAATATTAAAATAATTCATTTAGAAGCAGGACTTCGTACATACAATAAACAAAATCCATATCCTGAAGAAATTAATCGTAGACTTATTTCGCAAATTGCCGATATTCATTTATGTCCAACTGAAGAAGCATTAAAAAATCTTACAAGAGAAAGATGTTTTGGTGAATTTTTCGTAGTTGGAAATACTGTAATAGATAATCTTTTACCGTATAAGGAAAAATGTGAATATACAAATAAGATATTAATAACTCTACATAGACGTGAAAATCATCACTGGCTTGACCAGTGGTTTACTGTAATCAACACACTTGCAAAGTTATATCCTCAATATGAATTTATTTTGCCTATACATCCAAATCCAAATGTTCAAAAACATAAACATTTATTAAAATATGTTAAAGTAATTGATCCGTTATCATATGAGGATATGCTTAATTTATTAATAAAAACAAGACTTGTAATTACTGATAGTGGTGGATTACAAGAAGAATGTAGTTTTTTTAATAAAAAATGTTTAACTTGCAGAATTATTACTGAACGACCTGAAGCAATAGGACAGAGTACATTTATGATAGAATCACCAGAATTATTACTTGGTGAATTTTTGAAACATATTAATGATTATGAAATTAATTACGATTGTCCGTTTGGTGATGGACATGCTGCAGAAAGAATTTATAATATTATTGAAAAATTTACATGAAAAAATGCGATACATTAAAATTTGGTGAAACTATTGTTTTAAAGAAAAAAATTAATTTTATTAAAAATAAAATAATTGAATTGGGTGATATTGAAGCAAATATTGCTGAAGTTGGTGTTTATAAAGGTGGTAGTGCAAAAGTAATATATGATGTAATGAATAAAAATAGTAATTTATATTTATTTGATACATTTAATGGTATGCCTTATAAATCTGATTGTGATAATTGGCATAATCTTGGTGATTTTTACGATACATCATATGATGAAACTTGTAAATTATTTCCTGACATTAATGTTCTAATATTTAAAGGTATTTTTCCTGAAGAAACTGGAAAACATATTATAAATATTAAATTCAATTTAGTTCATTTAGATGTTGATCAATATTTGTCACATAAATTAGCATTAGAATTTTTTTATGATAAAATGATTGTTGGTGGATATATAATATTAGATGACTATAATTCAGATTATTGTAAAGGTGCAACTATTGCAGTTGATGAATTTCTTCAAAAAAAAGAAGAAAAAATATTAATAGATAATGATTGTTATTATATTATAAAAAAATAATTTTATGAATATTTGGGTAAATGGATGTTTTGATATTTTACATACAGGACATATGGATTTGCTCTGGTATGCTAAATTATATAATACTAAAGGATATTCACGGAATTATGCTGTTACTGTGAATCATTTATATGTTGGTATTGATACTGATGATCGAGTTAAAATGTTAAAAGGAAATAAACGACCAATTAATGATATTTATTCCAGAGTAAAAATGGTTGCTAATCTTAAAATGGTTGATAGTGTCGTTTCATTTCATGATGATAAAGAACTTATATATTTTATAAATAAATTTAAAATTGATTATATGGTAATTGGTGATCAATATAAAGATAAAATTATAGTTGGTGCTGAATATACTAAAAGTGGAGTTATTTATTATCCAACTGATGGACGATCAACAACAAATATAATTAACAAAATTAAAGCATTATAATTATTTATATTTTATATAAATAATTTCCTCAATTTTACTACCTTAAAAGATATCTGGTTATCATAATGTCAAAATGAATGTTGCATAGTATTTATAAGAAATAAATTATAAGTACTATGGAAACAAATGTAGAAAAAATCCTTAATGATTTTGTAGGAACTTCCGAAACCATAGAAGAATTGGAAGAAAAAGAAAAAATTAATACGACAAAAAAAGTTATTCTTGATGAAAGAGAAGGCATAATTGAGCGTGTTGATAAAATTCTTATTACAAAAGATGGTAAACAATTATTAAGAGAAGTATATTAATAACATTCATTCAATGAAAAATGATAAAAAAAAAGGTGTTCTCCTTGAAGAACATTTAAGGAAAATTAAACATCGTTTTGATTACCAAATAAATGAATCTCCAAGGTATCAACCATTAATTGGTGATTCTGAAGAATTTGATCAAGTTCCTGTGCTAACAAATGAAGCTGGTGAACAAGAAGATGCTCCGAAACCAGAAGGTCAAACACCACCTGCACCAAGTAATGATCAACCAATTGGCATGGATACTCCTGAAGCACCTACACCAGCATTTGATCAGAGTGGAGAAATGCCACCTCCGGGAACTGGTGCTGAAGATACTAATATACCACCTGTATCTATGGGTGGAGAAACGCCACCTCCGGGAACTGGTACTGAAGTTAATGATATTCAAAATGATATTATTAAACATAATATTGAAGCTATGAAAAGTATTCATACTGAATTGGAATCATTAAATAATACTGTTAATGGTTTAAACGATAAAATGTCCAAATTGAATGCGGAAGTTGAAGAAGTTCGTGAACCAACTAATTCTGAAAAATTGATGAGTAAAACCAATGTGTCATATCCATACTATTTCAATCTTAATGATTTTTGGTCAGGTAATTGGTTTAACGAAAAAAGAGAAGAACAGAAAGAAAAAGGAATAAATGAATTACCAGATGGAACATTTATAGCGGATTTTGATGATTTACCACAAAAATCTAAATCAGATGTTCTTGATAGTTTTAATGATTTAGTTTAAAATTAAGAGGTAGAGAAGAACAACAAGATTAATTATGAAAATATTTCATCAATATGGTTCAAAGGAACGACTTTTAGAGATGTTTCAAAAAATTAATAATGTTGTTTTAACTGAAGCTTTGTTACCTAAAGAAAAAAAAGAAGAAATTATTGAGAAATTAATTCAATTTGTTAATAAAAAACTTGATTTGGAAAATGATATACCAAAAATAATAATTTCATATGATGAAAAAGAAGCTTCAAATATGAAATCTTTTGGTAAATATACACCAGAAAAAAATGAATTAAGGGTTGTATTAGCTAATAGAAATTTGGCTGATGGTTGTAGAACAATAGTACATGAATTAAAACATCATGAACAAAATAAAAAAGGAAAGTTAGATCAAAATTCAAACGAAACTGGCAGTGAAGTAGAAAATGAAGCTAATGCATTTGCAGGTATAGTTATGAGAGAATTTGGTAATTTATATCCAATAATATTTGAATAAAAATAAATAACATGAAAATATATAACAAAGTTGGTAGTAAAGAAAGATTTCTTGAAATATTTCAGGGTATTAATAAAATTAAATTAAATGAAGGAATTATGCAGAATTATTCTAAATCTGGTGTTCTTGAAGTAGCTTTTAATAATCTTAAAACAGGTCTTTTAAATATTGAAAGATCAAATACTCAAACTGGTGATAATGAATCTTTTGTTGAATTAACTTGTCTTGATAAACAAAATAATAATATAACATTTACATTTAAAGTAATTTTAAATGAAGATAATCAAGATGGTGTTTATGATATTCAAGATGTGGCATTAATAACATTTAGTTTTGATTCCGCATCTGATGGTGAATCGGTAGAAGTTGATGAAAATGAACTTAAAGAATTCAACACTAAACATAAAAATGAATTTTTTGATGTTATTGATAAATATATGGATGTGGAAGACGGTGAACCGGAATTTGATGAATTATATGAAGATTCAATAAAAAAAATTGATTCATACCCATATGGTGCTAAAGATAGGGTTGGAATGATAAAACCAATTCAGTATGCTGATGAAAAACCAACAAATCCTAAACTTAGAGTAAATGCCCCTGAATTGAAAAAGGTAGTTAATGAAACTATTGACATCAGTAAAATTGCTGATATTATTATACAAAAAGCACAAGATGGACATTTGAAATCACTTTCTCCTGAGAGTAAAAGGGAATATATTGAATTGGCAATAAATGAAATTAAAAATTTTTTTGGTAATGAAATAACATCAATGGGTTCAGAAGAATATATTAATTTAATTTCTAAAATTGCTAATGCATTTTTTATAGAAAAAATGGCAAAAGTAAATGAAGATAATTTTGAATTACCACAAGAATATGATGATACTGAAATATCAACAGTTTTAGATAATAATGATGATGTTAACACTTTACCGGGAATTCATGATCCACTTCCAGTTGACGATGAACCAATTGAAGAAGTACCTGAAGAAAAAAAACAAATAATTAATCAGGCATATGATAATCTTATTACCAGTGGTAATCAATCACCAACAATGGATCAAATACAAGCAGAAATTAAAAAATTAACTGGTGTTGTTAAACCATCACAAGAAGATAAACCGGGACAACATATGGTTGGACAAAGAACGTATCCCGAATTTGCTGATAGATTCATTGAAGAAGAAGAAGAAAAAAGTGCATATCCAAAAGAATTGGGTAAGGAATTTAGTCCTCAAAAACAATATAATAAAAAACCTAAAAAATATTCTAAAAAAATTAAAATTAAAGAAAATAATTATGATGAATTACCAAGTCAACAAACAACAATGTCTTCAATTCATCAACAAGTAAATGATTTAGATAATCAAATTAATGTAAAATATAAAAAAGGTGAATTTTATGAAAATAAAGGAACATTTTTAGGTATTAAAAATATTAAAGGTAATAAATATTATGTGTTTAAAAGACACGAAGCCGACCCATCATTTAATGAATACGGTAAAAAATATTATACTGAAAAAGTTTTTAATTTGGGTGAAAATGAAGAAGAATTAACCAATGTTAATCTGGATTCATCAACAAAACAATCGAATAATATTGAACAACTCGCAAAAGAAAAAGAAGAAGCTGGTGATATGATTCCCGGTGGAAAAGCTGATGATAAATCACCATTAGAATTTGATTTAGAACAATTATCAATGGGTGTTGATGTTGAAAATGAACATACTGATGATCCATTAATAGCATTTGAAATTGCTATGGATCATCTTGCAGAATTTCCGGATTATTATACTCGTTTAAAAGCAATGGAAGATCAAGCAAAATCTGAAGAAGGTGATAAAAAAGATGAATATAATCCCGCAAATCCCGATAAAAATATGGGTTCACCAGTAGAACATGCTAAAAAAATGGGTTATAGTGATAAAGATACAACTGATCGTTTACTTGGTTATCAACCAAAAAATGTTGGTGATGAAGTTGATGAAGAAATTGGTTATGAAGAATATAATGGTAATATTGGTGATAGATATGCTGATGCTGACGGTAATGAATTTGCTGTGAGAAATAAAGTAAAAGGTGGAATAACATTAAAAGGTCAAGGCGGTGAAAAAGAAATTGCCACAAGTAGTTTAGGTTTAATGAAAAAACTCAATGAATTCACTGAAACAATAAATAATCTTAAATCAAATTTATTAAAAAAATAATAATTTAATTTTTAAATATTAATTATAAAAAGGACTATCGATTGAAAGTCCTTTTTTGTTATTGGGGTATTTATATTAAAATTAATATGTCAATATTTAGATCATATTTTCTCAAGAATAATACGTTAATAGATAATAATCTATATAACAATTCTCAGAATCCGGTTACTGAGGTATCATATGGTACTTTCAATAAACAACCGAGTAGATTTATATTTGATATTGACCTAAGTGAATTACAAAATAGAATTTCAATGGGTTTTATTAATCCTAATAGAATTGTTAAACATGTATTACACTTAACTAATACAATTAGTTATTCATCAGAATATATAGGTAAAAAATCATATTCTTTAAGTATTGATAGAGCAACAAGTTTTCAATTGGATTTATATAATATTAATGAAGATTGGGACGAAGGTGGTGGTTATGACTTTTTTTATGGTGATGGTTCACCTTTACAAAATTATGATGAACAAGCTTCTAATTGGTATTATCGAAAAACAAACATTCCTTGGAATAATAGTGGTGGTTCATATCAAAGTGGTATCACACAAATTATAGATTCACAAATTTTTGAAAAAGGTAATGAAAATATTGATATTGATATTACTAATTATATAAATCAACGATTATTTAGTGAAGAATATACTGGTACAACTGTTTATACTGGAAATTCTTTTGGTTTAGGAATTAAGTTTGCAGAAATATATGAAGAGCTTGAAACTGAATTTAGACAAGCAGTTGCATTTCACACAAAATATACAAATACATGGTATGAACCATATATTGAAACAATTATTGACGATATTATAAGTGATGATAGAAATTATTTTTATTTAAATAAAAATAATGATCTTTATTTATATGTTAATGTTGGCGGGATTGCACAAGACATAACAGTAAACAATGTAGATATATTTGACTATGAAGATAAATTACTTGATATATTAAGTGGTGATTCAATAATTAATGTAGGTAAAGGAATATATAAAATCACATTAAATATTAGTTCCGATGATTATCCTGATGCAGTTTTATTTAAAGATGTGTGGAAAGTTACAATTAATGGAAGAAATATTGAATATGCAGGTGAATTTTATTTAATATCACAAGATAATTATTATACGTTTGATAATTCAAGTCAAATTAATTTAGATAATTATTTCTTTTATTTTTGGGGTATTAGTGAAAAAGAAAATATTAGATCGGGTAATATAAGAAAAATAAAATTAACAATAAAAGAATTATATGCCAATCAAAATAATTTTTTACCATTAAATATTGAATATCGATTATTTACTACAATAGGTAAAAAATATGAAGTTGATGTTATTCCATTTACATTAGTAAATCGTACAAATAGTGGATATGAATTTAATCTTGATACTTCGTGGTTAATCCCACAAGACTATTATCTACAAATAAGATTGAAAAATGGAGATTATTATGAAAATAAACAAACATTATCATTTACGGTTGTTTCTGAAAATATTATAAATGTTTAAAAATATTTTAAAACAGTATGTTTATTTTTAAAAAGTCTTGTATTTATATGAAATGTATTGTAATTTTATTATTGCAAATTTATATATTGAAAAATAATTTTAACTGTAAATTTAATAACAATGGAAAATCAAAATGTAACACAAACAAATCCCCAAGGTGGTGATTTGTTAAACTTTAACAAAGCGTTTAAAGATTATCAAAACAATCAAAACAAAGGTCAACGTCAATCTAAGTCAGAAATATTAGCAAAATATTTCGTTCCTCGCAATTCTAAAGAAATATTTAGAATTTTACCTTACAAAACTGAAAAATTTCATGCAGATGCATTCTTTCATGTAGTAACTACTAACATTGCTGGTGGTTTAAAAAAACACAATTCAATTATTTATTGTCCTGCACACAATGATCCAAAAGTTCCAAAATTGGATGAAACTGGTAATCCGGTTTTTGATGCAAACGGTAAACAAGTAATGATTCCTGCTCATTGTCCTTTGTGTGATAAATATAAAAAAATTCTTGCAACACAAGACTCTTCAATAAAATATATTAAGAAGGAAAATATGGATGAGAATCAAAAAATTATTAATGAAAAAAATAAATTAATTTTCATTGATGCAAATAAATGGGAAGCAAAAAAATTCTACATCGTTAAAGGTATTGATAAAGGTGCTGAAAAAGATGGTGTAAAATTTTGGAGATTTAAACATAATTTTAAAAATCAAGGAACTCTTGATCAATTATATCCTGTTCTTAGTAATTTTGTTTCTCAAAATAAAGTAAGTTTTGCTGACCCAATAAACGGTACTGATCTTGAAATCACAATGGTTGATACTAAAGGCTTTAATAATAGAGTTTATAAAGCTATTACTGCTATTATTGCCAAAGGAAAATCAGTACTACATGCTGATCAGGTTATTGCAAATGATTGGATTAATGATAATACTACTTGGAGAAATGTTTTTAAACCAAAAAATGCTCCCGGAATTTCTTCTCATCAATTTCTTGAATTAATAGTTGAAGGTAATAGTCCTTATTGGGAAGATACTGATGCAAGTAAAAAACATTGGGTATTTCCGGGTCATCCTGATTTAGAATTAGCAGCAAACACTCGTAATCGTGATCTTGATGCAGATACAGATGAAAATTTCGAATATGCTTCAGATTTAGAAGATGATGAAACTCCACAAGTAACAAATAATTTTGTTGCTCAAAACATTCAATCACAAGTAACAAATGTGACTGAATCTACTCCTACAAGTACACAGGATACTCCTGTTGTATCTTCAAATCCTATTGAAGATGATACTGAAGTAGACGATCTTCCGTTCTAATAATTAATAAAATATATTAAAAAGGGAATTTATTTCCCTTTTTTTTTCTTAAACTTTATCATATTATGGCAAAAGATAATAAAAATATTGAAAAAACTGAAGCAGTTATTGATAATACACCTTCAAGTCCTGCAGTAAGAAAACCAACACCAAAGAAAAATTTCAGTCTTGATAATTTTAAAAAAAAGGTAGGTGCAGAAAAAATACCATCAAAACCACTCATATGGATTCCAATTGACGATGCTTTAGAAGAAGCAACAGGTATGCCCGGAATACCTAAAGGATATGTAACACTTTTTCGTGGATATTCAAATACTGGTAAATCAACTGCACTTATGCGTGGAATAGTTAATTCACAAAAAATGGGAATTTTACCGATTATTATTGATACCGAGAATAATATTGATGAAGGTAATGAAAGACTAACATTAATGGGTTTTGATTGGAATGGTGATTATATTCTGGTTAAAAATAAATTTCTTCTTGATAATTTTGGTAAAAAACAAGATAAAGAAAGAAAAGAAGCAAGTATTGAGGATATGGCTAAAGCTGTATATTATTTTCTTGATCAACAAGATGCTGGTAACCTACCATTTGATTTACATTTTGCGATTGATTCAATTGGTACATTAAATTGTATTAAAACAATCAATGCTCTTGAAAAGAATGACAGTGATAACAACATGTGGAATGCAGGTGCTTATGAAAAATCATTTATGTCAATATTAAATAATACGATTCCAAATAGTAGAAGAATTGATAGTCCATACACTAATACTATTAGTGCAGTTCAAAAAATATGGTACGATAGTATGAATAAAGTTATTAAACATAAAGGTGGTGAAACTTATTTTTTTGGAGCAAGACTTATTTATCATTTTGGTGGTATTCTTACTCACGGAACAGCAAGAGTAACCTTTACAAGTAAAGGTCGTGATGTTAATTTTGGATTTAGTAATAAAGTTAATATTGCCAAAAATCATATTGATGGTGAAAAGGGTGGTATTTCATTAGAAGGAAAAATTGCTTCAACACCACATGGTTTTGTTTTTGGTGATGATGCAAGTATTAATATATATAAAAAGAAACATATTTTACATTTTCGTAATATTTTCGAAGATGATACATTAACTCCCGAAGATATTTCAATGGAGGAAAAAGAAATGAATAATGATGGAAATGTAATAAATGGAGTTGTTGATATTCTTACAATTGAAAGTGAATAATGAAAATTATAGAGGTGATATATTTCAATCACCTCTATTTATTTTAATATTTAGTTATGAGAAAACCATATCGATATTGGTCAGATAAAGAAAATTGTAAATATGAAACATTTAAATATCAAACAATATCTTCATTTAGTAAAAATTGTAATCGAGGATATCAAATAGCAAGAAAAAATAAATGGTTAGATGAAATATGTTCACACATGTTAAGAATTGGTATAATAAATGTGTCTACGCTTATGAATTTACAGATAATTCGGTATATGTTGGATTAACATATAATTTTGAAGAAAGAAATAAATGATTAAATGATGTTTACTTCAACATAGAATAAAATGAAAATAAGAACGTTATTAGTTGATTCAAGTTATTTATTAGAAAGATCATATCATGGAGCAAAAGATATTTATACTAATTCTTTTGGTTATTGTGGTGCATTATATTCGTTTTTAACGACTATTCGTAAAATGATTAAGAATCATATGATCAATAAAGTTGTGTTGGTTTGGGATGGTCAGAATAGTGGTATCTATCGATATAGAATTGATAATGCATATAAAGCTAATCGTAAATCAAAAGAGTGGCATAAAAAAATTGAAATGACCGAAGCGGAAATTCGGAAAGAAAAAATGAAAGAAGAATCCATTTTAAAACAAAGAAAAAGAATACAGGCATATGCAGAGGAATTATTTTTAAGACAAATTGAAGTTGATGAAATTGAAGGTGATGATTTAATTGCAGCATATTGTATACAATATAATAATAAAGAAGAGATTTTTATATATTCCAACGATAGAGATTTTGCACAATTATTGGATTTAAATATTACAATAATTTTTTCAAATATTGAACAACCAATAACAAAAAACAATTATTTTTTTCAATTTAATTATCATTATGGAAATGCATTGATAATGAAAATAATTGGCGGTGATGTTTCTGATAATATTAAAGGAATTGCTGGTATTAAAGAAAAAATATTATTAGAACATTTTCCTGAAATGCAATTTAAACAATTTACAGTTAATGAGATTTATCATAAAGCAAAAGAAATTAATAAAGAAAGAATTCTAAACAAACAAAAACCATTAAAAATTTTTGAAAATTTAATAAATGGTAAAGAAATTTTAAAAACAAATTATCAATTAATTAATTTAAAAAAACCCATTTTAAATGATCAAGCCAGAGAAGAATTATTACAATTAGAAATACCGTTATCACCGAACAATAGAGGTAGTAAAAATTTATATAAAATGATGATGGAAGATGAATTTTTAACTATATATAAAAGTACCTTTCCAAATTATTGTGAACCCTTTTATACTGTAATAATGAATGAAAAAAATTTATTTGAAGAATATAAAAAAAATAATAAAGGTAATTTATAAAAAACCTTTCATTTTTGTGTGCTTGTAAGTATATTTGTATTGAACAATATTAATATTTAAATTTCCAAATATTATGAATGAAAAGGAATATTCAAACGCATTTAAATTTTCACTTTATCAAGAAAATATTTTGTTAGGTGAAAAAGTATTTGATGCTGATCAATTCAATCCATATACAAGATATTCGATTGATATTAGAGACATATTACCCAAAGCAATAACAAAACTTCAAAAAACACTTTCAAAAAAAAGTTATGAAGTAATTGTTGAAACAGGTAGAAAAGATACTTCAATGTCAGTTTCTGTAAATAGTATTATAAATCTTTATCAATACCATCAGGAAGTTCTTCATTCAAATCCAAAGGAATTGTGGAATGGTTTACAATATAATCCACAACCTATTATCCAACAAATTGAAGATAAAATTATTAAAGGTGTTGAGTGTAAAATTGGTTTTTATATTAATGATAATCCAATAGTTGAAAGATTATTTTATGTTGATGGTTTTAATCCGGTTGCAAGATGGTCAACAGATTTAATAAATGCGGTTACTGATATTGCTGACCTTATTTTTAATAAAATAAAAACTGTTGATGTGAAAAATATGTGGGATGATTATGATTTGATTAATAATAAAGGTTATACTATTAACCAAATTAGAGAATTCTCTCCTGCAAGAAGAGAAGAATTATTAAAAAAAAATAAATAAAAAATGGGAGTTAACTCCCATTTTTATATTCTCTTTTTTGCTTCTTCTATCATTACATTAAGATATTCCATATAATTATTATATCCATCATTCATCCAATCAGGTTTAAAATCAAACATAAAATCAAGAACATCTTTACCTTGATCTTCCCAATTTTCTTTCATTATTGTTGGCATAAAATAAGGAATATAATTTACAAAAGCATACCGTATGTCAACTATAAGTGCAGCTTCAGTTATTTTTTGATACCATAAATCTCTCACACTAATATTTTCGACTTTTATAATTCCCATGTCAGCAAATACAAGAATTTTAGTACGTTGAAAAAATGTAAATTTACGTTTAGTTAAATTTCTCAAACCACCAGTTGCAATCCAAATATATTGTGGATATAATATAGACATTATAATAGCAGTTTTTTCGGCTTCAACAATACAAATAAAAGTATTTTCTTTATCAAAATCTTCCATAAGAAGATGATGACCAAAAAACGGTATTGGTCTTCTACCTTCAAATTCTATTGTATGTACTTGATCGTTTTTATCTTTATATCTACAATTATGTAACCATTGTGGATAACTACCTCGTCCTTCTTTTATTCTATGTAAATCATTTCCATACCAAATAATTTTAGCAGTATGTAAACCATAACTAATATAAGGAAAAGTAGTTGCACCATCATGCCAAGTACCAAGTTTATATTTATTAAATATTTCAAGTACTCTTTTTTTTCCAAACATTTTAACAAGTTGTCTTAATAAGACATTTTCTGCCTTATATGTATTTTTTCTCATTGTTTCATAAAAACCATCAGGAATAAAATCACAATCATGAATACTTAAATATTCTTCTTCAATATCTAATTTATTATTTATGATTTTATTATTTTCTGGTCTTTTATGATAACCACAATGATTTTCCCTATCACATCTACCATAATCACCTTCAAGGTATCTTCCGGTACTTGTGTTTCTATATTTTACAAAACAACTATTTTGTTCACAAGAAGGACAATCAAATTTTTCTTTTGAATCTAATTCATATAAAAATTTTCCCACATTAAACTTTTTTATAAAGTATACCTTTAGCGTTACGTTTTAATAAACCAATTTCACACCATTTTAATAATAAATTATTTGCTTTTATGGTAGTCATATTTAATTTTTTTTCCATTAATTTTATTACCTCAAAATATGGTTGTTGAGGTTGTAATTCCATTTCATAAAAATTTATTTCATTTTCATCTGTTAAATATTTTCTATATTTAATTGAAGTTAAATTTAATACATTAATAATTTCATTAAAATAAAAATCAATAATATTTGCAGAATTTAATATATCTTCATTTCTAATAAATTGATTAGGTTTATTATAATATGAATCAAGTCGATTTAATACAATAGCTATTCTGAAAATATATGAATCCATTTTACCCATAATAGAATTAAATTTATCAATATTTACTTTATTAATATCAACATATTTTATTTTACAATTTTCTCGCCATTCTTCTAATGTTTCTCTACAACCTTCTTCCATTAATAATGTTTCAGTTTCTTTAATACCATTAAATTTTGATAAATAATGTTCAAAAAAAGGTATTAATTTATTACTGTAAATATCTTTTTGTTCAAAGACATTTTTAGTTTTTAAATCTTCATCTAAAGTAAATAAAAATCTAAATATATTACCATTTGAAATTCTATCATCAGTGTACATATCAAAAAGCATTTGTTTTTGTGTTGCACCAAATAATGAAACTATTGGTAATGTAATATATGAATCACTTTCGTTACTTATTCTATCACGTTTAATAGCATCATAACCCCATAATTTTAATAATGTTTCTTCATCATTACCTTGACGATAACGATTAAACATTTTAAATAAACCACCAATTTCATCAGCACGAATTAAAAATGAATGACCATCATTATCAGCAAGCATTGTTAATAATTTTTCAAAAGTAAAATCATCACTAAATAAATTTATTTGTTTTTTTAATTCCGGTGGGGTATTATTTAAACTATGATTATTTAACCAATTTCGTAATATTGGATTATCATCTAAATAATTACCAACCATTTTAATTTTATTTTCTTTAATTAATGAGTTCCATTCAAAAACTAATTTATTACTTTTTTTTATTTCATTAATTAACGTTGTTTGATAATCAATAATAGGTTGATAAACAGTTCGCATTATTACACTTTTACCCATTCCTGAATTTAATGAAATAATTGTCCATATATTACTTCTTTCTTTCCATCCACCACTTATTTCAATTTCATAAAAATTACTTAAAACAAAACCACAAGCATTTAATACTGAACTTGCAACAACATTTTCATGTATTTTATTATTTCTACTAAGTAATTGAATATAGTCGGAAATGTGTGGAGTAAATGCATTTACTGGAAAATTATTATCTTTCATATTTTATATTAAAAAATTAGTATTACCTTTACTAATTGCCTTACAAACTTCATATTTATTATATAAATCTAAATCAGATAATTTTTGAAATTCTTTTTGTAAATTCGGAATTATTAATGTTCTTAATATTTTAGAATAAGAGTTACCATAAATATTAGAAATTGCATCAATCATTTTAAATTCTTCTTCAGTAAAAAGAATATTAACAGCACGAGATTTTCTCAATATTTTCTTTTTCATGAATGTTTGTATTATTAATAACAAATATAATGTCGTTTTATTTAAGTTCAAAGACTTTTAAAAAATAGTAAGATGATTTTTTAAAATTCCTTTCAATACTGTGGGGAAAGTGTGGGTAATTTTCAAATTACTGAAATACGTTTTTATAGTTAATCCATTAATTATCAATAATTAGACTATCAAAATTTTTTTCTCTTAGCATAAATAATAAAATAATAATACCCTATCATTAATTTTATATAATAAAAAAATATATTATATTTTACTTTAGCTTAAACAAAAAAAAATGAAGGTCTAATTATTGATATTCAATATGATAAGTGTTAAAACGTTACCTGTATTGACTTTCAGAGGAATTGATTTTTCAACTTTTGAGGTTTATCAATACTTTCAGAAGATTGAAATTTTTGAAGGTTAAAAATAATTACCCACACTTTCCCCACAGTATTGAAAGGAATTTTAAAAAATCATCTTAAATAATAAAAAAAATTTTGAAATTCAGTCTTTTTTAAAACTTGATAGTATTTATTTTTTCAGACGTTCAAAAATATATTTTAAAATATATTAAAAAAAGCTTGCATAGTAAATTTTTTTAAAATACATTTGCATCGTCTTTATAATAAAAAAAGTTCTTTCACTTATTGTGAAGTAAATTAATGGGGAAGTATGCAAATATAAAAAACAAGATTATAATCGTCATACTCCTGCTGGAGAACTGATTGTGATTTCAGTAAAAGGTACAGCAAATTGTCTTTAGAACAGTTGATTGTAGGTTCGATTCCTACCTTCCCCACAAAAAAGGAAACTGATTGTTGTTTCAGTATGAATTAGCTCAATTGGTAGAGCATCCGCTTCGTAAGCAGAATGTCGTGGGTTCAATTCCCATATTCTTAAACAAACACAACAAACACAATATCCTTTTTAAAATATATTGCGGGATGGAGAAGATGGTCATCTCGTGTGGCTCATAACCACAAGTTCGTGGGTTCAAATCCCACTCCCGCTACTAAAAAAGAAGAACTGATAGTTTTTTCAGTAAATTTGACGGTAAATCGAATCATTACAAAACAAAAACTAACAAACTTCTTCTAATTTTTAAAGTTCTTTAAAATATTAAAATGGGGAGATAGAAATATCGAAAAATAATACTATCTCAATATTCCCTTAAATGGGAAAACTAATGGTGTTTTCAGTAAAAAAGGTAAAATAATTGTGTGAAAACAGTTTATGTTGGTTCGACTCCAACTCTCCCCGCAAATTGGGAAAACGAAAAGTGTTTACAGTAATTCATCGGTTCGAATCCGATATTGTTCTTCAAAAATTGAACGATTAGCCAAGCTGGATAAGGCACAAGTCTCTTAAACTTGCATTTATAACAAAAAATACTTTTAAAATGTTCCCAAACATTATTTCTGTCGGTATCAGAATATAAAAATTACCGCCTAACATTTGAAACGTTCTTTTTAGTTCGTAGGTTAAAAATGATTTTAAATCACAGAAGTGTGATATTTTTCAAAAATATTTGGAAGAACTGATTGTGTTTTCAGTAAATATTTGAAATATAATAATTATTAAACAATACAGTCGAACTTCTTCTCTTTATTGAGAAGATAAGTTATTCCTTAAATAAAATGGGTGGGGACAAGGCATAGAAATATGCCTACTCTGCCCATTTTATTTTTTATTTAGATAATTTTATATATATTTACCAAGTGAAATTTTAAATAACCATTTAAATAAATTTTTATATAATGAAAGATTTGGTATTAACACAAAAAATGCTCAGTATAGTAAAACAATCATTAATTGATGGTTTAACTGTTGCAAGTGGTGCTAAGAGCAGTGCTACTTATTACCATAAGAAAGAAGATCAAACAAAAGCTATTCAAACTCAAATTAGGAATTTGTATATGCTTTCGAAAGAATTACCTTTAATTGTAGCAAATCAAAAAGGTGCTACAGGTCTGTTTATTTCAGAGGTATTACTTAATGAATTTAAAAGTACTTTAAGGGGTGGAGCATGTAATATTGTTAATCCACTTGACTGGTATGATAATGGATTAAGTGATAAAGCAGTTTTGTCTGCATTAAATAATCTTGGTGAAAATGGTATTCCATATGTTCTTCGTTTATTTGTGGGATTGAAAAGTGCTAAAGTAAATAATGAAAGATCAAGAAAGATTGCACTTGGTTTTATTTGGGGTCAATCAAATCTTGAATTTTATACGATGAAATATCGTAATAAGATTGCTCAGGTTTTAAAACATATTTATGGAAATAAAATGACATCAGTATTGCTTTCAATAGCAAGTAAGCAGATAACATATCCTACTGGAATTAGTAATGAAAAGGAAGGAAATATTGCAAATGAATTAATTTTGAAGTATTTTAATGGTGATGCAATTAAAGCATTTAAACTATTACTTTTTATTTACAAAAGGGATGATAATATCACTTATGATGTAACAGAATTTCCTCTTTTGAGTGAATATCAAAAAGCAAAAGTAGATGTTACTGGAATTAAAACTGTACCGGAAGAAGTTCTTTTGGGTTTAATTTCAAGTGTAAAACATCCACAATATCATTCAATGTGGGCAACAAAACTTCAGAAAGAAACAACAAAAGCTTTAATTAGGAAAAATGTTGAAGTTACTTCTATTAACCAGCAGGTACGTCAAACAAAATCGACAGCTAAGTTAGGTGTTGAAAAAAATGTTGACTTGGAAAAGGCAACTGATTTCTTAGCACTTTACAAAACTGGTTATGAAAATGGTTTTACTAATGAAATTAAAACTGCAATTGATAAACTTGCAGAAAAGAAGAAGATTGATGGATTCTTTTATCAAAATATTGGTATTATTGTTGATAATAGTAATTCAATGACTGGTCATAAACAAGAATCTAAAAACACCCCAAAAGCTATTGCAGAATTTACAGCAAAAGTTCTTTTGAAGTCTACAAAAACAGGTGTTATAATCGGAACTGAAGGTGAAGTTACTGATTTAGCTACTTCATTTATTGATTTATTAAAAAGGGAAAATCCTTTAAAACCATATGATGCAATTTTCATTTTAACTGATGGTTATGAAAATGCTTATGATGGATTAACAAATGAAGTTATAGGTATTTGGACAGCAGAAAGTGGTAGAAATATTCCAATGTTTCAAATTTCACCAATTACCAGTGCTGAAATGGGTGGTAATGTGAGAAAATTGGGTTCAAAGGTTATTACAATGGCAATTAACAATCCAGTAGCATTACAACCACAGATTAACGCAAGGTTGCTTGAAATTGATACCAAAAAGTGGCTTGAAAATCAGGTATTGGTTCTTGAATCTATACCAATTAAAAGGTCAAAAAAAATTAGTATTAACGTTTAAAAATTAATTAATATGTTCAACTATCTAAGAATATTGTTGGATATGAAGGATATTATCAAATTAGTAATTTTGGAAGGGTAAGAAGTTTAAATAGGAATGAAATTAATATTAATGGTATTAATAGAAAATTGAAAGGTTCATTGAAAAATACTTTTATAAGTGAAGGTTATGTTTTAGTAACTTTATCAAAAAATAATATAAATAAGTCACATACTATACATAGATTAGTTGCTGAAGCTTTTATTCCTTATTTAAATAATTTAAATGAAGTAAATCATAAGGATAGAAATAGAAAAAATAATTTTTTATTAAATTTGGAATGGTGTACTTCAAGAGAGAATACTCATCATGCGAGAAGAAGAATGAAAAGTAGTAGTAAATATGTTGGTGTATCGCAAGATAAACAAAATTCTCAAAAACCTTGGATATCAAGAATAACAATTTGTAATAAAACAAAATTTTTAGGTAGATTTGAAACAGAAGAATTAGCGTTTGAAGTATATAATTTAGCATGTGAAAAAATAAATATTAAAATTAATTTATTATGAATACAAGAGATTTTACTGAACTATTAAAAGGTTGTCGTCCAATTAAAGATAAAAACGGTAACATAGTAATACAAAGCATATTAAATATGCAAGTTGTATGTTTAACGACTGATAAAGAATATTCTATGGATGAACGTTTTGCTAATCCATTGACTTCATTAGTTGCTGGTAATTCTACATATGGTCAGATTAGTTTTACCAATAAAGAAGATAAGGAAATTATTTTACCAACACAAATGGCGGTAATTACTAAACAAAGTGCTCAGAATCATGGTATGACCAAAGCAGGTTATATGGCAAGTAAATCAAACATTACTTACCATGATGCTGGTTGTGTTCAAGGTTCTCAGGGTGGAACATTTAGAGGTACTCAGGAATTTCGTATGCTTCCGATAACTATGCGTGAAATGGTATTTGATACTATCGGAAAACCATCTGATCTTGGTAGAATTTATCCGGCTATTGAAAAATTAGGTCGTGAAACCGATTCAGGTACTGGTCGTTATCTTAATGTATATTTTGAAAAATATGATAAGAAACTTGAACAATTTATTGCTCACTTTGAACGTCCCAAAAACCTTATTGGTGTTGTTATATTAATTGATGGTGAAATTGTTGCAATTGATAAATTTCCTTCATTTACTTATGCTGAACAAGTTTGGGATTTAATGATTCGTGACTGTTATGGTGCACTTGCAATTATAAGTGAATTGAAGCAGAAAACTTCAAACACTGAATTTACTCAGGCATATGAAGAAATTAAAAAAAATCATCAAGATAGTATTGTTGATTTACTTGAAAAAGCATTAATTAGAACTAAAGAAAAGATGACTGCAAATGTTCAGGAAAAAATTCAGGAAGTTCTTGATCTTACTTTCGATGCAACAATTGATGTTGAAGGTAATCCTTCTTCTACAAGTAGAGCACCAAAAAGTTATGTTCTTAAGACAGAGAATAATGATTATATTGGTCAAGTTATTTGTCAAAATGAATTTAATTTCTTAGTTTCAATAGTAAAAAGGGAGAATTTTAATCCTGAAGCATATCGTAATGTAAATGAATTAAAACGTAAAGCACAAAAACAAAATAGGTTTACTTTATAATATAAAGATTAAAAAATAAAAACCCCGCAACAGCATTTGCGGGGTTTTTTTATAATATATAGTATAGATAATTAAATTTAATATATTTTTTTCTGTATTTATATTAAATAAATTCAAACTAAAATGTTTGAATTTGCTAATTGGGGGTACGGTTATATAATTATAAAAATTATGGGAAATTTAACAACAATAGAATTTATTGAAAGAGCAAAAAAATATCATAGAAATAAGTATGATTATTCAAAATCGATTTATTGTAAATGTTTAGATAAATTAATAATTTCTTGTAATATTCATGGTGATTTTAAACAAACGCCTAATTCACATTTAAATGGTCAAGGATGTCCAAAATGTGGAATTATAAAAAGAGGAAATGATAAAATATTAAAAGCAAATAAAAATTTTAAATATAAAGCAAATAAAATTCATAACAATAAATATGATTATTCGATAACAAATTATAGTAGTAGTAGAAATAAAGTAGAAATTATTTGTTTCGAACATGGAATATTTGAACAAATTGCTTCTGATCACTTGAACGGACATTGTTGTCCCAAATGTTCACATCCAAGTAAAAAATTAACAACAGAAGAATTTATTAAAAAGGCAAATAATGTTCATAATAATGTATATGACTATTCATTTGTAAAATATATTAATGCACATAAAAAAATAAAAATTTTTTGTAAAAAACATGGTGAATTTTCACAAAAACCGAATTCACATTTATGTGGTCAAGGTTGTCCATTTTGTAATAATTCAAAGGGTGAAGAAAAAATTACTCAATTTTTGAAAAAAAATCATATAATTTTTGAATATCAAAAAGGATTTGATAATTGTAAAAACAATAAACATAAATTATATTTTGATTTTTATTTACCTGAAAAAAAAACGTTAATAGAGTATGATGGTATTCAACATTATTATGCATTTGAACATTTTGGTGGTAATTTAAAACTTAATAAAATTCAACAAAATGATAAAATAAAAACAGAATATGCAATAAATAATGATTTAATATTATTACGTATAAAATATACTGAAAGAAATAATATTTCTGAAATATTAAAAAATAATATAAGTGTCTAATAATTAAGTATATGGGATTTTTTGCAAGACCTGACCTGAGTGATATTAGTTTTAAACAATTACCTGACAGTTTATTAACATTATCTGGTCAGACCAGAATTGCTACAACAAGTGGTTTAACTTTGACTAATGGTATTGGTGGATTTGTTCCAATAATTGCTACTGGTAATACTGCGGGTAGTGTTTTAACTTATCGTGGTGGTAGAATTTCTTTAGAAGGATCGGCAACTTCTGGTGAAAGTAGATATTATTGTGCATCACCTACAACATGTACTGTTGGTGGATTACTTTCAGGTAGTAATATTACTGGTTGTACAATTACAAGCATCCTTGAATGTATTTTAGTTCCACCAATCCCATTATCAACAAGTTTAAGTGTTATTAATTATTATAGTGGTGGTAGCACAAGCGCAAGTATTAGACAATTTGGTGATGTTTCATTTGGTTGTTTAGGTTGGTGTGTAGTTAAAAACACAAACGATATTTGTGGAATAATTATAAGTACTGATGGTACTGGTATTTATGATACAGCATTATTATCTGGTGGTACAATAAATGTTAGTACTGGTGGAACAATTGGATATACTTTTAATGAATATTTATATGCTGATCCTTCTATTGGTGGTTCTGTTCCGGCAGCATCTGCATGTACTTCAACAACAGCATATTATTGTTTAAGTGCTGTTTCAACAACTAATGAATTAAGCAGTACTTCTGCATCAATTTTATGGAGAAATAAAGCATATTGTTTTATTAATAATCTCGCATATTATTGTGGTAATTGTATTGGTGTAGATGCATTAATGTGTGTTGCTAATCAATCATTTGTTAGTACAAGTTTAGCGTTTAATACTTCATATACATTAAATAATGAATTTTTTTATTATGCATATCCTGCAGTTTTAGGAACACCATCATTTACAGTAAATGGTTTACCTAATAATGCTTGGGGAAATCTTTCTATAGGTACATTATTTACTATGACATTTGTTAATGCAAATAATTATAGTAATGAATATTATATTGCAAGATCAGATAGTAGAATAACTGGAACATATTGCATAATAGCAAGTTAATAAAGAAAATAATATGGCAGAATATTTTAAAGGAACATTATTAGCTTCTCCAATAGTGAGAGGTTCATCGGGGGATACTTATGGTACTCATCATTCCGTACTTGGTGTTGGTGGTTATATGGAATTTAAAACTCTTGATGAAAGAGATGCATTACCAGTTAATGATGATGAAACGACTGGATTAAATTATGATGAAATTTCAAGTGGTCAACGTAGACTTGGAATGATTGTTCATGTTTTAGATACAAACGAATTATATCACTTACATCCTAAAACTTCTGGTGGTACATATATTACTTTAACTGAATGGTATTCATTATATCCAACAAATAGTGCTAAAATAAATGCATTAGGTGATAATAATAATTGGTATGTATTACCATTCGGTATTGATAGTGAAGATATTGGTGAAAGAATTAGTAAAGAATATACTCAAAGTGGAAATAGTTTTCAACTTGGTGATATTCTTGGACATAATGGTACTGAGTTTTTAAGAGTTAATGCATTTACTGCAAAAACATATGAACCATTAGGTATAGTAACAACCAGTGGATCAACATTTATTTTAACATTTGTTGGTAGAATTAGTACTACAGGTATTGTAGATTATACTGGTAATACGTTAAGTGCAGCAACAGTTTATTATCTTGCTTCAACTGGTTTTACTGGTTGGGTATCAGATTTTGGTGATGGTAAATTAACAAATATTGCACCAACTGGTCTTGATGAAATGTCAAAACCAATGCTTGTTACTACAAGTATTAGTTCTGGAATTGTTTTACAATACAGAGGAATGTCAAAAAGTGAACAAGGTTTATCTATTGGACAATTTAATATATATACTGGTGATACCCAAACAAAATATTTAGATCAACTGGTTACTGGAGCAACAAATATTGGATATTTTACCGGATATACCAGTGTACAAACAATAGATATTTTAACTTCAATTGCAGCATATAATGGTACATATCATTCGGTTTATAATAATTATTATAGAGATATTAATGGTATTATTCGAATAGGAACACCAGATTATCATGGAGTATTAAGACGAGGATATGTAAGTAATTTTACTCCAAAAAAATCGTGGTTATATAATAAATATACTGGAAGTAGTAATCAAATTGGTTGGATTTTAGTTGATGGTGATATTACTGTAAATGTTGGTAATTTTTTAACTGCAGGTAATACTTCAGCAAATGTTGGATTTCCAGTATTTACTCAAACTGAATGGTGGAATACAGGAAGTAATACTGGTGATACTGGTGGAACTGGTTATTATACTAATAGTGCTATTGCATTAGATGTTAATGGTAGTCTTTATAGTGGTGGAATATATAATATTGGAGGTCCTGTTTTTAGTAATAAAGAATATCAGGAACTTCATTTTAGAACATTATTATCAAAAGGTTCTCAAATTGAAGTAACATATGATAATAATTTTATTTATATATCTGGAGGAACGTTCACAAATGTAACTGGTGCAACTGGAGGTATAAATATTGGTTCAGGTGTTGGTGTATATAGTGGAATAACTGGAAATATACTTGAATTTAAATCTATTATTGGTAGTGGTGGAACAATAATTACGGATAACGGAGATTCAATTATAATTTATACAAGTGGTGGATCGGGTGCTGGAATGTATAATTTAAGTTCACCCTCTGTTATTCCACTTGGTGGAATATGTTCAGGTACAATTTTAACAGGAAAAACAGCATTTCAATTATTTGAAGAATTATTAGTTCCTGAGTTATGTGGTGTTATTACAGCACCATCGATAGGAATTGGATTATCGTCTACTGGTACATTTGAAATAGGGTGTTCTCTTTCTCAAACAGTTACTGGTACATTTAGTAGAGGATGTATTAATCCACAATATTGTAGTATTTCAAATAAAAGAAGTGGTAGTGTAAATGCATATTGTTTTACTGGTACTGGAATGCCATCAGGATTTCAAACATGTTTAGTATCACCTGCAATTCGAATAAGTTCAGGTTATACGGTAATATCTGGTTCACAATCATGGGGTGTTTGTGCATCTTATAATGCAGGTAATCCGGCATTGGGTAGTAAAGGAACTCAATATTGTGCAGCTTTGATTTCTGGTTGTACATCTGCATCAAGTGCAAGTATTACTGGTATATATCCATATTATTATGGTAAACTTACTTGTGGTATACGTCCTCCAGTAAGTAATAATTTAATTACTGGTGGTTCTAAAGTAGTATCAAGCAGTACTGGTACAGTAACACTTACTTTTAGTAGTTCTTCAAGTGAATATACTTGGGTTGCAATACCATCAACATCAACTTCGAAAACATGTTGGTATGTAAATGCATTAGATAATGGTAATATAAATAGTAGTCCGGGTGATAAATATCCTGATGAATGTGTATTTATTGTATGTTCAGGTGAAGGATGTTGGTCAAGTATCAATTATAAAATATATATGAGTGGAACTGTTGGTGCAATAACAGACCCAATTCAATTCAGAAACAGTTAATAAATAAATAAATAAATGGCTATAAATTTAAGTGATAATATTAAAATTAATGCTCCAAAACCAATTGAGAGTAAGTATTTAAATGTAACTATACCATATACAAGTATAAGTGAAGTTAATAGTTGTATACCAATAGGTGAAAGACATATTGGTTTAGTAGTTAATATTAATAATTCTAATTATTGGTATGGTACTGGTGTTACCGATGGGTCATTGGTCTCAATAAATAATGATATTATAATTAATGAAGATCAAGTAACAAATCTTCCAGAAGATTTAATATCATTACAAGATCAAATATATAATTTAAATGCTGTACAAACTACAACAATATATTATTTTGAAAATACACCAAGTGATATTCCAACATATGAGGGTTTAGTGACATTACCTCAAACCATTTCAGGTGTAAGCGAATCGGTTAGTATTAATGGAAGTACTTCTGTTTTTGATGCATATGCAACACCACTCGGAATACCAAATGTTAATGAAATACCTGCAGGTTTATGGATTTTTCATACACATGCACAATTTTCATCAACAACTGGTTTAAATTATATACATTGGGATGCATATAAAAGAACATCTGGTGGTACTGAAACGTTATTGTTTAGGGCATCAACTTCCGATATTAATACAACAGCATTGGTTGAATATCAAGTTGAAATGATATATAGCGCAATTACAATGAATTATTCTGATAGATTAGTTGTTAGAATTTTGGCTGAAACTACTGGTGGTGGAAAAACTGCAACAGTTTATTATAGTGGTGTTGATAATTTTGGTTTTATTCAACCACCTCTTACAACTAATGTAAGTCCACAATGGAATTCAATAGTAAATAAACCATTATGGTTAACTGGTCAAACATTAAGCGCATTTGAAAATGATCATAGTCATTCACAATATGAATTACTTTCTAATTTCAATACATATACCGGTAATACTGAAAATAGATTAGAAAATATTGAAAATGATATTTTAATAATATCTGGTTTAACAGGTAATTTAATAACTGGTGCAACAAATGGATTGTCAATTGTTGATAGTAATGTTGTTTTAGGTGGTACATTAACTGGTGATACTACCATTGATTTAAATAATAAATTATTAGATTTCACAAACCAAACAATTCCATTTATAATTGGTAATTTATTTAATGATAGTGTCACTTCAATAGCAATACAAAATGATAATAAGATATTAGTTAGCGGTGTATTTACTACTTATTCAGGGGTAACTGCAAATAGAATTATTCGATTAAACACTGATGGTAGTATTGACAATACATTTAATTCTGGTAGTGGATTTGATAATAATGTTAATTTAATAACAATACAATCAGACAATAAGATTTTAATTGGTGGTGATTTTACTTCATATTCAGGGGTAACTGCAAATAGAATTATTCGATTAAACACTGATGGTATAATCGATAATACTTTTAATACTGGTAGTGGATTTGATAATGACGTTCGTTCAATAGCAATACAAGACGATAATAAAATATTGGTTGGTGGATTAAATTTTGTTACTTATTCAGGGGTAACTGCAAATAGAATTATTCGATTAAACACTGATGGTAGTATTGACAATACATTCAATTCAGGTAGTGGATTTAATAATGGAGTTTTATCTATAGCAATACAAGATGATAATAAGATTTTAATTGGTGGATATTTTACTTCATATTCAGGGGTAACTGCAAATACAATTATTCGATTAAACACTGATGGTAGTATTGACAATACATTTAATTCTGGTAGTGGATTTGATGATGGCGTTCGTTCAATAGCAATACAAGACGATAATAAAATATTGGTTGTTGGATTAAGTTTTACTACTTATTCAGGAGTAACTGCAAATAGAATTATTCGATTGAATTCTGATGCCAGTATTGACAATACATTCAATTCAGGTAGTGGATTTAATTACAGTGTTAATTCAATAGCAATACAATCAGACAATAAAATATTGGTTGGTGGTAGCTTTACCACATATTCAGGGGTAACTGCAAATAGTATTATTCGATTAAACACTGATGGTAGTGTTGATGATACATTCAATTCAGGTAGTGGATTTAATAATCCTATTTATTTTATGACAATACAATCAGACAATAAAATTTTAATTGGTGGATATTTTACTTCATATTCAGGAGTTAGTGCAAATTATTTTATTCGATTAAACACTGACGGTAGTATTGATACTCAACAATATAATTATACTTTTGAGTTTAATAATAATACACTATCAGTTCCAAATTTAATTACATCCGGATTTACTTTATCTAATGGTAGTCAAGGTGATGGATATGTATTAGAATCAAATAATTATGGAAATGCTTCATGGGTATCTATTTCCGGATTAATTTCGGGATTAACTGGTACTACAATAAATGCAACAAATGGATTGTCATTAATTGATAGTAATGTTGTTTTAGGTGGTACTTTAACTGGTGATACATATATTGATTTAAATAATGATTTTTTTAAATTTATTGATCAAATGATTCCATTTAATTTTGGTGGTGGATTTGATGGTAAAGTTAGTTCAATTATAATACAATCAGACAATAAAATTTTAATTGGTGGATATTTTACTTCATATTCAGGAGTTAGTGCAAATAGAATTATTCGATTATATTCTGATGGTATAATCGATAATACTTTTAATACTGGTAGTGGATTTGATAATGATATTTATTCAGTTGCAATACAATCAGACAATAAAATATTGGTTGGGGGTGGTTTTACCACATATTCAGGAGTTAGTGCAAATTATATTATTCGATTAAACACTGATGGTAGTATTGATAATACTTTTAATTCTGGTAGTGGATTTAATCTTAATGTTAATTCAATAGCAATACAATCAGACAATAAAATTTTAATTGGTGGTAACTTTACCACATATTCAGGAGTTAGTGCAAATCATTTTATTCGATTAAACACTGATGGTAGTATTGATAATACTTTTAATTCTGGTAGTGGATTTAATAATAGTATTTATTCAGTTGCAATACAATCAGACAATAAGATATTAGCTGGTGGATATTTTATCTCATATTCAGGAGTTACAGCAAATAGAATTATTCGTTTAAATTCTGACGGTAGTATTGATAATACTTTTAATTCTGGTAGTGGATTTAATCTTAATCTTATTAGTTCAATAGTAATACAATCAGACAATAAAATATTGGTTGGGGGTGGTTTTACCACATATTCAGGAGTTAGTGCAAATTATATTATTCGATTAAACACTGATGGTAGTATTGATAATACTTTTAATTCTGGTAGTGGATTTGATAATGATATTTATTCAGTTGCAATACAATCAGACAATAAAATTTTAATTGGTGGTAACTTTACCACATATTCAGGAGTTAGTGCAAATCATTTTATTCGATTAAACACTGACGGTAGTATTGATAATACTTTTAATACTGGTAGTGGATTTAATTTTAATGTTAATTCAATAACAATACGATCAGACAATAAGATATTAGCTGGTGGATATTTTACCACATATTCAGGTGTTAGTGCAAATCATTTTATTCGATTAAATTCTGACGGTAGTATTGATACTCAACAATATAATTATAGTTTTGAATTTAATAATGATACATTATCAGTTCCAAACTTAATCACTTCTGGATTTACTTTATCTAATGGTAGTCAAGGAGATGGATATTTATTAGGATCAGATATTAATGGAAATGCTTCATGGATAAGTATTTCAGGATTAACTGGTACTACAATAAATGCAACGAATGGATTGTCAATTGTTGGAAATGATGTTGTTTTAGGTGGTACATTAACTGATGAAACAATAATTGATGTAGTATCATATGGTTTTAATTTAAGTGATGATATTGGTAATAATTATTTTGGTCATTATTCTGGATGGACAGGAATATTTCATTATGATGGTATTAATTCTTCTGGTTTTGATAGTTATGCTTGTGGTTGTATTCAGATAGCAAATGAATTTAATAATTATATTAATATTATTACAATGGGTGGTGATTTTAATAAAGGTATTTGTCTTTATTCATATTTTTCAGGTTGTCTTGATACTTATATAAATATTTTATCTGGTAGTACATTATTTGGTAGTGGTATCCCAACATATGTTGGTGCACAATATGATAATGATTATTCATCTAATTTTGTTGATAGATCATTAATAGATAAAGGATATTTAATATCACAAATTTCAGGATTAACTATTAATGCAACAAATGGATTGACATTAATTGATAGTAATGTTGTTTTAGGTGGTACTTTAACTGATGTAACTACTATTGATACTGCAACAAATAATTTTATTATTTCTGGTGATACCAATATGATTATTGATATTAATGGAAGTGAAATTAGTATTGGTGATTATAATGGTGATGGAAATCATAACATTTATATTGATTCAACAATAGCTGGAATGTATCAAGATGATGGTGCTGATAGTGGTGGTGTTGAGGTTACTTTTGGTTGTTCAGTTATTTCTACAACAAAAAATAATGCAACATATAGCGTCAATTTAGGAGGTCTTAATGAAATAGCAAGAATAAGTGCTACATCTGGAAGTACTCAAAGTGCTTTATGTATAAAGTATAATGAGATGATATTTAGTACAATAAGTCCTATTAATTTTCAAGGTGTTAAATATGATAATGATTATTCATCTAATTTTGTTGCACGTAGTATTCCTGATGTAGCATGGGTAACTGGATTAACAATAACAGCAAATAATGGTTTAACTAAAATTGGTCAAAATGTAGTTCTTGGTGGTACATTAACTGGTGATACAACTATTAATACTAACGATAATACTTTTTCGATTTTTGATTCAAATTCATTTGGTGCTGTTTTTACACCAAATAGTGTTATATTGGGTGATTATAATGATGAATATCATGCAATTTATATGCTAAATACTCATATTGATTTATATTCACAAGATATTTCAACTGGTGATTGTTCATCTGAAGTTGCAATTTGTGAAGATAGTTTATTTTTTGGGTCATCAATATTATCATGTATTAATAATAATGGTTGTTTTAATTGTAGTGGTATATTATTTAATAGTAATAATTATAATACAGATTCTTCTTCATTATATTTAAATAATAATGGAGTTATTTGTTTACAAGGTTCATCCACATCACATTTTATTTGTATGGATAGTACAAATGATACGATTGAATTAACTACATTTAACGGTGGAAATATTTATTTAAGTGGTGATAGTGTTTCATTTAATGGAACATTGAAAATTTTATTATATCCCGTAAATGGTACATTAAATGATTCAGTACTTACTTGGAATGCAACAGATTTTCAGATTAAAAAAATAGATTTAAATAATATAATATTTAAAAATAATATATATTTATATAGTTCTATAACAACATCTGTCTTATTAACAACTGGTGATTCATATATAATTTTAGTGAATCCATCAACATCAATAACAATTACATTACCTTCAACACCATTAGATGGACAAGCATATAAAATAAAGGATATTAGTGGAACGGCATTAACAAATATAATAACAATTGATGCAAATGGTAGTACTATAGATGGATCATCAACAGTGGCAATTAATACAAATTATGGTACAATTGAATTATTTTATACTAATAGTGTTGGAGCTTGGTCAATATTATCGTTTTTGTATTAAATTTAAAGTCTTTTTAAGATTAATTAGTATTTATAATAAATTATAAAAATTTATCTTTTATTATAAATAAAAACTATTTAATTAATATGAATGATGATAAAATAAATGAAAATGATAAATATATTATTTTTCATTGTGAAGGTGGGCATGGAAAACAAGTGATGGCTACGGCAGTTTGCCGTGCAATAAAAAAAGAATATCCTGATCGAAAATTAATTGTTGTGACCTCTTGGGACGGACCTTTCTTTTATAATCCGGATGTTTGGCGTTTTTATACTTTTGGACAAATGCAATATTTTTTTACTGATTTTATTAAATTAGATACAAAAATATTTAGACAAGAAGTATATCATACTGAAGATCATATTTTACAAAGAAAACATTTAACACAATCTTGGTGTGATATGTATAATATTCCATATGATGGATATAAACCAATAATTCATTTAAATCCAAGGGAGATTGAAATAGCAAAAGATAAAATAAAACCAGATAATAGACCAATTATGCTATTACAAACACATGGTGGATCACCACAGGGTCAATATTCTAAGAAATCTTGGTTTAGGGATATACCAATTGAAATTGCTCAAAAACTTGTAAATTATTTTAATAAATCATATCGTATTTTACATATAAAATCACCAGAACAACCCACATTACAAGGTGTTGAAATGTTAAATTTACCATATCGAGAATTATATGCAGTATTTCCATTAAGTACAAAAAGATTATTTATTGATAGTTTTGCTCAACATGTAGCTGCTGCGTTGGATTTGCAAAGTACAGTTGTTTGGATTGGAAATAAACCTGAAGTATTTGGATATCCTGAACATATTAATGTATTACCAAACGCAAATTATATAAGAGAATTAAATAAATTTAGTTATTTAGAACAATTCGATATTTCTGGACAAATTCAACAATTTCCTTTTGATACAATTAATTTATTTGATATTAATAAAATTATTGAAGCAATAAATAAACAAAAATAGTATTTATAATAAAAATATATATGTCATTTACAACAAAATTAAATTTAAATAACGAAAATTTTTTTCAAGAAAGTGGTGAAACTTTAACATTATCTGGAAATACATATGTTGGTTTAATAAAATATTTAAATGATATTAGTGCAGCTTTTGATGAATTTTCAATACCTAATGTTGGATATTTAACCGGAATAACAAACACTAAATTGAATATAAATAATTTTATTACTTATACTGGTACTACTGCTCCTAATACTTTTGTAAATAAATCATCTTTAAATACTTATACTGGTACTACTGCTCCTAATACTTTTGTAAATAAATCATCTTTAAATACTTATACTGGTGAAACAAATTCAATGTTAATTATTCCAACATTTTCTGCATCTGGAAATGGTTTTGATAGAACAATAACAGTTACTTTTAAAAAGAAAAATGGTTCAATATTGGATGTTCAAAGAGTAACAGCATTTTGGTGGACAAGTACATCATCTTATGGTAATCCGGAATTTATTGTTGGTGATAACCCATATACACCGTCAATAACTGCTGGTTATGCGTTTAATAGTGCAACTTTAAGTGCTTTAAATACTGTTTATACTGATAGTACAGCTAAATTTAGTGTTAGAATATTAACAATAAGTAGTGATACCTTACAAAATTTTTATTTAAATGTGTCAACACAAGGACAAGTATATTCATATGTTTCCACAATCTATCAATATAATATTTAATTAATAAATCAAAATTTTATAGTATTTATGTTAAAAGATATAATAAAAATGGGTGAAATTTTTAAAGTAATTTTTGGAAACTACACTTGGTTACAACTATTTGGATATCTATGGTTTTTTCTTATTGGATATTGTATTTATTTTCTTACGGAAGTGATAAATAGAGATGTTCAAAATATAAGTACTCCAAAAAAATGGAATTGGAAATTTTGGTTTCAAGATAATTGGCGTAGATATTTAATTACAATATTATGTACCTATGTTTTATTTAGATTTTCAAACGAAATAAATGGTCGACTTTTTAGTTATTTTGATGCTGTTACTCTTGGTTTAATTGGTGATGGTATTGCGGTAGCAGTAAAAAAGAGAATTAATATAATTAGTGGTAATCGTGAAAAATTAATGGAAAGTTATAATGACGGAGAAAAGGGATAATTATGGACTATTCAACATTTAATTTAAATAATTTTTATATAAAAAAAAATAGTAGTTCTCCTGAACTAAAATTCCCATTAACACAACATATTAGAGAAAAATATGATATTAGTGATAATATGTTGGAAAATGTAGGGATTACTTTTTCTATGATTGATGCTGATACTGGTTTATATCGTATTGCTAATGTACCCGCAAGTCTTGTGATTAATAATAATAGACCTGAATATCCTGATGAAACAAAATATACACTCGTATATAAATTCAAATTAAATGACACAAAAAAAGTAGGAAGATTTCTTGGTGAATTTGTGGTAGATTTTTTAAATTTAGAAGCGGGATGCGGTAAGATAAATTTACCAGTAAATGGTTATATTAATATTATAATATCTGATTCATTAACTAAAACTACTGTCATTTAACCAATTCCATGTAAGTTTTTTTATTATTTTAAAATAAATACTTTAAATTAGATTTTCTAAAGAATTTATTGTGGTAAATATAAACAAAACCACAGTATATTAAAATTTTTTATTAATTTCGAATAAAATCATTTAGTTTTATGAAAATTATTATTGCCGGAAGTAGAAGTTTTAATGATTATAAAAAACTTTGTTCTGTGTGTGATTATATGTTACAAAATCAGAATGGAATCGAGATTGTTAGTGGAGTTGCTTTTGGTGCTGATAAACTTGGTGAATTATATGCAAAAGAACATGGATATCAAATAACACAATTTTTTGCTGAATGGGATAAATTTGGAAAATCTGCTGGTTATAAACGCAATGAAGAAATGGCAAAATATGCAGATGCTCTTATTGTGTTTTGGAATGGACAGTCTAAAGGTACTGAACATATGATTAATTTAGGAAAACAATACGGCTTAAAAATTAAAATCCATCGTTTTTAAAATTGATTGACAATTTAAAATTTTTAACATATCTTTGTTTTTACTTATGAATGGTAACTACAACAGCAAGAAAATGGTCAAGCAACAGGAAAATGGTCAAGCATTAGTTTTATTGAAAAAAATCAATAAATTAAAAACACAAAAACAACAAATCGAAGTTGAAATTCAGTTAACTCCTTTATATTTAAAAAAGGATAAAATCAGTAAAGAAATTGAGAAATGTGTGGAAGAACTTCCTAAAATTTGCACACATAACAAAACAGATGTAATTGATACTTACGAGTCAGGAAGTTATTACAATACAGAAAAATATATTCATACAACTGTTTGTACTATTTGTGGTGAAAATTTGCATCAAGATATAACACATGGTGGATATGGATGAAAAACAAAAATTGGTATCACAAGTGCCAGTTTTTATTGTTCATTGTGAAAGAATTTCTAAAAGACAGGCATATTATTTACGATTTCCAATAAATGACCAACTAATTACTCGTATAAAGAATCTTCCAAATGATACTCGTAAATGGAATCCAGATGTAATAGCATGGGAAATTACAACATCCTCACTATATGCATTAATTAAAAACTATAGAAATTCTAATAAAATTCATTTTGATTTTGGTAATGATGATAGTAGAAAGATTTTCATTAAACAAATTAAAAAAATTGAAATTAATGAAATTGAAAAACGTAAATTTATTGCCGATCTTAACATAAAAAAAGAACAGTGGGTTAAATATAAACAAGACCTTGAAAAAGAATATGTTCAATATTCTGAACAATGCCATAAGTTATTAAAAGAAGGTGTTAAATTATATCCACATCAAATTGTGGCAGCAATGTTTATGAATGTTACTCGTAACACGTTGATTTCCCACGAAATGGGACTTGGAAAATGTCAACCATTATATTCTAAAATACTTACTCCAAATGGTTGGGTTCAAATGGGTGAGATAAATGTTGGAAATTATGTTATTGGAAGTGATGGTAAGCCAAAAAGAGTATTAGGAATATTTCCACAAGGTGTAAAAGATATTTATGAAATTTGCTTTAATGATGGTACGTCAACAAGATGTTGTGATGAACATTTATGGAATGTAAATACATATATTCGTAATTGGAGAAAAAATCCATTTCAAACTAAATCATTACGGGAAATAATGAATGAAGGATTAATATTTAAAAATGGTAATCATAAACATTATATTCCAATTGTTAAACCAATTATGTTTGAAAAACAAGAGTTAAAAATTGACCCATATGTTTTGGGTTATTTGTTGGGTAATGGTAGTCTTACAAGTAAATATCAAATAGGATATTTTTCTATTGATAAAGAAATGATTGATGAAATAACTACAAGACTACCAATTAAACATAATATGGTAATTAGTGGAAAATCGTTGAAAGATTATTATTTAACTGCAGATGATAAGAATAATTATATTAATCAAGCATTACGAGAATATAAATTAAAAGAAAATAATTCACACACTAAATTTATACCACACGATTATAAAATTTCTTCAATTGAGCAAAGATTGGAAATATTACAAGGTATTTTAGATACTGATAGTCATTCACGTAAAGATGGTATTATTGAATTAACATTGGCATCGAAACAACTTATTGAAGACGTTCAATTTATTGTGCAATCTTTGGGTGGTATTGGAAGACTTTATGAAAAATGGATAAAATATGAAGGAACTAAAAGATTGTATTGGAGATTACATATTAAATTACCACCAGAATTTATACCTTTTAAGTTAAAAAGAAAAATTGAAACATTTGTTGCACCAACTAAATATCTACCAAATAGGGCAATCTCTGAAGTAAAATATATTGGAAAAGAATTGGCTCAATGTATTTTGGTGGATTCTGATGATCATTTATATGTAACCGATAATTGTATTTTAACGCACAATACTCTTTCGGCAATTCTTTACGGTGAAATGAATAATTTTCAGAAAATATTTGTTATCACACCAAATTCATTAAAATTTAATTTTTTTAATGAAGTTGATAAATTCACTGAAAGTAAATCATATATAGTAAATTGGAGAAAAAATAAATGTAGTATTGTAGATGCTAAATATATTATCGTTAATTATGATTTTTTTAATCCCGGAAAAAAAGAAAAATTTTTAACTAAATGGAAAAAATTAGGAATAAATATTATTGATTGTGTAATTTGTGATGAAAGTCAAAAATTAAAAAATACTAAAACTAATACATATAAAAATTTTAAAAATATTTTTAATAAAAAAATATTTAGATATAAAAAAATTAGTAAAATTTTTTTATCTGGAACACCAGCACCCAATAGAGCATATGAATTATATAGTGTTTTAAATCAAATATCATCAATAGATTTTCCAACAAAAAAATATTTTTATGAATATTATTGCGGAATGACTTATGATACTGGTGGTGGTTGGGGTTATATTACAGATACTGCAGATACTAAATTTGAAGAATTATATCATAAAATTGCGCCATATACTCATAGAAAAAGAAAATTTGAAGTATTAACTGATCTTCCAGACAAAATATACCAAAGGGTAATTCTTGAAATGGATGATAATGAAGCATCAATATATGAAGATATTGAAAATAGTGTTGCTAATGAATTTGTAACACGTCCAACGTTGAACCCATTAACAACAATGCTTCGTTTAAGACAATATACATCACATTTAAAAATAAAAAATATTATCGAATTAGTTGAGAATATTCTTGAAACGGGTGAAAAAGTAGTTATTGTTGATTATTTTAAAGAAGGATTAATAGCATTAAAAGAAAAATTTGGGGATGTTGCAGGATTACATACTGGTGATCAAACGATTGAAGAACGTGCAGATATTGTAAAAGAATTTCAAGACCCAAATAGTAAAATGAAAATATTTTTGGGTAGTATACAAACTTGTAATTATGGATTAACTTTAACGGCAGCAAGTAAAATATTTATAATAACTTTACCATATTCTGTTGGTGAATATGATCAGGTGAGTGATCGTCTACATAGAATTGGACAAAAAAACGTGGTAAATATTTATCCATTAATTTTCCCGGATACTATAGATGAATATGTATATTCATCTATAGAAAGTAAAAGAAAAGAAATTGTTAAAGTCATTGATAATGAGGATTATAAATCAACTATTACTGATTCTGTACTTGGTGAAGTCATAGATAAAATAAAGAAAAAATATGGCAAGTAAATATGTGTGGGGAATATATAATCCATTTCAAGATTTTTTATTGAAAGCAATAATGCTCGATATAAATGTGGCTGATATTAAATCAAATATTGATATAAATGCAGCATTTACTTTTATTTTAGAAAATTATTTGGAATATGATGAGGATATCGCATATTTAAATTATGATATTATAGAAAAAGATGGTTATTTTAAAGTTATTGGAAATAATTCAATAACAGCATTTTGGTTATCTGGTATAATTCCAGATGATACCGCAACAATATTAAAATATAATACATTAACTATTGGTAATAGAAAATATGTGTATGATAATAAAAAAAAACGATTAACTTATACAATTTTAAAAAATTAATATGGATAAGACTAACATTCTTTCTGAAATAAAAGGATTTCTTGAAGGATATAACAATGATTTGAAATATTTAGTTAATATTGAAACTGATCCAAATACAAATGAGGCTGATTGTATATTAAATGAACCCGGAAAGAATCTGGAAATAAGAAAAATTAAATATACTCCGTTCATTTATATGAAAGATTTATCGTTGAAAGGATATAATTTATATTCCGGAAATCCTAATGAATTAGAAAGAAAAAAAAATGAATATGGAATAACGATTACATCACTTAAAATTGGTAAACATAAAAGATTAAGAGAAGGTTTTGTTTTTAAATTATCGAGTAGCATATCATACAATGCGATTATAAATTTTTTAAGAGATGGTGGTGTTTATCCTTATGAAAAATTAAAAAATAATCGTAATCGTGAAATGAAAGATGAAAAGGGTTATCCGATTTATCTATATAGAGATTTATTTAATTCAATAAGATTAACTGAACAATTTTTTATATCAACAGGAATAAGGTTATTTAAAGGTTTTGAAGAATATAAGGATGTTCATAAAGTTACTTTTGATATTGAAACTACTGGTTTAAGATATGAAACCACAAGATTATTTGCAATAGGGATTAGAGATAATAGAGGTTTTGAAACAATATTGGAAGTTGAAAAATCCGATGATGATGAATCTGAATGTAAATTAATTGTAAATTTTTTCGATACATTAATAAAATTAAAACCTGCAATAATTTCTGGTTTTAACTCTGAAGATTTTGATTTTAATTTTATTCTTGGTAGAGCGGGGTTATTAAAAATGAATTTGAGTTTATTATTAACTTCTTTGAAAACTGGTACTCAAATTTATAGAAGACCTAATGTAAGTTTAAAATATGGTGGTAATACTGATAAATTTACTGCAACTGAAATGTGGGGGATGTCAATAATTGATATATTACATGCAGTAAAAAGAACATCAGCAGTTAATAGCGAAATAAAAGAAAATAAATTAAAATATATTGCAAAATTTGAAAAAATTGCAAGACCAAATAGAACATATATTCCCGGTGAAGATAATGCTATTGGTAAATTCTATAAGGAAAATAAAATTTTTATTGTTGATGAAAAAAATAATTATTTTCAATTTCCTGATGAATTTCAAGATGTTACAAAATGTTTATATGATTTACAATTAAAAAAATCAGTAATTACAGAAAGAGAATATAGAATACTTAAATCAGAATGTTTAAATAATAATCCTAATTTTTCTTCTTGGTTTAAAGAAAATAATCATTTAAAAGGTGAATTAAAATTCATTAATGGTAAAAATCTCGTAAAACAATATTTGCTTGATGACTTATGGGAAACTGAACAAGTGGATGAATTATATAATCAATCATCATTCATGCTGGCTAAAATTGTTCCAACTACATATCAAAGAATTTGTACAATGGGAACAGCATCAATATGGAATTTACTAATGACCGCTTGGAGTTATGAAAATGATTTAGCAATTCCTTATCCTGATGTGAAAGAAAGATTTTCTGGTGGGTTGGCAAGATGTTTTAAAGTTGGATATAGTAAAAGACTTATTAAAATTGATTATGCTTCACTTTATCCAATGCTTCAATTAACTTGGGGTATCTTTCCAATGTTTGATATAACTGGTGTTTTAGAGAAAATGTTATTATATTTTACTACAACTCGTAATATTTATAAAAAAATTGCAAATAATAGTAAATTAGATGACGAAGAAATTCTTTTATTAAAAGAAATCGATCATGAATTATATAAAAAGTTTATAAATAATGAAATTACTGATAAAGATAGAGCAAAAGCAAAAGTTAAACAATCACCCATTAAAATATTAAATAATTCATTATTTGGTGCATTAGGTTCGGATATATCATTTAATTGGTCAGATAATATATGTGCTGCACATATTACTTGTTGTGGTCGATTAGAATTAAGACATGCAATAACATGGTTTGAAAAATATGGTTGTATTGCATTACTTGCTGTTACTGATGGTATTAATTTTCAAATACCAAATTATACAAATACTCGTATTACTAATGATGGTGAAATTATTGAAGAAGTTGAAAGATTAATTGAAGAAATGTGGAAATATGATGATAAAAAAGGAATTGATGCTCTTATTAAAAAATTTAATAAGGAAGAAATGATACCGCCATATATGGCAGTTGATAATGATGGGGAATTTATTTCTTCATTAAATCTTTCACGTATTAATTATGCAACTTTATCAACATATAAAGACAAAAAAACGGGAGAGTTAAAAGAAAAAATTAAACTTACGGGTAATACAATTAAATCTAAAATCATGCCCGGATATATTGAAGAATTTATTGATAAAGGGTTTGAATTGATTTTACATGGTGAGGGTGAAGAATTTTTTAATTATTATAAAAAATATGTTGATGATATTTATAATCATAAAATACCATTAATGAAAATTGCAAGTAAAAGTAGAGTTAAAACAACAATAGCAAGATATAAAAATAGGGGTGTTGATAAAAATGGAAGAGAAAAAGGTAAGCAAGCATATATGGAATTACTTATTCAAGAAAGAAAAAGAATTGGATTAGAACTATTTGAAAAACATAAAACAGATTTGAAAATAGAAATTCCAGAAATTGATTTAACTGATGATAATAAAATAAAATTAATCTCGAATTATATGCCACCTGAACCTGAATTAGACAGTTTTATATATTTTGTTAATACAGGAACAAAAAAATCGGATAGTAGTTCAAATTCAATTCATGAAACTATTGATGGTGTTACTAAAGAAAGATTAGCATCTACTTTAATTAAAAATGAAGATTTAGTTAATAATCCAAATATGACGGGGTATTATAATGTAGAAAAATATCTTAGTGCATTTAATAGTAGAGTTAAAACAATATTGGTTGGGTTTGAACCAGAAGTAAGAAAAGCATTCCTTTCAAATTATGAATGTGTTACTAAAACTAATGAAAATGGAAAAACAAAAAAAACAAAAATAAAAGAACTTGTTCATCATTTTTTTACAAAGGAACAATTAACACTTAAAAATTTTGATGAGGATATATATAAAAAAGCAATGTTTTTAGAACCGAAAGAATCTCAATTTTGGAATAAAACAGGATATGATTCAAGATTAGTATGGAATGGTTTTACTATGGATGAAGATAATGAAGTATATTATAAAATATACGAAGATGCGTTAAATTATTTTAATGATTTAATGTTAAGAAATAATAAACCAAAAATTAAATCAATTAATGAAAAATATAATATTGGAGATTTTATTTTAATTAAAGATGGTGATTCATATAATATTGGTAAGTTCAATGGAACATGTCTTGAAATAATTAGAGAAAATGTTGATAAACCAAAAACTGAATATGAATTGGAAATTGAAAGAAAAAGGGCAGAAAAATTAGCAGCTTTAAAAGCAGTAGCAGAAGAAAAAAGAAAACTTGAAAACACTATTGAAAATGAAAAAAAATTAAAAGCAAAGGAACGAAAAAGACAAAAATATTTTAAAGAATTTAAAAAAGAATTTAATGTTCCATCTAAAACATCAATGGAAAAGCTTTTTTTAGAAGTTGAAAATGCTGAAGAAACTTTTAATAAGTATGTGGAAAATAAAGAAAATCCAGAGTTTGTAGATATTGAAGATTATGATGTAGATGAATCGTATGATGAATACGAAGGTGCTTATTAATATTAATAAGTATTTATATGAAAATATATCATCATGAAATTAAAGAAAAAGGAATTATTCGAAATAATTGATTCAAACGGTGAATTAATAGGTAAAGAAGATATTCCAAGAAATGGTAGTGATATGGAAACTCAAGCTAATGGCACTACCGACCAAAATGTTCAAATGGGTAATCAACCTTTCAGATATGATATGCTTGGTCGTTTTGGATTTACATTATTACCTTTTATGGAAGGTAAAGAAAATCAACAACAATCTGAATTAATAAATGATGTTTCTAAAGAATTTTTGGTGTTATATAAAGAAATACTCGAATATTATTTTCGTAATCCTAATAAAATTAAGAGTGATTATAGACGAATAGTACAAGATGGACATCATGAAGATAATCAAACATTTAATTTTAATACGAATTCACAAAAAGTTATTAAAATATTTGAAAAATATTTTGAGGGTTCATTCAAACAATCTGAAAATATAGATGAAGCTGCTGTAATTGAAGATAAAGTTATTAATAAAAAATCTGAAGATGAAATATCAAAAAAATCTGAAGATAATGGTGTTAAGAAAAAACAAGTAGAAAAAATTGCTGGACTTATTAATAAAAAATTTGAAAAAAATGATATTGATAAATTAATTAATTTATTGGAGAGAAAAAAAAATAAAAGATGAAATGGAATTTTCTTTAGAAGAAAAAAATAAAATCACTGATTTTGTTCAAAATTATAAAGGTGATTTTAAAGATGAAGATATTCATAATCTTGCAGATAAAATGGGTTTAGAAAAATCTGAAGTAGAAGAATTTGTATATAATTTGGCTCGTAATCTATTAAAAAGTAATGACTAAAATATTAAATATTACTGAATTTATTAATAAAGCACATAAAAAACATAATAATTATTATGATTATAATTTAGTAAATTATGTTAATTCACGTACTAAAATAAAAATTATTTGTCCGATACATGGTGTTTTTGAACAAAAACCAAATAATCATTTAAATGGTCAAGGGTGTTTAGAATGTGGAAAAATAAAAAGTAAAAATAAAAATAGAAAAAATAATAGTTATTTTATAGGTAAAGCAATAAAAATACACGGTAATAAATATGATTATTCCAAAGTTAATTATATTGGTGCAGATAATTATGTTGATATTATTTGTCCAATACACGGTGTTTTTAGTCAACATGCAAATAGTCATTTAAGTGGTAGAAATTGTCCTAAGTGTGTTGGTGGCATAAAAAAAACAAAAAATGAATTTATTTTAAATGCAAAAAAAATTCATAAAGATAAATATGATTATTCTTTAGTTGAATATGTTAATGCAAAAACCAATGTTAATATTATTTGCTCAATTCATGGCATTTTTAAACAAACTCCAAGTAAACACTTATGTGGACATGGATGTACAATTTGTAATGAATCGAAGGGTGAAAAAGAAATTAGTGATTATTTATTAAATAAATCTATTAATTTTGAGAGAGAAAAAAAATTTATTGATTGTAAAGGAAAAAGGCATATGTTTTCATTTGATTTTTATCTTCCAGAATATAAAACATTAATTGAATTTGATGGTAAACAACATTATATTCCAGTTAATTTTTATGGATGTTCAAATGAAAAAGCGTTAAAAACATTTTTTGATTTAAAGAAAAATGATGAAATAAAAAATAATTTTACTAAATTAAATAATTATAATTTACTTAGAATTAAGTTTGATCAAATAAATAAAATTAAAAAAATATTAGAAATATATGAACCAATATCTCAAAGATAAAATATATAGAATACCATTAAATATACTTAATAGCATTCAAATTGCACTTATGTCTAATTCTGATAATATTGGTGTTAAACGAGCTAAATTTCTTTTAAAAAATGGTAATATTACTTATCAGGACATGAAAAGATTGAAAAATTTTTTTGATCATTTTGATCAACAAATTAATAATAAAACACAATATGCACTTGCAGGTGGCGAATTAATGAGATCATTTATTGAAACAACATTAGCTACTGATAGAAATGCTCTTGAACAATCTAAAAAGGTTAAACAAGAAATAAATGTTGATCCCAATTTGGGAACAAGTGCATTTAAATCTTCTCCAAATCTTAATGAAGAAAAGAAAAAGGAGTTAAATGTTGAGGATTATGATAAATTAAAAAAAAATGCATTAGCGGTTATAGTAAATAACGATAATAAGTTTTTGTTATTAAAAAGGTCTGATTATCAAAAACAATGGCAACCGGAAAAATGGTCATTAGTAGGTGGTTCAGTTGAAAAAAAAGAAGAACCGGAAGCTGCGTGTAGTAGAGAAATTAAAGAAGAGACTGGATTAGACATTAAAAAATTTATAGAAAAGGTAGTGATACAAAGAAATCCAGATAGTATTGAACATATATTTGCATGTAGATATGAAGGTGAACCAACAGATATTTCACTTAATAAAGAACACACTAATTATGGTTGGTTTGATATTAATGAAATAGATTACTTAGATACTGTACCTAATCTTCAAGATTATATTAATTTGGTGTTTATTAAATATAGTTAATCTATAAAATAATTAATAGAGAAAGATGGGATAATCTTTAAAAAATACGATTAACTTGTATTTATAATAAATAACAGAAAAATTAAAATCAAAAAAAATGAGCAAATTAGAAGACAATAGCGTATCTTTTAAAAAGAAAAATATTTCCAGAAATCGTTATGATAATAATAAGTATTATAATGTTTCTCATCCAAATGCTTTATCAACTGGTGATGAACCGGGAAAGGGTGAAGTAAACGGACAGGTAGGTAATGCTACTGATATTAAAACGAGAGATAAATTAATAGTTAAAAATAAATATAATAAAAATAAGGAATATAACGATGCTACTGCTTAATGTTAAACGAGCATAAAATATTATTTAATAACATTAAAGATTTTCGTCATAAAGTTCTTATAACTGAAGCGGTTGGAGATGATGCGATTATTAAAGCTATTGATAATCATCAGTATATCTATATCTATTATGAAGGTGATAAAACAAATCAAAAGGGTTATCGAACAATTAGACCATATGTTTTAGGTACATCAAGAGCAGGAAATAAAGTTATTAGAGCTTGGCAAGAAAGAGGTAAAAGTGAAAGTTATTCTTTTGGTCAACGTGGTGCTGAACATGATTATTGGACTGATGATGATAATAAAATAAAACCGGGATGGAGAATGTTTCGGTTAGATAAAATTGCATCCGTCTATCCCACTGGAAAAAAATTTAATAAATCTGATGGTACTGTTATGATTCCACCTAAATACAAAGAGGGATCGGATGCAGATATGACAAGTATTATTACATATGTTTCGACAAAAACTGAACCTGAATTTGTTCCAAGAGATGTATCTACAAGACCAAAAGAAGGAAGATGGAAAAAATTTATTAATGCTAATGGTGAAAATGTTAAATTAACACCAGAAGATGTTAAAAATTTATATTATAACGCAAAAAAAATTCAAAAAAAAGCTGCTGGACAATTTTTTGTTGCAGTTGATGATGAAGATAATATTTATTTAATTGATTTTAGAAATAAAAATATTTTTCCTAAAAATGCTATAATTGGTGATTTAGCAAAATTATATAATGATATAGTTAAAACTACACCAGAATCAAATACTGATCAATTTTTTAGAAATACTTTAGAAAAAAGTAAAAGGGAAAGAAAATTAAATCCGGGAACAACAAAACAAGAAAATCCAACAATTCCTTATAATAGAAAACCTTTTTTCAAAACTTAAAGTATTTATAAAAAAATATAAAATATTATAAAATGGCAAAAAATATTGATTTAAATAAAATTAAGGGTGAAATTGAAAGTCGTAAAAGAGAAAGAAATATGACACAATCATCATTTGGTGAGCAAGTTAATGCAGCTCCAAAAGATGTATTTTTAAATGGATTACTTGAATCTTTACAAACTGGTAGAGAAACTGCTGCATTAAATTTATTAAAAACTGTTGATAATAAAGCATCTATAAAAATTGGTGAAATACCTAAACACACAATAAATGAAACTTCTGTTCAACGAAGACCAATTCAAATGGAAGAAAAACAACATTCAGTTGAAATGTCACCGGAAAGGGATGAACAATTATTTCATGATATTGAAAAAAAGAGAAAAAGTACTTTAGCTGAATCAATGGAAGGTTATATTAATCCTGCAGGACATAGACCCACACAAGTTCCTTTAAATGAGGGAACGTATCAACAACCAATGTTGAATGAAGTATATTTAGCTGAAAGTGTAAAACGAATGGTGAATAATCATTTGATTGAAAATTTAGGTCCTGTTCTTGAAGAATCAATTAAAAGTACAATTATTGAAATGTATGCTGTTGAACGAATAAATGAAGTTCTTCGTGAAAATAAGGAATTTATTAAAACAGTCGTCATAGATACAATTAAAGAGATACAAGCAAGAAGCAAAGCAAAAGCGCAACAATAAATTGCGTTTTTTTTATTAATATTTCATTATTAAGTTTGTATTTATGTGTATACTATAAAAATTCCAAGTATGACATATAATGATTTTTTAAAATTTTTAAATGAATTTAATAAAATTAATACTTTTATTGGTAAGATTGATTATGCAAATAGAAATCTAAATAGGATTGCTTCAGGTACTGGAAGAATTGTATATGATATTGATGGTAATAAAGTATTTAAATTAGCTAAAAACACAAAAGGTATTTCACAAAATGATGCAGAATCATCTGCTGCAGTATATAAAAGTTATGACGATATATTAACCGATGTTATTGAATATGCTGATGATGATTCTTGGTTAATAGCTGAAAAAGCAAAAAAAATCACATCATTAAGATTTAAAGAATTAATTGGTTATGATATTAATCAGTTTTATGCTTATTTAGCAAATGATGATTTAGAAATAAATGGATATCCTAAACGATATAAAATCGATCCTACTATTGAGGCACAAATGCATGATGATGAACAAATACAAAGATTTAGAAATTTTATAATTGATTATGATATTAATGTTGGTGATTTTGGACGAATAAGTTCATATGGTGAAATTGTACGTGAAGGTATACCTACTTTAGTATTAACTGATTATGGATTAACTAAAGATAATTATAATACTCATTATACTTCAACAAAAAATAAAAGTTATGTGTTACATGAATTATTTTTTGGTGATGGTAATGATGATATTCTTTCTGATATAGGGGGTAGTGAAGAAATTAGAATGGGAAATGCAACAATACCATTAAATTATGTTAGTGAAGACGGTAGTTCGAATTTTTCAACTGATAATACTTTAGGTCGAGATAATTTTCCAATATATAATCAGATTGATACTTCACCATCAATCAATAATGATTCCGAGGCAAATAGTGAAATTGATGAAGATTTAGAATATAATCATGCCAGTGATGCAACAAAAGATCAATATAGTATTACAGAACGTATAGTGTCAGCAATGCCGGGAAGTAGTAGTGTTGAAGTTAAAAAGAAATGTAGATTAGCAGGTAATGGTAATACAAGTACTGCATGTAATCAAGGAGATATAAAAAATTTAAATATTAAATCACTTAAAGAAACTGTTAATATTAATTTACCCAATGGTGAAATTGATGGGTTTCAATCATTTGATATTATTAATAATAATCAAGTTATTGGTGAAATTGATATAATTAATCGTGATAATGGTTATATAATTCTTGATAAAATTTTTATTCATAAAAATTATAGGGGTAAGGGTTATGCCAATGAAGTAATACAAATTTTATTTAAATATGCCGATAAATTTAATAAAATTATTACCTTAACCCCGGATAATATTTGGGGAGCAAATATGAATAAATTAAAAAGATGGTATCAATCTTTAGGTTTCACGATGAACAAAGGTAGAAATAAAGATTTTACAACAATGCAACTAATGTATAGATTACCAAAAACATTAAATGAGGGATTTAATGGGAATTCTTTTGATAGTTGGTTTAGTGGTTCACAAGTAGTAGATAATGATGATAAACCTTTGGTTGTTTATCATGGCACAAATAAGAAATTTGATAGATTTAATTTAAAAAATGCAGCACAACCAATAATATGGTTTTCTTCGGATAAAAATAAAATAGAACGAGGTGAAGCAGGTGCTGCCGGAACAAGCAGAATTGTTCCAGCTTATTTATCAATAAAGAAAATGGCTGGCTGGAATGAATATGAAAAATATGGGTTGGGTCAACTTTATGAAATGGGATATGATGGGGCAAAACTTGATGATGATTATTTTGTATTTAGTTCAAAACAAATAAAAATATTGAAAAATAAGAATAGTATTAATGTTACAAACTTAATGGATGAAATTAATAAAAATATAAATGAGGCAAGAAAATTAATGAATGTTAAATAATTAATGACCCTTTCCGTATCTTTTGTGGGTTTCCATACTATTTATTGTTATGAGAAATAATTGGAGTGATATTGAAATTAATATACTTAAAATATATTATCCAAATACTAATGATATTAACATTGTTAAATATTTTAATGGAAGAACGTTAACATCAATTAAAATTAAAGCAAAAAGATTGAAAATTTATCGTAATGATAAAATTAAAAAATGTAATCGTAGTAATGGTAGCGTTGGTATTAAAAATGGTATGTATGGAAAATCTTCTAAATTAAAAGGTAAAACATATGATGAATATTATGGTAATGAAAAATCCAAAATAATTAAAGATAAATTATCTAATAATAATATTGGTAAAATTGGTTCATTTGGTAGTAAAAATGGTATGTATAAAAAAATACCGTATAATAAAGGTATTTCACCAAGTAATGAAATTAAAAATAAAATAAAAAGTGGTATTAATAATTATTGGAATAATTTAAATAAATTTGAATTAAAAAAAAGAAAAGATAAATTAAGGGAAGATTGGATCATAAAAAGAAAGAAATATTCTGAGATTGATACAATACCTGAAATAATAACTGAAAATATTTTATTAAAATTAAAAATTAAATATCAAAAAAAAATAAATATTGGATATTATAATTGTGATTTTGTAGTCAATAATATTATTATTGAAGTACAAGGAGATTATTGGCATGGTAATCCAAAATTTTATAATTCATTTGATAAAATACAAGAAAAAAATATTAATAGAGATAAAAGAAAATTAAAATTCTTACAATCAAAGGGATATTTGACATTATATTTATGGGAAAATGATTTAAAACATAATGTTGATTATTGTGAAAACCAACTAATAAAACATTTTTATGAGTAAAATAGAAAATTTTAGAAATGTGTTAATAAATAAACCATTTATTAAATCAATAATTAATGATTTGAGAGGTGAATGTTATGCTGTAGGGGGGGTTGTTCGTGATTTAATACTAAATAAACCAAATAAAGATATTGATTTAGTTATTAGAAATGTTCCGATTGATAAACTAATTTTACAATTACAAAAATTTGGTAAGGTTGATGTCGTTGGTAAATCATTTGGTGTTATTAAATTTATTGATTCTGATGGTATTGAATATGATTTAGCACTTCCAAGAACAGAAAAAAAAAATAATTTGGGGGGATATAGGGGATTTAATGTTCAAAGTGATCCAAATTTATCTGTTGATGACGAACTTTTCAGAAGAGATGCAAAATTAAATGCTATGGCAATTAATTTAAATACTGGTAAATTTATTGATCCTTTGGGTGGATTAGAAGATATTGAAAAAAAACAAATATCTGCTGCAAATCCGGAAGCATTTAGTGATGATCCATTACGTATGTTAAGAATGGTTGGTTTTGCATCACGTTTTGGTTTTACAATTGAACCAAAAACAATGCAATTAATACAACAGAATGCTCAAAGAATAAAAGAAATTCCCCCGGAAAGGATTTTAACTGAATTTGAGAAAATAGTTAAAAAAGGAAATAAAAGAGTTGGTGCACAATTACTTAAAAATACGGGATTATATAATCAAATTTTTGGTTCTGATTTAAAGCAATCTGTAATAGATAGGAGTCCATTTGAAGATATTAAAACAATGGGTGAATTTATTTATTTATTAATACGGTTAAAATCAGACCCTGCAACATTTTATAAAAATAATTTAAAGGGTGATATTGACACATTTAAAGAAATTAAAGCAATTGATATTGCATATAATAGTAGTGAAAATTCCAATTCAATTAAAGCAAAAGCGGTTGCACACAATATGTATGCGTTATCTCCGCAATCACTTCAAAGTAAAATATTACCAAATATTATTGAAATTGCAGCACAGGAATTGCTTACTGGTAAATATCCTAAAATACTTGGTGATTTAGCAATAAATGGTAATGATTTAACTGAAATAGGTTTTAAAAGTAAAGAAATTGGAAATATGCTTAAATCATTATTATTAAATATATATGCCGATAAAATTAAAAATAATAAAGAAGAACTTTTAAATTTTGCTGAACAAAATAAATCAAGAAGTGGTGAAGTATTTGATGGAATAGCTGTTTATAGTGGTGTAATACTTGATGAAGAATCAAGACAAAAATTAATTAAGGTTTTTAGTAGAATGATACCTAAAGATTGGGAAATAATTACACACCATATGACAATTAAAACTGGTAGACTTGATCCAGATTCTAATGAAAAAAAGGATATTGAAAACAATAAAACAGTTGAATTAAGTGTTCTTGATTATGCAATGGATGATAAAGTAATGGCGGTTGGGGTTAAAGGTTATCCAAGTCAAAATACGAAACCACACATAACTTTGGGAGTTAATAGAAATGATGATGGTAAACCAGCAATGTCAAATAATTTAACTAATTGGAAACCACTTGGTTTTCCATTAAAATTAACTGGAAAAGTTCGAGAAATTGAAGAAGAAATTAAAAATGTAAATGTTATTAACGAAAACGATAACATAAAAATTGAATATGGCTCATTAATGTTAAATTTAAATATTCCTAATTGGATTAGAATAACTTCAATTATTAATAAAAATGATATTTATAATGAAGAAGGTTTTGGAATTGAAAACGAACCACATTTAACAATTTTATATGGTTTTCATAATAATGTTACTGCGAATGATGTTTTTGATTTATATAAATCAGTAACTAAACTAAAACCAATTAAAATAATAACAACAGGTATTTCAAGTTTTGAAAATAATGAGTTTGATGTTGTAAAATTAGATGTTGAAGTTACTAATTTTTTAAAATTATTAAATAAAAATATGAGGGAATTTCCAAACACTAATGAATTTAATGAATATAATCCACATGTTACAATTAGTTATGTAAAAAAGGGTTGTGGGAAAAAATATAATAAAGTATTTAAAAATAAAATAAATTTAATTGGTGATGAATTAGTTTTTTCAACAAAAAAAAATAAACAAAAAAAAATAAAATTGAATAAAGAAAAGGAATAAAAAATTATAATAATGAGATTAGTTGCTTTCGACTTTGATAAAACATTAATTAATTCTCCTTTGGAAGATGAAGGTAAAGAAATATGGCTTGAAAAAACCGGAAATTCATATCCATATAAAGGATGGTGGGGAAGACCTGAAAGTTTAGACATTAATGTTTTTAATATTAAACCATTTCCAAGCATATATAAACAATATAAAAAGGAAATTTCTACACCAGATACTTATGTAATCATTCTTACATCAAGAATAGAAAAATTACGACCACAAATTGAAGCAATTTTAAATAAAAATGATATACATGTCAATGAAATTGATATGTTTAATGATAAATTAACAAAAGGTCAAAGAATTCTTGAATATCTTAAAAAATTTCCAGATTTAATTGAGATTAATGTATATGAAGATCGTCAAAGTGATATAGTTGCTTTAAAAAGTATTAGAAATCAAATTCCAGAAAATATTACATATAATATTTATTATGCAAGTAATGGTAATTTAGTATTATTAGAATCAACTTCTAAAATAAATAATATTGTTAAAGAAGAAATTGAAAAATTTATAAATAACGATAATTATATATATCATGGTACACATATCGGTGCAGGTTTTCATATACAACGTGATGGTAAAATGAAATTATTTAATGAACCATATATTTCGTTTACCAGTGATCCAAATGTTGCAAAATATTATGCTAATATGAAAGGCGGTTCTTCTGGAAGAAATATTATTTTAAGAACAAACTTAACTAAGGATTTTCAAGAATCTCCAAAATATGAAAAAAATAATGGACATGAATGGATAACTACAAAAGAAATACCTGTTGATGAATTGGAAATAAATAGTAAATATGGTTGGATTCCATTAAATAATTGGGATTTTATTGACAATAATATTAAAAAATAAAATATTAGTATTTATAGAAAAATATTCCAATGATAGATATGAGATATAAACCACGTTTTTTGCCACAAGTTAGTGCACCATATACAATCATGTTGCAAAAACTTGATGATGATGGTGTGGATTATGATATCGTTGAAATTGATCCAAACGAATTAGAACCATTACAAGGAATTACTTTTTCGGATGAAGTTGAAAATGTAAATCTTAATGATATGAATCCAATTTGGATGTCAAACAATAATAAAGTTCTTGATGGTCATCATAGAATGGTTCGTGGATTACTTGATAATAAAAAATTAAAAGCAATTCGAATTAATTTAAACGAAAAAGATGCTGCCAGAGTTTTAAATAAAATCCATGATATTTATGAGTATGAACAAGCACATGGGATGGAAGAAACTACTAATGATGAAGTAATTAATGATGAAAATCAGGCAAGTGCGGGTGTAAGTCAAAGCGAATTTCTTGCTTCACTTGAAGAAGATAATATGACAATTCAACAAGAAAAATCTGAAGGAAATGAAAAAACAATTATAGCCTATCGAAAAGAACCGATAAAGAAAAATTCAGTTGTTGGTAATTTTTTTACATTAAATCCAATTGATGGTTTTACTAAATATCAAATAGATTTTGATAATTTATTAGATACAAATGAATTGGGTGTAACATATAAAGATGGTCAACAACCAGTAGATATTTTAGCTAAAATATGGTTTCCACACATAAATTTTGAAAAAATAAGTAGTCAATATAATACCGATTCAAATAATATTAAAAGTAAAGCTATTGCTGAAAAAGCAATGAAACTTGGTTATGATGGTGTTAAATATGGCGATAAAATAATACAAGGATTAAAATAATTAAAGATATGAGTACATATAGAATTACAAATATAACTAATCTTGCCGGAAAACGTGATTTTAAATATAATTCAGTTTTGGATATTAATTATGTTGATGGTATGATGAAAAAAATTAAGAAAGTTAAACCGGGAGATACAATGTTTTTAACCGTTTCAACGCTACCACTTTCAATTCATAGATTAAGGGTTAAAGGTTTAATTACTGTAATTGAAGTGGGATCGAAAGAATTGGATAATGAATTGATTGGAAAAAATTTTTCAATTCCAACAAAAAATGAAGAAGTTCTTGAACAAAAATCCGAAACAAAAAAACATATTAAAAAAAAGGTAATTAAATAAGAGTAACATAATTTTTTATAAAAAATGTCAACTAAATGTTGACATTTTTTATTTTCAATAGATAAAAATAATATAATTTTTTAAAAAACCTTTTATCTTTTGTGTTTTTCATTTACTTTTATGTATTTATAATTAATTACAAAAAAATATAATATTTTATAAATGGTAAATGAATTAGATATTATTGATGATTTTAAAAATGGATTTAACATTTCTGCATTGGAATCAAAATATGGTGGAAGAAGAAAAACATTACGTAAGATATTATTTAAAAATAATTTAATTGATTCGATTGAACCAGTTAGAAAATGTTATTTTAATGGTGGCAATAAAGACGATATTAAAAATAAAGTATTAATAAAATATAAAAATGAAAAAAATCTAAAAATTTTAAGTGATGAATTTAAAATACCCATAATGTCAATATACAATTTTTTAAGAAAAGAGGATGTTTTTAATTCTGAATATGGAAAACAATTACATCATAATAAAGTAAGAAAATATTCATTAAATGAACAATATTTTGACAATATTGATTGTGAAGAAAAAGCATATTTTTGGGGAATTTTATATGCTGATGGCAATAATTCAATAAAAAAAACTGAAATAAAATTAAATCTACAAGAAGATGATCATGAAATATTAATTAAATTAAATAATTTATTACAACCAACAAAACCAATCTTATATAAACCAACAAATAGAATCAATTGCAAATCACAATATGCGTTAATTATTAATTCTAAGATTATATCATATAGATTAAATGAATTAGGTATCGTACCAAATAAAACATTTAAAGTAGAATATCCTACATGGTTAAATAATGATTTAAATAGACATTTTATTAGAGGATATTTTGATGGTGATGGTTGCGTTACATTTAATAAAATTAATAAACAATTATGTATTAGTTTTACTGGAACTGAAAATATGATGTTAGGTATACAAAGAATCTTGATGGATCAATTAGATTTTTATAAAACAAAATTAAGTAATAGATATCCAGAAAGAAATAACAACATTAGGTCATTAATGTATTTTGGTAATGGAAATTCCAGAAAATTTTATAATTATTTATATAATAATTCTAAAATATATATGGCAAGAAAGAAAAATAAATTTAATAAACATTTAAAATTAAATTAAATATGGATGGAAAAATAAAGATACTTTTTTATACGTTAGATTCTGCCGGGGTAGCGTATTTTCGTACACTTACTCCAGCAATGGAAATAGAAAGAAATCATAGTGATGAATTTTATGTTGAAATTAACCCACAAATTAATTTTAATGATCCTAAATTTGTTGACTACTTAAAATCATTTCATATTATACATTATCATCGTCAATTTTTGAGTGATAGTAAACAAATGTTAAATTTAGCTAATGAGTTAAGAAAATCTGGAACAATTTTGATCTGTGATATTGATGATTATTGGCAATTACATAAAAAACATCCATTTTATAGTATGAGCCTCGAAAAAAAACTTTATATACCTATTTTGGAAAACTTAAAAATTGCTGATTATGTTACAACCACTACAGATTTATTTGCAAATGAAATTCGTAAAGTAACTGGTAGAGATAATGTTGGAGTATTTTATAATTCAGTTGATCCAACATGGATGAAACAATTTCAGAATAACTGGAAACCAGACCCGGATGGTAGAGTTAGGATAAGTTATATGGCAGGGTCGAGCCATATGGTTGATATTGAACAACTTGAAGGAGTTATGAATGTATTATCAAATGATACTTCATTAAGAGATAAATTTAAAGTAATTATAGCAGGTTGGGATACTGAAGGTAATACTACTGATATTACATTTAATCAGGAGTTTGGAACTGAACTCCAAAAAAGAGGTTTATGGGTATATGAAGTAGTTAAAGCAATTAATAATTCAAGAGGTGATGTGGATAAAATACCTAAATTACCCGCAGATTTAAAAGAAAAATATAGGGGAAAGATTTTTGATTCACAACAGAGAGATATTAAATCAACTGAAAGTGTTTATTATTTATATGAAAATATTTTAACGGATAAACATAGAATGATAAATAATCCTGATTATTACCAATGGTTACATAATTTTGAAAGAAATGTTGATTATCCCAATGAAGGAAATTTTGCACGTAGATGGACACAAAAAGCAAATACTTATGCACAAGTTTTAAATGAAACTGATATTGTACTTGCACCATTGGCTGATAATTCATTTAATAGAATGAAATGTGTTACTGAAGATACTTTAATATCAACCAATAAGGGGATATATAAAATTGGTGATATTGTCAATAATTCTTGTAAGGACATTAAAATAATGCATGAAAATGTTATTAATTTATTTAAATATCCAAATGAAAGGGTAATTAAATTAACAACACATATTGGTGTTGAAATTGAGGGTACTGAGACACATAGAATAATGGTAGGGGGTGAGTGGAAAATGTTAAAAGATTTTGAAATTGGTGATCTTATTAATATTTCTCCTTTTGAAATTGAAACAAAAGAATACCAAAGAATTCATTATCCATTATTATTAAGTAAGAGGATAACTGAAACAACATTAAATAATTCAACTAAACTAATGATGCCGTCAATTGAAATTAATGAGAATTACGGTAGATTTTTTGGATACATGGTTGGTGATGGTCATTTTTCAAAGGGTTATTTAAATATAAGTTGTGATAAAAGACATATAAATGTGGTTCAAGATATTAAAGAACTTGTTGAAAGCATGGGATTAATGCCCATTATATATGAGAAAAAACCGGATAGTCGTTGTATAAATTCATATATTAAAGAGGGTTTTGGTATTGAAGTTAGAATACCATCGAAGCATTTAGCAAATATATGTTATCAAGAGAATTTGAGAGATGAAAAGGGAAAGATTTTTGAAGTACCTCATTTTATATTAAAATCTCCAAAGTCTGTAATACGAGAATTTTTACGTGGATTATTCGAAGCAGACGGAACTGTTAATGCGGAATCATCAAACATGAGTTTATGTACAAAAAGCTTTATTTTAGCCAAACAAGTACAATATTTATTACTTGGGTTTGGGATTGTATCAATCATAGACAAAGCATTGAATAAGAAATATAAAAGATATTACTATTATGTTAAATTGAACCGTGATGCTTCGGATATTTTCTACAGTGAAATTGGGTTTATATCCGAAATTAAGTGTGAAAAATTAAAGAGAATTACCGAAAAATTACATAGTAATAGATTTATGAAACAAAGTTTTAATACTACCATTCTAAATGTTGAATATTCGGTAAAGGATGTTTATGATGTTGAGGTTGAAAATATTCATCAATATAATGGTAATGGTATAATTAATCATAATTCAAATCTTAAGCAAGTTGAATGTTGGACAAGAAAACTTCCTATTGTGTGTTCAGATATTCCACCTTATAATGTACATGGTAGGCATATGGAAAATTGTGTGTTAATCCCTGCTGTAAAAAATGCACATAAATATTGGCAAAAATATTTAAAAAGACTAATTTTAAATCCTGATTTAAGAAAACAAATTGGTGAACAACTTTATGAGGATTTTAAAGAAGACTATAATCTTGCAAATGTTACTAAAAAACGTATAGAGTTTTATAAAGCAGCGGTTGCAAAAACATTGGCAGTAATTTAAAATTAATTTTATGAAAAAAAAAGAAAAAAAGAAACTGAAGAAAGAAAAAAAACAGAAAAAATTTCAAGCTTCTAAAGAAAAAGAATTAAAAAATTTCGTAAGAAAAAAGAAAAAAAAGAAAAAAAAATTCACAAAAAGGTAGAAGAAGCATTTAAAGTTAGAATTGCTACCCAAAATTTTACCGGATTAAAATCTGTTGATCAACCTAAAACGGACAAAATTATTAATAATCTAACTAAATCGGTTATCCTTAATGATAAATTATTGAAAGAAGATGGAAATCGATTGAAAGAACAGCAAGAAAACCATATCAATCAATTATTTGCTGAATTTAGAAATTTAGTTAATAAATATTATGAAGCATTAAATGTTGACATTAATAAACTTAAAAATGAAATTGTTCGTAAAAAATATGAATTAGAAACACTTAATGAACAAATAAAAGTAAAAGAAAAAAAAGCTGAGTTAGTAACTGAATGAAAAAAATCTTAGGAAAAATAATTTTGTGGATTTATATTAAAATTCATAGTTTAATGATTAATCTAAGTATTGCACTTTATAATACTGAAGAAGAAATACTTAAAGCTAATCCAAATGATTTACAAGAAAAGGATAAGAAGACTACAAGAAAACTTCATCGAAATCCATTACTTGAAAAATTTTATGCGGGGCAACGTGATGAGAAGTATGTTCAAGATTATTATGAATTATTAAAAAAAACTGATAATTTTATACGTAAAGCAACTCCATATAAAATGGGAGTTGCTGCAGATAAATACCATATGAATTATGGTCAAAAAGATCAATACGGTAGAAGATATGAACATATGGGTTTTTTTGATGATAAACATAAAAATGCCGGGAAAACATTGGGTGAAGTATTGGTAGCAGAATATAAAGAAAGACGCACAAAAGATGATGAATATGAACTTCTCTATATTTTCAATAATAAACCTGTTGAAACTGGATTAGCTAATATTATAGATGTTGTTGAAAAAACAAAAAAAGAAAAGATTAATTTTGAATATGAAGTACAAGATATTTTTAAAAAATCTAAACAATTCACGTTTCCATTGAAAGTTTTTCATGAAAATATTAACACAATTAATAAAATTGAACAATTAACCGAATTTTTACATATAAAAAAAATTGGTTTTGAATATAGACAGTTAGAATTTTTTATACCATTAAATTTTAAAACTAATGAAGTTCCTGATGATTCAGAAGTGTTTAGAGAACTTATTGATATTAAAAATGTATATATTATAAATGATTATGGTGAATTAATTGGTTTTGGTATAATTAATTTTATTAAAAGAATAAAACATAATAACACCCATGAAGTCTGGAAATTTAAAGGGATTGAAATGGAGACAGTAAAAGTGGGAAGATAAAATTTTATAATATGGGAAATTTTTTAGACGATCTTAAAAAGGCTGTTGAAAAAGGTGAATTTAATTCTGATGCAGCAAAAAAAATAAATGATATTAATGAACTTGCTAATCAAAAAGGTAATGCTGGTGCGTTATTAGAAAAACGCTTAGAAACTGCTGGTATTAAAACTGCTTCTGAAGAAGAAGCTACGTTAGCAAATACTGAGTATGAAAATCAAATGATTATGTTAAAAAAACAAGATGATTATAATAAATTAGTTGTAACACTTATTGAAATTGAAGATATGGTGAAAATGAGTATCAATGATATGTTTTCACACATCATTGAACTTGAAAGTAAATTCGAAAAAGAATTTGAAAATAAAGACCCAATGTTTGTTGATTTATATCAAAAAATTAATGAAATTAAATCTAAATATGATAAATTAAATAACATTTAAATTAAAATTTATGGCAAAATTTGAAAAAGCATCTGATGATGTCGTCAATTTATTTGACGAAATAAAAGAAAAAACCACAATTCCACATTGGATTTCATTTGAAATTCTTTGTAATGTCAAACAAAAAGAACTCTATAAAATTGTTAAAATGAATGATCTTATTGAAACAATTACCGATGGAGTTAATTTTGCTGTTGTTTTTAATGAAGACATTCTTGATCAAATGCCTGATGAACAAAAAGAAATGGCAATTATTGAATGTCTTGCTGGTGTTTCATTTAATGAAAATGATACTGTTTCATTAGAAAAACCAAATTTCAGTACATATCGGGGAGTTCTTGAAAAATATGGACATGATCCGATTATAGTATTACATGAATCAATTAAAAGTCTTTTTGATGCTAAGAAACAAAAAGAAGATGAATTGAAAGCAACAAATAAAGGTAAAAGAGGTAGAAATAGAATTACCAAATAGTATTTAATATTATATAAATATAAATCCCGGCAATTAGTTGTCGGGATTTTTTTGTTTATAAGTATTTATAGAAAAATCTTTTATAATGACATATAATATTAAATTTCCAATTAACGATGATGTTAACGTAAATACTTATTTTGCTTTAAGTAAAATAACTAAAGATGCTTTAACTTCAGATTTATTATTGTTGTTATTAACCCAAAAAGGTGAAAGATATTATGAACCAGATTATGGTACAGATTTATTAAGATTTATTTTTGAACCAAACGATAATTTAGTTGAACCAGATGTTGAACAGGAAATTAAAAGAATAGTTTCATTATATATTCCTGCATTAAGAATCGATAAAATAACTTTCACTACCCTATCGAATGATGATGGTTTACCAATATCTGAAACACAATTAAATGTCAATATTAAATTTACATATTCAGAAGATACATTTACTGAACAAGGAAGTCTTGATTTAAAATTTTAAAATATGTCAAAAAATTTAACAACTGAAGAATTTATAAATAAAGCAAAATTAAAACATAGTAATAAATATAATTTTGATTTTTATCTTCCTAAAAATAATCTATTGATAGAATTTGATGGTCAACAACATTTTAATATAATTAATTATTGGGGAGGTATTGATAGATTTAAAAAACAGGAAATGATTAATGAAATTAAAAATAAATTTGCTAAAAAAAATAAGATAAATTTATTAAGAATTAAGTATAATGAAATTAATAATATCGAAAATATTTTAAATAATAAACTATAATGGGAAATAATATAATTCAATATGGTTCAAGAACATTCGGGGAAATTAGAAATGATTTAATAACATACATTAGACAGACATATCCCGAAGTACTTAGCGATTTTACTGATTCAAGTGTTGGTGCTATACTTATCGATCTCAATGCTGGTATTGGTAACAATTTAGCAATTAATACTGATAGGGCATTTCAAGAAACACAATTAGAATATGCTCAACAAAGAGCATCAATATTAGATATAGCAAAAAATATGGGATTTAATATTCCAGCACGAAGACCATCAGTAACTATTATTGATTTTACTATAAATGTTCCGGTGCTTGGAGATAGACCCGATCCATCATATTTTCCAAAATTAGCTGTTGGAGCACAAGTTGTTGGAGGCGGTAAAACTTTTGAAACTCAAGAAATTATTGATTGGAGTTCTTCAGTTAGTAATCTTGGTGATCCTAATCGTTCAATTATACCTAATTTAGATTCAGATGGTGTTATTCAAAACTATAGTATTACTAAAAGAGAAGTTGTTATAAATGGTGTAACAAGTATCTATAAAAGAATTATTACAGCAAATGATGTAATACCTTTTCTTTCAATTATTTTACCTGATCCTAATGTTATTGAAATTGAAAGTGTAATATTATTAGAAGGTACAAATTGGTCATCAAATCCAGATTCAAGTTATTTTAATAATGATGATTATAGATTTTATGAAGTAGATTATTTAGCACAACAAAGAGTTTTTATTGAAAACACCAATAGTTCAGCAATTAATGAATCAGGAGTTAAAGCAGCTAAATGGATTGATGTTACAAAAAAATTTATAAAAGAATTTACACCTAATGGATTTTGTAAACTAATATTTGGTTCTGGTGATGCAGATGTTAATGCATTTCAGAATGGATTATTAAAAGAAGGTGTTAGTAATCGTGGATTTCTTGATAATTTTTTAAATAATACTGCCTTGGGAGAAAGACTTAAAGCAGGATACACATTGTTTATAAAATATAGAACTGGTGGTGGAAGTAGTTCCAATATTGGTGCAAGAGTATTAACTCAACTTGGTAGTTATAATTTAATTGTTATTGGTTCACGTTCAGAATTTAATCAAGCAGTACAAAGAAGTATTAAAGTAAATAATCCAATTCCAGCAATTGGTGGAAATGATGGATTAAGTATTGAACAAATAAGACAATTAACAAAATATAATTTTGGAAGTCAAAATAGAGATGTTACACTTACAGATTATTTATTGCAACTTTATAAAATGCCCGGAAAATTTGGTTCACCATTTCGTGCAAATGCATTTAGAGAAAATAATAAAATTATAATTTCATTACTTGGTTTAGGATCAGATGGTAAATTATCAAATATGAGCAATACATTATTGAAAGAAAATATTGCAGAATATCTTAGTCAATTTCGAATGGTTAATGATTTTATTGAAATTAAAGACGGTAAAATTTTTAATCTTGCTTTTGATGTTGATGTTTATGTTGATAATATTACTGATAATCAAATTGCTAATAATATAATTATACTTATTAAAGATTATTTTAATATTAATAATTATGAAATGAATCAGGATGTTTTTCTTGGTAAACTTCAAAGACAGATTTTAGAAGCTAATGGTGTTATAAATGTTATTAGTATTAAGTCTTATAATAAAGTTGGGGGTCAATATTCAAATAATGTTATATCTCAAACAATTGCAAATGCTTCAACTGGTGAAATTAGTCTTATAAATAATACTATTTATTCTGTTAAAGATTCAATGTTTGAAATTAGATATCCTGAAAAAGATATTAAAGTATATTTAAGAAAGAATATTGGATAATGGAAGTATTAAAAAAAAACATAAAATTATTAATGACAACTGGTATAACAACCAATTGTAATAAAGATTGTTTTATATTTATACCTGATCTAACTGTTAATTATAACATTAAATTTGGTTTAACTCAAGAAGCTCATGATTTTGGGTTTTTTGATGCATATATTCCTGAAACCGGAATTACTTCACAATTAGGGGTGGAAATTGGAAATGAAGAATAGTGTATTTTATTAATATCTGGTGGAATAAGAGCACCATTATAATTAACATTAAAATAAAAAAATGATAGTAAGTGGAACATCATATAGTAGATTGAGCGAATTGGAAACATATAAAGTAAATCCTACATATTTAACAAAATATATTTCTGGTGGATCAATAAGTAAAGATGGTTTAGATTATACTAAATCTATTGAAAATGCTTATTATATATATTATATTGGTGGAATAAGATATGTTGATACCATTATTAATCAAAATACTACAACTACTATATATAGTTTTACAACATATGGTACAAATAGTCCCAATTTTATTAATGTACCAATGTTTAAAAATCCAAATAAGGAAAGAATAATTAGCAATCCAAAAATTGATGATGATGTATTTATAATTAGACAAGAAATATCGGCATTTGATAAAAATTATAAATTAGAATTTATTAGAAGTCTTGTAGATTTAGAAACATATGCTGGTGGAAATTTTTTTAATATCATAAAAAATAGTTAAATATGGCAAACCAATATAATAGAAAAGAATATAAAAAATCAGAAATTAATGAAATAATTTCATTATATCAATCTGGTGTTTCATTTTCTAAAAGAACAAAATGTTCAATAAATAAAGAAGAATTAATAAATATATAAAAATGGCTATTTCTACTTATGGTGTTGTTCGTCCCGCAGATGTAAATATTAATGATATTGATATTTATTATAATTATACCCCTGATAGACAAACATCTAATGATAATATATTTAAAATTGAATCACCAAGTGATTTATTATCTTATTGTTATTTACCTGATACTGAACAAGTATTGGGTTTTGAAAATTTATTAGAGGGTCTATATAATTTAAGATTACCTGCATCAACATTCAATCAATTAGGTATTTATACAATTTATATAAAACCTAAAGTATTTTCTATTGAAATTATTGATTGTAGTGTTTTATCCGCATTACCGTCAGTAAAGGGAATTGTGGTTAATGTTAATGATTTACCCGAAACAGCAAAAGCAAATAATGCATTACAGGGTTATCGTATTGAATATATAAATTCTGATGGAACTAAACTTCGAAATGTTGTTCGATATATAGTAACATCAAATAAAGTAATTGCAGTTAGTGAAAATATTGGTAATACAAGTCAAAAATCACAAAGATATCGTTTTGATGATTCTGGTTCGTTAATGTTTTTACAATTAACACCAAGTAGTTCATCAGATGTTAAACCAAATACTTTTCCATTTATTGGAACTCCGGGGCAAGTAATGTTATTATCAAACACCTTTTTTACTCCATTAACATTGGAAATTGAATTAGTTGAAAATACTATTGATACTTTGACAGAAATTATTGCAGGTGAAGAAATTAAAGACGTTCAAAAAGGTATTTTAACACATTATGATAAAAATAGAGTAATAACAAAACAGTTTAACTTATATGAAGTAAAAGAAGATACTATTGATGTACCGCTTTACGAAGTTAAAGAAAAGAGAATAAATATAGACGATACACAAAACTTTGACGACATTACAAGTGAAGTACAATAAATTAAAATAATGGATGAAATATTTCCTTTAGTTAGTTGTCTGATGGTTACCAGAGCAGCTAATATGAAAATTATAGATAATGCATTATATTCATATATTAATCAAACGTATAAAAATAAGGAACTTATAATCATCACTGATTGTGAATCTAAAAATTTGGATGATCTGAAAATACTTTTAAATGATTATTCAGATGAAAATATCAAACTTATTTATTTAAAAGAAAAATTAAAAATGGGTGCATTAAGAAACGTATCTATTGATAATGCTTCTGGTGAATATTGTATTCAATGGGATGATGATGATTTATATCATGAAGAAAGAATTGAAAGACAATATTTAGAATTAATTAGTGGTGATTATGATTATTGCTTACTTAAAGAATTTACGATGTATTTTTATAATACACATTTATTGTCAACAAACAGATGGTATGATGATTTCATATCAGGATTGCCACCATCAATTATGTTTCGAAAAAATATGAAATATAGATATCCTGATAATATTCAGTTTAGTGAGGATATTGTAATAGGTAATCAACTAAATTTAAAATATTCAATACTTTCTGATTTACCATATTTATATGTTTATACATATCATGGTTATAATTCATTTGAATATCAACATTATTTAAAATTATATAGAGAAACAAAAATAAATTTTAATGAAGAAATTATTGAAAAAATAATATCTTTACTTAACTATAAAAATCTTGATTATAGGTTTTAAATTTTAAAATAATGGATGAAATATTTCCTTTAGTTAGTTGTCTGATGGTTACCAGAGCAGTTAATATGAAAATTATTGATGGTGCATTATATTCATATATTAATCAAACATATAAAAATAAGGAACTTATAATTGTACCTGATTGTGATGTAAAAAATTTAGATAATTTGAAACGTCATTTAGATAATTATAAAGACGAAAACATTAAATTAGTAGAATTAAAAGAAAAATTAATGTTGGGTTCATTAAGAAACGTATCTATTGATAATGCTTCTGGTGAATATTGTATTCAATGGGATGATGATGATTTATACCATGAAAGAAGAATTGAAATGCAATATCAAGAAATTATTAGTGGTGATTATGATTATTGCTTACTTAAAAATTTTATGATGTATTTTTATAATACATATTTATTATCAATAAACAGATGGTATGATGATAAGTTAGGTGGTCAACCACCATCAATTTTATTTAAAAAAGATATTAATTTTCGATATCCAAAAATTCCACTTCATGAAGATATTGCAATAGTAGAACGTACTGATTTGAAAAGATGTATACTTGACGATAAACCATATTTATATATTTATACATATCATGGAAATAATTGTTATGATTATCAACACTATCTTAGTTTATATTCTGCAACAAAAATGACATTTGATATTGAAATTCTTGATCAGATTACTCCCTTACTTGATTATATATGTCTTAATTACAGATTTTAATTATAACACACCAATCTTTTTTGTTTTATTGTATTTATATGAAACATTAAAATTGTGGGAAAAGTAAAAGTTGTAAATAACAATCTTAATTCGAATTTAAACGGTACAAATTTTAATAATACTCCTTCTGAAACAATATTTTCATTTGGTAGGTTTTCGGTTACTTCGAATTTTGATAAAAGAGAACATGTTGATTATTCCACACAGTTAAGCACATTTGTTAATCCTGTTACTTTAGAAACTATGGGTATTTCAGATATACAATCTGAAATTTTATACAACTATTCAACTAATGCTGTTTTAAACCTTGATAAATCTGATTTAAAAACTTTTGTTAAATTTGGTTCAGCATATGAATTTTTAAGAGTATCGATTGAAAACATTATTTTAAAATATCCCGGAAGTTTATTTTTAAGTTCAAAAGTTGCACAATTTGGAAATTATACAATTAGTGATTTTTCGTATGATTTAGTAACAAATACATCAATATTTAAAATTCCAATTAATAGTATTATTAATAAATTCAATTTAATTTATAATTATGTTAATTTAACTGGTACTACCAACGAATCAAAAGATTTAAATATTTCATATAATAATTATATAGTATGGTCATCAATTGATTCAGAAAATAATAATCATACAGTAATTGGTTATACTGGAAATACTTCTGGACAACAATATTTAACTGTTAAAGTAATTGGAAATCCATTTCCAACCATTACTGGCACAACTGGTTATATTGATTTTCATATTAAACCAAATAGTAATATTTTTGAAGAATTTAGAGCACAATTAAATGAATATGAAAAATATTTAATTTCTCAAAGGAATGGTGTAACTGGTTTTAAATGTACAATGAAAGACCCAACGTTGCTTGATGATGGAAACGTTGTATATGTTGATACTACCATTTTATGGACAACTGCTGATCAATATAATATTGATATAGATACACCAAATTATAGAAAATTTTTAGAAATTATTCTAACTATTGGTAGTAAATATGATTCGATTAAAACTGATTTAATTGCCAGATTTTTAACACCTCAATCAATTAAAACATATGATCTTACTGATCGTGGAAAAGTAACTAAATTATTAAGAATATATGGTAGAGAATTTGATGAATTAAGACAATTTATTGATTCTCTTGTTTATATTAATAAAGTTACATATAATAAAATTAATAATGCTCCAGATCAAATTATAAAAAATCTTGCAAAAACATTTGGGTGGGATCATTTTTCATTGGTTAATGAAACTGAATTAGTTGATAGTATTTTATCTATTGATGATCAAGAAAGAAATTTAAATACTGATTTAATTCCAGTAGAAATTGATATTGAACTTTGGCGAAGAATTATAATTAATACGAGTTATTTTTGGAAAAGTAAAGGTACTCGTGAAGCAATAAAATCAATATTTTTAATAATAGGTATACCCGAACCGTTTATTAATATTACAGAATATATTTATACTGTTGAAGGTAAAATAAATCCAAATACTGTTCCTTTAACTACAACCGATTTTCCTTCAAATTCATTACCTTATGATACTGAAGGATATCCAATTGCACCAATAGAAACGAATAATTTTTATTTTCAAATGTCCGGGAATACCGATAGTGGTCAAGCATATCTTGATGTATTTCGTTTAGCTGGTTTTAATTTACTTCAGACTATTGATAATAAAAAATCATGGATACAAACTGGTGCAACAATAAGACAACACTATTTAACTCCACAGTATTATCAAGAAGATAGTAAATTAGTTATTAATACTAAAGAGATTGATGTTTCTTTAGATGTTGCACGTGGTATTGAATATGATGTATATCAATACATAAAAAATGTTGATTTTCCAGCAAATTCTGCAGGATATGTACTTTCATATAATTATGTTAATATTTCTTTGGGTGTAGGTACACAACAAAATACGTTCACAATTCCTTTTAAATCTGAAGGAGATATTGAAGTTCGTTTTAATGGAATATTATTAAATGCTCCTAAAACCGGAACGACCACAGGAATAACTTATCAAGCCGATTATATGATTTCTGGTAATTCAATTGTTTTAGCGAATGGTATATATGCCAGAAATGTTGGAAATCGTAGGGATGTTGTGCAAATAACCCAATTATATACTGGTTCAACAGCAACTCCATTGTCTGGAATTACTGTACAGTATATGGTCACAAGAATTAATGCAAGTATGTCAGGTACTGTTATTCCATTACCAACATATGCAAGTGGTGATGTACAACTAACTGTTAATGGTATTTCACTTACAAAAGGAACTGGTCAATTTAATGCAGATTATATTGTTGATCCAAATAATACTAATCAACTTATTATTCAAAATCCGGAAGTTATTTCGTACTTAGCTGTTAATCCAATGATTCAAGTCGCTTATGTGACTGTTAGTGGTAATACAACCATTGCTGCAAGAAGTGAAGTTTTAAGAATTGATAGTTTTAATAGTGGAAAAATATATTATAATAATTCTGCAAATAAATATGTTTATAAATTAAATTATAAACTTAATAATGCCAACGAAGTTAAGATTTTAATTGATGGTATTGGATTAGAACCAAATACTGACTATACTTTAAATACAGGGAATCCATATGAAATTTATTTACCAAGAGGATTAAAATACGGGAGTGTAATTAGTGCATATTATCTTATTGGTGGTACAGATTACTTTGCTCCGGTAATTGGAGAAAGTTTTGGTATTGGCGATATTAGTCAATTATCATTTCTTGAATTTCTTATATTAATGGAACAGAGAATGATAAATGCAACAAATAGGAAAACTGTTACCGATAGTAAAGGTGGTTGGTATCCAACATTATTAAGAGTATATATTGATTATCTTAATAGATCAAAACTTCCATTAAGTGATTCATTACATTCAAATGGTTATACTTTTGAAAATTTATATCCATTTTTAAGTAAATATAATGCGTTCTTTCAAAGATTTATTGATCAATTATTATCAGCAACTATCATTCTAAGAAAATCTGGTTTGCTGGTTAGAAATAGTATATTTACTAAACAAAAATTTACATACAAACGTGGTGTTAATATGGGTGCTATTGTTAGTCGCACTTCAGATGGATATACTGTTTTTGAAGAAGATTCAAATTTATTTTATTTTGGTGACGATGGTAGCATATTTTTAAAAAGACCATTATCTAAAAATATTGAATGGACTGAAGATAATGTTAAAATTGTTAATTTATGTACAAATTTTATTGTAAGTGGAATTACAATTACATATCCTGTAACAACAACCACAACAACTGCTACACCGTTTAGTTCAACAATTATGTTGTATCAAACGAATTTTATACAAAACTCAATTAATTCAAATAAAGGAATATATAGATTGGTGGAATATAATCTAAGATTTAATCCAGACATACCGCCTTCATATGCAGTTACATTTAATCTTAATTTTGAAATTATATTAAGTGGATTAACAAATCCAACATATGGTGAACATACTGCAAAAATAACAATTCGTAAAAATTCAACTCAAATTGGTAATGTAATTTTATATCAAAATGATGGAACTTATTATTTAACTGGTACTACAGTTACAGTAATTAATAGTGAATCATTATTTATTGTTTTAGAAAATACTGCAACAGCAAATGGAATAAATCCAATTAGTTCAAAAACAATATTAACCCCAATGGTTTCAAACGTTGCACCAAGTATGGGCGAATTTACGATTATTCCACCTTATGTTGAAACAATTCCAATTAATGTACCATAAAAAAATTAAAAATGAAAATATTAGTAGTATTACCGGATCATAGTTACTTCTTATGGCAAATGCTTGTTCAAATTAATAATTTTAGAAAATTTGATATGGAAAATGATGCCATTTTTTTAATTGGAAAAAGATCAATTGAATTAAGTAAAACTCTTATGAAAATTTTAAATGGAAACATAAAAAGTGAATTTCATGTTATAAACGATACCAGAGAAAATCCACAATATTCTTCTTCAATGAGACCTCATATATTAGCCAAATTTTTCGATGAACATCCAGAAATGGAACATCAAACATTTTTATATATTGATCCCGATGTATTATTTACTAAAAAATTTAAAACTGGTAATTTAGAAAAAACAAATACTTGGTATTTAAGTGATACACGTTCATATATTGATAGTCGATACATTAAAAGTAAAAGCGAAACATTGTTTTATGAAATGTGTAATATTGTAAATATTGATCCAAAAATTGTAGAAGATAATGATGAAAATGCAGGTGGTGCTCAATATGTTATGAAAAATGTTAGTACTGATTTTTGGAAAAAAGTTGAATGGGATAGTGAAAATTTATTTATTCATATGATAAATACATCACATAAATATTCACCGGAACATCCAATACAAGCATGGACTGCTGATATGTGGGCAGTTTTATGGAATGCGTGGCTTTTTAAACATGAAACTAAAATAATGAAAAATTTAAATTTTTCATGGGCAACTGACCCAATAGAAAGATGGAATGAAACAACTATTTTTCATAATGCAGGTGCAGTTATAAATAATGGTATTCATTTTTTAAAAACTAAATATCAGGTTTCACCATTTAATAAGGAAATTAAATGTAGTGATGAATATTGTGGATATAATTACCTTAAAGAAATAAAAGAAACTGAAAAAACATTTTCAAAAATATTATTTTAATCATGAAAGATAATGCAAGAAAATACATATTAAAAACAAGTGAAATAATTAGTTGTGGAATTGGAACTAATTATACAAATGTTACTTGTAATAGTTTATTGAATTCATTTACGTTAGATGATGTTAATACATGCTGTATTTGTTGTATCAATACTTCCACATGTGGTTGTGAAGTAATAAATTCATATCCTGCAATTACTACAGAACAATTATCATCATTATCAGTAATTGATTATGATAGAAGAGTTATTGATTTTTTAGATAATTTTCAAATCGAAAGTGAAATAACAAAAGAAAATTTATTTAATAATGCAAGTTATTATAATCCAACATATTATGCTGAACTTAATTTATTAAATTCAGATTTTATTGTTTATAAAATTTTTGATAATGGAATTCGAATAATTAATGCTGGTCAAGCAAATGGTATATTGGAATATAGAGTATCTGGTGTAACGTATAATTCAGGATGGCAAACCAATCCTTCATTTTTTGGTTTAGATTATAATAAAATATATAATTTTGAAATTCGTGATTTTTATAATAATATTGAAATATATAAATATTCAAAATTAGTTTCACTAAATTATATATTGGCAAGTACAACAACAACATTACCAATTAAAACAATTAAACTTACACAAACTGGCACATATAAGAATAATGCTTATTGTAGTAAATATGGTGTGATAACAGTAACACCACCATTAATTGTTGGTGAAACAATAACATTAAATATTCTTGCAAATGCATTAACTATTGGTAATGGTGGATCATCTTCAATATTTTTCAATTGTGATACAACAACTACACCATTTTGTAAAATTAATTCATATGAAGTTGAAAAAGTTGGTGAATTAACTTATTCATATGGTACAACTTTAAAATATACTATTCAAGCTAATTGTGGTACTTATGGTTCACAATCAACAGCTAATTTTTGTTTAAAAACAATTAATGGTTATGGAACATTTACACCAACAATAGATTCTACAAGTTGTTCTGTTAATATAACTGTTAATGTACAACCTTTAAATATTACAATGAGTTTTGGTACTCCAACATCAAAAATTTCAACAACTACTGATTGTGTTATTTGTGGTTCATTTATCATGTCACCAGTAATACCTGCAGGTGAATGTATTAATATTCATTTAACGGGTATTAATCCAGTACAGGGCGGTACATCAACAACTTATATTATTTGTAAACCTTCGGGTGGCATTGAAACACCTATTGTTACATTAAATAGTTCATCATTACAATTTCCAATTGTTAATATGAAATACGGTGATATTATGAAATATTGTATGTTGTTAAATGTTCCAAGTGCAGGATATTGTGCTTCTGGAATATTGAATTTAATTTGTGGTGATGGTTCTATTGGTGTTAATCCTTCAGTAACAATCGCAACAAGTAGTACTTGTTGTTATTGTTCTTGTAGTGATGTAGGTAGTTGTTGTATTAATAAAACGATTAATATTCCCAATGTTCCAATATCCATTGCTCTTTGTGCACTTGCTGGTGGTAATAATAGTGAAAATGGAAATATTACAATTACTCCTGCAATGACATATGCAACACAATATGCAACAGTAATTTATAATCTTACTCAGGCTTCTGTTTGGGGTGGATCAAGTACTTTCACATTAAATTGTAAACCAAAAGGCAGTGCAAATTATGTTCAAAAAATATTACATACGACTACTTCAGTAAATGGTGAAAATAATACAAATACATTTACTGGATCATTTACAATAAATCAGGGTGATGCGTTCACATATTGTACATTAGTTTATGGTAATAATTGTTCATGTAGTGATTTTTGTATGACTTCAGTACTTGGTAGTATTGGAATAATTCCTTCAATTAATTCTACAAAATATAGAAGTTGTCGTAGTCTTTATACTGCTCCGGTTTCGAAAGTAGTTTCACTTTGTAGTATAAATGGTTGTATTGGTTGGGAAGCTGGTTGTTTTTGTATAACACCTGTCATGAGTAATAATTGTCAAAGTATTGATATTTATTATAAACTTACTGAATTTGTTAATAATGGTACAAATACTGTTAATATTTGTTGTGCTTCAAGTAGCTCTGGTTGTTCTATACCTGTTATTAAATGTACACATACTTTAACAAATTCAAACACTTATGGAAATAATTATACTGGTTGTATTAGAGTTTGTTGTGGTGATATATTAACTTATTTTATGTGTACAACTGGACAAGCTGGTTCATGTAATGATTTATGTATTTGTAAATTAACAAGTAGTCCTGATATTACTGCAACAATTTCATCAACATGTTGGAGAAAATGTTACGTAAAATCATAAATTAAAATTAATTGTATTTATGTTAAAGTCTAAATAAAATGGCATTTATTGATAAAAAAGACCCTGTAGTACTTAATATTAAATTAACTTCAAAAGGTAGGGAGTTATTAGCTAAAGGATTATTAAATTTTAAATATTTTATTATTGGTGATAGTGAAATTGATTATGAATTTAATGGTTCAAAAAATGATGATGATTATATTAATCCATTTTATTCAAATATTTTAAGACCTGCAGATAAAAACCCAAATATTATTTCTTTTATAACTAAAAATTTATCTGGTGATAAATACAACACAATTTCAAGTATTCCAGTAACACCAACGAAAATTAGTAACACAATACAACCTCTTGGATTTTTTAATATATCAAATAATAGTACAAATTTTCTTACAGATACTGATCATGTTAAACAACCGGATGTTATGATTGAAATTTCTGGAGTTACTGGTGGAACAATAATTTCTGGTATAACATATAATTTTTTAAAATTAAAAAAATCGCCAACATATGTGGCAAATGTTAATGAACCAACAATTGGTGATTTAATTTTAGTTAAATGGACAAATCCTTATGGAATTAATACTACGGGATATACTGTTAATATAAATAGTCCAACACCATATATAATTTATAAAATTCAGGAAATTGTTTCAGGAAAATTATCTACCGATAATTTAAAAATAATTGTGGATAGAGAATTACCTAATTTTACCGGAATAACTGGTGGTTCAAATACTATTGTTGCAGGTGCATTGATTTATTATAATTATCTTAATTTTACTGGTGAAACAGCGTATACAAATTATTCTACTGATTTTGTTGATGAAAGTGTTTTATCATTTTTACAAAATTGTCAATGTCCAACAATTACTTTTCCATTTTGGAATATGTCAATAATTTATACTGATGAAATTATTGGTGTTCAAAACGACAATAAAACATTTAAAAGTTTTAATTCAAATGCTTATGGTGGTTTTGTGTCTTATATTCAAAATCAAGCAAAAAATGATGTAAATTATAAAAAGAAATTAGGAGTAATTCATTATTCAAATTCTTCACCATCTAATACATATGCTGAAGAATTTTCAATGGTAAATGCAACTAAATTACCAACATTATATTTACCGACAATAATGTGGCATAAATCAACGGGCAGTACAATGGGTTTAATTTTAAAACCAACTGGTTCTGTAAAATTAGTGACAGGTGCTACAACATCATTAAATACACCCTATTACGATTTAGTTGATGAAAGTGGTAATGTTGTCGGTAAAATATTTAACGATCTTAAAATATTTGTTATTGAAGATCAGGAATTATTATTTGCAATGTCATATAAATCAAATAGATCGTGGACATTACCTGATTATACTGTTGGTGTAAATGATAATATTTTAGTTGGTTGTCTTGATTGTACTATTGATTATTTAACTGGTGTTACAATACCTACAAAAATTAGTTATGCTGATGCTAAATTATATATTTCAGGTATTACTGGTACTATTCCTGTAGATGAAGGTGATTCAATATTGATTCTTTCTGTTAGTGGAACAAGTGGATATGTTTATTTCCATCCAATTACTGGAGATACTATAGTAACTGGTTTAACTTCTGGAAATTATGAAATAATGCTTTATGATACGGCTGCTGCTAATTGTCCAGTAAAACTAATTACAATTTTAAATCCAACAAGTTATTTAAATTTTACATCAGTTTTACGTAATCCAATTGATTTAAATCCGGATTTTGGAATTAATTATGTAACTACACCTACAAATATTCGTGTATTATATAATGATATTGGTAAAATTTATGGTAAAGCATTAATAGCTGTTGCACCATATAGTGAAATTTCTGCTGCACCAGTTTCAAGTAGTTCGAGTTGGAAAACATTTCCAACAATTGGTTATGCATCATGGACAACTGAACTTGTTTATAAAAATTCATATTCATTTTATTTACGAGATAGTGGTACTACTGCGGGTACTTTTACTATAAAAAAAGATTATGTTCTAATTCCTAATCCATTTAATTCCGCATTTACGGTATCTGGTCAATTAGTAGATGCTGGTGGTAAATATGTAAGGGTTACCAATTATAAAAATACTGATTATTTAACAATAATTCCATCGGTGGTTATTGCAGAAATTAGTATATATAAATCAAATTCAGTTCCTGTTGTATGGGAAACAGTTGTATCAAGCAATTCTCAAAAAATATATCCTAAAGATGGTGCTGGTATATATAAAATAGCATTGAGAGTAAGAAAAAATAAAATAACACAATTTGTAACTACTTATAGTAATACAATAATAATTACTTAATTATGTCAAGTATTCAATATAAAATTTGTGGTAATAAACCACCATTTCTTGCACAAGTTTGGAACTGTACAGAAACAACAATTATTCAACAAAAAGGTGTTGATTTTTCTGGTACTTGTGTAGTATTTAATGGATTATCTCCAAGTACATGGCATTGTGTAAAAACAATTGATAATATTGGTAAAGTAATTGGTTTTAGTTGCTGTACTTGTGCAGCAATCATTCCTAAAGTTTTAGTTTCAAAAACATTATCATTATATGGTACAGTTTCCAATATTTCAACATCAAGTACTATTGTTGGAACAAGAACACTTAATATAAATCCTGTGTTGGTTGCAAGTGATGATTATTCAGTTAAATTTAATATTATAACTTGTGATAAAGGAAACACTTCAAATCTTGTTAGGTTATATTGTAATGGTACTGCTTTAAGTCCATATTATTTAAACACGAATAATACTTGTTCTCGTACTCTTTCTTTAAATTATGGTGATACTTTAACGTATGATATGGCTACAACATTAACCAATACTTCAACAACTGTTGGTTGTGGTTGTGCAATACTTCAAATTGTTAGTGGTGCAAGTAGTGCATTTCAACCAGTGGTTTCTACAACCGCTTATTGTAAAAAAACATCTCTAACCTTGGCTTCAACAACTACTACTACTACTACTACAACTGCTGCCCCATCATTAATATATGTTGGATTTACAATACCACATATTAATATTAATAGTAGTATTGAAAAATCATATTATACAACATTAAAAACATCAAGACCATTAATTGAAGGACAATCATTTAAATTAAAAATAAATTCATTTGCACTTGTTGATGCACATGATGCATTATTTCATAAATCAAGCGCATGTGTAGCATATTATTTAAATACTGTAAAACAAGTATGTGGTGAAGTAGTTAAGATAGTTAATAATTCCGGATATGCCCATTCACCTTTAAATGCAATTTCATATATTACGATAAATAATTGTAATATTAATAATTTTATTTTTTGTGTTAATGCTTGTGGCAATGTTGGAAATACTCAAACTTGTAGTAGTGGAATAATTCAAATTCAAGGAATTTCAGAAATGGTCGGTGGTTGTTTCACATATAATTCAAATTCTCAAGATTATCGTACATTTGTAAAAGCAGAATATAAGAGTGATCCTTTTAATCTTGATGATCCATATCCATCAGGTGCAATACCAACACCAGAATAAAATTAAAATAAATGGCAACAGTAATATATACAATAGCTGGTGGAGTAGCACCCTTTACTGTGGAATTAACACCAAGTTTAATTCCAATTAATACTCATCTTTCAATTGGTACTTTTTCATTTACTAATGTGGAAAATGGGGATTATACACTTGTTATTACAGATTCAAATGAATGTGTGTATGAATATCAACTTACTGTTGATCCTTTTGTTACTACGACCACAACAACAGTAATCCCCGGTAATAATATTATTGTTGGTCAAATACAAGACCCTATATTAATTTTTAATCCTAATTCAACAAATCGAAGTAATCATTATTTTGGTGATACTTTAACAGATACTAATATAACACTTTATTTGTGGTTTAAAACATTAGATGGCAAACCATTAACATCGTCAAAAACCATTAATTATTCAATTAATGCTATTGGTGAAATTCTTAATACTTCAACTACTGGTGCTACAATTGGTTCAGGATATACCGATAATTTTATTGATAATTCTTATTTGGGAGTAACTTTATTGACAACTGGAATTACAGGTGTTTCATTTAATGGTTTGATAAAAATTAGTAGTACTGAATATGAGGGAATTTCATATGCATTTACTGCTATGACTATAACAGGCACAAGTGGTACAGTTTATGTAATTCCTACACAATATACTGGATTATCATATAATGCTAATAGTAAATTTACATATCTTGGAGTTAGTGATGAAATACATACTGAAGTCACTGAATTAATAAGTGGTGCTGCAACTACTATTTATGGTAACATTAAATTTAAAAAAGATTTCATTGAAACATATTTTAAATATAAATATCAAAAAGATTTATTTTTACCAGATTTTCAAATTGATTTGAATGCATCTACTTTATGGCTTTCACCAAATATTCCAATTGTGGATGGAACAAAAATTTATGGTGTAAATTATATTGATAGAGATAATGTAATAATGAAATTTTAACTATTTATAAATAGTATGATAAAAGGATATACAGTATTTTTTAGTTATGTTTTAGAAACGAATTCAGGTTATGGATATAGCACAGCAATTCACTGTAATTACATCAACAGTCTTTATTTGGATTCTATTACAAATAAAGAAGTGAATATTTATTTTAATAATGTTGATGATTTTAAATATTTGTCAAATAATATTAATGGTGGAACTGGATATACCGTAAATAAAATTTATTTATTAATTCAACTTATTAATAATTCAACATATACTAATTTAAATACAATAAAACCAGTTGCTAATGAGTGGAGAAAATACGAAGTAACTGATCAAATTATAGATTATTTTAGTGGTTATACTACAGGAGAATCATTAACACCAACATATTTATGTGGTAGTATTTTTAAAGTTCCAATTTATAAATATAATACAATGTCAATTTATAATTTGGATTATTTAAATTACCCTTCAATTACTCAAGCAGAATTGAAGGGTGTAGATGCTCCACTTTGTTTTGGTGATGAACAATATTTTATTGGAAATGTTTCTGCAGATGCAGAAGCAATAGCATATACAACTGATCTTGCCATTAGTTTACCACTTAATCAATATAATTCCACAACAAATCCAACTTGGGATCATCTTTCTGAGGTATATATAACTGAAATTGGGTTATATGACAGTACTAAAAAATTAGTGGCTATTGGTAAATTAAATGATCCTGTCCCTAAAAATTCAACCATTTCCAGAACAATAGTATTTGGTCTTGATTTTTAATTTAAAATAATCATAAAAATTTATATTTTTTTATAAAAACTTAGTATTTATTATAAATGAAAAATAAAAAAATTTATAATATATATGAAAGATTTACTTATACTTAATGTTGCAAAGCCTAAATCTATTATAATTAATGGTGATTTACACAAAAGATTTAAGGTATTATGTAAAAACAAAAGTTTAAAAATTGGTGGTGTGATTGAAGATTTAATTAGATTATATCTTGAAAACCCCAAAAAAATTCAATTAATGATCGAAGATTCAAAAGAAGTAAAAATAAATTAAAAAAATTACATAAATATTTTATGGAAAAATATATTTGGTCATTAGATATAAGTACAACTAATATTGGTAGTTCATTATGGAATAATAAAGGAAAACTTATTGAATTAAAACATCTTGAATTAAAAACAGATAAAAAAATTACCATTCTAAATCGTGATATTTATAAAGCAGAAATTTTTAGGAAATATGTGTTAGAATATAAAGAACGCATATTGAATGAATTGAATGGTGAAATAATTAATATTATTGTTGAAGAACCATTGGGTGGAAGTAATAATCCATCGACAGCATCATTATTGTTTGGTTTTAATGGTATATGTAGATATATTTTATTTTCAATTTTTGAGATTTATCCATTAAAAATTAGTGTGTATGATTCAAGAAAAACATTTTGTCCTGAATTAATAATTATTACATATAGAAAAGGATTAAAAAAAGAAACATTAACATTTCCACCTAAATATAAAGATAAAAAGAAGTTGTATATATGGGAAAAAGTATGTAAATTAGAACCACAAATTGAATGGTTTTATAAAAAAGATACAAATGAACCCAAAGATATGTGTTTTGATATGAGTGATTCATATTGTGTTGGTTATGCGGGATTAAAACAATTAGAAATTATTAAATGAAATATGTATATTTAATTCAATCATTAGAAAATAGTTATTATAAAATTGGTTTATCTAAACATCCAAACAAAAGAATTAAAGAATTACAAACCGGGAATTCTTCCGAATTAAAATTAATTGAAACATATGAATCTGAATTTGCACACATAATTGAAAAAACATTACAAAGAAGGTATTCACATCTACGTAAGGAAGGTGAGTGGTTTGAAATGTCCATAAGTAATGAAATTTCATTTAAAAATGAATGTAAAAAAATAGAAGAAAATTTAAAATTTTTAAAAAAAAACAATTATGTATTTATATAAAGTCTTGCTTTATTTCGATATATGTTATAAGTTTGATATAAAAATAAAGCATTTAAATTAATTTTATTTATATGACAAAAGAACGAATAGAAAAAGCAGTAGAAATAATAAAATATGCAATCAAAAATAAAATATCAGTTAAAGAAGCGTCAGTTAAATGTGGATATTCTGACACTTATGTAAAAAATGTTAAAAGAAAAATTTATGAAGCACACAATAATGGTGTTCTTAAAGAAGGACTTTTAAATATTTTTAATGAAGCATATAAAGAATATAAAAAGGGTAATGAACCTAACACATTTTTAACTAAAAAAAATTATTCTGAAAATACTAAAACACACAAACCAGAAGACCTTCCTAAAATAATAAAAGGAGAACAAACAACATTTAAAGTTAATGGTAATTCTGCAGATATAGAATGGAAATCTGGTGGAAATTATCCTTCTGATCACGTAAGAACACTTGATCAATTATTAAAAATTTGTGAAGTTGATTTAAATCTTTGGCAAGTAAAAGATTATTTGGTTAATAAATGGGATGTAACAAGTTGGAAAAGTAAATATCCGGAAACACTTCAAAATTTTCAAGTTAAAGCACGTTTAGAAAAAAATATTAAAGTAGCTGAAGCAATAGACGTAATTGGAATGTTCAGGGAAATGGTTGAAAATTACGAACCCCCAATATATGATTGGATGCCTGAAACACCAAAAAGAACTGAAGAAAATAATTTATTAGAAATATCAATATTTGATTTACATATTGGTAAACTTGCTTGGTGTGGGGAAACATACGAAAATTATGACACAAAAATTGCTCGTGAAAGATTTTTAATTGCAATTGGAAATTTATTACATCGATCAAGCGGTTTTGAATTTTCAAGAATTTTATTTCCGGTAGGTAATGATTTTTTTAATTCTGATACAATAACTAATACCACTACAAATGGTACTCCACAGGATGAAGACCTTCGTTGGCAAAAAACATTTAAAATCGGTTGTAAATTACTTGTTGATGCAATTTATCTATTAAAAGAAACGGGTGTTCCTGTTGATGTAGTTGTTATTCCCGGTAATCATGATTTTGAACGTAGTTATTATTTAGGTGAATATTTGGATGCTTGGTTTAGGAATGATCCTGTTATTAACATAGATAATGGTGCATCACCAAGAAAATTCTATCGTTTTGGTGAAGTATTACTTGGATTTACGCATGGTAGTGAAGAAAAAGAAGGATCGTTGCCACTAATAATGGCAAGTGATATTATATCTAAACCTATGTGGAGTGAAACAAAATATCATGAATGGCATCTTGGTCACATTCATAGAAAAAGAAATGTAAACTATAGTGTTACAGATAAAAAAAGAACCTTAAATGAAGATTTAGGGGTTACAGTGAGATATCTTTCAAGTCTTACAGGAACAGAAGAATGGCATCATAAAAAAGGTTTTATTGGAGCAATAAAAGCAGCAGATGCGTTTGTTTGGAATGATAAACTTGGATTAGTAGCACATTTAAATTCAAATTTAATTATAGAGTAAAATGGGACAAAAAAATTTAATTAATTTGGGAAAGGGTAAAAATAAAAATATTGAAAAAAAATTACCCGAAGAAAAAAAAGAATTATCACCTGAAGAAGAGAGAGATTTGAAAGCCAAACAAACCGTTAACGAACTTTTACAGGATGTTAAATTAACACCATCAAAAAAAGATGATGATTTTTTTGAAATGGTAGATGAATCAAATAATAAAGGAAGTGAATGGCTTTCTGAGCAAGTAACAATTTTAACCAAAGAAAATGAAATTCTTCGTCAGAAAATCGAAATTTCGAAAGAAGATTATAAAAGAATTTTTGCGGAATCTCAAGAAATCAAAACTAATTTAGGTATAGTTGATGATAATGTAGTAAAAGCAAAGGTAATTGAATTATTCAACGAATTACAAAATAATTACATTTCGATGGGTATTAATGTAATGGGTGTTGAAAATTTTAGGGTTAGATTTCCAGCCTTTTTAGAAAGAATGATAATGTTCTTTCCATTTTTAAAGGAAAAGAAAAAATATAAAATTTAACTAATGTGAAATAGAATTAAAATTGCTTCAATTGAGTTGGAGCAATTTTTGTTTACATTGATAATTATGGTTGAAGATATAAATTTAATTAAAGAAGTTTTAAATAAAAATTATAAAGCTGAAAAATTATTTTTTGATAAATATAGAAAAATAATTAAAAATTTTTTAAAAAATAAATTTTCAAAAATAGTTATTGATGACATAGATGATTATGTTTCAGATATTTTAATTAAAGTTTATGAAAATCTTAATAAATATAATATTAAATTTAATTTTAAAACATGGGTATTAACCATAGCCAAACATCATATGATTGATGTTTGGAGAAATAATGCTATTACTATACCAATTAATAATATTATTTTAGATGAAAATGATGATGAAAATAATTATTGTACAACAACAGGATGTTTAACCTTTAATGAAAATAGTAGTTTTAGTACATCATGTATTGTAGATTTTGAAAACAATAGTTCAATTTCATATATATCTTCACAATTATCCCCTGAAGATTATACTTTATTAACAATGAAGTATATTCAAGGATATGATTATAATGAAATTGCTCAAGAATTTAATCTTACAAGTAGTACAATTAGCAATAAAGTAAATTATATTAAAACTAAACTAAAAAAAATTAACTTGGAGAGAGATTCATAATTAAATAAGTATTTATAAAAAATATTTATTAATATGAAACAAGGTATTTTAGAATATATTAATCTAAAAAAAGAAATTGCTAAAAGTAAAGAAGGTAGAGATTATATAAAATATATTGTAGTTTCTAATATTAAAAATGAAACGTATAACGTAAAAGATAAACTAAAAGCTCTTGGTTTTAATTGGGATAGAAGAAATTTTAATTGGTATATATTTGGAAATAAATTAACCCATGATATTCTCGATGGGTTAAAACAAATCAATAATGAGTTGAAAACTGATGGTGGACAAACCGAAAATATAGATGAATTTATTTATTCATTAGAATCATTTAGAGAACAAATTAATACTTCATCAGCTACTCCAGAAGTTAAAGTTAATTTAACATCACTTCTTGATCAATATATTGAAGATATAGCAAATGCTACTGATTCAAGAGCAGCAGATGCTGAAATACAAAAATATATTGAATTTTCACATAAATTTCATAATTATAGTTTTTTAAATTCAATATTAATTTATATTCAAGATAATAATGCAACAAAAGTTGCTGGTCGAAAAAAATGGGAAAGTTTAGGTAGACAAGTTATTAATTTAGATAAAAGAATTGTAATTAATTGTTTTAATGAATATTATGTTGATCCTAAAACTGGAAAAAGAATGTCGTATTCATTAGATCAAAAAAAATCAGATAGAGATTATGTTGCAAAAGTAAAGGGAGGTACTGAACCATTTGATAAGAAAAAAATGGATGATATTGAATCAAGAACTAAAATCATAAAAACTGGTTTTAGTGATTGTAGTGTTTATGATGTTGCCAATACAACAGGAGAAGCATTACCAGAAGAACCTACATGGAAAGGCACGTCTGATGATAGTGCAGATTCAATTGCATTATTTAATATTGCTAAAAAAAGTTTAGAAAATTCGGGTATAAAAGTAACTCAAGACCCATCAAAACAAGGTGAAGGAGGTTTGAGTGGAATTGGTTATATAAATATTAGTGCTGGTGAAAAAGGTAGTGGTGCTGCTTCGATAATTTTTCATGAATGGGGACATGAATTACTTCATCATCCTAATAGTAAGTTTCATAGTAGGTCATTAGAATATTTTGAAAAAAAAGGTGAATTAACATATACACAAATTAAACAAATAAAAGAAGTACAGGCAGAAACAATCTCTGCGGTATTATGTAAACATTATGCAATACCTACGAATCAACATCCTACATATATGGCTTTATGGCAAGGACAAGGTGGACTTAAAAGTAAAGAATTGATTAAAGAAAATATTGAAACTATTAGAGAAGTAAGTAATTTTATAATTAAACAAATTGAACTTAATAAAATAGAATTTGATAAGGCTAAAGAACTGGTACAACAACAAAAATAATTAAGACATTTATAAAAATGTCTTAATTATTTGGGACTTTTATTGTACGTTACATAATTTCAATTGTCTTTTTTATAGTTTTAACATCTTTTGATTTAGGAATGTTAATATTTAACACACCATCTTCCATTGTTGCACTAATATTATCAGAATCGGCATTATCAGGTAAAACAAATAATCTTTCATATTTACCAAAATAAGTTTGTTTACGATTATATTTTAAATCTTTTGTTTCTTTACGTTCTGCTTTAATAATTAATTTATCTTTTTCAACATCAATTGATATGTTTTCTTTTTTTACTCCGGCAAGCAACATATTAATTAAATATTCATTATCATTTTCGATAACATCATGTACGGGTGTCTTTGTAGTACTATTGCAACATCTTGATGATGGATTATGAGTAAATAATTTGTCAAAAATATCTGAAATATTTTAATTAATCGCATATATCATTATATGTATGATAATTCTAATGTTTATTTAATGCGTAAAAGAAAAATTTTCCTTTCAATTTTGGAAAATAAAGATTATTTTTACGATATTAATAAATATAGAGTTCAAAAAAAACATAATATTGAATATAAAAACACATATTATAATCAATCATAATTATCTAAAACATTAAGTAATGAGATTGGAATAAAAGAAACAACAATAAGAAGAATGTTGCAAAGAGGATATTCAATATCAAAAATAATTGAAAAACAAAAAATTATTTAAATTAATGAGTATTAAAAAGATATGTCATTTGGGAGATATACATATTCGCAAAACACCCACACGAAATTCAGAATATGAGTTTGTTTTTAAAAATTTAATTAAATCACTTACTGAAAAAAAACCAGATAGAATAGTAATTGTTGGTGATTTAGTGCATGATTACCTTGATTTACAAGGTGAACAATTAATTATGGCAAATAGATTACTTAATGATTTAAGTAAAATTGCCCCTGTAAGAGTTACAAGAGGAAATCATGATTGCCGTAAAAAAAATTTAAAAAGAGTTGATTCAATAAAAGCAATTGTTGAAACACTAAATAATCCTGAAGTTATTTATTATGATAAAACAGGATTTTATGAAGATAAAAATATTAATTGGGCAGTTTGGCATCATGGTGAAATAAAAAATAATCCTTGGAAAAATAAAGAAGGTAAACATATTCTGGAAAATCCGAATCATTTTTTAAATATTGATTTATTTCACGATCCAATCAATGGTTGTAAAGCAGTGAACGGTTTTGATATGAAAAGTAAATCATATTATAAACTTTCAGATTTTAAGGGAGATTTATCATTTTTTGGGGATATTCATAGAATGCAATTTTTAGATGAAACACATACAAAAGCATATTGTGGTTCATTAATCGCACAGGATATTGGAGAAGGTGATGATAATTTTCATGGATATTTATTATGGGACGTAGAAACTAAAACTTCTGAATTAATATCAGTTAAAAATTATCATTCATATAATAATATTAAAATTTCACCATTTACGGACTTTGACGATTTGGATTTTGAAATTCCTAACCCAACACGGGAAATGCATGTTAGATTCATTTGGAACACTCTTCCACAAACGAGAACTAAAGAAAATGAAAGAAAATTAATAAGTTATATAAAATCTAAATATTCTAATTTAATTATTTTACATAAAAATAACTTTATTGAAAGTGAAAATATTGAAATAAATGAAAACGTAACACTTCAAAATATTTCAAGTAAAACTGTTCAGCATGAAATTTTTACGGAATTTTTAGAAAAAATAGGAACAGATGCTAATATTATTAATGATGTAATTACTTTGGATGAAGAAATCCTCAATGAAATTAATATTGATGAAGATGTTAGTATTGAATGGAATATTATTAAATTCGGTGGTATTAATTTTGCGTCTTATGGTCAATTGGATATTGATTGGCGAGATATGGACGGGTTATTTCAAATTACAGGTATTAATACTGCAGGAAAAACAACAATATTAAAATTAATAACATATATTCTTTTTAATAAATCATTAGAAACTGAATCTCGATTAAAATATGGTGATAAACGATTTGTTAATGATAGGAATGGTGCTACATATTGTGAAACATATCTTGTTTTAGAAGCTAATGGTGAATATTTTGGTATTAAAAGAAGAACTGATATTATAAGAAATAAAGAAGGTGAAATTACTGGTGCACCAACAAAATTAAACCATTATATACTTTCTAATCCTGATGAAGAAATGAATGAAAATACTTCATTAGAAAAACTGGATGCAGATAAAAGGATTATTACACAAAATAAACTCGAATCAATTATTGGTGCATATGATGATTTTATGCGTATTGTGATGACAACATCTGATACTCTTAATAAAATATTGTCTAATGATATGGCAATTTTTATTGATTCTTTATTGTCTGATAGTGGTTTAGATATTTTTGATAAAAAATTAGAAGGTTGGAAAATTATAAATAAAAGAATTAATGAAAAATCACGCATTTCTTGTAATATTGAAATTAAAGAAATGGAAATTGCTACTTTTACTGAAGAAATTAATTTATTTGAAAGTAATATATATGATATTGAAATAATAAAATTACCAACTATTCAAAATAAAATTTCTACGGGACGTACATATGTCGAAACATTAACTAAGAAATTATTTAAAATAGACCCCGAAATTTACGATTTAAACGTAGATACGGTTAGAAAGGATATAAGAGTTCATCAAATGAACATAAATGATTACAATGCACGTAAAATAATATTAAATGATATTATTATTCAACTTAAAGAATCTTATAATGAAAAACAACTAATTAAACTAATTGAAAAAAAAGAAGCTCACAAAACCATCGAATATAATAAAAAATTTGAAATTAAAACTATTGAGCAAATTATTCGAGATGAAGAACATGCTATTGAAATAATTAATGGGGAAATTTTTAGATTAAAACAGGATGGGACAAAATTAAAAACTGAAAGACAAAATTTAAAAAATAGTAAAATTTGTAGTCAATGTGGACAAATTATTGATAAAAAAGAACATCAAGATCATATTGCTAATAATATTAAAATAAAAGAAATTGAAATGTTTTCAATTGCTGAAAAAATTAATGAAAAAGAAAAAATTGATAAACAAAATCATTTAAATAAAATCGAAATTAAAAAGGGTGAAATAATTCCAATTCAAAAAAGTATTGAAAATTCGGCACTTGAAATGGAAAATGTATTAAGAGAAATAGGTGAACTTCTGAACGATAAAAATGATGTTGATAAACGTAAAGAATTATCAACAGAATTAAATCAAATACCAATATTGATTCAAAATGAAGAATTGAAAATTAATATACTTCAACAAAAAATAAATAATTACGAAAATAGTTTAAAGCAAATAGAAGAAAATCATAATACTGAAAAAGTTATTACTGCTGCAAAACAAAAATTATTAGTGCTTGAATCTGAAGAATTTAATGAAAAGGAAAATATTTTCATTATGAAAACCAGTGTTGCTGAAAAACAAAAAAAGATTAAAGAAAATGATCAATTAATTATCGATTTTAAAGCACAAGAATATAGAGATTCAGTTATGAATTTATATAAAATGTGTGTTCACCGGGATGGCATTCCAAGACAAATGTTAAGTAATTATATTATCCCAAAAATTAATCTAACACTTGAAAATATATTATCAGTTGCACCATTTAAAGTATGGCTTGATCAAGATGATTTACGACCTAAATTAGTCTATAATAATAGACCAACCTCAATTATTGATTGTATTGGTGGAAGTGGTAAAGAAAGAACATTTTCCAGTGTGGTGTTAAAATTTGCATTAAATCAAATTAATGTGAAAGCCAAGCCAACAATATTTTTACTTGATGAGGTGATGGGTAAATTGGATTTGGAAGGAAGTGTTGAGGAATTTATTGAAATATTACAACTAATTAAATTAAATATGAAAAAGGTATTAATCATTGAACAAGTTCATAATATAGAACCAGACTATTTAATTACTGCACAATTGGATGAAAATGGTATATCATCAATTACTATTGAATAATAATGGTTTTTTTACTATTTATTGTAAAGAAATTAAATACATATGGACATAAAAAAATATGATGAGTTAAGAAAAAAAATAAACACTAAAGATTTTGAAAGTAGAAATAATGGACTTGATAAATGGTTATGGCGTTTTTCTTTTCTTGGTAATATAAGTGCAGTTTTCTTCGCTTATTTTTTGGTATATCCGGCATTATCAAAAACAATTACAATAAATTTTATTTCAGGATTCGGTGGTTTATTAATAGCATTTATTATATCGGTAGCATTTCTTGGGACATTTGAAATAATTAAAAGATATTTTATTAGAAATTTTTCTGATGATTATTTCAGTAATAATAAAAAGATTAATTTTCAGATTGGTGGATGGTTTACATTAGCAGTAGTAATTATTTCAATAAGTTTTTATCTTTCAATTGCTGGATCAAAAAATTTGGCAACAACAAGTATAATAAAAAACGATATAATTGAAACAGAAACCACAACAAACAATAATAAACTTATTACAACATATGAATATAAAAAGCAAACATATGTTAATGATAATGAATTACTTCGAAAAATAAATAATGATTTAAGACAAAAATTAACCGAAACCCCAATAAATTATGTTTCTATACGTAAGGATTATCAAGTAAACATAGACAAAAATATTAAAATTATTGAAGATAATGAACGACAGATTGATAAACTTGATGGGGAATTAATTTCAAAACAAAATGAATTAAATAAAAAATTTTTAAATGCTAAATCAAACCATCAATCTGAAGACATAAAAAATATTTTTTTATTTATAATTATTGTTGTAGTTAATGAAGTTCTTATAATTGGTGGAATCTATTTTAGAGAATATTACGAACATAGATTGTTTGAAATAAATCATCAGAGATTTGAAAAATTATATCAAAAAAAAGATAGATATCTTGCATTATTATCATTTGTTTATGGTGGTGGTAAATTAACCACCGGAGATAGGGTGATAAGTGGTTTAGAATTAAAAAACATTGTTGCAGAAAAAGCAAACATTTCGAATTCAAACAAATTAGTTGAAGAGTTCTTGCAAGATATGGATAGATTAGGTATATTTGTTACTGTTGGAAAAAGAAGAAACATTTCAGCAACATATAGTGAAGCATCAAATATTATTGAGAAATTTGATGATGCTTTTAGGATAATTGAAAATATGAAATAAAATGAGTGACGAAAAAGAAATTGCTGAATTAATTAAAAAAGCATTACTAATAGTAGATGAATTATCGTTTTACGATTTTGATGAAATTGATGATCAAGAAAAATTGGAAAAGTTAATTAAGAAAGCAAAAAATTTAACAAGAAATAAATTATGGAAACTAAAATAAAAGATAAATGGTGCACTTATGGTGCATGGGGTAAAAAATCACCAACATTTATCGGAAAATTACTTGAACAACTTGATAAATCTGGAACAATTTTATATTCAGAATCACAAATGTATCCACCTGAATTATGGGATATGGGTTATGTTGAACTATTTGATACAGTAGAAGAAGCCATAATTTATATGATGAAAAATGATTTTTATAATAGAAGCTTAAATCGTATAAGAGAAAATTTAAGTTTTCCTTCTGATACAAATAATATTGATTGGAACAATTTAAGTAAAATTGAAGAGGAAATAAATGAAAAAAAGATACATGGAATCAAATACTAAATGAGAAAATATAATAAAGAATTTAATGCTGCATATCGTAATCAATGGCTTAATGATATTAGTAATCATATGATTAATGGTAAATTAAAATAAAATAGGATGTTATGAATAAATGGGATGGAAGATTTATTAAATTAGCCGAAGAAGTTAGTTTTTGGAGTAAAGATTTAAGAACTAAAGTTGGTTCAATAATTGTAGATAATGATAATAATCCAATATCTATGGGTTATAACGGGTTTGCCCGAAAAATTAATGATGAAATTAATGAAAGATATTTACCTGAAAATAAATTAAAATGGGTTATTCATAGCGAAGCAAATGCAATAATTAATTGTGCTCGACATAATCAATGTACTGTTAATACAACAATATATGTTACATTATTTCCATGTAGTAATTGTGCTGGTATGATTGTTAATGCTGGTATTAAAAGAGTTGTTTGTAAAAATAAACCAGATTTTGATAATGAAAGATGGGGTGAAAATTGGAAAATATCATTAATGATATTAAATGAAGGTGGAGTAACTATTGATTATTTTAATACATAAATAGAAAATGATAATTGATACTACAACATATGAAGTAAAAGGGGTTAATCTACATAAAACACATTGCATTAAGACACAAATTATAATAGCAATGAGTTTAAGAAAAAATAGTTATCACATAATTAGATTAAAAAACAAAGAATTTGGTAATTCAAAAAAATGGAATACTTACACTATTTCCAGAGACGGAACAATATATCAACATTATGATCCAAAATTCCATACCGATTTTCTTGGTATTAAAGAAGCTGATAAACAATCAATATCAATAGTACTGGAAAATATGGGTTGTTTATTTCGTACTTCAACTAATAAATATATTAATTGGTTGAATGAAGAATGTGATAAAAAAAATGTTGTAGCGTTTGATTATATGGGATATAATTTTTGGGAACAATATTCAAATGAACAAATAGAAAGTACTGTTCAATTATGTAAAAAATTATGTGAAGATTTTAATATTCCTAATACAAGTATGGAATTTTTTCCATATCATAAAGATACAATTAAATTTAAAGGTATTGTTTTCAGAAGTAATCATATTGAAGATAGTAGTGACATAAATCCGCTCTTTAATATTGATAAATTTAATGAAATGTTACATAATGAATTTGTTTAAAGTATTTATAATAAAATTAAGAAAATGTCTAATAATATAAATACTAAAACAACCCCCGATCAAATGAGAGTTTTCATGGGAAGAATGCGTAATGGTAAGTATGAAATTGTTGAATCTGAAGAAAAATCTAAAGATTTAGATATTAGAAGTATGCTTAAAATTACTCGTAATTTAAATGAAGAATTTGATGATCAACATAAAAAATCTTTAAATAAAAAAAATGTTTACGATCAAACAGAAGAAGAAAATAAATTAAAAACATATTTTGATAATATGAGTGTGAGTATTAAATTTATTGAATTGGAAGTTTATGATGATTTAGTTTTTTGGGGAGGTACAATTAATGGTGTAATTCAATTTATATTTAAAGTAACTCCAGATGAGACCACAAGTGGTGTAGAATTTAATTATACTGATGATTTTTCGCCCGATAATCCTGAAAATAATGAAATTATAAAAAAAATTGAAACATATTATGATTCATTTTATAAATATTGGAGAGATAATATAGTACAACAATAAAAATAAAACCCGATTATACATCGGGTTTTTTCATAATTATTAAACTATTTATTATAAAAATTTATAATTATGAAAAATCTATCTGAAATAATTAGTGCTTTTTTTAAGAATATAAAAAGTTATATCATTATTATTATAATTGCAATAATTGTAATACTGATCACAGTTGTTTATTTTCAACACAATAAAATCATTAAATTAAAAAATAATTATGAGACTGAAATTAAATTAAAGGATGCATTAATTGATTCTGTTCACACATATCAAAATAAACAGAATGAATGGGTAACAGAAAAACTTACAATACAGGAAGATATTAAAAATCTTGAAAAAATAAATAATCAATTAACTGCCTCACAAAAAGAATTAATTAAAAGAATTAAAGAAGTAGAAAAAGAAAATTCAATTATTGCTGCAGCACTTATTGAAACAAACGTTATAATTGATTCATTAGAAAAATATAAAATTTATGTTGATACTACAAATAAAAATATTGCATTTAGTGATTCAACAAAAAATCTAAAATATAATATTTGGGTTGGAAAAGTACTTCCGGCATACAGAGATAGTTCACCCACACTAACTTTTAAAGAATTTATATTACCCAATAAACAATTTATTGATTTTCATTGGAAAGATGATAAGAAAAAAGGATATCCAATTGCATTTAGTGTTACAAATACTAATGATTATTTTAAAACCGTAAATATTGATAGTTATGCAATTAAACCAATAAATAAAGAAGTACTTGATCCAAATGGTTGGCAAAAAATTGGAAATTTCTTTATAAAAAATGGTAAAACAGTTGTAGTATTTTCTGTAGGTGCAGTTGGTGGAGCAACAGCATTTTGGATATTAACTAAATAAATATACCCACTAATATGTGAACATATTTTATATTAAGAAAAGTAAATAAATAAAATTATGTATTTTTTATGTATAATTTTAAGTATGTGTTCTTTTAATTAATATCGTTTTTTTGTTTTCAGTAAGTATTTATTATCAAGTAGACATAATATGGATAATAGTGATATTAAGAAAATAGTCAAAGATGAAATTACGAATTTTGTTAGAAATTCTTTGGATATTGAATTAAAAAAAATTCTTAGTAATCTAAATAGTAAATCAAGACATGAATTAGCAGATGCAATGAAAAGAGCAATGGAAAGTGTTGTTAAAACACTGTGGATCAAGAGAGATTTTTGGAAGACAGATATAAAATAATGAACGAAGATATTAAATTTAAGTCAACACTTAAAGAACCAGTAAGTGATCAGTCAAAGAAATTTGAAAAAGATTTTAAAAAAACTATGACACAATATAACCCAACAACGAAATTGAATGAAACTGATACTTTATTAAGTGAAGTAGAGCAATCATTAAAGAAAAAGATTTTTAGTTTGGGTAAAATGGAATCATTAGTTTTTGCTGATCCTAAATTAACTGCGGTTTATAATCAAATGGCTGAAAATGGTGAAGAAAAATATGGATATCATTATAATGAAACTATTCAAAATATGATATTTAATGATTATGTATTAAATAGTCCGAAATATTTACAAAAATATAAAATGGCTATACCGAAAGAAAAGAAAAGAAGAGATAAAAGCGGTATTAATCAATTAAAAAAAGCAGGAGAAATAACTATGGCAAAAACAAATCCAACTCCTAAACCAATTGTTACTGAAAATGATGAATTACCTACTAAAGTAATGTTTTTGGTTAACGATAGAGATCAAAAAAATGCAGATGTTTTTGCATATTTTCCAGAAGAAAATTATGATAATGCTGGTAAATATAAAACTGCTTATTCACATATTGGTCAACACTCTTCTGCAAGTCCAGAATATGCTGCAGAAAGTAGACCAGCATCACCAGAAGAATACGCTGATCTTAAAGCTGAACTTGAAAGTATTGGTTATAATCTTGATGTAGTTAATGGTATTGAAGAAACTACAGGTGCTGGAAGTGCTGGTGCATTTGCTCCTGCAATGGGAATACAAAAAAGATCATTTGCAGAAGAAGAAATTGAAGAATCCACATCAGCAAGTAGTGCTGGTGGTGCTGCTGGATATGTTGGTTATGCAGGTCCTGCTGCTTGGGGTAGTGGTGATTTATTAAAAAAAGGTGAAACAAGTCCAACATTAAAAAAACCAATATGGAAAGGTGGAACAGTTATACAAGAAAGTAATTATTTAATTGATCCATCTGGATTTGAAAAATATATTCATTTATTAAATGAAGTTGATATATCCTATCAAACAAAATTGGAAAAAAAATCCCCAAATAGACAAGAAAAAGATAATACTATTATTAATAAAACTTCTGCATTTACAAGTGATGTGGTAAAAAATTGGAACGATGATGATACTAATCTTGAAATGAATCAATTAAAAACTGGTAATCCGGATAAACCAAATTTTAATACAATGGAAGAAGAAAAGAATCTTAATGAAAAATCTAAATCGAAAACACAACAACGTTTTATGGGTATGGTTCATGCAGTACAAAAAGGTAAATTAAGTCCTGATAAAGTTGGTAATAGTGTTGAAAAAGCTGCTGTAAATATGAGTGATAAAGATGCTGAAGATTTTGCAAGCACTAAACATAAAGGATTACCTGAAAAAATTGATGAAAATTTAGATGCAAAATATTCTCCTGATGAAAATTATAAATTTGTTGTTGAATCAAAATATATTATTGGTTTTCAAGGAAGGGAAGATATTTTATATTTTAAAACTGAAAGCGTTGCATTAAAATTTGTTAATGAAAAACCTAAAACACGAAAATATTTAGGTATTTATAATATTAAAGATGATACATTAACTATGATACAAAATAATGGTAATCCAGACAAATCAAATTTAAGAACAATGGATGAAATTTTAAGTGTACATGATACTGTAGAATATATATCAGATAGAAATGGTGAAAATCCTTTTGAATTACAGGGTTCAAAATGGCAATTTGTAAATGCTAAATATCCCGATGGTAAGATAGATATTGGAGTATACAAGTTTGGTCAGGATTTGGTGTTTGATTATACAAGATGGCGAGAAGAAATGGGATTAGATAAAAATAACAATATTAAAGAAGATACACAAACTATGATACAAAATAATGGAACTTCGATGTCAAACAAAGCACAACCAACTGGTGAACAACCAAGTGGTATGGGTATGGGCATGCAAACAAGTGGTGGATTACAAGAATCCGATCAAATATCAAATCCTGTTAAATGGGTTCAAGCACAAAAAGATGCTGAAGGAATGAATGAACACTACAAAAAATTATTAAAAGAAATAAATAGTGAGTTGGAAGCATTTTCAATTCATCAAAATAAATTAATGAAAATGAGTGAAGATAGAAAACCATCGTCATTGGTACTTAAAGATCGACTTGGTGATGATAATAAGAAAAATTTTAAATCAGATTTACAACAAAGCGGTACTAAAGAAGTAATTGATGTTGAAAAAGAATTACAATATAATGACCAACAAACCGATGTAGGTGATAATCCACAAAAATTGGGTCAAGATATTGAAAATAAACTTTTATTAAACACAAAAGGTGATGCATTATTAAATGTAGGTGATTCTGATAATGATAAGGGTGATGAAATACCAAAACGTAATTTCACTACTGAAGAACAACATGAAGTTGATATGATGCGTCAGGGTCAACAAGATTTGATTTTTGATAATAAACCAAGTAAAAGGTTTGAAGATCGTATGAAAGCTGATATGGGTGATGCAATGTATAAAATCAGACAAGAAAAAATGAAATACAAAGCAAAAGCACCAATGTATAATAAAGAAGAACAACCTATAGCTGATACTGCAGTTAATAAAGTACAATTTGATAAAGAAAAATCTGGCTGGAATGAAAGAGAAGGTTTAGCTGAAACTATGATCACTGGTAGATTTATTGATTTATTGGGTAAAAAATATGTGAAGGATTTTAGGTTAAATGAAGCTAAAGAACTAAAAACTTCAACTGGAACTGCTAATCAAACAGGATTATTTGAATTAGATTTTACTGGATTTGGTAATAAATATAAAGGTAAAACAGAAAATAAAAAAGTTCTTATTAATGAAGGTATTGAAGCAGTATTATCCGAAAATAAATTTTATACTGATGGTATTAATGTTTTTGTTTTAAAGAATCCTGTTCAAAAATTAAACGAAAATGAACATAAATTTGAAAAACAACCAATAAATGAACAAGTAAATAAAATGAAACACTTACTTGGTTATAAACCAAATGAGTTTGTGAATACAACTAATGTAAAGAAAAATCGTGGATTTTAAAAAAAATATAATTACCAGTGATCAATTTTTGAAAGCATATAATAATCATTTACCAAGTGGTTGGATTAAATTTGCATATAAGTATTTTTCAACCGAAACAGTTAATAAAAATATGAAGTTAAAAAATAGTGTAGTATATATATTAATAAGTTTTTTTATAATTGGTTTTATTGGAACAATTTTGAAAGCACCAAGGATAGTAATTGGAATTGCAACAATATCTTATTCAATAATTTTAGCTGTTTTAGTATTATATTTATTTAGTGTAGTAAAATTAAATAATCTCAGAATAAAAAAAATTAGAAATGAACTTGGTGGAATTTCTGCTGAAGAATATAATAAGTTAGTTGAAATGTATTCATAATAAAATTTTTAGTAAATATTAAAAGTATCAATTATTTGATACTTTTTTTTTATCTATTAGTCTGTATTTATAGAAAAAAGTTAAAAATTATGTTATTCAGTATAAATAAATTTTCGTTGGGTTTGTTGAAAGATACTCTTTCATATGCATCCATCCAAAAAGATAATGACGCATTTGAATTAATTCAAAACATTAAATTAAATATTAATGATATTATTCAGGTTGATTTTCCTGATAATCAATATTATAAAGAACAAACAAATAAAAACCAAATAGTTTTACATCATACTGTTTCTGGACAAGGTGTTGATGGGGATATTGCATATTGGAGAAGTACGGTAGAAAGAATCGGAACAGCAATTATTGTTGGTTGGGATGGTAAAATATATCAATGTTTCAGTACTAAATATTGGGCACATCATTTAGGAACACATGCCGTAAATAATGTTGCTTTAAATAAAGCGAGTATTGGAATTGAAATTGATGCTTGGGGTGGTTTAATAAAAAAAGATAATCTATGGTATCCGGCAAAATGGGATGTAATTAAAAAGAAAAATATTCCCAACACAAAAGTTAAACCAATTCAGAATGTTCAGGAATATCCTAAAGGATTTATGGGATATTATGGTTTTGAAAAATATACTGATGCACAAATTGAATCGGTAAGAAAATTATTAGTGTTTTGGAATGAAAAATATAATATTCCTCTTGATTATCATCCTGAAATGTGGAATATTTCTATAAAAGCATTGGGAGGTGTTCCGGGTATTTGGACACATGTTAGTTACAGGGGAAATGGAAAATCTGATTGTCATCCCGATGAAGGATTGATCAAAATGTTAAAATCGTTAAAATAAATGGGTAATAAAAAATATTTAATTGTGAAAGATCGTGTTGAAATTTATAAAGATTTTGCATTAAATCTTTTATATTATATATATAATTATTATATTGATAAAGAAAGTCTTAGTGATGATCAGGATATTTATAATCATTATATTTGGTGTTTTAATAAAGTGTGTGATGAATTTTTAAAAGAAAATTTAGATTTTTCAAAAAATGATGAATTAAAAATGTATTTTTATTCTTATTATTATCATCAATTTTATAAAATTAATGGAAATGTAGTACATGATACTTCTTTAGCATATTACGAAAAATTTTGGAAAAATATTTTTGAAATAGACAAACAAAAAAATAAAAACATTATTAACATATTAATTGAAATTTATACAATTTATGATAATTCAATAAATTTAGAAAAAAATATTTTAGAGATTGTTTAAAAACTCTTGCATTTTCACACATTAATAATTATTTTTACTAATCATAAATTATAAGAATAATAAAATACATAAATTATGGCAGATTTAAAAAAAGACCTTTTAAATGATTTAATGAACAGTAAATATTATGCTGAAATGGAACTTGTTCGTTTAGCGCAAGAACCAAACATGAATTATAAAAAAAAAATTAAGGAAATGAAATTTAAGCTTAAAAAACTTGGATTATTAAATGCAGAAATTGGTTTAGTTGGTCAATATTTTCAAGAACCACTTGCAGGAGCATCTTCTCCATCACAAGGAACAGCTAATACTGTCACAAATCCACCAGCCGGACAAGTTCATCCGGGACAAACACATGGTGAATAACATTACATGGAGTTATTAATAAAAATATTATCCGAAACATATCAGGCGTTATTTATTTCTTCCATAATTTTTATAATTAATATTATAATTAATTTGATTATAAAAATATATGGAAGATTTAAGTTCAATACTGAAACACGATTTGTTTTAACAAATAGTGAAAAAATTTTACTTTGGATTTCATTAACAATATTTATTTCATATATAATTAAATGAAAACTGTTGAATTAGCATTGAAACCAATAACTGGTTATTTAATTTCAATAAATCGTAACACAAAAAGTGGTTGGTATGAATTCGAAATAGGTATTCATACTAATTGGGTTGTTGGTGAAAATACTAAAATTAGTTGTGATGTATTAAGTGAAAATTCTACGGGAAAATTAATTAAAGTATCACCAAAAAGTGAAAATGTTGGTATTGATGAATTAATATTATTTGTCGAAGCAATAATTAATACAAATAAAAAAATTGCGGATAAAGAAAAACAATTTACAGACAAAATGGAACAAATGAAAGGAGTATTAGAAAAAGAAGCAAGAAAATTTTATGATGATCTTGCTATTCTTAAAGAAACATCATTTAATAATTTCACAAAATCTCTCGAATTGGAAAAAGTATCGAAAAAAAGAAAATCAATAATTGATAAAAAATCAATTCCAATAACTGGAGTTACATCATTTGATAATTAAATAATCAATTCCAATAACTGGAATTATATTATTATAATATGTTATCTACTACAAAATACTTAAAAAATAAGACAGGTCAATCAGATGGGAGAAATTCTATAAAAAAAGAAACAAAATCACCATCATATCCTTCATTAGAAAAAATTAATATTGATGATGATAATAATGTAGATTATGATACATTTTCAGAGTATCTTGGAAAGGATACTGATCGTAATAAAAATAAAATTGCATCAGAAATTCAAGATATGGGTGAAAAATTAATTCAAGAAATTGAAGATAAAAAATATCTGGAAACAATAAAAAAACATGAATATATTCCATATATATTAAAACATTCCAAAGGAATAATATCTGCTGAAGAATTGCTTTCATATAGTCTTAATGATGTTAAAAGAATTTATTTGGATGTCAAGGAAGAAAAAAAATCACGGTTTGTAAGATTTTTTAGATTTATATTCAATATATAGTATTAACTATTAATTTAATTATCTATGGCACAATTATTTGAAGGAGTTTTTAATAAATCCATCATTCATGAAACGTTATTTTTTAATATTAAAACAGTTTTAGAATATCCGACTCTTGAAAAATTAAAGGAAAAAAACGAATCATTATTTGAACGTTGGAAATTTATATCAAAAAATAAATATAATGCAGATTCTATTGAATCAGAAAAGATATATAATGAAAATGCTTCGTATTATCCTGAATATTCTCGGATCGTAGCAATTACTTATGGTAATGTGTATATGGAAAATGGTGAATTAAAAAGAACCATAAAAAGATATGTGAGTGAAAATGAACAAGAAATAGTTGGTAATTTTATTGATATGTTACAACAATTATCAATTGAAAGTATTCAATCAAATCCACAATTTTTTCCAATACTTTGTGGTTATAATATCATTAATTATGATTTGCCTTTATTGATTAAAAGATTTCTATTACATAAAAAAAATCTTACAACTAAAGAATTGCCTTTAATTATTAAAAATATATTAAATGTTAAACCTTGGGAATCTGGTATAATTGATGTAATTAATATATGGAAATTTAATGGTTATGATACTACTTCTTTAATGTTAATTAGTGATTTTCTTGGTCTAAAAAAAACCACGAATTTATTACCTGCTAATGAATTATCTAAATATTATTGGTCTAACATTCAAGAAAAACCTAAAGAAACTCTTGATTTTGTGGGATTACAATCTGCAACACAAACAAACTTAATTATTCAACTTATGAATGAACTAAGACAACTATAGAATAACATATTAAATTCTTATAAAAAAGGAGTAAATTTTTAATATTTACTCCTTTTTTATGGTCTAAATTGAATAAATATAATTATTGCCAAATTAATTGTTCAGTAAATGTACCTTCAATACTTTCAGAATCATAATATTTATCGAAATTTTCTTCAGTCATATATGCTCTTTTCATTTTATTTTCACCGTATAGTAGATAATCGAACATATCAATCATAGTATTAAAGAAAATATATGTTCCTTCCCGATAAATATAGACAAAACTATCTTTCCAATCACTAATGGGAGAATAATTAAGCAAGACACCTAATGTCCTGCTTTTATCTGAATATTCTTCTTCGTGAGCAGTTTTAATTTTTGTGATCATTTTTTGCTAATAATATTGATTCTGTGGTTAAATAAGTATAAAAATAACTTAATGGGTCTTTTAATTCATTATTTTGATGTATTTCATAATGAAGATGATCACCAGTTGCTAAACCCGTATTTCCAACAGTTCCAATATAATCACCCTTTTGAACAATTTGTCCTTTTTTTATGATTATGGATGAAAGATGAGCATAAAGTGTTTCAAAACCACTTGAATTTTTTATAACAATTTTGTTTCCGTAACCATATTTTGAATATGTTATTTTTTCAACTATACCTTTCATTGATGAATATACTTTAGTTCCTTTACTTGCATTAATATCAACACCATCATGAAATAGTTGTGTATGATAAATTGGATGCATTCTCCATCCAAATCCTGATGATATTTGAATTAAATCAATTGTTTTAATTGGTGAAATAGTAGGATAATTATTTAAAAGTTCTTTATTATTTTTTATTTCTTCTGATGTTGATAACATTTTTTCTAATTGATTAGCCATTATACAAGATAATGTTAACATTCTTTTATCTAAATAATTAAAAATTGAATCAACTGAAATTGTATCTAAATTTGTATATAAATTAAACGATTTAATATTAAGACAATTAGTATCAATATCAATTCCTAAAGTTTGATAATAAATATAGTTATCATAATTATTGATTGAAATTAAATTGTTTTCAATATCAATTAATTTTTTTTCGAGTTCAACATATTTTTTTCTTAACATAAAATTTTCATACAATAAAATGCCATTTTTATTGTTGATAATTATATCATCATTGGTACTGGCACTAATTGGAGTTGAACTAAAAAAAATCATCACATTGACTGCAAGTAAAATTGAAAAGACAATTATTAACTTACGTAAAATTAAAATAGATTTTCTCATAATAGTTTTTTTAAATAGTGTTATTTTTGGAAATTAAACAGTTAACCAACAAGTATTTTTAAAAAAATCTTATAATCTGGTGCTGTTTTTAAATGAAAATGCCCGAAAATGTAAATTTTTTCGGGTATTGAGAAGTTTGGTACTTCATTTTTAACCAAATTTCTTATATTTGAAGGAATTTTTTGTCGAATTTTCCTTAATATTATGAATATGTTTATTATCATTTGGTATATATAAATACAAAAAAAACCTGCAAACACCATATTATTGGGTATCAGCCGTTTTTTCTTTGTCAAATATTTTAAATTCCTTTCTACTAAGTTCTTGATAAATATCTGCAATAATTTTAAGTGCTTTTTTTATTTTTTTCTTTATTTTTTTATGTTTTTTGAACACAGGATGTCCATCAATAAACATTTCACCAATATTACCCAATAAATAAATTCTTTCAATTGCTTCATGATAGTGAAATTGATCAAGAATTAAATTTTTATTTTTTTTCTTTGAATGTCCCATATTATTCAATATTGATAATTTTTAAATTATCTTGTTTAAATTTCATTCTATTAATAGTTTTCTCCGGGGATAGAATAAATAAATGTGATTCACCAATTCTTTTAAAACCACAATTATTCGCTTTTGAAAATAATTTATATTCATTTAATTCTTCATCATTCTTTTTAGTTAATTGATTTAATTCAAAATATTTAACTGCTGGAATAATATGAGTTTCAGTTGAATTATAATATTCTTTATATTTTACTGTTTTATATTTTAAATATGTGTCATAATCATTATTATTATTTTGAAGTGGTTTTACAAGCATAATTATGGCAGTATGATCATTATGATATTCTTTATAGATCATTTCCACAAATTCTTCAGTAACACCTTTTTTTCGAAATTCTTCCAATATAATATAACTATGTATGAAAATTATTTTTTTGTAATAATTAATGTGAAATTCATTATGGTTTATTAATTTAAGTAATTCGGAATATGCATCATCAAGACAATAATAATTAAATAATTTGCAAAAATCTGCCCCAAATGATATACCTAATCCAATATTCCAAATAGAGAAACGATATTCACCAATAATGCGGGGTAATTTATGCTCATTAATTCTAATTTGAGAAATATTGCCTTCACATTCAGTAATAAAATTTTCATGTTCACATATGAGATCAAAATTTTTATGTAAAGTTCGAGTATCAAATGCGAGATTAATCCATATGTTCCAATCAGAAATATTCATATAAACAAAGATAATAAAAATTTAGTAAATTACAAATTGAATTAAGATAACTCATGAGACTTACCAATACTACCCAATAAGTTGGTATAGTAACCAGAAACCTCATTTTTATTCATAAAATCTTTTGGTTCAAGGATGTTAATAATCTGTTCATACCAATAAAGCTGAATACCAAATCGATCCATATCGTTAATAAATTCATTGATTGTTTTGGGTAAACTCATTTGATATGTAATATTATCACCAATATTTTTTATTTTATAATTATCAAGGTAAAATTCAAGAATTATTTTATCATCATTGATAAATTTATACCAGTTAATCATATTCTTGCCTTTCCACCCATTAAAAAGCGTCTTACAAGAATTTTCATTGAATACTGGATATAACATATCAATTGAAAACAAAGTAGCAAGAAACGCTTTATATTTCTCGCTACAGTTAGTTTGAATAAATGGGATTACATTTATCATAAATTTATTTTAAAATTTTCTTTTATTTTATACATTTCATTACCGATTGGTTCAAAAATGATAATATGAAAATATGATTTGTTTTTATCTTGTTTAGAATCTGTATATGAATGTTTTAAAATACCCATTTCAAATCTGCCTTCCGATAAAGGCTTGACATAGCTGCCCCAATTTTTATCTGTCGCACTAAAATAGATATCAAAATAATAATAGGCTTTAGCATTAGGCATTCTCCAATCTTCAGCAAAATAACTATAAAAATCGACATCAATAATATCATCAGATGCAAGATTCCAAACCATATTAATGGTATCATCCAATCGATACAACCTGAGATTTCTTTTTATAATATCACCCGAATACATATTATTATATGGATAATAATATTTACTGGTTGTATCTCTCATATATTCCCATTTATTGGCACAAAGTTCATTTACTTGATATGGCTCATATGAAAGCATATAATACTTATTATTGTCATAAAATCGATAAGTTGAAATAAAGGGATTGAAATTTGTAAAAATCCTAAAACCATTATCTTGTGATCGTTCACATAAACTAACTTTATGTAATGGATCATAATCACCTCCAAATAAACCTTGTCCATAAGTACTCAAAGTAAGTAACATTATAATTGATAAAATCATTAATTTTTTCATAAATTTAACTTTTAATATGATGGATTATACGGATCATAAGCATTATTGTTACAAAAAAAGGTGTATTTTCATACACCTTTTTTATTTATAAAAATTTCTATAATTATTCTTCAATTAATTTAAATATTGCTACTGGTAATACCATAAGGGTTTTTGGTTTATTTTTTTTATTTCTTAATTCATATTCAATTAATGAAGTAACTGCACCATCAGATAAAATTTCACCAATATTTATCCAGCTTCTATCAGTTACTTCAAAAAGTACTTCTTCAGTATCACCATCAATAAATTTAACTGGAATTCTTGGAGTTTCTTTTATGTATTTCATATTATTTAATATCAATTTTATTATATTTTTCAAATTTTCTTTTCATATAAATTGTAGCATCTTTATATAACCAATTCATAAATTTTCTTACTTGCCGACCACCAGTTAAACGTGTATTACCAATATCATTGTATCGAACACATGACTTCGATATTAGAAACAGACCAATTGATGATGTTTATGGTAATTTAATATTAAATTTGTTTGATAAATATAATAATGCTTCAGCATTTCCACGACAGTCATCTACCGGAAAATGGGAGTGGTTAGTTATTCTATGTTTTTTCCATTTATAATACATATTATGTTCAGCACCGCAAAATAAATCACCAATTCTTCTGGATGACCAACCAAAAGGGTTTGAGCCATAAAATTTATGAAAATAATAATTAAGACATACTCCGAAATCATATCCATTATTATCTGAAATTCCAATTGGTGATCCGATTATATTAATTTTTAACCAATCCGCAAATTCAGTCATAACTTTTTCTGGTTCATTAAAAGTAAGATGTTCTTCACGACTAAATCCACTAATGGCAAGTGCTTCTGGATTCCATTTATCTGAAATAGGTTTTATTTTACCGTAAAATATTTTAGATAATGATGGTTCAACAACGATTGCAGCAAAACAGACAATAGAATAATCTGGAATATAACTACCATCGCTTTCAACATCAACACATATTAATTTACTCATTTTTTATTTTTAGTATCAATTGGATTTACTGTAACAATATACATTTTTTGTAAATTGGATTTAAACATCTTATTTGCGAAAATAAATAACATTAATTCAAATAATGTATGTGCTATTCCAAAAACATAATGACCTAAAGAAACAAGAACTGCAACAATTAAACCAAATGTTAATTTATTTAACCAAGGATTAAATTTATTAAACATTTCTTTAATTCGATTCCAATGGATTTTTTCTTTTCTCCAAAGAATTTTTACCAAATTTATTTTCATATTAAAAAGGTATTTTACGAATTAGTGATTTAGGTATTTTATTATATTCTTTTGGGGGAATGTAAAGAACCTTTATTGTAGCAATGCGTGGTAAACTAAAACCAGTTATCCAATTACTTGATTTAGTATCATAATAAAGTTTTTTCTTAATTATGTATCCTACAGTATCTGATTCGCTTGGTGCAATGTAAATTGTATTTAGTTTAATTTTTGTTGTATTATCAGTTTTATTATTACCATACTTAATACAAGTATCTTTTTCATTTTTGGTTGTTATTACACAATACGATTTAAAATTAATAGTATCTTTTTTTACAGTATCAACATGAAAACTATTAAAACTATAAGTTGGTTTTTTCCAAGCAATCTCAGTTCTTGTTGAAAGATGTTTTCGTATTGAATAATTTGTGGCAAGAGTTGCAACTAATGCAACACCTGCACAAATTAATAGTACAAGATATCTATTTTCCCAAAATTTAGTTTTAAAAAAACATGAACAGATAAATGAAGTAATTAATACAGAGTTTATAAATATTAACATATCTTTTAATTATTAAGTTTTTAAATTTCAACATTAGTTTCTTTAATTTCTTCTTCCACATCTACCCATTCAAGACCCGGACAATAATCGGTATAACTTGAACTAAAATACTCACCAAAAATACCAGTGCTGTTAATAAGACCATTACTAAAACCACATAATCCTTTCCAAATATTAACTCCAATAAAAGTACCTACTGGTGCTAAAATTAAATTAAAAAGAAATGTATAAAAAATGAATTTTATTGGTGTCCAAAGAACATAAAATAAACCATATGCAATTACAATTATAATATATTTTACTGGATAATAAATAATATATATTCCAATGAATCTAAGTGGTTCAGCATACCAAACTTTTTTTCCTCTTTTATATTTATTAATAACTCCTTGTAACCATCCGGTAATAAAAACATATAAAACATATATAATACCAACAACAATTGCTGATAAGCCAATAGCAGCAAAAAATATCCAATTACTAATACACCAATCAGCAGCAATTGTTATTCCTAAAACTAAACCATTTACGATAAAATAAGCAACACCAAGTAAAAATATTGTAATAAATGCTCCTACAATTTGTTTAGTTGTTTTAATAATATTTTTCCAGTTAGCTGGATTTGTTCTAAATTTATTACGAATTGATTTTAATACTTCACCAATTGATTCACCTAATTTATTAAAACCTTCATTTATTGGTTTCATTCTGGCTTCCCATTTAGCTTTTCTAATGATTTCTTTTCTTCTACGTTCTATGTTTTTTTCTCTTTCTTTTTCTTCATAAATAGCTGCTTTTCTTCTACGTTCAATGTTTATCTCATTACGTTCTTTACGCCATTTGGCTTCCATTTCTTCTTTTTTCTTTTTATATTCTTCTTCACTTATTTTTTTATCAATATTATATTTTTCAAGAATAAAATATTCAATAAATTCTTCGTCAGCCCACTCAGTTTTGTTATTGAAAAACATTTTTACCGTTAATGGCATTTTATTATGTTTATCTTGATAAGAACCCCTATACACATCATATGCTTCTTGATCATTCAAATCAGCTATATACCGATTAACTAATATTTCAAGACAATTAAAGAAAAGAGTTGGGAAAAATAAAAATATTTTCAATAGAAGTTTTGCAATAAATATGAAAGAGCAAACAAATAAGGAAAATAATAATAACCAAAAATACGGACATCCGTTTTGCATAGTTTTTGGTGTTGGTGCATTATCCCGGAGTACATATTTAATTAAACGATAATGCCATGATTTCATACTTACTCGCATAAGTTTTGGCTTATCTGCTTGAATTACATATTGTTCATCCCCATCATTTAAACGAACTACACTATCAATAGGAAATGAACCTAAAATACTTTCAACTACCTTAATATAATAGCCATGTTTATCATTATAAAGAAAACCTTTAAAATGTGAAATATCATGTTGATAGAAATCAACGATTTTATTTACTAAGTACTCAAATTTTTGATTTTTCATATAATTAATTTATTTAATAGTGTCATCTTCTAAAAAAAATTGTGCGAAATTTGGATCAATAATGATATCATCGTAGTTTCCCAAAGTATCTTTAATGTAAAATCGATATGTATTAATTGTACCTATAGAGTCTTGTTCAATTTTAAGAATAATACTTCCTTTATATTCGTTAACATTATCAAATTTAACGAATGTACAACTACTACAAGAACTTAACAACAAATATAATACTAATGCGCTAAGTCCAAATGTAAATATAAATGAAAATAAAAAAGCTAAAGTATTTTTTATTGTTTTCATAAAAATTTAGTTAATATTTTGTGTTTAATACCACTTTGTTTAATACCTTCATTTGAACGTGGTGTTATAATAAAATTATCTGGAATCCAAGTAGATAAATCAAGATCGTCAATAGCAACATATTGACATATGTCAATATGTTCATTAATGTATTGTAATATCTCCATTGAACGACATTCTTCTAATTCTTGTAAACTAAAATATTTGATACCCCATAAATTAGGGGTCTTATCAAATATTTTAGTTTTAACACCATTTATTTCAAAGATACGGTTTAAAATATCGAGAGTATAATCCTCTTTCCAATCACTGGATAAAACTATACGTAAATCACTAATTTTTTCAATAATTTGATTAAAAACATTTACGCATTTTTCATCAAACCTATAACGATTATATTCAGAATTCCATTTCTTTCTATTAGTGTAATATTGCATTGTTGTTGCTAATACACCGTCAATATCAAGAAATATATAATTATATTGTTTCATTCATGTTGAATATCAAATGTGTTTCTGATTGCTTCAATAAGTGCATTTTTTGGAACTGCACCGACACCCATTGCTGGTGTTCCTGTAAGTGGAATGAATAAAAGTGCAGGAATGCTTCTAATTTGAAACGCTGAACTAATTTCAATTTCACTATCAATATCCACTTTATAAAAATCCACATCTGGAAATTCTTGACTAAGTTCTTCCAGTATTGGAGTAACCATTTTACAAGGAGAACACCAATCGGCATAAAAATCAATAATTGTTGGTTTAGTTCCTTCAAATTTCCAATCTTTGTTTTTTTCAAAATTAAAAATCTTAACTTTAAATGTTTCTGTTGTTAAGTTTTCCATATATTTAAATAAAATTAATTGAATATTGTGACCAAATGTAATATAATTTATTTTAATAAACAAAAAAGGGGATGAAAAAATCATCCCCTTTTATATAATTTATACATATTTAATTGTTTGGTAAGCTTAAAATTACCCCTTGACCGTTACCCATCATGTAAGTAGGAAGTTTACCATCCCATTTATTGATCCATTCAAGTTGTATAATCTTAGGATTTGCTGCAACTGAAGTACCTTTAATTTGTAAAGATTTTGCTTCACCCATTGCTTGTTCAATGGCAATATTTTTATTAATTTCTGCTTGTTTAAGTTTTTCTTCCTGTTGTCTTGTTACTTCAACAAGTCTTAAAACTTCTTGTTCGGCAAGTTTTTTAGCATCAATTGCTTTTTCAAAATCACTATTATAATAAACTTCTCGAACATCTACCTGATCAATAATAAGTTTATATCCTTTAACTTCTACTTTCTTTAACTTCTACTTTCATTCTTTTAATGACTTCATCTTGAATTTCTTGACGTTTTGTGCTATAAACTTCAATAGGATTATAATTACTTACTGTTAATGCAAGTGCTGATTTTAATTTAGTTCGAATAATATTATCTTCTAACCAAATATATCTACCAGTATTTCCACCATCATTTTCAGTAACATTTTGATAAATCCACGAAGCTTCATCCGGAATAATTTTCCAAGATACTGATACGTCTAATCCCATTTTAATACCATCTTTTGTTGGTGACCAAATAGCATCGGCATTAGGTTTTGCTCCTTCTTGCTGTGCATTTGCACAAGTGTAAACCCAAACTGTTTTATCCATCATATGAACATCACACCAAGGCATAACAATATGCCAACCAGTATGAAGTTCCATTTCGGATACTCCTTTTGGTGTAACAAGAACACCTACGTCTTGAGGACCTACTTTAGTAATCATACTAAATAAAGCACCCATAATAAAACCCACAATCATTGCAGGTAATGCTAAAGGTAATTCTATTTTTACCTTTTCAGTTATCGTTTTTGCTCGACCCATACCATCTTTTTCACCAGTTGGTACTTCTTTATCAATAAAGAATAATCGTAAAACTAAACCAACTAAACCATAAAGAAATAAAATCCAAAATAAAAAACTAAAAAACCACATATTATTAGGTATTTAATGATGCTTACTCTAAAGGTTTTCAGCTTCCCCGTTTTATATTATTTATTAAATATTGTATCAAGTTCATCCCATAATTCAATAAGTAAATATTGATCAATTTTATCTTTATACCACATCAATGCTTGTTGAAATATTGGTTTACGTTATAAGTATTCTTTTTTGTATTTACAATACATTGAATCATTATGTTCATAACTATATGTCGCATTTGCAAGAATATCACACATTTTAAGAATAATTGCACGATAATCAGCAACAGTCTTAACCATAGTTAATAAATGTTTCATAAGACGATTTGATGATGGTACATCAGTGACAGCTAATACAATATCAGCAATATCTTTATTAGTATTTTCTAATATGTTATTATAGGATTGTCGAGCATCTTCAATACTATCATGAAAAAGTGATGCAATTTTTGTGTTAATAAAATCATCATTATTATGTATAAAAACATTTTGATATCTATCTATTATTGCAGATACTGCATCTATGTGATAGATATATTCTTTATTATCGTATTTAGAATTAACCTCGTTATATTGTTTACGAGCAATTTCATGTAATTTTTCATAATTTAAAATCATATTCTTTTAGGATAAATTTTTCCAAGTAAAGTTATGTATAATTTTCCAAATACATGGTTTTTTAACTGCATATTTTTTTGCAAGATTTATCAAATTTAATCCATTATTATATTCAATTCTAATATATCATGTAAAAAATTTATTAATTAATTTACAAATTTAGAAAATTATATTACATAACCAAAATTTTTGAATAAATTTTAATATTTTCAAATTTACCTGACCATTTTGAATCATCTTTAAATAAACTATTATCACCTTTTGTTTGTAAAAAGTCAATACTTTTAATATAACGTTTATTTTTTGCGTCATGAACAACCCACCAACCATTTATTTCAATATGTGGACTTACAATCCAAATGGTGTCACCATATTGTATTTTACCATTAAAACGATTGGTATCGTATTTATATTTTTTTGATAATTCTGCCCGATACATATCGTTAATTAAATCCTGACTAATAGCTATCCAACGATAATTACTTGCCAGTTTCGGATTAATTATTGAACCATCACCAGTTATTGTTGGTGTTGAGTCACATTGTCTTTCTTCTGCATGATAAATACTACCCCACACATTGTCATATAATAATATATGGTAAGTATCTTTCTTAATCAATTTTTTATTTATACCATTATTAATCATTGAAGTAGATAGAAAAAAAATTGACATTAAAATTACAATTTTATAAAATATTATTTTTTTCATTTTCAATAGTTTTTATTAATACTTACACAAAAATACGAATGTTTATACAAAGTTGTTACAATTTTTTTGACGAAAGAATATAAATTAGATATGGATAATTGAAAATATTAGATATATTTGCCACAATTAATCATAAATTAATGAAAATAATAGAAGCAAATTGGATAGCATTTCATTATGTTACCCGAAGTAATACTACTTGTAAAAATGCAATGGAATTAATCAAGAAATGGAAACTTGAAGATCAATATATTAAATTTTATTATGTTACTCGTGCTTATCAAACTCGTCATGGTAATGGATATATAACCAATGAAGGTCTTGATATATCATATATTAAAGAAAATCCAGATGAAACAAATACCGATCATGGTATGCAAGGTAAGTTCAGAAAAACTGTATTAGATTTAGACTTACTTAAATATGCTATTTCTTGTAATGAATATCATGGTCAGAAACGTGATTATGAAATAGTAATGACTTGTCTTGATCAAGTACCAACAAAAATTCCGGTAACTATTAACGGAGAATTGATTAAGCTTGATACTAATCAAATTGCAGAACATTTTGGTTTATTTCATCTTATCGAATGTCATTCAGATAAGGGTTTTGAGATATAATAAAAAACCTTTATATTATTAATTTTTCATATATATTATTAATTTTTCATATATTTGATGTTTGGTTTTAATAATAATTAAATATTATGAAGTTTTTAATTCAAAAAATAAACGGGAAAATTACTCATGATTTTTCTTTTACATTATTAAAATCAATTGAATATCAAAATTGGTTGCACCGGGATTCCTTCATTAAGTTTAAATATTTCAATACTATTTGTCCGGATGGTGAAAATTTTAAATATTTTGAATTTAATTCTTCTCATAAAAATTATGTGCCTGTTGGTAGTGTAGAATTTGTAATAGTATTTTTAGAAAAATTCTATGGGCTTACACCAAAACCACTTAATGTTCCCGAAGAACTTTTTGATCCATATTATTCTTCTCGTCCAATTTTTAATGAAAATAATACGAGTTTGAAAATATATAATGATTTTAAATGGTTTGTTAAAAGTAATGATAAAATAAAGGGGTTTTCAGAAATTATTAAACTATCAAAACCATATTCAATTCCAGAAGGTAATTATCAAATTTCAGAATATATTAATATTTATAGTGAATGGCGTGCGTTTATATATAATGGAAAATTAGTTGGATTACAAAATTATTCTGCCGAATTCACTAAATTTCCAGACATTAATAAAATTCATGCTATGATAAAAGCATATAAATCAGCACCAGTAGCATATACTTTGGATGTAGGTATTGATGGTTCAAATAATACATTTGTAATTGAATGTCATGATTTCTTTTCCTGTGGATTATATGGATTTGCAGATCATAGAATATATCCACAAATGTTATATAAATGGTTTAAGAATTATATAAATAAAAAATAATGGAATTTCCAAAACTTTATAAAAAAACCAGTACTGGTGCAATTCAGGAATGGAATGTTAGTGTTGTTATAATTGATGATATAATTAACATTGTCAATAAATACGGACAATTAAACGGGAAAATTCAAGAAAGTTGTGAAAAAATTCATGAAGGTAAAAATACTGGTAAAGCCAATGCCACAACTGCTATTGAACAAGCCGAATCGCAAGCTAAAAGTCGTTGGGAAAAACAACTCAAAAAAGGTTATGTGGAAACTATTGATGATGCCAAAGCAGGTAAAATTAATGATATTATCGAAGGTGGTATCTTTCCGATGCTTGCACATAAGTTTTCGGAGCAGGAAAAGAAAATTAAGTTTCCCGCATTAGCACAACCTAAATTGGATGGTCACCGCAGTACAAGTCAATATGAAAATACTGTGGTTACGATGTGGAGTAGAACACGTAAACCAATTTTAACTGTACCACACATTGTTAATACTCTTGAAAATTGTGGTCTTGCCGATAGGTTCGATGGTGAACTTTATAATCATGATTACCGTGAAAATTTTGAAGAATTAACTTCGTTAATAACACCGGATGAACCCCAAGAAGGTTACGAAAAAATTCAATATCATGTTTATGATTTGGCACTTCCTAACCTTAGTAATTATGATAGATATTTAATCCTTGAAGGATGGCGATCTCAATTCGAAAACACTCCGGTTCATATTGTTGAAACTCGTATTGTTAATAATAGAGAAGAATTGATGCAAGCATATGAAGATTTCATGGAACAGGGTTATGAGGGTGCGATTGTTAGAAATTTTGATGGAAAATATGTTTACAAACGTTCGTATGATTTACAAAAGGTGAAATTCTTCGATGATGATGAATTTCGCATTGTAGATATAAAAGTTGGTACAAAAGGTAGTATGGCTGGTAAAGCAGTCTTTATTTGTGAAAGAATTAGAGAAGATCAAAAACTTCCAGAAGGTATAACTTTTGATTGTAAACTCAAAGGCGATATGAGTAAACTCAAAGAATATGCAGATGACCCATCACTTGTAATTGGAAAAATAGTTACTGTTCAATATCAAGGATATACGAGAAAAAATATGAAACCAAGATTTCCGGTTGCATTACGATTTAGAGTAGATTTATAAATTTTAATATTATGTCAGAAACTAAACAACTTACAGCTTATTTGGCAGGTCCGGATGTTTTCCGTAAAGATGCATTAGAATTTTTTGCCGAAAGAAAAAAACTTTGTTTACAACATGGTATTCAAGGATTATCACCATTTGATAATGAAGATAATTTTGGTGATGAATTGTTTTCTAAAGCACATAGCACACATGTATTTATGGGTAATCATAACATTATAGGATTGTGTGATATTATTATTGCCAATTTGATTCCGTTTCGGGGAGCATGTGTAGACGATGGAACAGCATGGGAACTTGGGTGTGGATATGCTAAAAATAAATTATTGTATGGTTATACACCATTTATTAAATATAATTTACCGAGCATTACCGAAATTTCAACATTATGGTTGAATATTAGAAATACTGAATATCCAAAAATTGAATCTTTTGGTAATAATACAGTAAATTTAATGCTTCAAGAAAGTATTGAATTAAGTGGTGGTAAAATATTTTCAACATTTGAAGAATGTTTAATTAATATTAAAAATAGATTCAAATAATTAACATTATGATAAAATTTTTAAAAGAAAATGGTTTTCCGATGACATTAATCCTTGATACTGTTGAATATAATGATAAAGAAAATGAATTCAATGGTTTTTTAACGATTATCAATGATGATCAGGAAAATGAAATTATTAAATTTACTCATACTGATCTACGTGCCAGAATTCATTGGGTTGAAGGATTTTTTACTGCATATAAAATGTTTAAAAAAGAACCAATTAATTTACAATGAAATTTAAAGCACTTAGAAAAAAAGATACTAAAGAATTCATTTATTTTCTCGTAAATGAAAATTTAAAAATAAGTCTTGGTACTTATATAAGTAAACTTCCTAATCCAATGGCTATTACTGCAACAATGGAAAATGTGAAAGAATATTATTCACAATTCACATCAAATTTTGATTTTAATAATATTGAATTAATTGAATTTGATATGTTTGAATCAGATGTTGTTGGTGCAGATATAAGAAATAAACTTACACCACTTAAAAATCTTCCAGCAATGTTAAAAATATTGAAAAAACGAAAAATAACTAAAGAACAAAGAAAAAAAATAAAAGAATTAATTGAAGTAGAAATAATAAGATGTGAAAAAAATGTTGATTATATCGCAAATTTATTATAATTTTATGAAAAATATTTAAAATAATGGCAGGGCATTGAACCCTGATGTGTTGTGTGGTGGAAGGGTAGACACTCCGGGCGCAGAGATACTAAAAAAGCAATAAAATAAAAACTATTTTAGTCAGCCGGAATAGCGAAGAGTCTCTATAATGCTAAGTGCAGGTTCGAGTCCTGTCACAACCTCAAAATAGTTCTTTGAAAATGTTAGTCTTTTTACTGAAAATAAATAATGATTACACCCTAAAAAAACCAGAGTCACAGGGAAAGGTGAGGCGTGGCTCAATCATAGTTAAACCAAATTAACACCATTTATTGTAAGATATTTGTCGATAGACAAGGAGTATGTGGGTTTGGGCACATATAAATATTCTGTATTTTGGAACAGATGAAAAGACTAATTTTTATGATCGGATAACTTAATTGGTAAAGTCATATTTTGAGTTGAGTCGTCCAAAACACATACACGCAAATCCTTGTCAGCGAAAGCGAATATAAGTCAGTATGTGATATGCTAAAAGGATAAAACATTAACCTTTTAATGTAAGTTCGAGTCTTGCTCCGATCACGAATCCTAACACGGTGGCTACGTGTTGAAATGTCGGATAACGTGCCTGATAGTTATAAAACTGAAAGGTTTGAATGCCAAAAAGAAGGAACGACAGGAAGGAAAGTTTTCGCTAAACCTAAGTTTGCCAGTTTTATGAAGACAAAACTGGTTAATTTGAATGATTGGCAGAATGTAAAATGCTACAGTTGAAAGTTTGGCAATAGGCGTTGAGTACAAGTCCATACAGAAGGGCAGGAAAGAAAATGCGATTATGTCCAATACTGGAACGGTAATGTAAAACCGTGTGGGTTTAAATCCCATATCATTCATTTTATAATAATTTCTAAAAGATCAAGATATTCATCGGACAATTATTGATAAATTTTTTCTGAAAAATTTTTTTCAATATTCAAAAGGATAGTCAGCCATATAGAGATATATTAACATATTTTCTTATATTAAAACAGTATTTATATTAAAAAGATTTTATGATTACTTTACATAATTTGGAGCTACAAAAAATTATTGAACATATGGCTATTCATATTCATGAACAAGCAGTACAAATTCGTAAAGATTATGAAATTCTTCCCGGAATGATAAAATTGTATGCAGATTTTGCAATTTATTGTACTGATGATAATAAATATTTTTCGTTTCATTATGTGGTTTATGTTGATAATAAAGGTGAAAGATTCCATATTGTGACTTGGACACCTGCAACACAGGATGAGTTTTTAGATTCAATTAATTAAAAAATAATAAAATTTAATTATATTTTCATTTATTTTTTGTATCATTGTGTAATAAAAAATAATTACATATATGAGACAAGCGAGCACCAATTATGGAATTATAATTAATAATGATCAATTTATCGGCATTTCTCTTGGTTATGATTATTGTTCTGAACATGAATGGGGAATAAAAGACATAAGAAGATTATGTGGTATTCCAGAATCAACTAAAAAAATTATGGGAGTTAAATCTCGTACAATAACTGTATGTCCTCCCCTTGTTTTTAATAAAACAACCATTAAAAAAAGAAAATACGCTTACCTATATACTGGAAATTCTTCGGATACTCAAGAAAAAATGGAGAAAAATTTTCCTTATGAATTAAAAGATTATTCAGAAAGTCTTATCTATAATGAAGAATGGAATATTAAACATTCGGAAGATAAAGAAAGTAAAGACTTAATCATCACTGCTTGGGATGAACATAGTTTTGGTATTGCGGTCATGGGTGAAAAAGAAATTAGTTATCTTCAAGAACTTTACGATGAGTTTCAAAATAAAAATATAACTATTGCGGTCATTAATCATCGTGTAACAAATCCTTTTGCTGGCACTGCACTTTCTTTAATGATTACTGACCGTCTTCCTCAAGAAATTCTTGATATGATGTATGCTGGAGATAAAGAATATTTTGATCGTGAAGATTATGAAGAAAAAATTGGTATGAAAAAAATCATCCAAAAATATGGAAATAAAAATGGATATAATGGTTTACATTATTTTATGGCATGTTCTCCAAATTGGATTGATTATAATGATGAAAAGAAGCGTGAAGAATATAAAACAAAATACAATACCAAGTATAATATTAAATATTGGATAAATTATAGTGATGATGATAATAATTGTGGTTGGTATACTGTTGAAGAAATTGAGAAATGGCTCACCGGAAGTAAAAAATTAACCGAAATAAGAAAGGGATAAATACATGATAAAAACAATAAAAATAACTCATTGTATGTTTCAATGTCCCTTTTTACGGAAACTCAATTGATGGAATGATCAGTAATCATCCTTATTGGAAAGATTATGGAGCATATGATAATAACACAAGAAAATAGTAGAGATAGTAAAATACTGGAAAAATGTCCTTTAATTAAAGAAGAATTAACTATACATTATAAACTAAAATAATAAATTATGTGGGGATTTAATATTTATCGGAAAAGAAAAAAATTGGAAATTGACATTGAAATGCAAAAGTACAAAACAACAGCGATTAAAGAAGTTGAAACAGTTGCTTTAACATGTGCAAAACAAATAGGTGAATATGAACACACATTTCATTCAAAAAGAGAAGAATTGGGAATCGTCATCGCAAAAATTGAAGCAAGTAAAGAATCAATGACTAAAGAAATTGAAAATCTTCAAAAGATTATCGAAATAAAAGATTTAGAAATTGATAGGTTAAATAATATCTGTTTAGAATCTGTAGAAGGAAAAATTATAATTCAAAAATAAATTTTATGATTACTGCAGAAGATAAAAAAATATTCGAAGAATTCGATGAAGTAACCAGTTATTTCTTTATTGATATGGTTGGTGGCATTATATGGAGAACTGGTCATGATGCTGGTCATGGTAGATATGATATTACTCCTGAAATGCAGGAAGACCTTAATGTTCTTCATGAAAAACAAGTATTTTGTGTTCAACAATTAGGTAAGTTTGGAGTTGATCCTGAATCAGCAAACAACAGACCTGATGGTGATTATTGGAAATGGTATACTCATTGGGATAATTGGAAAAAAGCAATGAGTGATGAAGAATGGAATACTCTCAATAATAAAATGAGTCAGAAAGAAGACATTTCCGATTTGCTTCCAAAACATAAATGGAACGAAGTAAAGAAAAAACGAAAAAATGGAAGAAAAAATACTTGAACTAAGAGCATATTTTTTTGTACCATATAATATAAGTGAAATGCAACGTGGTGTACAAGGAATACATGCAGCATTCAGATATGGTAGAAAATTTGCAGAAGACGAAATTTTTAAAAATTTTGTTGATAATCATGAAACTGTTATTATACTCAACGGTGGTACAACTAACGATGAGAGAGATTTTGAAGGATTCGCTGCAGGTACTTTGAATCATATAGGTGATCAACTAAATGATGAGGGTATTCCTTTCACATATTTCGTTGAACCTGATTTAAATCATGCACTTACAGCATTGTGTTTTATTGCAGATGAAAGAATATGGAATAAAGAAGATTATCCAGATTTTATTGATTATCTTACTAATTCAAAAGATATTGTTGATGAATCGTTTACTGCACTAATTACAGCACCACCTGAAGAACTTAAAACCATATTTCCTGATAAATATAAAGAATGGGTTCGATTAATCGGTGGAGTAAAAAATATATTTTTACGTGAACTATTAAAAGGTAAAAAATTAGCATAAAAAGTATAATGACTAAACCCAAACTTATTGCAATTGCTGCCGTTGCTTTAGATGGTACAATTGGTATTGATGATAAAATTCCTTGGAGAATACCTGAAGATTTTAAACATTTCAGAGAAACAACTATGGGGAATTTACTTATTGTTGGAAACATAACGTATCATACTCTACCAGATAAAGCATTTGAAGGTAGAGAATATATTGTTTTAAATCACAATCGATTTAAAACTGATAGACCTAAAGTATATCAATTTAGTGATATTGATATGGTTTTAATGTTATTAAATAATCTTCATTTCGATAAGGTTTTTATTGCTGGCGGTGCAAGCATTTATAATGCAATGATTGATTATTGTGATGAAGCAATAATTACAGTAGTTAATAGTCCTTTCTTAAATGGTAACAAAAAATTTCCAATAGAAAAATTAGTGAGTGATTTTGAAATACTTACTGGTAATGAATGGGTAGATAATAATTGTGAAGAATGGTTAATTAGTAAAACTGGAATAGAATATAAAATTATCCATTATATGAGAAAATTTAATGAAATCCAAGATACAAAAACCGATTAAGATTAAATCAAAACAAATTACTACCATTGAAATGGAATTTGCAATTTCAATTTTATTTGGTATTAGAAAACACATTATTGTACCTAATCTATCTTGGGGTTTTGTTTCGCATGAATGTGATATTTTTTTAGTGAAAAAAAGTAGATATGCTGTTGAAGTTGAGATTAAAAGAAGTTATAGTGATTTTATGGCTGATTTTAATAAAAGTCATCATCATAAAGAAAGAAATAATAAAATTGCAGAATTTTATTATGCATTCCCTTCAACAATAGTTGATAGATGTAGAGATTTAGTTCCAGAAGGAGTTGGAATTATTGTTTGTGAAAGACAAAAAACTACAGAAACAATTTGGGCAAGTATAGAAAGACGACCAATAAAAATAAAAAATTCAAGAAAATTAACAATAGAAGAAGTATTAAAAGTAGCGTCTTTAGGTTGTATGAGAATTTGGAACTTAAAAAGTAAAGTTGTTAATTTACAAAATCAAATTAAGAATGGATAAGCCAGTATTTAAAAATAAACCTAATGAACATATAATAATTCGTCATGAATTTAAAAATACTATTAATACTATTGATTATTGGATTAGTCGTGCTGTGGCTGTGGTCGGAATCGTATTCGTTATACCGTTGGTTGGTGGCATTCAAACTCTTATCACCAGAAGAACAATGGAAATGCCTGATGAAGCCGGAAAATTTGGTTTACCTTGTGGTTATTTGGATTTTGATGAAACTGGTTATGATGCTATGGTGAGAGAAGTTTATGAAGAAACATCATTATATCTTCCTAAATATAAAAAATATTTAGTTTTAAATAATAATGAACAACCATTTACTGTTCATGATAAACCATCCAGAGATTCAAGACAAAATGTTTCTTTAATATATCTTTCAGTTTATGATTTTCATGAAGCAATGGATCAATTTCCATTAGATATTTTAAAATATACAGATAAAGAAACCTCGGAAGTTAAATGGATGTTATTAACTGATTTTTATTGTAAATTTGATAGAGAATATGAATGGGCATTTAAACATAATGAAACCATAAAAGAAGCATTAATATTTTTCAATAATAAATAAAATGAAATCACCTGAAAATCAATTATTATTATCAAGTGGTAAAATAATTACTTTTAATCCTGAACAGCTTGATGGATTAAATAAAATAAAATCTTGGCTCAGAAATGGGCAAACGTTTTTTACATTAGCGGGATCGGCTGGTTCAGGAAAAAGTACTATGGTAAAAAAAATTTTAGAAAATTATCGTGGTGGGGTTGTCGTAACTGCACCTACACATAAAGCAGTTAAAGTAATTTCAAATATTACTAAAAAAGAAGGTAATACACTGCATTCATTACTTGGACTTCGACCTGATGTTGATTTAATAACATTTGATCCAAATCGTCCTCAATTTAATCCAATTGCAATTCCAAAAATTAATGACTTTAATTTTGTAATTGTTGACGAAGCAAGTATGATAAATAAGGAATTATTTAATTTAATTAATGAAAAAGCTAAAAATAGTAGTATTAAAATTTTATTTATTGGAGATTCTGCTCAATTACCACCAGTTAATGAAGACATTTCTATTGTTTTCATTGAAAATAAAATAGAAAAACACATATTATTTAAAATTGAAAGACAAAAAGATGGTAATCCAATTTTAATTACATGTGATAATATTAGAAATAATTTAAATATTATTGATGGTGGATACGTAAGAGAAACAAATATTAATAACATTGGAGATGGTATAATATTTACAATAAATAAAAATGAATTTAGAAATTTATGTATAAAAAAATTCACTTCCGAAGAATATAAAAAAGATATTGATTATTGTAAAGGTCTTGCATGGAGAAACCAAACGGTTATGGAATCTAATAAAATAATTAGAAATATTTTATTTGGTGAAAAAAGTGATATTATTGAAATTAATGATGTACTAACTGGATATAGAACAATAACTACCGAAAATCAAAATACTATAATCATTCAAAATTCTGGAGATTATCAAATAATTGAAAAATTCAATATTGAAGAAAATTCTTATGGAATTAAAGGTTTTAGAGTTAAACTTAAAGAAAATCTTTTAAATGGTTTAAATAAATTTCAAGATATTTTTATTATCGATATTAAAGATCATCAAAATTTACATTTATATGGTGACATGCATGATTATTTTCGTGATATGGGTAAGTCAAATAAAAAAATGTGGAAAAAATATTATGAATTTAGAAGAAATAATATTTTAATGTGTGATATTAATAAATATAGTAATGGTCAATTAAGAAATAATTCAGATATTATAGTAAAAGATATTGATTATGGTTATTTTTTAACTGTACATAAAAGTCAGGGTTCAACATATAAACATGTTATGGTTATTGAGAGTGATTTAAATCTAAATCGAGATGTGGTTGAAAAAAATAAATTAAAATATGTTGCATTTTCTCGACCAGAAAAAACTTGTACTGTTCTTACTACAAAGATTGATAATTATCAATAATATATTTTTTCCCTCCTAAACGATTTTTATTGTTTAATTTTGCCAATCTCATTTTTTCTTTAGATATTTCAGTGTGTTTTTTTCCAATCCAATGATTTTTAAATTTTTTGGTTTCTTTCATTTTATTTTTAGTTTCATTAGTATGTTTTTTATTTAACCATAATTTTAATCCTTTGTGACCGATGCTAATTTTTTCTTTACTTTCATTAGATTGAATTAATTAATTTAGTATCTTTATCCAAAGATAATTAATATAATTGGAATAATTAATATGAAAAAATTTACACATGGTATTGTAGTAATCGATCCAATACCTGATGAAAATGATGAAGTGGAAATAGTACATTTTATTGGTTTATGGGAAGCACCTACTAAAGAAGTATTTTTACAATATGAAAAAGAAATAAAAACCGATCCTGAATTTGGTTTAATTGAAATTATTGATAGAATTGAAGTTTTACCTGCATCAGAAGAAATTTTAGAAATGTATAATAAAATGGTACAGGAACATGAATTAAGTAAATTAAATTAATATGGAAAGAATAACTGATACACATGTATTTTTTTGGGGTGGTATATTATCAAATTGGTATCCAATTAAATTTAAATATAAACATTTCACTTTTTTTAATACAGAACAAGCATTTATGTGGGAAAAGGCTGTTTATTTTGGTGATATGAATATTGCTGAAGAAATTATGAAAACACCCAATCCAAGAGAAGCCAAAAAATTAGGACGTAAAGTTATTAATTTTAATGCAGATACTTGGACAAATATTTCATATCAAATAATGGTTGATGTTAATTTAGCTAAATTTGAACAAAATAGAATTCTTTCACACGTATTACTTTCAACCGAAAGTAAAATAATTGTCGAAGCAAGTCCCAATGATCGAATATGGGGAATTGGTCTTCATTGGAGTGATGATAAATGTCTTGATAAAAGTAATTGGCAAGGCACTAATCTATTAGGTAAAGCATTAATGGATGTAAGAAAAGAATTAATTAATAAATATAATGAAGATTGAAACACTAAAAGTAACATGGAAACTCATTTGGAAGGGAAAATATGATAAAAGAAAAAAAGTTTCCAAAATGAATACAATTATCAATAGTTCAGAAAATAATGAAACTAAAAAGAGTTATTGTAGATATATTGCTGAAAATGATAAACATAAACATGAATTAAAAACTATAGAAGGTACAAAATTATTTGAATTGCTTCAAGAAACTGTGATTCAACATAATAAAAGTAATGCTGAACGATTTGAAAAATGTGTTTATGTAGACGGTGTATATTTTGCAGATAAATTGTTATTCATAAAAAATCCAAGGGTTGTGTAACAGACATTAAAAAATTTCGTATTATTAAATTGTAAGAGATATATAAATTATGTCACTAAATTTTAATTCAAATATATGTTAAAATTAAACGAAATTAAATCAATAATTAAACCTGAAAACGGGATTGAATCTGCAATCATAACCAATGTTGAATTTATTGAAGGAGTAAATTGGGGTAAAGTCAGACCCGGACATCCAGAATCACAAGTCATTTACCACATACAACAAGTTTTGGATAATGTTAATAAATTTTATGGTAAAGATGATGATAGATCAAATTTACGTTTAATTGCTATATTGCATGATAGTTTTAAATATAAAGTTGATCATACTCAACAAAAAGTTGGTGAAAATCATCATGGGATGATAGCCAGAAGATTTGCGGAAAAATATGTTAATGATTATGGTTTGTGTAAAATTATTGAATTGCATGATGAAGCATATAATGCTTGGCAAAAAGGTAGTAGACGTGGTGATTGGTATGGTGCAGTAACTCGTGCAAATAATCTTATTAGTGGATTAATGATTGAAGGTAGGCTTGATTTATATTTGAAATTTTATCGTTGCGATAATGCAACTGGTGATAAATCAAGAGATAATTACGAATGGTTTGAGAATTTAATAAAATAATGAGTTTAATTCCAAAGTTTTTATTTTTGCTCTTTCAAAAAAAAGATGAACCAGAATTATATAAAACAATAATTCTGAATAATAAAGTTATGAGTAAAGCACAAAAAGAGTTAATTAAATCTTGTAGGAAAATTCTTTCAGATAATAATGTGCCTTTAAATAAAATCCGATTTATTTTAGAATCATCATTTATGTATGATATTGATAAAAATACTATTAATCCCACATATAAACAGTTAATTCCTAAAAATAAAAAACGTCCAATTATTGAAATCGATAAACCCAAGAATCTTATGACTATTTTCTTAGGTGAATATGAAACTGAAAATAATTTTGATGTGGTTAAAACTTTATTAAAAAAAACCAAAAAGGGTTTAATAATATTAGCTAATAATATTGATTATAATTTAATTATTTCCATAGCAAATTTGGATGATGCTATTATATTTTATAATCAACAAATTGTTGATAGTGTTTGCGATTGTGAATAATATATTAGTAATGATAAATGATAATTTAAATATTGAATATAAAAAAGCTAAAAGATTTATAAAAATTATTTCAATAATTAAATATATTGTTATAATAATTTCTATATTTGGAATAATTATTATAATTATTTTAATTAAATAATTTTTATATATCATGAATAAGCAAAGAATAATTGATGCGTTTAGTAAACATTCTCCAATAACTCCAATGTCATTGGAAGAAAGTAAAACATTTTTAGATATTTTATTATCTAAAGATGAAAATATTAATTGTGATGTTAATAAAATTGATAAAGAAAGTGAAATCTATAAAATACTTGAACCATTAATAAATTCATTTCAGGCACAAGTTTTTTTAAAAAGACTTAAACTTTTTACCAGTCTTCATATTACAACAGGTGCTTTAGTCATATTAATGTATCATTTTCCAAATCCTGCTGTTTGTGTTATGTACGCTTTTTATTTACATAATAATCTCCCTGCAGATACTTTAATAGATGTTAAAAAATTTGCAGAAATATTTCCTTGGGGATTCTTTTCAGTAGACCAATTAAATACAATTTGGAATGAATTAAAAGTACGAAAAACTGATAAATTGGATGAATGTCATTGTTATGGTGCTCCTGACAAATTATTGGATTATATTGAACCTTGGGAATATACTGATCCCATATTAAATTAAATGAAATGGCGGTAATTGGTATAAATTATGATGAAGGAAGCGATAAAACTGATTTAGGATATAAATCTGTTGATATTTCTTATGGGAGTCCAAGTGAAGTTAAGGTTTTTGAAACCGGAAATTTTGCAATGGATTGGTATAATATGCGAAAATTCATGATACAAAAATTAACAGAAATCGAATTTCATTTTTGTCATTCTTCAAGTGTTGATCATTTTATAATGGACGGTGCACCATATGATAGTATGTATTTAAAATTTGATAGTGAAAATAAACCATATTTAACATCAGAATATGATGAAGATGGTATTGAATTTTTTGTCCCGGAAGGAACGACTCCAACATGGGGAGAACTTAAAAAAATGTATGAATGATATTAACACTTAAAATAATATTCTTTTTCTTAGGATTGTGGTCAACAATATCTCTTATTGAAGACGCAATAGAAAAGATAATTATTCACACTAAACAAGATGGATTAGAACTTCATCAATTATATACACATGGTTTATTATCCACATTTAATGTTACGATATGGATATTATCTATGGTATTTTGGACTGGATTTTATTTAGTAAATCAATTATAATGGTTGAATTATTTTTAGGACATCTTGCAGGAGACTATTTACTACAAAATGAGTGGATGGCGTTAAATAAAAGCAAAAACACTCGTATAGGTTGGCTTGCAGCATTTATTCATTGTGTACTATATACTATAGCAATATGTTTATTTATGTGGAATTTTGATTGGTATTGGATACTAATAGTATTTCTTTCACATTTTCCAATAGATAAGTTTAGTCTGGCTGAAAAATATATGCATTATATTATGGGAAAGGGTATGAAGGATTATGTAAATAATGATAATTGGATGAATAATTCAGTGTATGTTAAACCAATAAAGAAAGAACTCAACCGTTACGATATGTTAGAAGGTGGTTTTACAGCTATTGTTTATACGATTACTGATAATTCCATACATTTAATATTAATGTGGGGTGCATATAATTTAATTTATTGATTCTTTAATGTTTATATAAACTTTCACTTATAATAATAATAATTATTCTATTATGAAATTCAGATCATACATAGACTCATTAGAATACATTAAAAAATTAACATATAAAACCAATGAATATTTTATTAAAGGTAAGTTCGTTGGTTTACCTTCTCAAAAAATTGAAACACGTGCAATAAATACTTTATTTAGTGAAGGTTTAATTATTTCTCAAAAAGATTTTGGTAATTATCAAGCACGTAGTGTAGTGACCAAAGAAGCAATTACAAGATTTCATCCAAATAATATAGATAATAAAAACTTTTGGATTCAATGTAGAAAACACTTTCCACTGTTAAGTGTGTCTGGTGGTATTTGCAAAAACATTAAAGAAGTTAATGAAAAAACCCTTAAATTAAGTAAGGATATTGGTGCATATAGATTTCTTAGGAAAATTTTAAAAGAAGCTAAAGAAAAATTAAATATTTTAGAAATTGGATGCGGATACGGTGGTTTATTTAATATTATTAAAGATAAGTGTACGTATTATGGTATTGATTATGTTATACATCAATCATTAAAAAAATATAAGAAAAATTTTATTGAAATTGATGTAAGCGGTATTCCTGATTATTTACAAATTGATAATTTTTTTGATATAATATATTGTGTAAATGTTTTACAACACTGCTCACAAAAAGATAGATTTGAATATTTTAAACAAGGTCATAAAATATTGAAAAAAGGTGGATATTTTATATTTACAGTATTTTTAATGAATGAAGAAAATAAAGAAGATAATTGTTGGGGAGTTATTGATGAAAAAGGTATTGGATATACACATTTTTTTAATCAATTAACCGAATGTGATTGGAATTATGAATTATATTTATATTTAGAAGAAATTGGGTTTGAACCAATTGAATCCAAAATAGTTGGTAATTTTGCATATTTTACAGTAAAAAAATTATGAGTACACAAATTAATCAATATTTCATGTATGGTATTTTAAAACCATATGATTGGCGTAAAAAATGGGAAACCGAAACAGGTAAAAATTTTTTTGATACTTTTGAAGAGTTTATGAATGATAATGCTTTCAATGATGAAATTAAAGAAAAAGAAGGAATATTTTGTTTATCTGACGGTCGAGATGGGAGATTTATAATTATTGGAAAAGTACTTGAAAAATCAAGTGACGGAGAATATTTAGGATCAAGCGCACCAATTAAAGTACCTGATTTAAACATTATTGAAAAAATGAAAATAGTGAATAATGTTAATAAATATTTTGGATTATTTGGTGAGTTTAATTTTTATTTTGTAACTAATTATAGATAAAACTCGTTTAATATTAAAAAATAAAATTATGAAAATTTTTTTTAGTAAAAATATGAGATCATTCATATTAATGGGTGTTTCAATAATAGTCTTCGTTATTTTAATGATTAGTGATCGGAATGATAGAAAAGAAAACTTGAATGGTCTTATTATTTTCTACAAAATATTATACGAAGATACATATGCTAAAGGACAAGCAGATGCAATAAAAGGAGATATTCGTATTAATCAAATTAATGATAGTACGTGGGTTTACGTTAAATCACCTTGGGATGGTGGAATGAAATTAATTACAGATACTATAATTATTAAACAATAATTTATAATGGGAAAAAGTGTAGTAAAAACATTGATGGGCATTACTCTTTATGAAATTTCTGAGGATTTTATTTATAATTTAAGACAAAAACATAAAAATCCTGAAAATATTTTTAATTTTCTACCTGAATATACCATCAATACCAATAAAGAAGCAAATAATCAACCCATTAAAGCTGAATATTTTCATCAATATTTAGGTCATGTTCTTGATCCAAGTCATGGTAATGGTGAAAAATATTTATATTTTAATGTTGAAACTCTTGACAGGAATTTATTGGAAGAATTTTCAAATGCTGGTGTTGATGAATTATTTGACGAATTTAATTTTAAAAAGATATTATCCTATTTCAAATCAAATACTGAAGATGATCTATCTAAATTTGTCTTCCCTACTACGAATTATTTAATTGTTGAAATAATTTATGATACATCGTATGATTATTATAGTGGTGGTTTTGATTGTGATGTTTATTATGATATTATAGGATATTTAAATAACAATTTAGAATTAACATTATTTAACGATGAAACCATACGTTCTTCTAAATAAATTTATTATTTAAAAATATTGTAACATTTTTTAAAAAATATCGTATAATTTTTTGTGGAAAAAAAAATAAAAATAAGAAAAGTGTTTTTCAATTCGGATGAAGAAAGAAAAATTTGGATTCGTATTAATGCCGAACTAATTCAATATACACAAAAATTAATAAATGGTATTAATAATGAAATCGGTAAAATAAATTTACCATATTCCCCAATGTGGATATCGAACAACCAATTAACTTATGATGAGTATGAATGTGATGCTCCGAGATTTTCTCTTGATGAACTTTTAAGCTTATCAATTTCCGAATTATTTAAATTAAATCAACAAAGAGAAGAAGATGAAATTCAAAGAATGTTTTTAGAATGTAAAAAAAATAATCTTTAATGTTATGAATAACGAGAAACTTAACGATTCAAATAATAAAAAAACAATTTTTAAAGTCTTTAATAATAAAAAACTTAACAATTATAAAGAATCACTAAGATTGGGAATGATTAAAAATTTTGAAAAAAATGGTCATCTTGCACCTATTTTATTTTTTTTAAAAGATAATGCACCAGTAATTATTCAAATTCCGTCTGATTTTCTTTCAACTCAGGAAAGTAAAGTACTTTTCGGTAATTCAGTAAGAAGATTATGTCAAGAACCAAACGTAATGGCTGCGGGTATGATTATTGAAGCTTGGGGTGTAAAACTTCATGAAGATAATGAAATGTCAAAATTACTTATGAATGGTAATATGAAAGTTCGTGATGTTAAAGATAGACAAGATATAATAATTATGATTTTTAGTACTCCAGAAGGTGAAGAAACAATTTCATATGTTGTTGATTGTGAAAATAAAACAGTTGGTGAAAAATTTATTGGTGAAGATGCGGGTAAAATGGGCGGTAATTTTTCAAATTTTTTTAACTGGACAAAAAATTAAAAGATAATGAAACTTACAGGTAAATTAAATCCAATAACTAAAGAAGAAATATTTCGTGTTAATGAACAAGATATAAATTTTTGGAATAAGAATTGGGATGATCTAACTCTTGATGAAAAAGCAACGTTTTGTTCATTCATTGAAGCACCATTTCTTGCAACAAAAGGAGAATTCAAAAATGATCATATCATTAAAGATCGATATGAATATTTTCAAATGAAAAACATAATGGAATTATAATATATCCATTTAAAAATTATTGGGCATTAATTGAGTATTTATTTTCAGTTAATGCCTTTTTTATGTGGATATATAGCATATTATTAATTATAATTGCTGGCATATTTAATGCTTGCATGGATGTTTTAAGATATAGATATAAAGTTTCTATTTTTAGATTTTGGAAATATCAAAATTGGATTAATCCTACCCTTTCAGTAAATAATAAATGGAAATCAACAACGTGGTTAGGTGATAAAATTATGTCTACTGTATTAGTCTGGATTACTGATATGTGGCATTTTGTTAAAATGTTAATGCTTACTTTCATATTTTTAGCAATGGTTTTATATAAACCAATGTGGAATTGGTGGGGTGATGTGATAATATTTTACTTCTCATTTACTATCACTTTTGAAATATTTTTTTCAACTTTTTTTATTAAAAAATAAATATTGTAACTAATTTTTACTATTTTCGTAAAATATGGTAAACATAATTTTACAATCATGAAAATTTTTTACTTATTACCAATTGTAATTGTTATAATATTCATATCAATTACATTAAATCATCTAATTTATATTATACCTATTCAAGAATGTGTTGAAGGTGCTAAAGTTTATGGCTTTTGGAATGGTTTATGGCATGGAATGATTTCAATAATTTCTCTTATTGCCAGTCTTTTTAATCATGATATTGCAGTATATGCAATTAATAATAACGGTGCATGGTATAATCTTGGTTTTATTATGGGTGTTAATGCATTAGCTGGTAGTGGTAGTAAAATGATACAAAATAAAAAATAATTATGAAAGCAGAAATATATTATTTTGCTTGTATTGCCAGTCAATATGAAGATTCAATTGGTTATAAACATAACCAAGAAATCCCGGTATCTGATATATGGAAAGTTGCTGAAGAAATTTACAATAAAGGTCTTAATGTGAAAATAACACATTCTTCTCATAATGGAGAGAAAAAAATTATGCTGTATGTAGATGATAAACACTTCAATCAAAGATAATGGAAGAATTGGTTGAAGATTTGAGAATGGCAACTTTTCATATGAATAATGAAGAAGCAAAACCAGTAATTGATGATTTTCTTTTTAAATATCCTCAATTGCTCACATATCATGAAAAAGAATGGTATTATATTAATTGTTAATATGAATAAAGAATTTAAAAAAATCCCCATAGAACAAAGACTTCTGGAAATTGATCAGGAAATTGATAAATTGGATGAAATTGTTGGACAAAAAGATAATGTTTGGGATCGTAATAAACCTTTTGAGGAATGGTGGGAACATATAAGACCTGAACAAAGTAAAATTTCTGAACTCAGTAGAGAAAGACGAATGATAATGCCATATGAATTATCTAAATTATCTGATTTTGGTGATGTCATGTCTTTGGAACATTTTATTGATAATGTAAAATGTGGTGGTTTTATTGATTATGATGGATACGGTCATTATATTAAATATGGTCAAGAAACTAATGTTGAAATTCATCCAAGTGATGTTAAAAATAATTCTATTCGAAAAGAATTTGATACAATAATTTGGTTTAATCGATAATTATGAAAAAACTTCTTGATTTTGAAAAACCTAAAAAGGTTAAAAGCTCCGAAGATCACAATAAAATATATATGAGTGATTCTGGTGTAGCAGGTACTTATGTTCCAAACATGAGTGATGAGGATAAAAATAAATGGAAAGCTAAACATATTAAAGGTGATGATGAACGCATAGAAATCCGTAAATCATTGAATGGTGTTCAAATACTTATCGTTATTTATAAAAATCCATTTCAACCAAATAAACCAGTATTTCCAGAATATGATGGTGGCGGTAAAGATTTTTATTGGGAACAAGCTAATATTTTTTATCGTGCAGATTGTAAAAGATATGCTAAACGCCATCAAAATGTTCAAATGTCAATGAATGGTAAAATTGATATGACTTGGGATAATTGGTGGGATTTGACTGAAGCAGTAAAAGAAGCACTTGAAATACTATTATAATATGAATTTAATTCAAATAGATGATACCGATATAATTCTTCAAGATTTTGAAGCTGGTCATGGTAAGATTATTATTTCAGATAATGATTGGGGTTATAATTTTTCACATTATTGGGGTGCGATGGGTGAAAATACTAACATTGCTCAATTTTTATGTCGAATTAATTCCAGTTATTTTATTGATAAATTATCCAATCGTCAACATGGTGATTTCAGTCCTAAAAAAACATTTAAAAATATAAGAAAATATATCAGGGAAGAATGTAGTTGTGAGTTGCCTTGGTATAAACATTTGGAATTCCAAAAGGATTTGAGGGAAAAATTAAATGATTGGGAAAAAGAATGTGGTTGTGAACACGAATTTGTTAATAGCTGGACATATTTTTTTAAATATACTCTCAATTATTATTTAATTGAAGATAGGTACGATCAAAAAGAAATTGAAAGTATGTTTAATAATATAACTGAAGAATGGAATTTTATTGTATATGATGAACCAAGAGAGAATATTTGGTTAAATAAATTATTTCCGAAATTACAATCTTATTTAAAAAAAGAACCATTAATGTTTTTAAATAAAAAATAAATTTATAGAATTTGCTTGCAATTAATAAAAAATACCTTAATTTTGATACTTTAATATTTAATAAAACTATTAATCAATGAAAAAAAATAATTTAGTTCCAAATAAAGGTTTAAGTCTTTCTCAAGCACAATCGATCTCTAATCTATGTTATCAAAGAGCAACAGAAATTGGCACTAAACTTAGTGTGGTTAATAATTTCAGTAAAACTATTACAATTGGTGAAGAAACTAAAATATTAAAAAAGGCGATTAAACTTCCGGATGATGTAGTTAATCTATTAAAAGAAAAAGCAACACTACATGCATGTCAAGCATTCTTAATGGAAAATATTAAAGCTAAAGAAAACTTGCTTTCAACTATTAAAAAGGTAGTTGCTAATGTTTCGGAAATTGATTATCCAGAATCTCCTGATTATGTTGAACCACTAATACTTACAAATGTTGATGAAAATTTTGGTTGGGAACAACTTTCTGCTGCCGAAATTAATGAATATCTTGAAGCAGAAGCATTTGCTTCTCATATTGGTTTATTTATTCATAAAGATTGTCATCTTGACAGATTAAGAGCAGAATTGCCAAATATTCCAGAAATAGAATGGTTTGAAGTTGAAACTGGTAAAAAAACCCCGGTAATTGTAGAAATTCATCATACTGCAGAAGGTCTTTTAAAAATACATGAAGAACTTGCAGCATTGCATAGGGAATATGAACAAAAAGTAAACTTTTATAAAGCAAAGGTTAAAAATTTAACTACTGCTGAAAATGCTCGTATTGCTAAAGAAAATGCTGATGAACAAACTGAAGCAGAAAAGACAAATAAGGTTCTTCGTGCTGAATATGAAACCATTTATAAAAATGCACAAGAAGAAATTCGTACTATTCGTTCTAATTTTGAAAAAGAACGTCAAGCAAATATTGCTGAAATTGCAATAATGCGTATTGATGTTGATCCACGATTCCAAAAAATAATTGACGTTTTCTTAAAAAAATTACCTGAAAGTCAGGAATAAGATACAGGGTAAAACACTGACAAAGCAAAAGTAGAGTTAGTGTTTTTTTATACTCAATGATAAGGTTCTTTAAAATATATGATATAAATTATCAATACGAAAATCGCATATGTGAAGCTCCGAAAGGAGACTCATACGCTCTTTGATAACGCTTCTTTCACTGAAACCTTCGGGTTTCATAAACTAAAAAAGTTTTTATGGAGTTCTTAAAACTACCATATAGTAGTGTAAGTTACCAATAAGTCCTATAGGCATGGAGAATTAGGCTACGAAAACAAGACTTGGTTTTTGTCTGTGTCATTGTGTGAAAGAAGGTTTTTGTTCTTGATATTGGCATTGATTTAGACTATATCACTTTATCATTGGGTAACTTGTTTTTTATCGTAAAAAATATATAATAAAATTTATTAATCAATTAAAAATTCAATGAAAATAATAAAAATTTTACTAACAATCCTTATTATTGTAGGATTAGGAATACTATCTTCATGCACTGCATTGAAAAAAAGTATTTGTGGAACAGAAACTTTATTTGATACCGTAACTTACGAAAATCATTTTTATGATACAATACCAGTTCTGGTTGAATTTAATGATACCATAGCATATGTCGGAACTATGTATAGGGATACTATACCAGTATTTAAAGGAATTAATATTTTTATTGGTAGTTCTGTTGACAGTGTTTCATTGAAAGATTCATTACGTTACTATCAGTTTGAAATTAGAAATTATGGATCGGAGAATTATATACCAACCTCTAATTCTTATTTAAATATGATTGCTGATGTTGCAATAAAAAATGTTATTTATCGTAGTGATACAATTAAAATTAATGAAATTTCAAGTGGATCATCACGCTACTTTACATTAAAATATCCTATTACTTGGTTTATGTCAGATAAATCTAAACCTTGGAATTATTCTTCTTTAGATTTACAATATAATTATAGATTAACAATTACAAATCAAGATTGGGATATAAAAGACGCATATTATTCAAAAACGTTAAATAAACAACCTCCGATAATAAAATATGATGAAGTAACTAAAGATAGTATTATTTATTGGGTACGTCCAATAGTAAAAGATACTACCATTACAATTAAACATATTGGATATGCATTTAAAGACTCATTAATTTTTATTGATGATATGGTTGGTTGTAATATTTTTGCACACACATTTTTCGGTAATAGAATTTATAATTTTACTGTTGATACTTGCATGAAAATTATTTGTAGTAATGAAATTATTAATAATCCAAATACTGAAGGCATTTCTGATTTTTTTCTAAAAGCATATTCAAATGTTGATACAGCAAGACTAAGAGTATATATTAATGATTCATTAATTGGTGTAGAAAAAAATGCTCATGATTCAATGTTTATATATTTAATAAGAAAATCTTCTAAAGATATTAAATCTATTAAATTTGAATCAAATAATGATTGGATTATAAAAAAAGTAGTATTAAATAATTCAAATTTACTTATTAACCCTTCAGTTACTGTTACTGGAATTATAAATATTAATGGTACATATAAAGTATTAGCACCTATTGTTGTAGCGAAAAATCCACTTGTAGCTCAATGGAAATTTAATGGAAACAGTAATGATGAAACTGGAAAATATCCATTGACAGTTACTGATCCAACAAATATGTTTAATACTAATAATGGTACTAATGGTTCTGCAGAAGGAACTGGTAATATAAGTTTTCAAGGAAGTGATTATTATATAAATGCTGGTGTTATACCAATAACTGATGAATTTTCATTTTGTTTTTGGTTTCAAACATGGAATCCAAGTTCAAATATAAGACCACAATTTGGTAATTCTATGGTTGATTATCCAAATGGATATATTTGTTTACTCGATGAAATCAATAAAGGTGTTAAATTCTGTACCGGTAACGGTACAATGAGAAATTTTATATTATCTAATGATAATCTTTGGACAGTTGGAAAATGGATACATGTAGTTATAACTGGTAGTAGAATAACTGGAACTGGAAAGATATATATAAATGGTGTAGATAAAACAAGAGCCAGTTCAACAGGAATATTTAAAACATTTTCTACAACATTTCCATTACTTCTTGGTAGAAGTACTGATCCAAATCAAGCATGGAGTTATATGGATGATTTTAGAATTTATAATAGAATTCTTACACCTGCAGAAGTAGTTCAAGTATATAAATTAGAAACAATTTAATGTTTTTAAATGTGGTTTAAAAATAGAATACGAAGAAAAGTATATCGATTATATCTTAAAGGAGTACCAACATTTAATATATCACAAATTTTTGAAGGAAAATTAAATGAGAAAAATGTTGATGAGATTATTGATTATATGAACGAAATTTACTTTTAAACCACACAAAAATACGATATTAACCCTTGATTCATAAGGGTTTTTTTATTAATTTTCATTTTTAAAAATCCTTGCATTTTTAGCTATTTATTTCTATTATTGTATTAGAAACACCAGAAATACAAACATAATAAAAAAAGCTATTAAAGAATTAAATAAAAATGAATACCACGTCTCGTATAAAAAATATTGAATTAGCTTATCCAAGACTTAAAAAATATTCACATATTCTTGAAAAAAAACCTGAAAATGCTGAAGATTTACTTCATGATACAATCATAAAAATGATTGAAAAAGAAAATCAATTTGATGGCGAAAAAGATTATATTAAATGGGGATTTTCTGTAATGCATAATCTATTTATTGATGAAAAAAGAAGATATAAAAGTAATAAAAATATACATACTCAATATTTTTCCGAAATTGAACGATTTGATTATCCGGCATCGTTCGATCAACCACGAGATTTATTAATTAAATATAAATTTAAAATAATTAAAGAAAAACTCAAATTAAAGAAAAATGAAAAACATTATGAACTTTTTATTTTAAGAAGTATGGGTTTTAGTTATAAAGAAATTTCTGTTTTATTAAACATTACAGTATCAAGAGTTAAAGGAAAAATGCACGATATGAAATTAAATATTATTAATATTGATATTAATAAAGTTATTCAAAATCAAGATTTTTACTTATAAAAATATAATTAAGAGACTATTCGACTTTAAATAAAAAAACCCATCAAATTTTGATGGGTTTTTTTTAAATTCTTAAAAATTATTTGTAATATTGTTAAAAATTTATTATATGAAACCATATAAAATAGCTTATGAGTATTATCCATTTAATATGGAAGATTTTATTCCAAAAATGGAAGTTGTTGAAGCAGCTTCACTTAATGAAGCATTTGATAAAATGGAAAAAAAGTACAGTGATAAAATTGAAATTTTTAAAGAAGCTGCAAGAAAATTTTATAATGAACCTTAACACTTGATAATATGGATAAAAAAAATAAATTAAGACCTTGTGATTGTAAGGATAGGTTAGATGCTTATAATATACAAGAACAAGGTATAGCACATAATGATGAATCTATTGTGATAGAACCTAATGTTGTTGTAATGACTCTTGGTCATACAACTATACGTATTCCAATGGATAGATTTAAAATGTTTGCTGAATGGTATCTTAAACCACAAGAAACAAAAACTACTTATTCTGAAAGATTTAATTATATTAACAATACATCCACAAAATAATTCGGTTAATAATGAATAATGTTAAATTTTCATATAAAGCTATAAAAGATTGTATATTTTTAGGTGTTAAATATAAGTATGAAAGTTATGATCATCAAAAAGCAATATTAGAATTTAATGATCATTTACATAAAATTGGTAAGTTACGTGTTGATGAAAATTTAATAGATAGTAATGAATTTATTCCTGATAATATTAAACAAAATTGTATTGTTTGGCGTATTGGAAAAATTAGGAAAATTAAATTTAATCCCCAAGGTAAAATGTGGATATTTTATATTGGAAATCGTAGAGCTAAAAGATTTTTTTGTGATGATTTTGGTATTAAAGTATTTCCAATAATTCATAAAATTGATGATAAATACAATTTAATTAATCAAAATTTAGCTATCGATATTGAAACTATTCTGTAACAGAATTAAATATTTATCGTATAATTATTATAAATTTTAATAATGGAAAAACTAAAAGAAATTATTCAAAACAATCGTATGAGTGCCAGACCTGAATATTATTCAGGAAGAGGTGCTACTATAAGCGATCTTAATGATCAAATTCTTGAAGGAATTTATCAGGGTATTAAAAAAGAATATGGTGATAAACCTGCCGAAAATTTTGTGAAAATGGTAGAAGATATTACAATACTTTCGGCAACAACCTTTCTACAAGAACTTTATGATCTATTTAATTGTAATTGGAAATATAAAAAAAAGAAACAACACGCCATTGGTATTACCATTCAAAAAAATGAAAATGGTGAATATGATGAAGGAAGCATTACACAAGGAATTGTAAGTATATTTTCAGCAATATTAAATAGTGACCGGGATGATACCAATATAATTAAAGGACATTTTCTTCGTATTCACGGTATTAAACCCAAAGAACTTATATTTGATAATGATGGTCGATCTTCTTGGTATTATTAATGATTAAAGCAGGTGATATATTAATTGTTGATCATGAATTGATCAATGAATCTGCTGAAATTGTTCTTGCAGAAAACGAAAAAGTGGTTGTTCGTGAATTAATGATTATAGAAGCACACTGGTCACGATTATGTCCAGATATTTGGATATCTGAAGAACTTCTCGGCATAATGCTTGAAAATCATTATGGTATTTTTAAACCAAGAGTATTTAAAGAATTTAATAAATCTTTACTTGAATATGAAAAAAAATAAAAGAAAAGACGTTTCACTTGGTCAAAAATTTCAATATCCTTTTTTAGCAATTAATGAAATGGATATAAGTAAAGGTGTAGTTAAATATAAAACAGATGTAGTTGGTATTGCTTGTCAATTTAGTTCTCAACCAAAACTTAAACGTGAAGATTTTAATGGGATAATGGATTTGACTCTTAATGAAATTGTAAATATTTTAGAAATAGAATTATGAAACCTTGTGAGATTTGTTTAGAAAAAGAATGCAAATCCAAAAACGGTATTGGTAGTTGCAATTGCGAAACTTGCAAGGTTAAAGAAAAATGTCTAAGAAAACTTCGTGCAACTATTCGTATTACTCTTAAATGTACACAATCGTGTAAACATTGTTGTTACGAATGTTCCCCATTAAAGGAAACACATATGTCGATTGAAACTGCGAAAAATGTCACTTCATTTTTAATTAAAAATGAAATATATTCAGTTAATCTTATGGGAGGGGAAATATTTTGTAATCCAAACTGGCGAGAAATATTAGACCTAATAATACCAGCGGTAGAAATTACAAGAATAGTTTCAAATGGTGATTGGGCAACAGAAGAAAAAGAATTCGCAAATTATCTTACTAAATTTAAAAATTGTTATGTATCTTTATCTAAAGACATATGGCATACTAATAAAAATATTGAAAAAGCAGAAAAATTCTTAAAAGAAAATAATATCATTTATAAAATTTCGGATTTAGATGAATCTGAATTTAGTTTAGTACCTGTTGGTAGGTCACAATTTTCAAGTGGATTATTTTCTATGTTCGGTTGTTATTGTCATAATCCAGAACATCAATATTCATTTTTAATTGATGAAATTGGAAAAATTTATAAATGTGCATTTGGTATTTGGGATTATGCCGAAATTAATGATTATATTTGTGGTGGTTTTGCTGCCAGATTTAAAGAATTTAATAAATTATTTTATAATACATTTATATCCAATTGCACTCGATGTTCACAATCATATCAATTTAATTTATAAATATTATGAGTAGTTTAAAAAATTTTTTAGTAGCATACTCTTTATTTGCTGCACCAATAATGGAAGAGATTGCTACGTCTGCAAAGTGGAAAGCAAAAATATTAGAGAAATGGGAAGAATCTAAAAATTTTCCACGAAAAAAAAAGAAAAAAATTAGAAAAGAACTTCAATTAGATTGGAGTATTGCCTGTTATAACCCTTATGATTTTTAATATGAAAACATTAAAAAATTATTCGAAAATATTAATAATAATTACATTATTTATTATTAGTGAATCATTATTAATTTCATGTAAACCTAAACCCTTAAATGGAAAAGGAAGTCGTTATATTCAAATTGAACCTAAATCAAAAAAAGAAAATCTTCAAAAGACTAAAGAAAAAACTAATACGGGAAGAATTAAAATAATTGAAAATTTTAAAATTGATTGTTCCTGTAATATCACTGATATTAATATTATTGAAATTGATGGTCAGGAATATATTTATGTAAGAAATGGTACAATTACACCACTTAAAAAATATCCTAAAAATTATGGATTTTATTTGGGTAATGACACTACAGAATGAATAAACTTGAAGAAATAGGACTTCAAAAACTTGAAGAACACCTATATAAAATATTGGAAAATCTTCAAGATAAAGAAGAAGGTAGACAAGAATATTTAAGAACTTTTACTAAAGAAAAGATTCAACATACTATAGATGTTTTAAATGCATTACAAGAAAATAACAAACAACTAAAATGATGAAAAAATTAAAACCATTTATCGAATATCTTGATGAAGGTGATGATTATGAACCACCAATACAAGAAGAAGTAACTCAAATTATTGAAATACGGTTGTATTGTGAGCATAAAGGTTGTAAAAAATACATTAAAGGTAATATGGGATACAATGGTGCGTTTCATGATGAAACTGGTAAATATGCTGATTTAAGAAATCAATCGTGGATTTGTAGTGAACATCAACCAAAAAAAATGAATAATTATGGAATATACATTTAAACTCGATTCATATCAAATAAAAAAACTTGAAGATTGGGAGAAAAAAATTAAAGAAGAACATGGTGAATATGGAACATTTACTTATTCTTTCACACCATGTGGTATGGGAACAGCAGTAAAAGTACGTAGTCATAAAACAAAGAAAACATTGGATTTATCTGATGTAGATAATTGGTAAATATGAATATTACATATAAACAAAATGCAGTTTTGAATGGTGATCACTATCATCATTTTGGTATTCAACCTTCGCTTGCAAATCTTTATGGTGATAAACCAGAAGATATTGTTGAGGTAGAAATTAAAATTAGTGAAGATCAAACTATACCAAAACATGATAATAAATTAAATCCCGATTATTGGGGATGGTTTGATGATGATCGGCAGGAATTTACAATGATTTATGCAAAACGATTTTTATTGGAAATGTGTTTTCCAAATGGAATAAAACCATGTGAAGAAAAAAATCAAGGTAAAGCATACAGATTAGAAATAATTTAAAATAAAATGCTATGAATTTTAATGTTGATAGATTTAAAGAATTAAAAAACGAAATTTTACTTAAATGGGTAAAAAAATTAAAAAAATCAGATGCTGAAGGATATGCAATTGGTGATTTAGTTGAAGAAATTCTAAATGCACTAAAATCTGGAAAGTACGATATTTGTATTCCCGGTTTATATTACAGATATAAAAAAACTGAAGATAGTGAGATTAAAAATTACTTATCTAAAATAAAATTAGTAAAGAAAGAGCATAAAGGAGTTGAGAGTATTTTTGGTTATTATCCGTTAAGCGAAGAATCAATGAAAAAAATAATGGAAAATCCTCGAAATATTTCATTAACTTTTGATGCAGAAGAAACTTTAAATGAAGCACTTCCCGGACTTGAAGAATATAAAACCATTGTTTTTCTGATTAAATCAACTTCCCGTTTCTTTTTAAAACCAGATATTGGTGAAGTATTTGATCAGATAAATTTTCACGATTTATTTGAACCTTACAAATTTTCAGCAATTTGTGTGAATTTGAAAGATTATGAAACTCTTGATGGAACAGATGGTGAGCATTTTTTAATGACAGCAACACTTTTAAGAGAAATTGATGCTGAGAAAAAAGAGGCAATAAAAAAATTACATGAACTTTAAATAAAAATAGTTATGATTGGAATGATTCTTTCTTTTTTTAAAAACATGATTTGGTTAGGATTTTCCTTAGTTGAATCACTCGTATTTACTTTGGCTTTTAATTTTTTAGCACCAAGAGTGAATGAAATTTATTTAGTAAATATCACATGGAAACTTCCTTTTGTACACGTGCATTTTTGGCACGTGTTCACATTTTTTATAGTAATACATTATGTTGGACAGTTTATACAAAACATTACACCTAAAATAGTCAATGTAACTAATAACAACAAAAATGACTGAAAATATAAAAAATGCAATTGAAAAATATCAATGTCCCGGTTGTATAAAAGGTAGAAATATCACATGCTTTCAACCAAATGAAAATGGTGGTGTTGGTTGTGGTAAACATAGTGCCGGGACATATATTCCCTATATTGGTTGTATATTATTGGGTACACCAAAAGGTTTTAATCGACTTGGTGAATTAGATAAAATGAGACCCAATATTTTTGAAAATTATAATGATCCTGATTGGATATTTGATATATGGAATATCCCGGTTTGGAAATACTTATCTGAGGATGGGCATACTTTTATTAGAGGATTGATACCAAGAAGAAATGAACCATTTCTCAATATTTATCTTGAAAATTGTATAGATAAAGTAAATTGTATAGAAATTACTGAAGAAATTAGAGAAAAAATGGATTAAATTTCTTATATTTGTTTTATATATAAAAAAATGAAAACTCCAAACTGTATTGATTGTAAAAATCATGCAATTATTGATGATCCTGATCCACACGATTGGTTCTGTGATGATGATGTTGCTGTTGTTTGTAAAATAACACCGAACGATAATCAAAATATTTCTTCATACTATCTTTCAGATAAACAAGAATTCAAATGTATTACTCGTTCATGTAGACCATATAATAAACGTAAAGAAAGTGAAAGACCTATATGGTGTCCATTAATTAAAGAAAATGATAACCAATAATAAATTAAATTTATGTGGAACTGGATTAAAATTAAAAAAGAAAATGACAATTTACCACCATTTGGTAAAAAAGTAATGCTGTTTTGGAAAAAAGATGGAAAAAAATATGCTACTACAGGTCATTTGAAATCAATTGATGTTGATGGTGCTCATTGGAGTAATACTCAATCTACTGAAATTATTAATTATTTCAACGCAATTCTTACTGGTAAAGATGATAATGATCTTCATCCTACACATTATTGTGTAATTGAAGTACCTGAAGACGAAGAAGAACCTAAAATAAAATAATATCATGAGAGAAGAAGAAATAGTAGAAACTAATAATCTTAGTCAAGCATGTAGTTTATCTATAGGAATAAGCATTAAAAATAATATTCGTGACATTAATATTATTCAATTAAATTATGGATATATTGTTAAAGTTGGTTGTAATTCATTTGCAATTGAAACCCCTGAAAGGTTAATCGAAAAACTTACAGAGTATATCAAAGAACCTCAAGCAACTGAGAAAAAATGGAATGAAACAAAATTATTATGAAAAATAAATATATTATAATTTGCTTTTTAATGGGTATTGGTTTAATTTTTCTTATATGGGGTGCTTATATTTATATGTATTATCCGGGAATGAGAGAAATAAGAAAAGCTGCTTGGCATGAAGCACATATTCAATATTTTATTGGTTTATTCTTTATGATTATACCATATTTTTTAACTTTCGTTAAAGATAAAAAATAAAATGTGTACCAAAACTATTGGTGTTATTGCCAAAAATGTTGAAAGTTTTCTTGCTTGGAAAATTAAAAATAGTCTTAATGTTGATAGTAATAGTAAGAACATTAAAAGAAAATTTTCACATAATGGTGTGATATATATGGCAATAACAAAATTAAATGATCTATGTAGTCAAATGTTTGATGAAATAATTGAACTTGAAGATGCTAAATATACCAATCGGGAATATAGTAAAATAAAAGAAGTTTTAAATATTCACATAAAAAAACACAATAAAATTATTAAGGGCAAATTGGAATTTATTTCAATGTTTCATCCAATACGTGTTAAAACAAAATCGGAAGAAATTGATTTACGTAAAGATATTTTTAAATTATTTTTAGATATTAATGATAAACCAACAACAATGATGAATACTATGAATAGTATTGAAATTTTTGTTGATGATAAATCTGAATATCGGATGAAATTTGAAATGGATAATGTTAAAGAAACAATATTAATGTTATTATCGAAAGCACCTGAATTTGGTTTTTCAAATCTTAATGCATATATACCTAATATGTTAGAAAGATTAAACGGAATGGAAATAATTGTTACTATTGATGATAATAGTATTCGAATTGAAAATGATCCTTTAGAAAAAGTATATGAACTTAATTATACTCATGATAATTCCTGTAGCATACCTGAAGATAAAGTAAAAGAAATTTGTAAAATTGGTGAAACAGATTGTTGTATATTTCTTACAGTTTCCGGTAATGGTTTTGAATGTCAGAAATTTAATAATACATCACGAATGCTATTGGATCGATATAGTAGAGGTACAATGAGAGCCAGTAGAATTGGTAATTGTAAGATTGTTGGTAGAATTGAATCTAAAATAGAATAATATATGGAATTAATTAAATTAATATTAAGTGATTTTTGGTATTTTATTGCATTTTTAATCATTTTTGGGATGATTATTACTTTTATTTATAAGATTTTTAATCGTATATTAAGACACTATTCATTAATGAAACATGGATATCCTCCAGAGCATTGTGATGCTGATGGAGAACTACCTGAAATGTCTGAAGAAATAACAAATTAACCCTTATATATATCCAAATTCCGTAAGATAAGTCTTACGGAATTTTTTTGTAACAGAAATTCTTAATTTTCGTATAATTAATTATGACTTATGGACGTTTTAAATATAAATATAGAAAACTTATTGAAAGGGGAGTGATTAAATTTTCTCCCGAACATCCATATTTTGGTTTGATTAAGGATGTGATGTACGTAGATATTAATGAAATAAAATGTGAAATTTTAGATAAAACATTTTCACATGATTACATTATTATTAATCGAATGGGTGATGATAATAAAACTATTCTTGCTAAGAAATGTCAACTATTTTCTCCGGAACGTGATGTAATTAAATTAGGGTATCATAAATTACAAAATACTAATGTGTTTATGAAAATGCCAGAATTTAATTAAATTTTGTAACCAAATACTAAAATATTCGTATAATTAATAAAAATTTATATTTTTTAACATCTAATGAAATAATTTATTATAAATATTTGTATATTCGCATAATATTTAATATCATATACTTGTAATTTGAATTTAGATTGTAAAATTAAAAATACTGAAATGAACAAAAATGTAAAAGTAATCTCGTTTGCTAATGCAATGAGAAAACAAGCTGAAAGCTTTATTAAAGTAATTGAGAAATTGGAAAAAGAAAAAGAACAATATCTTGAATTATATGTTTCTCAATTGGAAAAGAAAGTTAGCGATCTTACAAAAGGTATTGCTACCCCTGAAAATTCTGTTGTATCAACGCTTAAACTTAATGCAGGTGCAACAGAAGTTAAATCGTATGATGAATTACGTCATAATTATCATGAAGCATTGAAGAACAACAAACCAACCTTGATTAAAAGGTATATTAAACAAATTTTTGTGTTGTTCCCGGAACGGTTCGAGCAATTTCAACAGGAACATAAAATGCCGAAAAATTTCGACAAACTTATGTTTAAAATCGAAAAAGAACTAAAAGTGAATAAGCTGAGAAAATCGTATATGAAAAAAACTCCGATTGTTATTGTTGAAAAGAAAAGAAAAATCAACACTAAAATAACAAAAGCTGCTGCCCAAACAAAAAAAGCGGTTATAGAAAAAAAATCAAAAAAAACAGCCAAGCCAGTAAAAATGGCAAAAAGAGTCGAAAAACCGATTATTAATGTCAGTACCAAATCTTCTGTCCCGGTCATAAAGGGTGTTAAAATAACCAAAAAACCCCGTGTTGATTATGCTAATATTGAAATCGATAAATTGGTTAAAATGGTTCAAGGTTATCGAACTAACAACAAACTTCAATATATCAAAAGATGTCTGTATGGTTTGAAGAAAGTTGAAAGAACTAAAAGAGACGTGAATAAATTTGTTAAGAATTTAAACTTAACCGAAAATAGCCGAGTAATTGGATTACTTTAAGTATTAACACATCATATAAAATAAAAAAG